TCGTAAAATTTGGGTTTCTGCTGCAGCATGGTCTTCTAGTGTTCATAAGGAATCTGTTGAATATTCACAGGCTGTTGGTGAGTCTGCTGCAGAACAGTTCTATACAAATATGGAAGCTATATACTAAACGAAAGGAGATAAATTAATATGGGTATTTATACTAATTATACAGGTTATGACTATAGTACCAGATATACAGATGTTGAACCTTTTGTAGGTGAAAGCTTTAACTATCATGAACTAGGTATTATTGCTGCATCAGAAATTGCAACTAATCATAATGCATTTATGAAGAGTATTGCTCTTTCTGAACTTGCTGCTGTTGAACAGACTGGTTCAACAGACGTTCTATATGAGTCAGTTGATATTAAGGGATTCTTTGATAAGATTAAGAATTTCTTTAGTAAAGTTATTGAAAAAATTCATAAGATTTTTCATACATTTATTGCTAAGATGTCTTCTTGGTTTGGTAATAATGAAAAGTTTGTTAAAACTTATCAAAAAGAAGTTACTGACAATTGGGGTAAGGTAAAGTCTGATTGGACATATAAGGGATATAATTATCATAATGCTTTACATACAAAGACTACTTCTTCTTCTTTAAAGCTTGACGTAACTGCTGGTTCTAATATAATTAAGCAAATTCTTTCTGATAATACAGCTGATGCTCTTAAAAACTTAGTTACTACTACTGCTGTTAGAGATAATGGTCAGAATAATGATATTACACAAGATTTAGCTGGTTTAAAAGAAAAACTAGATGCTGTTAGAGGTGGTGTTCGTGCTGAGATGATCACTAAAATTGAAAGCGGTAAAATGCCTACATCATTTACAATTGATACAAGCCCAGCTAAAACTCTTGAAGCAAATGAATTTACTGAGAGTCTTTATAAAGCATTTAGAGGTGGCGAAGATAAGAAAGTAGAAATGGATACTAAAGCTATAGAACAATGCTACAATTCTATAACAGATATGATGACTTATATTAAAGATTTTAAAACATCCAAGAAAAATATAGAAGAATCCGAAAAAGATATTACTGGTGGAATTTCTAAGCTTATAAAAAATATTAATGCTGCTGAAGATGCAGTAATTAAAAAAGATGAAAAAGGTCATGAACTCGTTGTTCAGGCTGCTTCTATATATAGCGATATTTGGAGCGATATCTCTAGATTTGAGACTGAGGCATTTTCTGCACTTCTTCAGGCTAATAAGGAAGCATGTGCTCAGGCTAAAGAGATCGCTGTTAAGGTTATCGGATTATCTAAGAAGATGAGAACCGAATCTTATGATTATTCAACATCTTCTTATGATGGATTTGATTTTATCAGCTCTGTAAAACTTATTTAATTAAATAAAATCAGATGTTCTGATTATATCAGATATAAATCAGAGCCAGAATACCTTAAATGGTATTCTGGCTTTTTATTTTAAAGGAGGTATTAAGATATGTCTTTATTTTCTTTAGATAATATTCTCCTAAATGAATCAAACTCTATCGATATTGATGATATTGGTTATATGGATACTGAACTTAATAATCAATCTTTTGTTCAGGAAGGATATGACTTTATATTAGAAATGGGTAGAGACTATATGGATGCTGAAAAGACATTCTATACAAACGTACTAGGTTCATATGGCGATGATAATATTATTACAGAATCATTCAGTGACTTTTTTGGTAAGATTAAAAGCATTATTCGTAAATTCATTGAATGGATAAAGAAAGTCTTTAAAGAATTTGTTTTAAAACTAAACTCTCTTGTTTCTAGTGAGAAGTATATTAAGAAGCATCATAATCTTCTTAATAAGTTTGAATCTAGAGATGAGTTTGATTTTACTGGATATAAATTTACTCATGTAGAAGATAGTTCTGTTCCCGCTGCTAATGCATTGGAAGTATTTAGTTCGGATAACGATGGTAAAGGATACTTGTCCACTTCAAATTGGTATGAGTTAAATAAAAATAATTTATCAGACACTGATACTAATGGTAGACAAGATCAAACTAATAAATTGAATGCGAAACTTGATACTAGATTAGAAGATTTGAATGATGGTCTTGAAGATTTTTATGACACATTCAGAGGAAAAGTTATCAATAAATCAAAGATTGGTTCTTCTGATTTTGCTGAAGAATTATTTAAATTCTTCAGAAATGATGAATCAACTACTTCTAATATTACAATTGATTCTACTTATATTGCTGATGCTTATATTCGTTTTGATAAATATAAAGATACTATAGAAGCTATTAAAAAGAATCAGAAAGAAATCATTAAGAATTATGAAGAGCTGGAAAAATATCTAGATAAGATGATTAAGCTTAATACAGCTGATGCTAAAAATGCAAAATTATCTATATCTGACGATAGTTCAAATTCTTATGTTTCTACACAAATTAAAGCTCTTGGTGGAGTTAATGATTTAAAAAATAAAAAGGTTTATGACACATCTACTTTTGATAAAATGAATAGCTATCTTAAAGCACAATCTTCTAAAGTACATCAGATGTGTTCTATTCATACTCAAGCATTTACTGCTAAACTTGAAGCTGCTAAAGATCAATTAAAGCAAGATAAGAAGATCATTTATAAAGCTTTACAGCAGATCATTAAACGTTCTAATAAATCTGACTATTGATGGAGGTGAATTAAAATTATGAGTGAACTTAGTTTTGATACTATTTTAACTGAAACTGAATCTTCAATTGATAGACAATGGAGAGATATGGAATTTTGTTATGCTGTGATGGAACAACATCGTGAAATGGAACAATTTGTGAATGAATGCCTCATCAAAGCAAGCGGTAATAAAAAAGCTATTAATGAAATGTATATAGTTATTAATGAATCAGGAATTACTGATAAGATTAAAAACTTCTTTACAAAAATTAAGAACTTCTTTAAAAAGATATTTGATAAAGCTATAGCTTCTTTTAATGGTTTTGTATCAGAAGGTAAAAAATATTGCGAAAAGTATGCCTATATTATTACTAAATGTAAATGGCAATGTGGTGATATATCTGATGTTAAGGATCATTTTACAGGTATTGCAAGAATTGATGATGTTATAAAAAATTCTGAAACAGCAATATATGCTTCAAATACTAAATATCTACAAGGTTCTGATGTTCCTTTGGATAGTAGTCATTATATAAATCTTGATACTTTCAATTCTGCTGATACTATAGAAAGGGCTGAGATTCCTGCTGAAGATAAAATTGATGATATAAAAACAGAAGCCTTCAATAAATTTATTTCTGATCCTAATAGTTATTGGAATACTGTTGAAAATTTCAAAAATAGTACAATAGCTGATTCTAATGGAATAGTAGATGTTAATGCTACATTCAAAGCTTGGTTTGATGGGTCTGAAGATACAACATCATGGTCTTCAGATGAGGTTGAAAAGAACTTTCAGACCATTATTAACTGTGTATATGCTGGCGAGTCATATGTTAATAAGCTCAATAAAATTTCTAACACAGTTAGTAACAAAATGGAAGAAGTACAGAAAAATATGGAAGACTATTATAAAGCTCAGAAAGACAAAATAGCTAATGCCATAAGCGGTAAAGCCGGAGATAATGCCGCTGCTTCAAATGGTGTAACAGCTAAATGGGCTGACCTTATCAAAGGTAAACAACAAGATGGAAATGGTAAATATACAGTCTCCATTAATGGTCATAATTATACAGGTAACGAGAGTGAAATTAAATCAGCTGCTGCATCTAATGGCGTAAAAATAGAAAGTACTTTCCTGTTTGAAGATGGTATGAAAATTGGTAGCAGTAATGATAGTTCGTCTGATAAAGATAATGCTAGAAGCGATCTTAACGGTAGAGGTGTAAATCAAGTTAAAAATGCTGGAGAGCAAAATGAAAAATTATCAAAAGCTCAAGCTACTAGCATGAAAATTCAGAATGTAAATAACACAGACATGTCTAGTAAAACAGATGAAAAGGAAAAATCTTCATTAGAAGAGAAAGCAAATAAGATTTTAGAAATTGATATTAGAAATAAACAGACTAGAATAAATGCGGATATTAACATTTCATCATCTATTGCTAGGGCTGTTCTTAATTCATTTACTGGTGATAGAGGTATTTTTAACGATTTCTATAATATTATTAAAGCACATGTACAATGGTATTTATCAAATCCTGGTTCAGAGAAGAAATCTGAAAATGTGTCTACGTCAATCAGAAATCTTAATCTTAATGCTGGAGATTCTGTTAAACATACAACAAAATAATTATATGTCAAATAAAATTACCAGAGTACTCATATGAGTACTCTGGGTTTTATATCTTTGTAGCTTTTTTGAATTGTAATACTGTACTCATTATGAATGAACCATCTTGTTTTATAAATAACTGTTTAACATGTTGTAATATATATCTTCCAGCATATTCTTCATGTAATGGATCATTTATAATATACTGTTTGTTAAGAGTAAATAATGATGCATCTAAATCATTCTTTACTATAGTAATTGTTACATTAGCAGATTCTACACTATATGCTATCGGATTGATTGTGTTTTGATCATTATTAGATATATTCATTATTTGATTTATAGTAGATGTATTCTTAGCTTGGTTATCTTCTATATCTTGTTGGAATACATCACCCTTGGAGTTGATTACTGTTACTTTGTTTACTAGCTTATTAGATACATGATTCTTAGAATATTCTACTTTAGATACATCAATTCCTACAGTGTATTTACCTGCTCTTAAATCTACATATGCTCCAGCTTCTTCAGATACATTTACATCAATTTCTTTAATATCAATTACTATTGTATAAATATACTGATTACGAGCACGTATTGCGTTACCTGACGATGATACTAAATACGTAGTATCAAAATCTATAAAGAATCTATACGGAGAATCATAAAACGTTCCTAGATTGTCATTGAGATATCTTATATAGTTTGAGATAGAGTCTATTGGAGGAATAATAACTTGATCAAACTTTGTATCATAACTAATAGGTTCTAATAACATATTTCCTAAATAGTTAGTAGATTGTAATATTAGAGAGTTCATGCTAGCATTATGATATACACCATTTATAGTCTGTCTATTGTTATTAACAGCATCTTGTTGTATAAGGAATAAAGTAACTTCTTTATATTGTCTATTACCAGTCTTAGAATCTATTCCATCTGGATTATCAATATTTTCTGTTTTAGATAAGTCTTCATTAAGAATATATATGAATCTATCATTAAAATACTTCTCAGTAATATTATCACTCTGATTAGTAGCATCATATTTATATATACCTAATGTAACTAGATTATCATCAGAATGCTTAATCATATCATCAAGGATATTCTTTTCAATAGAACCAAACAAAGTTATTACTGGCATATTTAGATTATCAAAATCCTTATCAATAAGAATATATTGTAATTGATCAGAATCTATCTCAACTTCTACATTAGTAGAATCTATGTACTTTAACATAATCTTATAATTATATTGTTCACCACTTTTAGCCATAAGAATCTCCCTCCTTTATAAAAAAGTTATAATACAAAAAATAAACTTGGGTAGCATGTCCGCTACCCAAGCTATGACTTAGATGTATTGTCCTACAAATGTCATATCTACTTCTAAGAGAAATAAGTAATTAAACAAATTCTCTTCATCAATATTAAACTTACTGTCTAATGTGTTAGCAAGTACATTAATGTCAATTGGCTTATAGATTTTCCAATTGTTAAGAAGAGATTCATATGAGTTATTATATGACCTTGCGGCTGTCATTAAGTCACACATACAAAGTCTCTTATAAATATCCGGTTCATTCTTAAACATTACTGGTGAATTATAGTTATTCAGAATCTGATTCGTTATAATCTTATTTCTGACAATTCCAATTGTCGACTTGAAATTGTTTAACATTTCCATTCCCAATTCAGGACACTTGTGATATGCCATTATTACTGGTAGTAATGCTGGACTTAAATCGGATGTTACTACGCTAGTATTTCTAGAGTATATAGTACTGATCACATTATTATATGATATAAACTTTGTACTCGTACTAGGACGTAGCAAGAATGAGTTTTGGACTAATGCCGGAATCTGATAACTATAAATATCATTTGATATAATAAACGAAGCGTGTTTATTAGGAATAGTTTCAGTCTGCAATAGCCCCATTATAACAGCAGAGCTATTATAAGGTTTATCTACATAATAGACCAGAGGAAAGTATGGTACAATCTTCTGGACTATTTTAAATAGATTATCATTATTGTTGTTTAATTGTGAGACTATAGTACTATTGTTATTAGTTCCATTCACAATATAAACTCTTGTGTTTACACCACGTTTATAGAAGTAGTGTCTATAATGAGAAGCTAGGTTCAATATATTAATAGACAATACTTTTACATCGTTACTAAGCAATGTTTCTGTCAATACATGTTTATATACAGATTGAATATCTATATAGATGTCAACAGGCGTCTGATATAATACATTACTAGATGGTGTGTTCATAATGAATTGATCTAAAATATTATACTTTACGAACTTGGAGAACAATAATGCTTTATTCATCCTTATCATCTCCACTAAGTACAATACTCTTTAACTTTGAAATACACTTATCACATATATTTACATCCAAGCTTATAAGTGGATGATGTGTAATAGTATCTTCAAATTCATATTTCATATCACCATTACAAATTCTACATTTAGTAGTAAATGTCTGGTGAAAAGGAATAGAATATGGAAACTGATTATGAATGCATACTTCAAATAGACATCTTCCTAATTCTGTGTCTCTAAACATACATTCAGTATTATCACATTTCACACTATCTATTCCATCGTTAGCATCATAATTAGGAACAGCATCATTATACTGTTTATTACTAGTATTATCAAATATACCTTTCATAATACTCACTCTCCTAAAAATGACTTAGGATCAAAGTAATCATCCTCGAGTGTCCCTACACTCTCATCGAACATTTCATCATCTTTTCCTAATACACTATTAAGAGACTTTCTAAAATCTTCTCTTCCGTTGAGAATTTCCAAAGCTTCTCTTGTATTAGCATATCCAAGACTAAGAAGAATCTTAGTTAATTCAGATGGTCCTTCTTCAGTCATAAAGGTGTATCCTTTTGCTGCCTGTTCTGAACCATCAGCAGCATTTCTCCATTTACGGATTTCAAGATAACTCTTATCTGAGTCACCCCACTGAACTTTTCTAAAAGCTCCAAACTGATTTGCCTTCTCTTCAAAGACGTGATTGATTCCGTCAATGATAGTATATTTATATGCTTCCATTTTATTTTCCTCCTTAGATATAAAAAAGACACATGCGGGAAGAACCCACATGTGTCTAGAATCAGACTATATACAGCTCTTAGTTAAACTGTACACCATACTTATTTCTGATCTGATTCTTTCTCTGTTTATTGATCTTCTCAATCTTGAGAAGAGAATCTGTGTTCGTGATGTTATTAGCCTTAGGCACAATAGCATACTCGAACTTACCGTTGTCTTCAGGGATTGCACAAGTACTATTAAGTACTTTTTCTGCATCCAGGAATACTGAAGCAACGATATTCGTGAAGGTTCTACCTCCAGCGAATCCAGCACCAGTCTGGGTTGTAAGAGTATAATTCTCACCCTTTACCCACTTGTGCTTCTTATTGTTCTGGCTGAAGAACAACAGGTTTGTAAGAAGTTCTTTTGCTTCCTTAGTAATCTTTGCATACTTAGAAGCATCATAAGAACTGATAGTCTGCTGCTTTACCATCATCATTAAATTTGCTGCAACAGAGTTCTTTGTTTCAGCATCTTCAGGATTTACTGAAGATGTTATTGCTCTGATAAGCTTGTCATCAGAGTCAAGAGCATTAATCTGCTCGTCTGTCATATATCTAAATGATACAATGAACAGATATCCTCTCTGAGTATCAAATGTGAACTTCACATTGAATACGTCATAAAAGATATCCTTAAAAAGTCCGAATACCTGATTCTGGAGTTCAGACACCTGAATCATATCGGTCTGTGAGTAGGGAATTTTTGAGAAGAGAATCAGATCTTCCTTAGGAAGTGAAATCTGTTTCAGTTCCAGCTTCTCATCCTCTGTATCGTCACCAATAACATCTTGGAAATTATGGTGACCGATAATTGCCTCGTTCATAGCGAGGGCAGCTGCAAGTTCCGGACAATTATCCGGAGTTACTATACCTTTTGTGTTCTTAACGTTGTTTGCCATTTTAATGACCTCCTGTAAAATTAATTTATATTTTATGATAACAGAAATCCTATCTGTTTATCGCATTAATAATATATAAGCATCGTTATTTTTACTTAAGCATAAACTCGACGACATCCATATGGTCTTGTAAATTCTGATGTGTTAAAATAGATTCTTTCACAGTATCAATTACATATAGAATGATATAATACTTATCATTCATATAAATAAAGAAATGCTTCATATTAACGTTATTCAAATTAACACTATCATCTAGTTCGTACGGGTCATAGGTTAATATCGGAATATTAAGCAATTCTTCAACATCATTGATAACAGAATCTGGGATTTTAGCTTCGTTTCTAACTACTGCATCCATATCAAGAATATCAGAATATTGATTACCATCAATGACAAGATTATTGTCATTGATATATCTAAAGTACAATTCCCATATAAAATCGATATCATCTTTTTGGGATATCTGAAAATCTGGGGTATTAAGTTGTATTATATAGTTAATCAGTTTATCAAAAACAGATTTTCTCACAAACTTATATATCACCATGTTTATCATAATAGTCATATTATAAGGATATGAAACAGTCTGATTATTGAGAAAACTAACTGCAATTTTACTATCTAGCCATATACTACTATCTTTATATTCTTTTGAATCTTTGAACTCTTCTTTAGCTCTAAAGTTACAAATGACCCAATTTTCATAATCAGAGAGTAGTGTATAATCTTTTTCAAGTTCTTCTTTTGTAATTGTCTCCAATTCAAAAGTTTCTTCATCCATGAATTGTCCACTGTTTTCTTCTATTTTTATAAGAGTGACAATTCTGTATTCATCTTCTGATATGAAAGTATAAAATCTCATACCAATCTCCAATTTTGTATTATTGAATTTCATCTTATTTCACCTTTACTATAATGATACCCTTTTATACTTCTAGTATCAACACTAGATCTAGAAACAGTTGGGTCTTTCTGTTCTTGATATCTACCGTTATACAGATAATCTACTTTACCGTCAGGCTTCTCAAAATAAATCTGTGCTATAGGATAATCTGCATAAACACGAACTGGTTGTACAACAGTAATTTCAAGAGTATAAGTTCCACGGAAACCTATATCTCCAAATCCTGCTGTAAGATGTACTTGCATTCCTAATCTACCTATAGAGCTTCTTCCATCAATAGCAGATATGAATTTATCAGAAGAAACTGTTTCTGTAGTAGAACCGATATACAATGTATTAGGTAAGAGAACTAATCCTTCTCTTGGAATAATGATTTCTCTATAATCATTATTCTGCGTTTTCAAATCTAATATTGCATTGTTATTGTACACCTTCAATTTATTTGATAGATGTACATTATAAGAATTTGGATTAAGGCATTTGATATCAAATGGTTCAATACCAATGTTGCCTTTTTTAATTTGTCTCATGATTTCATTTCCTGTAAGCATAATATCATCCTCCTTAATGCGTACAATTATATTATATACATGTTTAAGATCCTTTGATTTTGTAAAAAATAAAAAAAAGAAAACGTGCTAGGCAAAAGCACGTTTTCTTTTATGATTGGTTTCTATTAAGCCCATTCATTATTATCTAATTCTAAACCCCATTTATTTTTATTATCTGCTTCTGGCTCCTGCTGTTCACACTCATAGGTGAGAGAACAAAACTCACCCATAGAGTTTCTCCAGCAAAAACCATTATGAAGACAGTCTTCATACCAACAGCTATTTTCAGTTATTGATGAAAATAATTTCATAGCTGTTGACATCCATGTTCTGATGTCATATAAATCCATGAAATTTGAAAAGGTATATTCCCTTGTTTCTTTTTCATCATCACGTCCTCTTGTGAGGACTATCTTTGACGAATCTGTGAAGTTTGCTAACACAGTTCTAAGAGATTGAATCTCTTCAACCGTAACTTTTCTTTTCCTTGCTGTTTCAGCAAGGACGAAATTGAAGACTGACTCTACAAAGTACTCTTTGCAAAATCTTTTTGCAGAACTCGGATTGAGAACTGCGTCGAAATCATAATTGTTAGCGATGTTATTGTTATTCATTTCAGTCATAATAATATGACCTCCTTAAGTAAATTTAGCAGGATCATAGATCTCTGCCAGGTTAAGTGGATGTTCGGATGACTCAACATAAGTTGAGTATGCTATAAAGTTTTTTGCCTGCATTAAAACTTTGGCAGGGTTCGATAGGGGTCTTTATCACCAAATGATAATTACCCGCTAAAGTATTACCATTTCTTTCCTATCTACTAGTATTATATATATATAAATATTTTTACTTTTACAAAATTATACCAGAGAGGAATAACATCCTCTCTGGCTATTATCTTTTATATCATATTAGTTATAGCTTTAGATGCATATTTTAATGTATTTGCTGTAATTTTTGTAGAGTTATCAGAGAATGGAGTACTATTATAATAGTCTGAGAAGTTGAATCCTTTTTCTGCTTTCATTACATAATCTAGATTAGATTTAAATACATTTAGACATGTAGCTCTAGTATCTATTAACTCTTTATATTGATCATTATTTAAACGTTTCTTAAGTTTCTTCTCAATACAATCATTAATATACCATAGCTTAGCTAGTTCGTATTTCATTCCTTCTACATTACTAGAATTTCTATATACTTCTAATAACTGTACAGAATCAGCAATCTCATCTCCAAATGCTAAAGAACCTATACGAGATTTATAAATAATTAAGTTACCTTCCTTATCAAACTCTATAGGAAATCTCTTTACTTCATTTAGAATAGCTATTGGTTCATGATATAATTCAGTACTCTCATTAGTTGATAGTATTCTATTAATTTTTTTCTCGTCTGCTAGATATACAGGTATCATATCTATAAGACTTCTTTTATATGCAGATAATTTTTTACCTGGCTTTACATCTCTTTTTTGTTTTCTTGTATAGGAAGTTAACATTGAAGTTCCTTTTATTATGCAAGGTTCATTTTGTATATAGTCTACTGGTAAGTTGAGTACTTGTGTTCCTTCAAAGATACCAATATGACCTCTGTATTGTGAAGTATTTAGTTTATTTTTAAACCATTGTAAGAAATCTATTACAACTTCAGTTATATATTCGCTATCAAAATCCTTCATACCATGTAAATTATCAGGAATGGTATTCTTTATAAAGTCAATTCTTTCAGCAAAATATTCAATTAATATATCTGGTATTTTACCACCATTGAATTTATCTCCGTCAGGATAATGCCATTTACTATCAGGATTATGTATATTCAAGCAAACAATTGTTATATTATCTCCTGATACACAAATAGAATTGTTGTATTTCTTACTATACTCATCTATAAGTGTAGTCTTTCCAGCACCAGAATGTCCTGTTATGAATAGTATATTATGATCACTATTAGGAGCTAGTAATTCTATATTCAATTTTATATCATCTTTATTAACTAGAACAGATTCTTTCATATAACCTTTGAAATCTTTTAGAAGATTCCAATCATCTATATAAAATTTTCCTTTTATCCATTTAACGTTTCTAGTTGCTACTGTTTTCATTATGTCAAAGAAGTTCTTTTGATTATCAATACCATATTTTATAGTACGCATTTCTCTTCTAAATTCTGTTTTAAATACACCGTTATTCTTTATTATAACAGGACATTTTGATATCTTTGTGGTGTTTTGTTTGTTCGCACAATGAGCTATTTGTACACCTTCTATTACAAATCTTTTATTCTTATGAGAATTAGCATATTTAAATATATATTCGAATAGACCGTTGAATTCTTTTACACACATATCCCCATCTGATACAATATTCTCAAATGTTATTTCTTCTAAATTATTGAGAGATGTAAATATACCAGACAATCCACCTTTAGAACTTATATACGAATCAATTACTTCACATTTAGTAGTATCCCAATTATTTACTTTAGCTCTTTGAAGTCGGTCTAATTCTACATATTCAGCATCATATGATTCACATATTTCTTTAGCAATAGTACTTTTTCCAGAACCAGATAATCCAGTAATCCACATAAGATTAGATTCGCCAGATTCCCAAAGCTCTATATTATAAAAAGAATCATTATATTCATGTGACTTTAAATCAGATACAGCTTCTTCAATACTAATGAATCCTTTCTTGAGAATTGACTTCATTTTATTTTCAACTCTTTTACCATTATACTTTGTAGCAATATCATTGAATACTTCTATAATCTTATTAGGAACAGATTTTGCTGATGTATATAGTTGTCCTGGGTCTGGAATTTCTATATCTCCTACTAAATTAATACCGCCACTTTTAAGTACTGTATCTACAAATGTAGAACATACTTGATTGTATTCATTCTTGCTTACTTTATGGTCTATATGTAATATCTTATTGAAGAAGATTCTTAAATCAAAAGTAGTTTTGTTGTTCTTAAAATCTTCTACTTTTTCTTTTAACTTGTCTACTATATTATTAGGAGCAAAGAAAGCCATTACAGATATTATATTGTCTTTGAAAGATGATAGATTTTCTCTTACAAACCCAAAGTTTTCTCCTCTCATGTTATAACTATATACTTCTCCTAAAGTTGGATCAAATGATATACTAGCATGAGAATAAGTACTTCCTGTAAAGAATTTTATACCTTGAGAAACTAATGGAGTTTTTCCTTGTGTAAATATTAATAACACAGGTTTATGTGTTGCACTAGTAGCTTGTTCTTCTACAATATCTTCATCTGATATAATATCATCAAGATTGATAAATATATCTCTTGGGATAGTTTCATCTAATATCTTTGATACTCGTTCAGATGCTTTTAATCTATTCTTTCTGTTGAATGGGATTTCTGGGTTCCATCCTAAATCAAGAATGGATTGTTTTCTAGCGAGTATTTTTTCTTCATCTCCAGACGATTTAATATCATCAAAGTCAGAATATAACATGTCCAAAGTATCTATCCAATCCTTTCTATAGTCTTCAAATATATGGTCTAAACACATATCTTTATAAGAATCAAACCATGTTGCTACTTTGACATTTGTTATAAGACCATCATTATCAGCATCTTTACAATAGAAATTATGATTACCATGTACACCTATATCAATTAATTCTGTAGGAGTGAAGTATGGTGTATCGTTAAATCTTCTATGTTGATTTGCTTTTATAGATTCGGATTCATTAATAGCTTGCATGTTATTGTATACTTGATTTACAAATTCTAACTTTGTAGTTATTAGATTCTCGCCATCTGAAGAATGTATAGTGTCTTGTTTTTCTACATTTATACATTTTAATGCTTTTGCCTTTAAATCATTATATCTTTCTATATTAGACATGCCATAGATTTCTCTACATTTATCATCGGATTTCTTTCTATGATCATGAGATTGAGAATTAAAATCATGAAATGCTTTTTCAAGATTCTTTAAGTAATCTTCATGATTTAATCCTTTAATAGAACCTACTATATTAATATTGGTATCTATTTCATATTGGTCTGCAGCTTTATCTTTACTTACATCTTCAAATGTTCCTGCACCCCTTACTCTATAATAATTACCATCTGTAAAATCAGTATCTGAGTTTACCTCTACAGGTATACTTGAGTCTTCCTTTACTGGTGTAGTGATGTCATTGTCATCGTCTGGAATTTCATACTCATCGAAATCTCCAGAAGTAATAGAATCAGATATTTCGTCATCTTCAATAGATTCATCATCGAATTCATATGATGTCATATCTTCTTCATTATCATCACCATATTTAGCATCTATATTACTCATCAGTTCAATTTTTAGAGATTCATAATGCTCTTGATTAGTCATGTTCCAAATTTCAATTGAACGATCATCACTTAGTCTTTGTTGTCTTGGAGTTAATTGAGATACAAACAATTCATATTGTCTTTCAAGTTCTTCCAAATCATCGGTGTCTTTTATGATAATATAATTAGTATCTCTCATAAACTTATTAGCAAGGACATTCTTATAAGTTTCCATATAGATAATCTCCTTTCATTAGATAATATTATTAATAAGTTCAAAAGACGGTTTTGAACCCACACCAGTTAAGGTATGGGTTCAGAACAAGGTGAAATTTTCAAATCAAAAATTAAGATTTAAAATAATAAAAAATAATGAGATAGAAAAAGAGAAGGATAGTTCTAAATCTTAAAAAGTAAAACAATTCACAACCACCAAGGAGTTTATCTACTTTCAAGTAAGTATTTACATAGTTTAGATATACTATCCTATCTCTTTACTATATAGTTATCATGTTTATAAAAATAAAAAGAAAGGCTCCGGTACTCTGGGGGTGAGAGTACCGGATTTATAATACATCATGAAGAATTAATAAAACCACAAAGACTCATATTATTACATGAATCCTTTACTATATAGTTATGTATTTAATTCTAAATTTAATACAATACCAAATAAACTTAGAGTAATAGTTAATGCTTCTTTAATAGCTTCAGCATATTTTCTAATTTCATATTGAGCATGATTATCAGTTCTAAGTTTTAAGAATGATACAAGATTGTATAAACTGAATGTCATATATAATCTACCACAATTTACATTAGAAGGAAGATATGCTCTAGCTTCTTCTTTCTTTAATCCGGCATCAGTAAGTTGAGTATATACAGATAGTAGTTCATTTGCTAATTCAAATAAATCTACTTCTTTCTTTTGTCCAAATAACGTAATATTGTATTTAGTACTATCATCGTAATCAGGTACAGGAATAGTAAATGTAGCATTCTTAGCATTTACATATCTCTGAGATTCTTGAGTAATTGCATTTCTATGTCTTACCAATTGATGTGTTGCTGTTCTAGACATATTCTTAAATACAATTGTTACAGGAATGATATTAAAAAATACTTCTGGAGAAATATCACAGTCATCAATTAAGTCTTGAATGTAATCCGTATCAATGCCAATATCTACTTTCTTAATTGGTTTAGTTCTATCAGTAGTTTGAATATTGACGGTCTTATCAAGAATAAGAGTATCATATTGGATTCCTGTAGACGGTTCTAGAAGTTTATCATACTTACTACTTTCATTCTTGAATGTTTCTATATCAATAAATGTAGGTTTTGTTATATACAATACAAATTTATTTCCGTATAATTCACCAACAGTATTTGACACGATAAGAGAATGAATAGTTCTTGTAATAGGATTGTTTTCGTAATCATTCTCTGTTGTATTGGTAAAGAAGAACTTATATGCTCTTATATTACCATTGACAATTAATACGTATGTATCATCTTCTTTATGAACAGTATAAAATTCAAGATATCTTGAATATTCATATGTAATAACATCGGTAATATAACTAGGATCGGTTATATTAGATATCTTAAGAGCCATTCTTCCATGTTCTAGAATAGATTCATGTCCAGCGTTAACTCTTTTTTCAATATACTTTTTCTTTTCTAGATATCCTATACTTTTAGTATTATCATAACAACAGGTACATGCTTCATAGATATTAGCAACATGATTGTTCTTATAGATAACTTCTCCATTGAGATTTTCAAAGTATTTCATTTATTATCCTCCTTGACTCTCTGCTCAATAATATTTGCTAATTCTTTACTTATCTCATCAGTTGTCTTTCTTCTATCACCATCATATATATTGATATGATAGAACTTGATATTTGATAAGTTATAGATAGCATTATTAAATTCATTTGATATAGATATAGAGTTTACTATATCATGTATATTATCATTAATACTGTGTTGAAGTTCTAAATTATTATCAAAGTCTTTCTTATACTGTACTGTTTCTGATTTGTCTATTTGTAATTCTATACCAGGATTGTTATTGTTTAAGATTACTATATTTAGTTTAGATGGTTTAGATGATCCAATAGATTCTTTGATAACTTTATTCAGATATGTAGTTACAAACTTGAATAGTTGTATTATAATACTATCATCCTTATATTCTACTTCTGGAAACATCTTTTCTGCTAGATATTTCTTGAATCTATAATAGTCCATGAATTGATATAAGAATGTAGATAATGGTCCTCTATCTGCTAGTACTATATTATTAGAATTACGTGATTTATCTATAAAAGAACTCTTCATATCTTTTAGAAATTCTTTTATAAGTCTATCTGTATATTCTTCAACTATAGTATCTGAATCTAGATATTCTTTAGCTTCTATAATATCATTATCCTCAATGATATCATCTCTGTCTTCTTTAATTCTATATATAAAAGAATTAGCTAAACTAGATATAGGTTTTGATGGATAGCTTAGATAATCAGATATATCTCCTATTCCATTTTCTGCTAATTGAGTTTCATAATCACTATCCACAAAGCTTTTCATTAGAGTTGTCTTTCCTACATTATCAGCACCTTCTAAATAGAATGTATAAGTCATAACAATATTCCTCCTTTGAATATCAATATTTTATTAAAAAGTTTTCTTTGTTTTGAAATACTAGAAATCTAATTGTAAAATTTTACAAATTTACAATTTTGCGAACCTATTAATAAAACATCCTCGCCAAAAGACGAATGACTAAACTGCAAACGCTTCAAACCACTAACCTACGGTTAGTGTTCTTATTATTTATATTATTTAAAAAAAAATTATTATTATTATTAAAATTATTAAAAAGGAGATTACGAAAATGAATGGATTCAGTAAGTATGATGGGAATGGGAATGTAATATATTCACAGGGAGTTGGAAGTTTAGGAGAGGTAGTGCACCATTTTTATTCCTACGACAATTTTGGAAGAAGAATATCATACAAAAAGCAAGATTCTGTCAATTTATTTGAAGAGAAGACTGCATATAATGATGATGGTAGTAAGATTATTAGATCATATGATATACCATCTTACACATTCTATAAGAGATTATATAATAGAAATGGTAGAATGATTGAAGAGACTATTATAGATCATAATGGTAATATAGTACATAAAGTCTATGATCCATATAATGATAAGTATAATGTATATAGAACAAGAGAACCTTTCTGTATTTCAATTACATAAAAAATAAGGGGCTGAGAAATCAACCCCTTGAATTTTATTTCTGAATGTATCTAACTTCATTATCAGACTTTTCTACATATATATTATCTGTAATGAGATCAGTATCTTTATAGTCTGACTTATTCGAAACATATAAGACAGTAGTATTAAGCTTTTTAAACTCTTCCGTAATATACTTAATACAATGTATAGAAGTTTCCTCGTCTAATGCACTTGTTACCTCATCTAATGCAATAAGAGTATTTGGATTTCTTCTTGCATATGTAATTACTCTTGCTAAATTTATACGCTGACGTTGTCCTGTCGATAAAGATTCACCTTTTTCTCCAATAAAATCCCTAGCAATATCAATATCTATATTAACTTGTAAATTATCGAGAATGTCTTTTACTTCATCTTCAGTAACAGTATCATCACCAAGTGAAATATTTTCTAGTATTGTATCATTAAACATTTCACTTTCCGCAAACATGTAAATGCAATCTATAGGTTCAACACATCCATTTGTTACTTCTACAGTTTTAGTAAGTATCTTTATAAATGTAGATTTACCAAAACCACTTGTACCAGTTATACAATAACGATGTCCCTTTTTGATAACTATATTGTCAATCTTGAATGTTACTTTTGATTCATCTGAATATTTAAATTCTACTCCATCTATTCTGAAATCTTCAATATTCTTTTTTCTTTGATTATCCTCTTGAAGATTTCCAAGTAATTCAAGATTAGCTTTCCTTTCAGAATACAAATCAAGAAAACTCATGGTATTACTTACTATATTAGACAATACATAATCTGTCATTGTTATATATAATACTGTACTTATATCATTCCAACAAAGGAATGAATTTACTACAGTCGGAATCCACTGTAGTAATCCGAATGCAGAATATGATAATGCTCTCTTTTTCAAATTAAGCATATCATAATAAGTATTTTTTTGCATATCTCTTTGCCTTTCAATACTCCATTTTTCTTTATTGAAGTATTTTACAGTCTTACTATTATAGATACAATCTGTAGTAGTGCTTCTCATTTTAGCATTTGCTTTTGCAGAAATTTTGTTGCTCTTCATATTTGCAGCTATACAATTAGCAACTATCATTGCAATAACATATACTATATCTATAATAACAGGCAAAATTCCAGCTGTTTTATATTCTTTAACACAGATAACCATTGCAGGCATGATAAAAGGAAGAGTTGCTATAACAGTATTTATCATATCTTTATCGCAGTTCGAAATGGTATTTATTGAATTCGCTATACCACCAGTTCCTATGTTAGTAATTGAACTGACTTTAGAATACGTTAAACGTTCAATCCATTTCATATAGTTCTTATTAAGCATCTTTAAATTCGATACTTTTGTGATGAGGTTATTTGCTATAAATAATAAGCCCCATATAATATCTGCCTTAAGTAAAGCATTAAAGAATTGCTCTTTTGTAATATCATTAATGCTGCTGAAAACAGAATTCATCTCTGATATTTTTGAGCCTAGTTCATAGTTAAGTATTGCAATGACAATTAGTATTATCGGCATAGGAACTGCCATTACAAATTCAACTATTTTTTTACACGTCCTTTTCAATTAGATCACCTCCAAATATTTATGTGATATGTAGACGAAAAAGACAAATTAACTACAATATCGATATAATAATATATAATCTTTTTAAAATTTACATAGATATAACATATAGATAATCAATAAATGCGGGTATGGTGAAATAGGCAGACACGCAAGATTTAGGTTCTTGTACCGTGAGGTGTGCAGGTTCAATTCCTGTTACCCGCACCAACATCTTCAAAAACGATGTGACAGTATTCATTTTTTTTGATATATGCTTTTTGTGTAATTTTTGGGCTATTTTAAAAAGGTTTGTATATTTATATGTATGTGAATACGTTCCTAAGTATTGAAGGTCACTAAATCGTATATATGTATATTGATACTATAGCTAGCTCATAGCATCATAAAGTATATACAAAAATCCTATATAAGTTACACGTTCTTATATAGGTATTTAGAGTGAGAAAATGTTATAATATTCCATCCTTTATATTATTTCATTTTCTCACATTATTATGCCGCTGTGGTGGAATAGGCAGACACAAGGGACTTTGAAATAATTCTAAATAAGATATAAATATCTTAGATTCTAATAGAGAGTTTGGGTAACTATTAGGGCTATACTATGTATAGTAGGCAAGAGCAGCTTGGTAGGAATACCTTGGCTGAATGTGGACTAAACGGTGAAACCTCCCCCAATGGTAATACCGTGCCAAATAAAAGATAATTCTTTTATGTGCGTAGAGAATATACATCCACCATCCAGAACGGATGAAGATTGATTCCAGACTACAAACTTATTATAAGGTAACGAAAGTTATAGTAGTAAGAAAATCCCTCGTTAGTGATAACGTACCGGTTCAAGTCCGGTCAGCGGCACCACCATGAAAGTTTTCTCCAAAATTAAATTTTTATGGACATCCTTAAACTTTAACTACAGAACCGCAAATTCTGTAATCTCCAATTTTTTATTATTTCATTCTTTATTATCTTAAGCCCTACAGGAACATAGAGTCCTGTAGGGTACTTCTTTTGTAAAATTTATATTTAATGAATATATATTATATTAGTAGAATAGGATAGAGTAAAACTCTTATAAAGATTCAACGTCCTATCGGAGGTATATTATGTTTAGAGAAGCTTATAACGAGTACAAAGAATGTGCAAAAGAAGAAACTAGAAAAAGGGAAAAGATTATTCATGATTCAGAAACCGAAATAAAAGCAATTCACTCAAGTTATGAAGAAAAAATGAAGCAAATTGAAAGAGATCATAAAAAACGAATAGCAGAAATGGAAATAGAACATGAAGAAAAAATGAAAAAGATCGATTCTATCAATAGTTCAATCAAGGCAGAACTTGAAAGAGCAAAAGCTAGTCATGATTTTTCCAAGGTTTTAGAAATCATGACAAAACAACTCAACATGATTAAAAATGGAGAAATATGAAATAAAGGCGGGAAATTAATCCCGCCTTTATTTTTACTTAAAATCATGTCTTATTGTGTATTCTTGTTTAATTCCCATTATATCTTTTATTTGTCTGTCTAGTTCTACTAATCCTTTACCGGCAAGTGTATACTGTAATGGAGCACAACACATACGTTTATCAAAAGATACCATAGAAGCAATAGCATCAATAGGTTCATCTGGTCTATATGAAGAAGTAGGTTCTTGTCCTGCAGGAACAACCTCTTTAGCTACACCCTTTTGAGCACCTAAGAAAATTAACTTATCACCAACAGAGAAGTCATCTTTATAAGATACATAGAATTCAATTAATACACCATCTTCTATATTCTTTAGTTTACCGTCTTGTGGAAGTTTCTGAGCAGTATATTGTTTAGCAAGATTGTCATTATATTTAGAAATCTGTTTTGCTTTAGCATTCTTTTTTCTTTCATACTCGGTAACAATCTTCTTTAGAGATGGTGACATATCTTCTAAATCACATGTACGATATATAGATATCTCTTCTACTATGCCTGTATTATTTGATTTAATAGGAATACGTCCTAATGAAGTAACTGTATCTTCATCATCAACAAGATTCTTTAGAAGAACGTTTACATCATTATCTTCAAATGTATTCTGTATAATAAGTAATGGATCACCTTCTTGTACAGAATCTCCAACACTTACCATATTAAATACGTTAGTATTCTTAGATAATGTAACAGGTACTTCCATAATTACATTAGATGACAATGCATCTGAAATATAACTAGAAACAATACAAGAATCTTCAAATCCCTTATCAGATGTAATGATAGCTATCTTAGCTAATGTACCCTGATTATAAGTGGCACTATCGTCATATCCACAATTTACTGTATATGACATAGGATCATAAGCAATTAACTGACCTTTCTTAACTTTAGTGCCAAGATTCTTTGCTGGAGATAACTTAATAGATGTATAGAAACCACCATCAGAGTTCTTATATACTTTATTATTAAGGTCTACAAAATCAACACTACCATCATCATACTGTACTACTATATGATCATCATCTCTTTCAATTATTCTTCCATCTTTCTTAGCATTAAATGAGAAATAGTCTGGAGTAAATGTAGATAAAGCATCATCCATACCATTTGTAATAAGCAATGGGTCACCACCAGCAACTCTCATATCATGCTTTGTTCTCTGTACATACGACATTGCAAGACGGAATGGGTCATCATGAGTTGTACACATTGGAGTCAAGTTCTCTGCTGTAGTCATTGTATTAACATCATTCATATTCTTTTTTGTATTAGAATTATCAGAGATATATCCACGTTTACCACTGATATTAGAGTTCGTTGTAACAACACGGCTAACGCCAACAGTACCAGCAAAACCTGTAGACATTCCAATTATGTTTGTCATAGATTCATCATAAGTACGTTTTTCAAGAGAATAAGAACGATCACTATTAAGACCAGACAATCCTTTAAATGATACAGTATTATTTGCTTCAGCATACCATAAGTCATTAATTGTGGATGCATCTGATGCTGTACTATCTGCCATAATAGCATCTAGAATAGCAGATTGTTTTATTGTCATTGTAGCCTTACCAGTTTTCTTAAGCTTTGTTCTATAATCAGCATAAGATCTAGAAAGTTCTTTGTATGCATAACCAGCAATGATTTCATTAGTTCTAAATCTATTACCAGAGATATCTGTATGTTTATTAAACTTTGTATCAGATAATAGATTGGATGCATATATTAAACCATCACAGAATTCATCTGGTAAATCATATACTTTACATACACGTTTAGTTATTGGATCAAACAACAAGTCATAGAAGTTGTCTAAACCATCAGCTTTGATTCTACCACCAAAATGGTCTAACATTTCAGTCCACATTGTTTTTGTATTAATCTCTTTAATAGAGTAATCTTCTGTATTACATTCTTTAAGACCATTCATAAACATAGATGAATTGTAATCAATCTTATACGTAATAAATCCATCCTTAAACTTAATTATATCATATTGTGTTAAATCAAGTTTTGTAGGACGTTTATCAGTAATCTCATAAGATATTCCTGCTTTATTGATAGTCTTAATAAGTCCTTCACAATAAGAGCATATTACAATTACAGGAATCTTTGTATTAAGAATAGAAGCTTGAGAATAAGCATACTTTACAGAAGGTTTAGCTTCATCGAATAAAGTAGCAAACTCTGTATCTTCACATAACTTCTCAGCAATGATAGCTGTACATAATTTAGAACCATCACTATATATAATATTACTTCCATCATATCCTATAGGAAGTCCTTTAGACATGTCTATTTTATCAGGATATTGTTCTCTTATCTTATCCTGATCAAAATAGAATGTAGTATTCTTATATTTAATATATGAGAAATTCTTTCCTAAATCAGCATAGTCTATAGGAATTTCATACTTAAGAGCAGTAATTGCATTATTACCTGTCATATAAGTAATAGATTTTCCAGTATATTTAGATATAGCTTTTACTATCTTACCAGCAATTACATTAGACTTTCCTAAAGCACTACCAAATGTATAGAAGAATATCTTATTATAGTTTGTAGTAATCTGAGCTGTATCAAACTCTGTCTTAATGATAGGAAGATTCATAAGCTGTGCATTGATAGTTTTATCATTACCTTTGATTCTCATAAAACGATTATTCTTTAACTTAGGAATATCAAACTTAAGTTGGAATCTAGTACCACTAATATCTTCACACTGTACAGTCCATGTTTCTTTTAAATCTTCTGATGTTGTAGTGTCTTCTACATCAACACTTCTGATACCTACTGGAACTGTTCTTGTAGAGAAGAAGTCAAGAATAGCCATAATGTCTTCATCTACATCATATTCTTCATTAAAGTTTATATACTGTAGATTATCCCATTGATCATTATTAATACTATTGATATTAGCAGATGATACTGGTAACGGTTCATTCTTATCATCACTAGAATTTTCAAGCATCTCTTTTACAGATTTACCCTTGACTTGTTTCTTCTTAAGATCATCACTAAGAGAATTAATTCTTGCTTTACGAGTTGCAGATGCTTTAATCTCTGTAGATTCTTCATCAGATATATCTTTAATAAGATTAGCTACATAATCATCATTATCAAGCTTATCTAATGCTTCATCTGTAGAAGTAGATGTTGCTGCAGCATCTTTAATTTTTTCAACAAGTTCTTCCTTCTTCTTATCTGTGATCTCTTTAGATACTTCTTTTTCAGTCTTAGGATTGTTATTTTTATCATTAACTGTTACTTTCTTATTAGTAGTAGTTTTAGGCTTGGGTTTCTCTGCAGTCTTACTAGCTTTAGGAGTATCTTCCTCATCATCAGGATTATTCTTAGCTAGTAAACCAGCCTTTCCTAAAGCACTATATAATTCAACTTTCTGAGACTTTTCAATCTTATCTACAATATCTGTAACAATTGCATCAGGAGTATCTTGAATCATTTCATCATCTGTAGGTACAATTCTATTAAAGATATTATTAATATTAGATATGAATTTCTGAAGCTGATTCTTCTTAAAGGTAGAGAAATTAATCTTGAAATATGAATTAGAACCAAAGAAAAATACATCACAATCTCCGAATATTTTCTTTAGTTGTTCAAAATTATTTCTCTTAACTAGACGTATTATGAGGCTTACAGGATTCAATGATTTTGTATAATCAAATACATTTACATTTTCTTGGTAGTAATCTAATACTGGAATAAAAATTGTTTTAACGTCATATGCTTTGTCTAGTTCTTTATTATTAAGAAAACGACGTAATGTCTCTGTATATATTCTAAGACCTTGTTCACCCATCTTATTATTATTTTCGATAAACAATCTGTTATAATAAGATATATCAAAGAATAGGTTTAATCCTTTATACATAGATACATTTACTTTTGTATATTTAATAGTGGGACACTGAGACTTAACAACTTTATATACATCGAACAAATCTTTCTGAGTTTTGATTCTTTCGTTATACATATATTTTCTAAGTCTATTGTCTACAGCATCTTCAGTAAATATCTCATCACCAAAGAAGAACGCTCTATCATCAAATCTAAATCCTTCAGAAGTAGAAGTTTCTGGAACTATTGCTTTAGAATCTTCTTCTTTCTTTGCTTCCATATTAACATATACTACAGGATAAGGATATTTCTCAGTTTTCTTACCAATAAAATGTAAAGCAAGTGCTCTATCAAAGAAATTTCCATCTTGAATTAAAGAAGTCTTTATTCTCTTGATCAATACTTTATCTCTATTAATAGAATATACTGGAACAACTCTTACTTTAAGTTGATTATTTAACATCCAGTCTCTATATGAGTAAATTAGAAATTTTGTGATTTCTTCTTTCTCATCCTCGTCATCAAAATAATCATCATCAAGATATACTCCGAATTCATTACCACTAACAAAGTCTTTATAACCAACACCAAATCCAGCAAGATTATCGTTAGCATCATAACACTTTACTAAGTAATTAGCATTCTTAAACATATCGGATACATTCTTATAATCTCTCATATCCTTAACAAGTTTTTGACATTCTTTAGATTCCTTCTTTATATCATCTTTTCTAAAGTAAGCAAATCTATAATCTGTCATTAACTCTATAGGAATTCTACCAGAAGTATTTACAGAAGCTTCTTTGAAAGATCTATAATACTTAGAGAATTTATTATTCTCACCAACTTCAATATCAGTAATTTCAAACTCTTTTAGTTTCTTCATGATATTTTTAGCAAGGGTCTTTTCATCTTCTTTAGGGCAATGATTGAACATTTTGATTGCTTGTCTTACATGTTCTTCATCATTAATAGGATATGATCTTGTTCTAGGAATACCAAAATCACTATCAGATAATGATTTTCTATCCTTAGAAGATAACTTAGCTTCATTGGTAAAAGCTTTAACAGTTTCATCTTCATACTGTACAAACTCTTGTATTTCACCAGTATCTGCTTTAATAATAGCATTAATAGATTTATCAATATAATATGATTTAAACCAGTTACGATTTATAATCATATTACTATTAATCATATCTATAGAAGATGATATGTCTGGAGTTAATAGATATATAAGACTCCCATGCTTATTATCATCTTGATTTAAAGGTACAAATAATTTATTAGATCCTTTATACATCCTTAAATTTTTCATATCTTTAATGTGTATAGCCATATTAATATACTCCTTTCATGTGATTTTATAAGAATGTTTTTGACATCCATTTAAAATGTAATTATACAATAACATGTTTATATATTATATTAGTGATAGTCAGAGAGGCTATCCTAGAGTAATAACGGTTATTACTCTAGAACACAATTCAGACAGAAGACGTACTTGAGGAGGTACACACAATGACAAACTATGACAACATATTCAACCCTAATTTTATCGATGCTTCTAGCATCGATGTCTCTGTAGAAGAGACAACATCTAAGGAAACTGCAATCAATATGGAAGTTTCCGAGGATACTAATATAGTAAAGAAAAGGAGAAAAGAAAAAGCATTTTCAGTATTTAAAGATGTTATTATCTTTTTATTAATAATAACATCTTTGATGTTCGCCATTAAATGGTGGACTACTAGCAGTGAAGCTAACTCAGTAATAACTGAGAATTTGGTTGCAAGGCATTATGCAACTAAGTCGGCATTTTTGGGGTATGAATTTACCCCAGAATTAAAAGAAGCCATAGAGAAGAAGGAGATAGATCTCTATGGTATTAACGTCGCTTCTCCTTCTGGGGGGAGTGACAGATACTTCATTGAAACAAATGAGGCTGTGCCAGGAACAGCCTCAAAATTAAAGATTACAAAGGCTGAGTACATCTACTATTCAGAGGAGTATATTGAAGAGTACTTTGCCCCTGGATATACTCCGTCGCTTGATGGATATTGGTTAGTCACAATAGACTTAGCCTAAAACCTATCGGAATAGATGTGAGATTAACGGGGGTGCTTGATTGGCACCCCCGTTATTTTTTTATTTATAAGACCAAATTATATTACCTACTGTTACAACATCGTTTTCATTTTTTAGTAAGATTACATCACATTCATTCATTGGAATTTCAGAATTATGACTAATCAGAACACACTGAGATGACTTTACTAATGACATAAGTTGTGTAAGGATATTAATAAACTCACGTCTATTTTCAGAATCAAACGGAGCATCAATCTCATCACCAACAATTATATTCAGTTTAGTAGATGTCTGACTAAGGAGTGATATTGAAATAATCATGGATATCAATGCTATCTGAGCAGATGACATACTAGTAATATCATCGTGATTTATACCACCATTTACAGCAACAGGAATTCTAAATTCAGATTCTGTAATTACTAATGGTAACAAAGCAAAAGTACCATTAAAGAGTTTACTAAGAATATTATTAGCACTCTCCATAATCTTATTAAGATATATATTTACAAATAGTAACTGTATACCTGTTGTAGGAGAACAGTAATATTTCAATGTTTCTATCTTAGAATAAGCCATATTATATTCTTCATATTCTCTATTGTATTCAGTACTAAGAGTAATCTTATATCTGATTTGTTCAGCTCTCTTTCTTAACGGTTCTAATTGTGTTTTTAGCTCAGAGATATTAACTGTAAGCTTTTCTATATCTGAATTGAGTTTCTCTATCTTATCTATACTAGATTTGTCTTTATCTATTTCTTCATCAAGTATTCTAAGGGATTCTTCACACTCATTCAAATCAACTCTAAGATTGTATATATTAGTAAGATTATTAAACAGATTAGTCATATCATTAAATCTCTTTGTTTCTTCTAAGATTTGGTCATTGATTCTATTGATTTCTTTTGTATCTTCATCAATTTGAATATTGAGTTTGTCTATACTGGATGTAATCATATTAATCAAATCTCTTTGACTAGATAATGAACGGAACTTACTATCTATCTCTATTAAGTCACTCTCTAAAGATTTGTATTCAGTTAAGTCATTAGAATAATCTATAAGATTATTTAATATAGAAAGTATCTCACCAAGTCTAGATTTAAGAGTCAATACACACTCATCATAACTGTCAAGTCCTAAATTAAGCTTTCTCAATATTATACGATTAGCATTGTATAATGTGATGAGTTGTTTATTCTTATCTATATTATCAAGAATACTTTCAAGTTCAGACTTTCTATTATAAAGCATAGTAACTGAATTCTTACTGTTCTTTCTTTTTTCTGCAAATTCATCAAGAATAGCTTTAGCATGTAATGCATCTGCAATAAAAGGACAAGTATCATCTTTACATCCAGAAGGTCTTTGATTAAGAATATCTAATTTATATTCATGAACTTCCATAGAGTTTCTAAATGATACTATATCTTCTATATCATTATCTATCTGATTCATTTCATTCATACTAGAAAGATATAAAGAATTAACTTCACTCTCTGGGATAATAGAAGATATATGAACAACAATCTCAGACATAGAGTTTATTATATCATAAGCTATTAAGAATTCGTCATGAGTAATTGTTTTAAGGTCAACTATTCCACCCCAACGATCTTCTATTTCATGTTTACTACTACTAAGTCTCGCCTTTATATTCTCCATCTCTACAATAGAAACTCCAGAATTAACAGACTGTAACTTAGCAGTTTCATCCTCTAATCTAGATGCTTCTTTCTCTCTAGATTGAATCAATGTTTCTATCTTACTATTAAGAGACTTTATACTATATTCTATATTAATCATATCGCTATTAAGCTTATCTAATATCTCTTGAGTAATCAATATAGTAGTAAGCTTTGGATTAGAAGAATAGAATGAATTTAACTTTTTAGAACACTCATTCTTCTTAGAATTATATTCATTTCTTCTATCAGTGAATGATTGAATACGAGTACCTATCTGATTATCTGGGTCTATAGAAAGTAGCATACCCTTCTCTTTATTGATTACTTCAGAATACTGTTCAATCAATTCTTCAGCTTCAGATATCTTTGACTCGATAGATTTAAGCTCTTCTTCTAATTGAGTTATATTACCAACACTATCAATCTTAGATGTAATATTTGTCATAAGAGATTTATAATGTGAAGCTCTCTTAGAAAGATTCTTATACATTGTATTATATACATCAGTAGAAGAAAGTATATTATTTACAAAACGTTTTCTATCAGCAGGTTTTAAATCTGCGATACCACGCTTTGTACTAGACAACTGAGTAAGAGCAATATAATTAGAATCAAGTTCAAGTTCTTCCCCAACCATTTCTTTACAACTAGTTATATTACCAGATGAATTAAGGTCAACTACATTCCCATCTGGAAATATCTTATAGAAATAACCTTTAGAAGTTCTAGTATTGCTTTTGTATTCATGAATATATTTAATAGAATAAGTGATACCTGTAATTTCATCATAGTATTCAATCTCTTTACAAGCATTCTTTCCTACAATAAAAGATGTGTTATCATCGGGTAATGGTTTTAAAGAACTTTCTATAGTACTCTTACCAGAACCATTATCACCTTTAATTAAAACTATTCTATTTCTACATTTAGTGAAATCTATTTCAATTTCGTAAAGTCCAAGACCATTATATATACCACCATAATTTACAAGCTTTAAACGTTTTAATAGCATCGTAATTCCTCCTCATTGCGTACGCTGATGTTTATATATAAGTTTTGACACATATAATTTTTGAGTAAAAGAAGGATCGTAGAGTTGTACCTCTACGATCAATCCCTATATAGATACATTTAGTATAAAAAAGAAGAGAGATATTGGTAGGGCTGGCGAGGATTGAACTCGCAACCTTCCCCTTATAAGGAGGATGCTCTAACCAGTTGAGCTACAACCCCATATATGGTCGGGATGACAGGACTTGAACCTGCGGCATCTTGCTCCCAAAGCAAGCACTCTACCAAACTGAGCTACATCCCGAAAGATAAAAGAGTATTATTGGTACTATTAAATACTAACAGCTTACTGTTCATGATCAATAAAATATTAGTAACCGTATAGACTATCCATGCAATAGTCACGTGCACTCTTTACGTATAGAAACCAAGAATACTCTTATGGTGCTCAATTCAGGTAGTTACCCTTCATTGAACATTTCGAGAGAGAATAGGTCAGTTCTATTCTCTCTCATAATAAAAAAGTAGGAGGTCGTTAGCTTCACACCAATTCTGAAACTAACAAAAGTGTCAACAGCAGGGTTAATGCCTGTGACTTTTATATAAAAACTCTAATATCAAAGTCTTGTGCAGATTTCTTCGATATGAGAATTTGTCTTAGATACATTTCTTTCAGTTCTTGCAAGAGCAGCGGTTGTATCTTCAATCAACTTTGTAGCTTCTTTTAGAACTAGTTTCTGACACGCTCTAATATATTTATAATAAGAACGTTCCATCTTACCTTCAGCAATACGAGTTGCTTCAACTTTGTTATCAGCATCTCCATCTTTAAGTACTGCTTTGCCTTCGAAAATTACAGTTTCAGTAAAGAACTTAGAATGGTTATCTCGATCTCTACCCTTAAAACTGTCAGAGTTAATCTTTGCAAAAACACGGATACTTCTGTCTTCAGTAACTACTGTCTTGTTTTCTTCAAGAACTTTAATCATTGTTTTTCTTTCCTTTCATAATGTATATTTTTGAGATGGTGAGACATAAGGGATTTGAACCCTTGACTCTCACATTAAAAGTGTGATACTCTACCAACTGAGTTAATGTCTCTCATTAATAGATTACTTATATGTTTGTGTGTTAATAAAAAACAAATGATATTTAGCACTGGAACATAATCCCAGTGCTTATATCATTCTATAAAAATCAGCCGTCTAAGTCATCATCATCGTTTGGTCTATCACCTCTAGGAACGTCCTCTTGCGTTTGACTTGATGCTGCATCCTTATCTGAATTTAATATATTGTTGTATATTTGTTTAATATCTACACTGAACCTATCTTTTAGAACCACACATAATGCTTCATAAAGTCCGGTAGATGACAAACCAAGGAATATTAGCAAAATAACTTTAGCAATAATTGATTCGTCTTCAAACGTTCCAGGAATTAAGAATCCTAGTATAACAGCAATAATAGCATTTATGTAAGGAATGTATTTATTGGGTAATCTTTTAATCGATCCTTTCAAAAACATTCCTACTATAAGACATCCTAATATTACTATAATACCATTTCCTAAGAATAGATCTGATATATCAGTTAAAATATCATCCAAGTAAATCATCTCCTTTACATAAATGTTTAAAAAATAAGGGGAGGTTTTAACACCTCCCCATCTAGTTAGAACGGAATATCTTCCTCTAACAAGTCAGTACTATCTTCTTTTTCTTCTTCAATCTGTTGTCTTATATTTGTGAATGGGTTCAAATCACTATTAGATGAACTGAGAATCTTATCAGATATAATAGACAATCTATAATTGCTATGTGTAACAGCTTCCAATGCTTCTATAACAAAATTTATATCTACGGGATAGACATAATATCCTGCATTACCATTAGGAAGAACAAATAACTGCTTACAACAATTCTTACAATAAGCAGAAATTCTATAATGCTCTTCATTCAAATAATTTGGATAGCCATCTTTGTCGAGGGTATAGTCAAAAACCATACCCTCGATAAGATTAATTTCTCCTCCACAAAATGGACAACAACCATTTGCTTCTCTGAAAAGTTCTGACATATAATCATCTCCTTATTCAGTTTCATATTTGATTTTTCTGATATCACCAGCAACAACAATTCTGGCATCAGAATATCTTCTCGAATAAGATTCAGGATCATTAGTCATATGAGTAAACTTTTTATAGTTACCTGACACTAAAACCTTTCCGAGTGATGGATTTCTGTCTCCGTTTTTAGCAGCGAGCTCCTTAATCTTGTTAAGGTGCTCATTCGAAAACATGAAATATCTTGTATACAGATCTGCCATAAAATTACCTCCCTTTAGAAAATCTGTATTTATTTGATTTCTGGATCATTACCTACTGTATAAGGAAGTAAGTTGTTTACCTTATTCAGAATACTATCGATAAACTCTTTTCCTTCAGCAGTACCAAGAACTTCTTCTTTTGTTTTGAATATAGATGAGATACTATATATCTTTCTATACTCATCAATTACTTTGTCTTGTTCTTCTCTCCAATTACAAGGTTCCTGATAATCACCAAGATACATTCCATCATTAAGATCTACATACGGACATATAAGACCTGTCATACCAGGATCACCTGCAGGAGAAGTATCACAATCCACTTTACCAATATGACTTACATTAGCAAGTCTATATTTTACAGGGACTGCACTTGCTTTATTCTCTCCAATTCCAGATACACCTTTGAAAGTATATTTAAGAACAGAGAAAGTATCATCATCATTAACTCCATTCTTATACGATACAAGATTACTTCTCTTAAGCGAATCAAGAATGAATTCATGAGGAATACACAATGCTTTATATAACTTTTCAACAGTTAAACTGTTTCTTGAGTTAGTAGCACTGATCAGATTTCTTGTAAGTTTAGCTGCATAGAAACCAGCAATATATGATGAGATTCTAAGTTTCTTATATGTCATATCATAGTTGTCTTTATTCCATAAAGCATCAAACTCATACATTTCCCATCTGAGTACATCAAGTAATGTTCTTTTCTCATCATCAGGAAGTTTAAGTCCTTCTTTCATGATAAGTGAATAGTTCTTAGATACAGAGTCAAGCATAGCAAGACCCTTATCAACAGACTTATTCTTAAAGTCACTACCAAGCATCATTAACCAATAGTCCTTTGGATATATCTTTTCTATATCAGTACATTTCTTTGGACTATTCATAAGAACAGCATATATGAATGACTGAGTAACTGGACTATTGTCCCAAACCATAAATGGTACAGAAATGTATACATTGTCTTTTACAAATGTAACAAACTGTTCATTAGGATGATAAGGCTTATCTGTTGTCAGATATATCTCAGCAAGATTGAGATAGTTCATAGCACCAACAAGACCATAATTTGCAAGGAAATACTTACAAAGAGGTATGTTATTTCCAAACAAATCTGTTGTGTAATTAATACACTGAACTGTTATAAAGTCAAGAGATCCATCATCATTATAAACTACTTGATTGATTTTGGATTTCTTTTCATATACAACATGTTTCTGGAACTCTTGTCTAAAAGATACACAACGTACTTTCTTCTTAGACTGAGAGTTATTGTAAGTTGATGCATCTGCAATCTGATATAATGTGCTATAAATAGTACCACTTATTCTAAAGTAATACTTATTGATGACCTTAGGAATATCAATATATACAGATGCATTCATTGGTGAACCATTTACTTCAAGATGATAATTGACTTCAAGAAGAATGATATCACTATCTTTGAGATTAATATAATCATGAATATTATATTCTATTCTCTTGTTTCTTCTATTAGCATCAGATTCTAAATCATAAACGATTTTACTTACTTCTCTATAATCATCAATAACTCTAAAGTAATTGACTCCTATAAATACTTGTTCAGCATTCTCATTAATGTTTGTAGGAGATGCTACAGACATGATAATCTTTTTAATATCTTCAATGATATCATACTCACTTCTTACAAAAAGATTATCATTAAATTGTTTACGGTGACTTTCTGAATATTTAGCTAGTGTCTCTCTAATACCCATAATATCAACCTCCTAACTTTATTGGTCCCTTTGCAGATATAGCGTCATTGATATAATTTACGTAAGCATCATCATTGACACCATCACCTATCCAAGGGAACACAAGAGTTTTACCAATTGGATTTGCTACATCAGGAGTCATATCCTGAATGACAAGAGTAACTCTTACATCAGTATTAGACAGAATAGATTCTGCTTTGCCTGCTGTAATACTCTTTCCGTTAAATTTACGTTTATCATTATTGAAATCAGAACCAAAACGTTCTGCATAATTATTGATATTACACTGCTTAGCAGCTATAGCTGACTTTACAGCAAACATCAATGCAGTATCTTGGGACTGATCCATATGAGGAATAAACACATCATCATTAGAAATAAGATGATTATACTCATCCTCATAAAGTTTTTCTTTAGCCTGAAGAATATCTTGGAATGATTCAGCATCACCAAAATATGCAAGGTGACAATCTGAATATATCTGAGCATCTTCTTCTGTAAAAGGAATAATTAAATTATAACCAATAGAATCAAAATATGCTCCTGGTTTAATATAATTACCATTGGGTGACTGAAGATATATTGGTAAGATATATCCCATATAATGAACTGCTAAAGTTCCATTATAATACTGAATATATTCTGTTGTTAGTTCATCGAGATTTATTACATTATAAATCTTTCCATTAACGAAAGCTTTATTTAGTGCCTTCATTTTAATCACTCCTCTTTTTTATTAAAAATAAACACCTGCTGACAATCAGCCAGCAGGTGCCTATAGATTAGGGAATATCTATTATGAATTCAGGTCATTGCAACCTTTAGCGATTGCCTTCATTTCTTCCCCAAACTGTACTGACATTTTCTTGATGTCCTTAACAACTTCTACCGAAGCGATAGCTACTGTCTTGAGACGGCTATCATATTCTTCTGCAGAAATATTTTCGTACTTACCAATGTAATCGGTAATTACGAGTTCCTGTACTTCATCAGCAGATGCATTTACATCAAGCCAATGATACAGAGTTTCGAATACCTGAATTGTCATTACGTAAATCATCTCTTCAGATGAGATACTGTAATTATGAGCTGTCAGCATCTCTGCGATGAACAACTCCCAATACTTCATGTTCTTAGATTCGTCTACGAAATCTGTGTAGTTAACGATATGTGATTTATCGATACCACTGATTTCACTTGAATCAAACGTTACGTTGAAGAAGTAGTTCTCTCCTTCAGCATCGTAATCACTGATAGCTGCAGCGATTACTTCTCCAGATTCTTTCTGGAATACAAGTGCACTCTTTGCTTTGCACTTGAAGAAACTGCTACTGAGAATAGAAGCAATTGTCTTAAAGACATTGCCGAATACATCAGTAGATGAATTGAAATGAGTTACAGGATTAGGATTAAGCATAAGCTCAACCTTGTATGTCTCGCCTGTAATCTTGTCTTTGAAAGTAGGAGCTGCTGATTCTACAGCTGCCTTGAAAGACTGCGGTAATGATGAATTTCTTAAATTTGTGATGTTTGCCATTTTGAATGACCTCCTATTTAATAATGTTTATATTCATAGAATCAGGACAAGTCCATCTTCTAATCGTATTTATTATATACATTTATCTTTAAGTTTAAGACTTGTTAATTTTTAAACTTCTCTAAGGTATGACACCTCATTAAGTTTGAACTCATCCAAAGTTATAATCTTTATTTTATGACTTGGATTTGTGTTGTTATATTCCATTGCTTTGGATACTTTTGTAGATGAGAATCCATTGAACGGAATAATCAAGATATCTGTTGACTTTGTAACAGAACCTTCTGAACAATCATGACCTTCTGCTGTCAATCTCATTTCAAGTTCTTTGTCTCTTACACCACTGAATCTAATAACTTTACCTACAGTAATAGCAGTATCGTTATTACCTTTACTCATAATTACATTAGGCATATTATAGATATATACTAAATCTTTTTGAAAGAACTTTCTTTCATTAAGAATCGTAGATGATGTCTTAGGACCAATTCCCTTTCCACTATTATTGAGCTTGAAGAACAGAGCTGTATCAGACTCTGTGATGATTTCGTTAAGTGTAACTGATTTGAGAATGGCTTTCCATTTAGCTACACCAATATCAGAAAATCCAAGAGCTCCAAGAATATTAAAATCTGGTGCTTTTGAATTATAGAGGTATTCTATAGAGTCGATAAGATTCTTAGCATTAGTAGGACCAAGAATAGATGCTCTTTCCTCTGTAAGTGTCATAAGGTCAGAGAAAGATTGAATCTTAAGGGTCTTTAAAGCTTCTTCAGAGAATCCCTTAAATCCAAGTTTCTTTACCATATTAACAAGTCTAGCGATTGTTCTTCCAGGGCAAGCTATATTAGAGCAACAAACACTCTTACTTGTCTGAGATAATGTTAGAGGAGTTCCACATTCTGGACAATTCTGAATAAATTGAATTGGTGGAAGTGGATTATACATATTTTCTTCAACATTAGCTTTATGCACATATGCCATTACATCATTAGTAAATTCAATCTCTAGAATATCATTAGGTCTGAGATTTAATTCCATGAATCTTGCATATGAATGACCAGAGCTTTTTGTATTAATCATACCATAAAACTCCACTGGATCATAGTGAATCATCGGTGTAATATCACCAGTGGCTCCTACAGTATAACTAATTCCTCTACAACGAGTAAGCTTCTTCTTTGTCTGAAACTTAATTGCTATAGAATATTCATTGATAGAATTACTTCTACCAAGAGTCTTTCTAATCTGAGGATTAAGATAAGATACTACTACACCATCATACATAAATGGCATAACTTCTCTCATATTCTGAGCTTCGTCAACAAACTTCTTTACTTGAAATAGAACCTCATTATAGTTTCCTCTGATTACCACATGACGACAGATCTCACCAGTTGAATAATACTTATTCATAAAAGCAAGTTCTTCGTCTCTTGTCATATTATCATGACTTGTCTGAAGTGGAACAAGTGTAATATACTTAGCATACTTTGCTGCTTCAGAATTACCAAGAATTCCGATTATAGCATTTCTAGCATTTGCATAAGTCTTACCACATTCAATACTCAATTCTCTAAGAGCATTATAAGAAATTACAGCTTCGAATTTCATACCAAAAGGAGTAATATCATATCCCTTAGCATGAGTAAAGGTATATCCTTGTAATATAGGAGTTAAGTCAGATGCTTTGTCAGTTTGAGTTTCTCCTCTAGTTCTTGCAGTCAAAACTCTATCAGTAACTTCAGCTTCAATAGAAACTCCATCATACTTGAGTTCGAGAACAAGTTCAATATAGTTAGGATTTACAATTCCTTCTTGAACATGTTTTCTAAGAAAGTCTCTTTCAAAGATTCTTACATTAGAGTCATCATATACTCCAACGTTAATTGCTTCTTGATCGAGAACAAACTTTGCCTTGTGGAGAGTACCAACAAGTTGAGGATATTTATGATTAGTATTTCTCAATCTCTTGGAAACTACTTTAATTCCTCCATTGTCGATAATAGACTTGCCATAATAAACCTTCTCAGAAAGACAATCTTTAAACAAGAAGTTATTCGTATCTACATAAGGCTGAAATACAAATAACTGTTCTTTCTCATCTTCACCTTCTACATATTGAGTATTAGATTGAGATACATTAAGGTTATCGAAGTGAACAGGTTCAGCTCCAACTTGAAAGTTTGGATTATATCTCTTATACTTCTCCAGAAGTAAATCATATACCCCATCCTCAAGAACAAGTATACTTCTATCTGTATTGTTATAGATGATATTAGAAATATGAAGAATATCATCAATTACGTTTTCCTCTACTTTTGTCAGAGGTTCTTTATTGATAAGATTTAATACCATATAATTGATATTAGCAATTGCATCCTGCGTTAAACAGGATGCATCACCTTTCAATAAATTTTCGACGATAGTATGTGTAGGTGTCATACTTATCAATCTCCTTTTATAAATAATTTATCATGGTTCTGACCAGCTTCAGTAAACAAAGCTTTATAATTATTATTATCATTTGCATATACAAATAACTTAGCTTCGTTTCTTCCACCAGGTACGAACAACATATCCTTATTCCAATCAAAGAAATGGAACAGCATTGAATCATCTGCATTATGTCCGATTTCTTTATATTTAATTGGAATCTTCTTGAATTCGAATTTATGTCCCATACACTTGATAATTGTATTGAGCATCTCTGCACTACGAGACTTACAATCTTCATCAAGTTCGACATTAAATTCATAACTTTCGAGCATCTGTCCAGCACATCTTCTTCCTTGAGGTGATGTACTGTATACCATAAGATTCTTTATCTGGATTTCTGCTCCCATAAGGAAGAACAGAGAATCTTCCATTTCACCAAATCTTATAGGTGTATTAGAATGAACTCTAATAAACATCTTAGCTGCTTTTGATTTAGAGTTAAGACATCTAACGTTAGTAGCAGACATAGCAGTAGCAGAATGTTTTTCTTCAGCATTCTGTTTCATTCTATAGATATACTGTCTTGCTACAATAGAAGGTTTCTTACTCTGAACAAATCTAATCTGTCCTCTAGAACCCTTAATAGGAACATCAATGAATACCGGTTTAATCCATGGGAATTCATTATACAGTTCTATCAAAGTATCAAGAGTAATAGATTCTGAGATAGGTTCAAGTGGTAGATATAAACCATCACTGTGTTCTGTAATCCAATCTGTAATAGTAAAGATTACTTCATCATCATTAATGCAACTTTCAATTTCATCAATGAAGAATTTAGCCCAATCATCAGAAAGTATACCGAGAAACTTATGAATTAACTCAGTACACATTTCTACATCTGTTGGAACTGAAAGGATAAACTTAGTGATATTGTTTGATATAAAGTTTAATGACAGTTCGAACAACTGACCTGGATTCAGACGGTTTACACAAGTAGCCTGATTCCAAATAATATCAATTGTATCGTCTGTACCAGATACTCTAGGCATAAGATTATCTGGAATAACTTTTGATATAACTCCCTTACCACCATATCTGGAAGTTACTTTATCACCAACTTCAAGTGGTGCTTTACGATATACAGTAAGCTCTATAACAATATTAGAGAATATATTATCTTTGAAGTATTGTTTACCACTGATAACTTTCTCACAAGTTGTATAAAGCTGACTAAGTTCGTAACTCTTTTTGTACATAGAGTTATCGATAAAATCTCTCAAGAGTTCTACAACTTCAGAACAGAATCTCTTATAGTCTCTATCATAATATGCTAGTTGACCTTCATAAATTCCATTAGCAGAAGTAGCGATATCTTTATTACAATAAACATTGATATCGATTATACGTCCTTTAGTCTTGAAAGTTGTATCATTAATCATAGGGACTTTCAATCTTTCTGCGGACTGAGTAAAGAAGATTTCATCGTTTCTTTCCGTTCTGGTACCGCATATTATTCCATTCTTGATTTCTTCACCAATATCTGGAATAATCTTATATACAGTATCATCACCATAAAGATTAAGCGGAATATCATTGTCATTTATGAGAATGGTAATCTTCTTAATCTCTGGTCTTGATAATGCTATTGCTGCTGACTCAGCAATTTCAATTGCGTCTTCTGTTGTATTGGAATCTGAAATGTATGCTGCATTAAGATTCCTACCAGTCATATAGTTGTCAGCTATATCAAAAGACATTGATTTCTTAACAGTCTGGTTTTCAGTTATAACGCTTCCTACTGAAAGACTATCAAGATAAGTGTTATTATACAGAAATCCATAAGACTCTGTATTATGACAATAAGACACTCTCTCAATTACATCGAGATTGTTATTGTCGTCTGTAACAAAAAGAAAGTAATGGTGTCCTGGTAAGTTAGAGAATTTTTCAATCTTACCTACTACTCTCCATTGTCTGTCACTTTTGACAAACGCAGAACTACGTTGTCCAAAAAGATTTTCATATCCTGTGCTTATATAAGGAACCTCAGGATTTTCAAGGCATACCTTCTGTTGGTATTGACTTGAGAACATGTTTTTTCTTGATGCGGAATTAGTACACTCGAACGGCATGTTAAGACCAATACCGAGTATCTTTTCCATGTTGCCATCATTATACTTTTCTGACGCTGCTATGATATGTTTATCAATATCAGGATCGTCATATAATTTTGTATAAACCTGCATTTTTATTTACCTCCTATACTTATAATATGAGATTGTATGAAGATGATCGCTCATCTTCATACACATATATAATATACACTCATATTTTATTTTCACATAAATCGTTATGAAATAGTATTCATTCTTCTTACTCTATCTACAATAGAACTAGTTGCAGAACTACGCTGTATTTTAGAAATCTGTTCCATCTGAGAAAGTTCAGCATATAAATACTTATAGCATTCTTCAATAAAGATATTGAGGAATTCTTCATCACTAAACAATTTATCCTTAAACTGTTTCTGAGAGAACTTTTTATCATCTCTATCAGCAAGATATAAATAAGCACCTGCACCTTTAACTCTACCAGCATTCTTAAGCATCATATACAATGAAAGGTCAGCATCGAATCCAGTAGCATAGTTAAATATCAAATCTACAGCAGAACTCATACCACTCATACCTGCTCTTGATTTAACATTCGATACAATAACATGAATACCATCAATACCGAATTCCTTATCAGATGTCAGTTTATCACCATCATCTAATCTGAATACCATGTTAGCAAGATATAAAGGTGTTACACCACCAGGAAGTGTCTCATCCTGTTTAAGGAATGCTGTTTGAGATTTAGAATGTTTAAATGCATTAATCTCAACTTTCTGAGTTATATGGTTAACTGCAAGAATAATGATATTAGCTTCTTTAATAAGCTGATTACATCTTCTAAATAACTGAGCTAACTGTTTAGCAGTAGCAGTTGTAGACATCTGACCACTAAGTTGTTCCTCTTCAGAAAGTTTAGCAGAAGTAAGAAGAGGAATAGAATCTATAATATATACAGTAGGTTGGAATTTTGTAATCGGTTTTCCAGAGCTATCTATCAATCCTGTATCGTAACGGAATTTTTCTTCATTAGCAACCTTTACATCATGAATAGCCTTAATCTGAAGATATACAGATTCGATTGTTATACCTGCATTTCTTACCTTAACTCTTGAACGAAAATCTTCTTTAGAAAAACCAGTAAGAACACAGCCACGGTCTTCCATCATACCACCTTCAAGTAAGTCGATAAACATAATACCATGTTCAAATGGTCTTATGATATTAGCTCCAATCTGATAAGTTATTGTAGATTTACCACAACCGGAACGACCGATAAACATATTAAGTGTACCATCAAGAATTCCAATAGAATCATAAGAAGCTACATTACCATCCTTTAATTTTACATTTACTCTATGTCCGTTCTTATAATCCAGTGGAAGAAAACCTGTAGGATACTGAATATCATTTTCAGCTCTTCTACTAACAGATGAGTCCTTTGTTTTTAATAACACTTCGTCGATTTCAGACATTAAGTTATTGTCTTCATTAATTTCAATTGAATTGTTTTTAGCCATACTAAAACCTCCTAACGTACCCACTGAGGTACGATTATTTTATTAAATAGTTTTTGATAGAGTAAATATTAACCACCACAACAATAAAGTTGTGGTGGTTTTGATAATATTTATAAATGGTGTGTGAAACCCTTTTATATTATTTATATGTTATCGTTAAAATCCCTTCATATCATCTTCAGAATAGGATTTTCTTTCTTCAGTTTTATGTGCAGTAAAGCTTTTCTTCTTTTCATATCCTCCAGTAACGTTAGTTGTATTAACATTACTATTTGAAATAGGAGATGAAGAGAATGGATTCTTTCTCTTACCACGCTTAATAACTACTTCATCATCTTCAGAATCTTCCTCTGTATCAAACTGAGCAAAGAAATCATCATTAACTTTACTCTTTGCTCTTTTATCTGTAACAGAAGATGTATCCATATCAGAAATAGAATCAAAAAAATCATCCTTTTTAGAAGTAGCTGTCTTAGTATTCTGATATTTGTTATAGATGTCTAAGAGTTCTTCTTTAGGAAGATTCATACCAGATGCAATGATTCTTACATATTCTGGATCAGCAGCATTATACTGTCTGTGAATAAAGAACTCATCTACAGTATTATTTCCACAAAGCTTCTTCTTAATAGTAGTGAAGTTTGTATCAATAATAGCTAGCTTGTCATCAGAGATATTCATAAATACACCAATCTTTGTAGCCGATGGTTCAAAATCAAGAGATGTATTATAATCAATAGCATCAGAAATAAGCTGTTCAAACTGAGCAGGATTCTTTAGTTTTCTATCAATAAGTACTTCAGTTACAAACATCATACCTGGATTAGTAATAAGTTTATAATGGTCTGTATCATCGATATTCTGCTCAGAGTCAATAATATCCTGTGCACTAATAACCTTGAATGCTGTAGAAATATCATCATTAGCCATCTTCTCAGCAGTAAATGTATTATTAGTCTTTTCAAGATACTTCTTGTTAGAAACTGTTCTTACAACAAAATTACCACCATTGAGATCCTTGAAATACTCAATAGTATTCTGCAATCCTCTAGTGTCAGATTCAAATCCAGAAATCAATGTAATAATCACAGGAATTTCTAACTGAGATTCAATGAACTTTGCAAGAACAACAGAAGCACCACTACCTGAAGCACCCTCAGTTGTAGCCATAATATTTACATACTGGTACTCATCACCAATCATAGCAAGAATTTCATTTGGATTTTTCTTTAAGTAATTAACCATTAGCTTTTTAGCATAACTTCTTACTTTACCGCATCCAGCATCCTGATCTTCTGATATGATAATAGCACCATTACGATATTCTTCTGGAATATCCTTTACTGTAGAATTTACAACACAACAGTGTTCTTTCTGAAGAGTTCCTTCTTCAATACAATGAATCATTGCTTTTGTCGCACCCTGACCACAACCAAAAGTAAAGAAATTATTCATATTATTTTACTCCTTTTCTTTCTTATCTTCAGATTCCTTTTTATCAGAATCTTCGATATTCTTCTTTTCACTTTCATTAATAGGTGAGAATCCGAACTGTCCTGCAGGATAGCCCTGTTCATTAATCACACCATACTTAGAATCAGTCATCCTAAAGACCTCCTTTCAATTAATTATATATTAGTTATTAGTGCAGTGAATATCCACATACAGAATTAACTGTATGTGGATTATAAGTATATAGAGGAAGTGAAAAGTACCAATCAGAAATTAGGATATATAATTGCCACTTTACATATATGTTTACTTTTCTATTCTTTTCTTTTTCATAGATAGAGTATATGGAGTCATATAATCTTCTTCTAGTAAGTTGGACATAATACCAGAACCAATTAAATATACATCCACTGTATTTCTAGCAGTCTGAGAAGACTTACTACTTTCTAAATCTTTTAATGATACTTGACCAGTTGTATTAATCTGATTATACATTTTATTTTTAGCTTCCATATCATCAGCTTTAGCTCTTGTAAACTCTTTTATAGTACAATCCATATTCTGTAATACAAGTGTTTCTAATTCACGGTCAGATTCAACACCCTTTGAATTACCAACAATCGCACCAGTCTTAGGATTACGTACATTAATATCTGTATTATAACCAGACTTCTTAGTTATAATCTGTTTAAGCTTTTTCAGATTAAGATATCCTACCATAGCTTCATTATTTGAAGTTACTGGAACACCATCTGAATTTGTATAAATACTTGGTAGATTAACTTTTTCTAATACTGGTACATTAATGGACTTAAGTGCCTTTATACACTTATCTGGATTAAGTTCTCTTTCAAATGCAGTAGTCTGTAGTCTAAATGGAAGTCTTCTTTTACAGAATTCCATAAACTGTTGATCAGACATCTTAGCAAACATTTCTTTATAAAAATTTGAATTAGCCTTAGTTGGATCTATAGCATCAAAAAATTTATATATTAATGCCTCTGCTTTTTTACGCTGTGCTGTCATAAAACTATGTTCCTCCTTACATATTATATTATAAAGATGTTAAACTCAAGTGTTTGTAATATATATTATATTAGTAATAGGATACAGAAATCTGTTATAAAGACCACGTCCTATTGGAGGTATATTATGACTACACTTACAAAAGAACAGCTTATTGAAGAGCTCAAGGATATTAAGAATTCAGATATGCTTGAGTTCGTAGATGAAACAAAGGAGGTCAAAGCTCTCACATGGAATGGCGAGAGCTTTTTCGACCAGATTTCCAGAAGGATTTTCCTTCTGGAATCCGTATATGGAATTACCAGGGAGGAGCTCAATCAGATTTTCAAATTTGAAAATCTGAGAAGATTTCTCCCTGCCGAGGCAAGGGGTAGAAAACTCGTTCTCGGATATTAATAAAAAGAACAAGACTGTCGGGAGACAGGCTTTTCTTTTTTTAACATCACTATAATAATATATTCTTTAAGGAGGTATATAACGATGAATAATCAAGTTATTGGAAGTATTATTCTTGAAGCTGCATCTAATCCAATTGATTTGAATGTTATTGCTGAAAATAATGGTAAAGTTGAAGCTACAGGTATTATTCAGGATGCTGATGTAGAAAACAGAAATGGACGTATCTATGAAGAGAAAGATTTAAAGCCTGAGGTTTATTCAGATAGAATTCAGAAAGAACTTATTCCTACTGGTAATATGAGAGGACATGATGGTCACCCATCTTCTTCTGAACTTTCTGTACAGTCTGTTATTGATCCTAAGTTATGCTCTGTTCAATTCACTAAGATTTGGATGGAAGGTAAAGATATCCATGCTAACTTTAAGGGTACTAACAATGACCTAGGAAGAGCTTTTAATGCTGATCTTCTTGAGGGTTGCAAACCATCTTTCTCTTTAAGAGCTTTAGGTTCTGTAGATAGAGAAAGAAATGGTAAGTGCTATGTAAGAAATATCAGAATCATTACATGGGATAGAGTTATTTTCCCTTCTCATAAGAGAGCATATACAACTGGTTTTGTATCACCTAAGAACGAGGGTGCTATTACTGAATCAGCACAAATGTATAATACTCAAGCTATTAATGAGAACGGTATTCTTATTCCTATTGTGAATAAACAGGTAGTAGACTATATAAAGACTGAGTCTGCTAATGTAAAGAGTATTGTAAATACATTCGATACATTATATGAATCTGCTATTATTTGTAATGGTGGTAAGAATGTTCAACTTCAGACAACTGATGGTGATAGAATCCTTATAAATCTTGAACAGTATATTCAGGATGAGATTATGAATTATTGTTATAATAACTAACCTATTCCAAGATAGCATTTAGCTATCTTGGATTTTCTATGTTATCCTTATTTGCAAAAGTTATATATAATATTAGTGAGTAGAAGATAAATTATAAGATTTATCCTTAGAAAAGCTACTTTTAGTCTGGATGCTGGAATCTTTTATAGAGTAGGCAGTAGGTAGAGCAAGATTACTGAGAAATCATTGTACTGTAAAAGTATTTTTGCACGTTTTCCAGTAGAACAGGCAATTGTAGAGTAACGCAATTCTGGAAATGGTTATTTATGTGCAATTCCCTATATATAATAATGGGAATGTGCATTTTTTACCAATATAAAAAAAGTTCCAGATTTGCGTTGCTGGGACTGGACTTATGATTTTGATATTCCATTTTGAAAAAGAAAGACTGTCGTGAGATAGGCTTTCTTTTTTGTCTTATTAGAGCAACTTTTTAATAAATGAAAGGAGATGATACCTAACATGGCTAATGGAAACAATAACATGAATATTACAGAAGTTATTGATAAAGAGATTTTACCGATTGTTTCTAATACTCTTTCTAAATCTTTGAGTAAATACAAATCTTTAATGAGTAAGTTTATGAACACTAGGTCAACATCTCTCTATGATACTTTCCCTGCCACACGTTGTACATACGGACAACAGGATGCTGATGAATTGTATGCTGTATTTGGTAAGTCTGAAAAAGAACTTCAGGAAATTATAAATAAGACATACTATTCTCAAATTCCAAACTTCAATCCAAGAACTGCTAAGAATCCAGTAACAGTTCTATCTATCTGTATTATTAAGTATTTCTTAAGTAAGAATGATAAAAAGAATCTTGATGTAGCTATTATTTATATGTCATTTACTGGTGGATTCTATCCATCTATTCACTATGGTTCTTATCCTTCTGCTGTACCTGCAGATTATAGATGGGTATGTGACTATGTAGTAAATAATGAATTGTCTAATAAGTTTGACCTTAAGAAAACTGGTTCTGTTATTGGAACTGTTCAATCTATTGGTGCTACTTGGGTAGATGCATATAAAGATAGATTAAAAGGAAAAACAGATGATGAAGAATATGTCTATGTAATACAACAGTTACATATGCGTATTAAATCATTCATTCAAAACACTGCTGAGATATATTATAAGTGTTATCAGAATAAAGAGTATCTTACATATGATAGTGATGATATGTCTGAAGATAATTTTAGACTTACTGAAAATGATAGTACAAAAATCGATGCAATTACAAATAGAACCATGACTTGGATTACTACACATGATATAGATTATCGTTTATGTAAGATGTGTGCAGACTCTAACGTTAAAACAGAAGAGATTAAATCTATTATAGAATCTATTGTAAAGAATACTGATAATATAGATACTGTAAGAGAACTTGTATCTCTAATCATTGCTAACTATTTCAAAGCTAGTAAGAATAAAGACGTTAGAGATATAGAGTTTATTTCTTTCTCTATTAAAGCTAAACCTAATACAAAAGATAAGGATGTATTACGACAGAATCAAATCGTTGATACATTCTTATGTGAGAATAGTATTGCTTATAATAGACGTAAAAGTCGTGAAGCTACTAAGAATAGCTATAATAGAGCTGTTTTAACATATTTCGTATTAATCATAAACCAATCAAATAAATAATATAAAGGAGGTTCTTAAAATGAACGAATGGAACAATTTACTTTTTCTGAATGAAGCCGATGATGAAGAAGAGAAAAAGTCTAAAGACGATGATAAGAAAGAAGAAGATAAAAAAGAATCGGAAAAGAAAGATGACGAAAAAGATTCTGATGATGAATATAACGATCTTATGGGTGATGATGATGAGTATAATGACCTTATGGGAGACGACGATGATGTATCAGATGATAGTGAAGATTCTGATGAAGGAGACTATAACACTTTATTAGTTGTACAGACAGATTCAGACTCTGATTCTGATGGTGGATTATATGAGAAAGCTGCTAAAGCTGCATATGCTTTTGTTGTTATCTCTAATAATATGAAGCATGTACATTTGAATGTATGTGGAGAAAAGTTTGAAGAGGTTCATAGATTATGTGATGAGTTATATAATCATTTTGCTTATACCGCAGACACATATTATGAACTTGCTGCTGAATCTCCTCTTATTACTCTTGATAATCCTACAAGAGCTAAAGAACATTGTGAAGATATTTCTGTTGAGATGGAAAGAGAATATAACTTTAGACAAGCTCTTGAAGTTATCACAAGTAATATAGATCTAGGAATCAAGTATCTAAGTGATTTAAGAGATGCTTCTGATACTAGAAAAGATATCCAATCCAAAGTCGATGAAGAAATAGGTTATCTTAACAAGCAGTCTAGATACTTTATTCGTAAAAGACTTTGTGGATATGATTCAGAAACAGTTAAGGATAAGGTTGAACTTGAATCTTATGATTATTATAACGATATACTGTAAAATAATAAAAGCCCCTGAGGAGATTAATCCTCAGGGGTGTTATCTATAACAAGTGATTTTAATCTTCTTTTTACTTCTTCGATACAACTTCCAATAGAATCTGCATCGTCTTTCAATGATATTTCAAATTCAACGTTTACGGAATCACTTGAAAATGATAATGAAGTTATCTGGTTTAATGTAAGCCCATACTCTTTATTAACAACAGTAGTTATCACATCATCAATCTCAATTGTCAAATCAAGCACTTTCTTCAAATGTGATATCTTAGAAATATCTAATGCAATAACTACTTTTATATATTCCTTATTCAAGTCCAGTCCACTTAGGGCAAGGAGAACTTACCTTAAGTCCTTCATGTGCAGGAATAGTTGTTTCATTTTTTTCATAACGAGCAGAGCCATCTTCATTTACACCAGTCTTCATTGGGAACTTCTTCTGTGTTTCAGGGATTTCCTTAAGCTGAATTGAAATATCAGACTTCTCAGTAGCACCGAGATTAATCTTTCTTCCAGTTCTAAGTGCACAGTTAAAGAAATCTTTAGACAGATTTACCATAGTAGATGCATCGGATTTCTTAACTTCATAATTGTTAACAATTGCAGCAGCTTCAACTTTCGGCATCTTAGTTGTTGAAGAAATAATTCCTGCAACCATCTCTCTATAGTCCGATGCAGGACAATGTGTTTCATGAGAAGAATAATCTCTAACGATAAAATCTCTATCGTTTAACATAGCTCTCATAACAGCTTCTTCGTCACGTCTTGATGCAGATTTCTGTTTCAGATTATCCTTGATATCCTGAATCAGTTCCTGAACATTTGTATTGTTTTCCATTGTAAATTCCTCCTAAAAGATAAAATTTTATATGTTAAATCATTTATTCTTGGGATTGATATTTTCCCAATGAAAAATGAATAACTTGTCATTTGAATTGTTTTTACCATTTTCTTTAATGTAATTTTGTATATCCTCGTCTGACATACTAGAAAGTTTATCTATAAAGTCTTGCTTAACATCTTCGTTTATTTTAGATTTAGCCATTTATAACTACCTCCAGCTAACGTATTAGGTTATCTCATTTATATTTATGTTTCTGGTGTAGTAAAAAACATACGTATTACGTTTTTTAACATTAGTATAAAAGGAGGCTTGGTATGTATGATTACAGAAAATTCTATGATGAGTATACAGCCTAATGAAGTTGACGTTGTTAAGATACCTAAAGACATTCCAGTTATGGATATTGATGAGTATGATTTGCTCGATGATAAGGATAGAGAAAGATATATAACTGATTTAGAAAGACATGTTAGATCTTCTTATGAATACAAAGCAATGGTTCAATATCTAAGAGAATATATGAATATGAACTCTTGTGCTTTTATTCCAGAAGTTACAAATGAGACAAGTAGAAAGATCAGAATTGAATTACATCATTCTCCATTCACATTAAGAGATATATGTGTTACTATTGTTAACAAGAGATCTAGAAATAACGAACCTCTTACAATAGAATCTGTAGCATATGAAGTAATGTTTGTACATTACTCTTTAATGGTTGGATTGATTCCTTTATCTGAAACAGTACATCAGTTAGTACATTCTCAATATATATTCGTTCCTACAGATAAGGTATACGGATATTATAAGAATTTTGTAAAAGCTTATTATGATTATATGGATCCTGAATTATTAGATAGACTTGATGAACTTGAAAAGCTTACTAAAGAAGGTACATATAATGATTCATATAAAGAAGTTCTTGAGAAGAAGTATATTACTGTAAATATGGAAGGTAATAATCAGTTTGAACAACTTCATGATTTACAGAAAATACTAAAAGAAAAAATGAGTGAGTTAAGAGGAGATGCTAAAGAAACTCCTAATAAAGATTTCACTAATTCTCCATTACTACACCCACAAAATATTCAATAAAAGAGAGAGTCTCCTAGCAGCAAAATACTGCTAGGAGAGTTCAAGTACATATCAATCATATACCTAATGAAAGGAGACATATATGACCAGATAGTCGGACAATAACTATCTGGTATTGGTTGGGATAGTTGGATTCGAACCAACGGAATTATAGAGTCAAAGTCTACTGTCTTACCACTTGACGATATCCCAATATCGTATTACTTTAAAGTTAGTATTATTATAAAAAATAACGGGCGACTATACACCCGTTATTTCTTTAACCATTCATACTAGATAAAGTAAGTCTTGTTACTTCACCAATACGAATATTACCGTCTTCAGTATCATAGAAATATCCGTTAATTTTTATAACTGGATTATCTATTTTACAACAAGTCAATGCATCTATGAATTCTATTTCTAGTGCATTATGACCATTATCGTTCTTTATATATCTTACTATCTTTGCTATTATCTTATCATCGATATCAGCATATTCAGATTTATGAATACTATCCTTCTTTCTAGATTCATATATAGGATATATTCCATTATTTACCTTTTTAAGATTATTAAATATCTCATTATGCATTTCGTTGAAATTTGTAATAATCTTACCATTTAGCAGGTATTGCATATTATCTGGATTTACAAAGAACGGAACAATTTTTGTTGCTTCTTTCATTATACTTATACTCCTTCTTTTTGTATTTCTTAACATAGTCTTCAAACAATGACAGATATCTTGTTTGTCGTTTACCCTTTACATTTACTAGGTTGTTACTATTCTTTATATAGAAATAAACGACATCTATATCATTGTTCTTATCCACTTTATATAGCAGTCTAACTTGGATTCTATTACTCTGTGATTTATAGACATAAAAGTCATTATCCACAATATCATGAATAATAGTGCCATCACCAAATAAATTGGTGATGGCAATATTCTGTTCTTTATAATATGAATAACGATCTTCTAGTTTAGTAATACAATCATTGACTGCTTTTCGAGTACTAGGATTTAGTTTCCTATACTCTTTACATTCATCAATCATCATATTAATTGCCTTTCTTGTATACTCTTACCACTTCTCCTCCCTTAATCATCTTAGTTCCAGTACTAATACTCGTTCCTGAAGGAATACTAGATACTGGTACTTCAATTATTTCTCCAGTAGGTGCAAGTGTCACGATAAGAGTGTCTGTCGGATTTACACCATAAATAGATGTAATATTGTCTGTCTTACCTAACTTGATTACATTGCTTCCAGCTTTACTACGTCCTTTCTGAACACAATCTGGAATAATCTTATTAATGTAACCATTCTTTGTAACAACGACAATGTCTTTGAATGATTTTGAGATTACTGACATTCCTTCAACCTGAGTTGTCTTAGAAGACATTGAGATACATCCTCTAGAGTTTCTCTTAAGAATCGGAATATCATTAATATCAATACGTAATGCTTTCTTGTTTCCATATACAACAATCTCAGCATTATTGTTAAACAAAAGGATATCAATTATTCTATCATCACCATCAAGTTTACAGTATACAATACCGCTTGCAGGTACAGATAGAAAATCGGTTGTAGTCATTCTCTTAACAAATCCATCCTTTGTAAGAGTTACAATAAATCCCTTGTTATATTGCTCCATAATTGGTTGATAAATAACAGTAGTGATATTACTATTAATATACTTATTAATAAGTCTAATATCTATACCATTAGAGTTTTTATCAGCAAATGGAATCTTGTTAATTGGAATATCAAATACTTTACCAAACTCATCGAATAATAAAAGGTCTTTACTGTTATCACCATTAATAACAAACTTGACATTATCATTCTTAGGCTTAATGATATTATCATCAATACCAATTTTCTTAATGAAGTTATTTTCTGTAAGAACAATCTTAAACATTCCAGCAGCAACTCCATTAACTTCTGATTCTGAAATCAGTTTACATTTTCTCGGTTCACCAAACTTAGCTTTAATATCTGTAAGTTCATCAATGATAATCTGTTCTATAGCACCATCTGTAAGAACAATATCACTACATTCTTTTACATCTTTCTTAAGCTTTGCTTGTTCCTGTTTAAAGCCATTGTAATAACCCATTGATAACTTCTTCAATTCACAATTGATAAAGAACTTAGCTTGAATATCAGTAAGTTTACATTTCTTAATCAATGTTTCAATCAAAGCATTATCATCAATAGTCTTAGCCTTTTTGATGATATTAATAATATCTTCTGAGATACCTTTCTCCATAGCCATAACATACATCTCTACAACGTGTAGTCGAGTCATTAGCTTCTGAAGTCTATGCTCATAATATCTAAGCTTTGTCAACTTTCTAAAGTCAATCCATGCTTGTAGATATCCTCTATAAGATAATCTCTTTGCAGGATTATCTTTATCATTAATATCGAGTACTTTTAGATTTACTCTGGCTGTCTGCATCATATTGGTATTTCTATATATCTCATTTCTGATATAGTTTGGATCTGTACCTGGCTTTAATACAATAACATATCTCATATTGTTAAGGTCAGACTGTTCCTCCATATCTACAATACCAATAATCTTGTTGGTTTTAATCATATCTTCGAGCTTATTGATAACAGTCTCAAGGAAAGTAAGATTAGGACAAGATTTAATTACAAGTGTCATACAATCTTTATACTTCTTCTCTACTCCCTTATAAGGTTCTATATCAATAACACCTCTTACCTTATAATTACCGAACCCTTTACTATTAATCTCAGACCATTTAGTATCAACAATTTCACATGCTTGACAATGATCCGGAATTAATGTAAATCTAGCTTTAGGATTCTTTATAAGAGCTATTGTAACATCAATAACTTCATTAATGTTATGACTAGGTACATCTACCTTATCACCAACACTAATACCTGTACACCCATTAATTAAAAGAAGTGGTACTTTACAAGGTAGAAAACTTGGTTCTTTTCTTGAGTTATCGTAATTAGGTTCCCAATCGACAATCTCTTTAGAAGATACCAGCTCATCGATGATACATTCTTGAGCAAATTTACTGAGTCTAACTTCAGTATATCTTGCTGCTGCAGGTACATTCTGATAAGTATTACCAAAATTTCCCTGCCCTTTAAACAATGGTACCTTTGTCTGATACCAGTTTACTAATGTGTACAATGCACCTTGGATACTAGAATCACCATGAGGATGATAATGACCCATTGTGCTACCAATAATATCTGCTGATTTCCTATTTCTATCATCAGCCTTAGATATGAATTTAGCAGTATAAAGAATTCTTCTCTGTACTGGTTTCAATCCATCTCTAAATTCAGGTGTTGTTCTATGTCTTTCAACATACAACGCATATTCTTTGTAATCTTTCACGTACTGTTCGGATGCCTTTACAGACACTATGTTTTCTGGCATAATAATACCTCCAAAATTTTATTTTACTAAGCTGTTAGTATAACTGCTTATTCTTAATAATAATATATAGACATATCAAAATTTCCTCTCTACGAGACTTAGCCCGTAGAGAGGTAAACATGATTATCGATCTTATTCAGTAACTTCGACTTCTTCAGTAGCTGCCTCTGTTTCTTCTTCTGCCTTATCAAGCATAGCCTTCTCAACATCATCATAGTTGTTCTGAACTGACTTACCCTTAACAATGCAGAATGAAGAAATATATGTAATTTCTCCAGACTCATAGTCCTTCTTACAACGAATGCTCATAACATGTCCATCAGTGAACTTGCTAGCAAGAGATTCCTGAACAGATACTGTAAAAGTATTATCGTTATTGAACTTGTCAATAGAACCAAATACAGCTGTACCCTTAAGCTGACTGTTATCAAACAGTTCTGACTTTAGCATGTATACAGGAACTGAAACCTTATCAAAGGAAATTGAACAAAGAAGATTATAAAGGGAATCAAGACCTGATGCATAAAAATCAGAATCTGCAATGCTAACCTTAATCTTTGTGTACTTAGGCTTAACAGGCTTTCTGTTATTCTTGTTGAACTTTGTCTTAGAACCGTCGTTACTCTTGTTATTGAACTTACTCATGATATTACTCCTTTAAATATAAAAATATTAGATTTATTGGACTGTTCAGATTCCATAAACCTTTACATATAAGTTAGCCTTGTTGTAAAAAATAACGGGTTGTCAAGCAACCCGTTGCGATGTTTAATTCCTATGTTAATCCTTGAGAAGAAGATCTTTATTAGAATTGATATATCTCATCTCATCAAGTTCTCTATCAATAGATTCGATATCGTATCTAACAAGTGTTCTATCTCCATCGGGTCTTAACGTAGACAAGCCAAGCATATCAGGATTCATTTCACCAAGACCTTTAAATCTGGTAAGCTTTGGTGGTTTGAATTCTTCGAAAGTATTCATAATAGTATATAGAGATACTAGTACATCATTTAGATAATACTCATGTTTAGAAGCATCGATATACTTCATTACACCAGCACATTCTGATATAAGCATACTATTTATAAATGCTTTATGATATTTCTCATTTGCAATACCATCAAGAATGATTGTATCTGCAGACTTATCTATCTTAAGGAATCTATATTTCTTTTGAAGTGTTGTTTTAAACTTAGCAAACGGAAGTTTTCTATTCACCAAGATATCTTCAAGTAGATATGGATCAATTGCATGATTTGCTGATATCTTCTGAATCTCAGTTACATAATCACTATTATTATATAACAACTTTGTAACTTCACTTGTTGTAAGTTTTGTTCCCTTATCAGATTTGATTACAAAGTTCTTACAGAATTCTTTCTGTACATACTTAATGAAATCCAGATTAGTTCCAAAGTATTTATATCCCTTTCCTTGTGGAATAGCATACAATGGTGGTAATGCTGCATACAATCTACCAGCTTCTACCAATGGAGCACAATACATCATAAAGAATCTCAACCAAAGAGTTCTGATATGAGCACCATCAGGATCTGCATCTGCCATGATAATTACTTTATCTACTTTACATTTAGCAAGATTGAAGCTTTTACCATAACCGGCATCCATAATATGAAGAACACCTGATAGTTCTTCATTCTTTAAAACTTCCGCTTTTGACTTCTCGAATACATTTGGAATCTTACCTCTCGATGGGAAAATACCCTGATGTGATTGATCCCTAACGTTTCTAGCAGCACCGAAAGCAGAGTCACCCTCAACAATTATGAGTTCGGTTCCGTGTCGACTATTTGGCTTCAAATACTTCTGAGGAAGCCCAGATAACGACGACGCTTCGAACATCGCAGACAGTTTAACTTTGTCTTTATCTTGTTTACATCTCAATTCTATTACTTCTTTAAAATACTTACACAGTTTTTGAAGTTCTGCAGAATGAGTTTTAGACCATTCAGTTAAACCAGCAATAATTGTCTGAGAGACAAATGGTTTCATATCATCATTTGATAATATCTCTTTTGCTTGTCCATTATATAATGCTGTAAGATGGAATGTGTTTACTGCAAGTTTCAATCCTTGACGAATATCATTACTTGTACAAGTAAGCTTTGTCTTTGACTTAGAATTAGAAAGATATATCTTATTCATATAGTCTCTGAAATACTTAGTAATTCCATCTATAGCACCATCAACATGCTTACCACCATCGGTAGGACAAGTATTATTAAGAGAGATAATTTGCTCGTCAGACCCAGTATCATAAGTAAATGCTACTTCCATCTTACGAGTACCATCATCATTTGTGATTACTATAGGTTCGATGAATGGTGTCTGAGTCATATTGATAAGATGAGCAATAATACCATCCCTATTATCAATAGATTCAATATGCTGTTTACCACCAGCATCAATACCAGTAAATTCTACATGAGTTCCAATAGGTGTAGATGGAACAATCAATGCTATTAAATCATATACATCTTTCCATGTTGATGTTACTGGACCTATTACAGTTTCATTAGGAATAAATGAAATAACTGTACCTTGTTTATCACCACACTTAATATCTACTTCACCTTTCTTCCAAAGATGACCTTCGATAAACTCAGCATGTTTAGCTTTTCCTAATACATAACTATCTACAGTAAATTTACTTGATAGTGCATTAGTAGTAGAACCACCACAACCATTCTTACCAGCAGAATACTTATAAGGTTCTTTAACATAGTTTGAAGAAGTATGACTAGTACCAAATATAATACCAATCTTACCGTGTGGAATACCTCTTCCGTTATCACTAACGATTACTTGATGAGTTCTTTCATCATATGTGATATATACATCCGGTGAAAATGCATTACCTTTTAAAATCTCATCAATTGAGTTCTGAAAAATTTCTCTAACCATTGTCAAGAAGGCAGCATTTTCATATACTTTACCGATATAAACGTCTGGTGTCTGACGTACTTGCTCTACAAAATCTGAGATTTGTTTTATTTCATCACCATAGTTTTTAACTCTATCCTCTAATGTAGAAGATGAATTAGTTTTCTTCATTGTTATTTTACCTCCTTGTATTTGCAAAAAAGAGATATTCTTTTGAATACCTCTTTTCGTAAATAATGTACACTCTACAAAAGTAGAGTGTACACATTTACTTTTAACTTCTTATGTCATTAGATTGTTACTGTTCCACTAGTAGGTGTTGTAGCAGTAGGTGCTGCACCACCCATAGCAGGGTTAGGAGTACCCTGAGTAACAGCAGTTCCAGGGAACGGAATACTGTTAAGGTTCGGAGTATTACCTGTAGGAGCTGCCTGAGGTGCACCACCCTGGGTAAACGGATTTGTGTTAACTCCATTACCCATCATAGTACCACCCATTGGAGTAACAGGGTTGCCATATACACCACCAGGTGTACCAAAAGCATTACCCATGTTATTAGCAGCCTGAACCATCTGCTGCTGTGCCTGCTGAGCACCCATAGCTGCAGCCTGCTGAAGCATCTGCTGCATCTGAGGGTTAACAGCGTTCATACCATTGTTATACATAGCTCCCATGCCGTTTTCATTTACGACATAGTTCGGTACAGCACCAATGGCACCATTGAACATGTTATTACCCCAAGTGCCATTGTATCCCTGCTGTGCCATCATATTCTGCATCTGGTTGCAGAGATTGCTATAGTTTTTCTGTCCGTTTGCATATGCAACAGGTAAGAGCTTCTTTACGATACCCCATGCCTGAAGCAGCTGCTTTAACACATCGCCAGGATCTGTGGTGTCCATGACAGCACAGGTCTTAACAAAATTGTCTGTGCCATCAAGATATGCATTCAGAACTTCTACCGGCTGAACGATAATGTTAAATTCTTCACCGGTATATTTTATTCTTACACGCTCCGTTGTAGGATCTACAATCTCGATTGCGAGGTTCTGACCCTCACGAAGATCCCATCCGAACTTGGCTAATTCTTCATCTGATACACAGAAATCGTTCTTTTTCTGTGACTTGATGATTGCCATTTCTTCTGGTGTAGATGTGGAAGTTTTTGCTGGAGCTACATTGTTATATGAAACTCCATTATTCTGTGGGAACATTCCTGTTGTTCCTCCCATGAAAGAATTGTTTGCAGGATTTCCCTGCTGCTGAAAAATAGTATTAAACATACATTTTCCTCCTCTTTAAAATTTATTTATTCGATAGAGATTTTACTCTCTAATCATCTTAATGATATACAACCATTTACTTTTTTGTTATAGTAGTTGTAAATGATTATAAAAACTTAGTGGCATTTTTATCAACGATTTCGTCATCGGCGGTAATACCACGTTTGTCTGTTGTAGGACTAGTCTGACCCATGAAATAAGTTCTATCATCAAATAGGTCAGTCATGTCTTTGAAATAACGTTTTCTTGTTTCTTCATTAGTCAGTCCCTTAGATACCTTATCCTTGAAGAATTCATCAAGACAATATCTATCAACTGCACAGCCAATAAACGTTATATCTTCATATGCGATTGTTATAATACTCATAGGATATAATCTTGAATCTAGTGTTTGAGTATGCACTGTATTCGGCATTACGATGTACAAAACCTCATTACCATCATCCCATAAGAAGCAACAATCAGCTTCGCTCCAACTATAATTAGTTGTAGGACCCATAACCCTCAAAGGAAGTGATACACCACGTTCTTTTCCTGGAAGGTTATGGAGTTCCTTTCTAATTTTTATAACAGTATCTTTTGTCATAAAATCAACCTCCTTTTTAATTTATAAGAAAGTTGAGTTATTTATGATTTAGATAAATCTGCTATTAGGGTTACCCCATCTATTGTTGGATTTATACACTAATCTACAGAGATTATCCATAAATGTGAAATCACTGAAGTTAGAGTTTATAAATCCTGTCAAGAGACTATATGCATTATAATAATAAGCATAAGTTTCATCAATGAAATGCATCGCAGGAATATTATTAAGCTCTTCCTGAATCTTTGCAATTTCAGTCTGACGATACTGTTCTGCAATTGAATTTACAGAATTCAGTCTCTGTTCTTTCCACTGTTGTACAATAGTATACAGTGGCAAGATATTTGTGATTTTAGTACCATAGTAATTGTACAAAGCTGTTACAATTGAATAACTACAAAGGTCTCTAAAATCTGCGTTTGTCTGGATATCAGTAGCACCGATATTACCAAAGTAAAGGTCTTTTACAACCCTTTCGATATCCTTATTCAAGACATCTGGATGAATTCTTGCTGTCCAATCTGGACCGAGAGATTGTCTCTGGGTTGAGATCCATGACTTTCTCTCTTTGAATTGATTGTTTCCTGCCATTTTAGTCTATCTCCTCTCTGAGTAATGTACCACAATAATTTCCGTTGCCTGTAGTAGTTACATTACTTTTAATTTCTTCTTCATCATTGAATCCTTTAAGATACTGATTAAGAATACTTTCATCAATTGCTTCATCAGGATATGCTTTATTGCATAATACGATGAATCTATAAAGGGATACTGCACTCGATGCATCAACCCCTTCAACCATAACTAATGAATTTCTAATGTCAACTGCAAGTTCTGCATCTTCATTAAGATATTCTTTGATTCTGGCAAAGCAATTATATCTTCCTGATACAATTATAGCTTCACCAGAGATTTCTACATCATCTTCAGCAAGCTGACTTAAAAGAATTCTTAAGTAGCTTCTGAAGATTACACAATAAGTTTTTTCTTCCGGATGCTTTTCTCCGGACTTGAGAACACCTTTGTTTTTAATGATGTTCATTTTCTGTTCTTCGGTCAAGTTATCTGCGACCTGTGTGAATAATTCTGACATAGAATTACCTCCTATAAATTATTTTATTCTGATTACTCGTTTGTAATCATCATAATAATATATACCTAATCACTCTTTTACCAATATTTCTTAGGTCTTTTCTTAACGTATATACAATGCTGTCTAAATCTTGTAATTCCAACGTAGTGTAAGTTACGATTTATATTACGATTCAGGAATTCTTCAAAGTATATACCTTTATTAAACTCAGAACCTTGACTCATATGTGTTGTAATAGCATATCCGTATTCAAACTTATTGCCTTTAGAATTATGTGTTTCTAGTATTGCATCTCTTACTTTCTTCTCCGATACCATATAATAGTAATCTACATCAATATCTTGGAAAAAAGAATCTGTTATGTCTGGTTTGAAACACATCTTAAAAGTCTTGTCTTCTGTATTAAAAGAAGTAGGATCAATTATTGATACACAACTTCCTACAAGACCATTAGTAAGATTAATACCACCAGATTCTACATTCCAATTATTCTTTCTACAAACGACACGTTCTCCTAAATTTGGAGTAGCATTCTTAAATCCAAACATGTCTCTTCTAACATGATTATTTATAGTGTCTCTTGTAGCATTTTTACCACAGATAACTATATCAGAGTTGGCTATCATATTATCAGTTAATTCATCCTCATATATTACTGAAACATTCTTAAAGCTTCCATGAGGTATAGGAACTCCCTTAATAAGCATCTGAGAGAATTGAATTATTGTATTATCTCCTGCTTGTCTCATTATCTCTGTAAGCTTATGAACTTTAGCAGGATTATTAAGATAACCTGATTTTCCTGCAACCGGTGGTAACTGGTCTATATCACCTGCTGCTATAACAGGTATTCCCATACTATCTATAACCTCACGCATTTGTTGAGGAACCATACCTGCTTCATCTACTATTATAAGATCTATATCAGGAAGATATGTTTTAGGAATAAATATCATTCTATACTTAGGTTTATTGAATACTTTATCGTATACTTGCTCACCTTTCTCATTAAGCAATGGTACTTCTTTAAAGTCATATAACCAAGAAAAAATAGTGCGAGCAGTAAGCATTCCTTTTGTTCTCATATTAATAGCAGCGGAGCCTGTATAAGCCATCGGAGCTATTCTTGTAGGACTGATATTTAATGCACGTACTATCTTATCAATTAAAAAAGATTTACCAGATCCAGGAGGACCGGAAATCTCAAAAGTTTGTTCGGTACCACGACGCCACCATGTGATGGCGTCATTAAATACCTGCTGTTGTGAATTATTTAGAGATACGTTTTCCATTTTTCTTAGCCTCTTCTTTCTCCTTTTGCTGAATCAATCGTTCTATATTAATCTGTGTATCAATATTTCTAAATACACTAGGATCGATAGTATTCATATTCTCCATATTATAGATAAGATTAATCCAACAAACAGATTCGTTTGTAAATGGTTGGGATATAAAATCCCCTGCATTCGTTCTGCACATAGCGTACAAATAATCTTGATTATTTAAGTACTTTGAAATGAAGAACGACACTATCTCGAAATAGGGGTTCTCTATCTGTCTAATAACAGCATAACGGTTAAACAGATAATAAGCAATTTTTCTATTTGAAAACGGCTCGTAGTTAATAGAGTATCTATCCGGTACTCCATTCATATTAATTTTAGGATAATTGATAGACTTGTTATCGATATGAATCGGCATACCATTCTCTACGAATATACCGTTGCTTATATCGATTTCAAGCATACAGATCAAATCATACTCAATCTGATCCATAATATTTTTGATTTCATTTACATCATATCCAATGTCCATTTTTAAAATCTCCTTTAAATTAGAATTTACGTTAGAGCTTACTCATCTCAACACTTTTATAATATATAAATCGAGGGAGGTTTGCATATGAAAGATTACTCTAACTATAATTTTGTTCATGAGGCTATATTGTATGAGACTGTGAATAAATACGAAGAACAGGGTATCAAACATCCTTTCTATATTAAAGCATTAGTACCATTAGAGACAGAATCAGGAAGAACAATAAATATAGATAAATCTAATATCTATAACAAAGATCTAAGCTGGTTATCTACATATACTATGACTAGTGAAATAACGATAGACCTATATCTGCCTAAATATCTTATGATGGACTATCCTAGTAAATATATACCGAAAGGAACTAAATTCCTTGTTGCTTTTGTTGGAGGAAACTTAAATAACTGTCAAATCATAGGGAGGTGTTACGATGAGTACGAAGACTAATACAACGTTTACATTAGACCAATTCGCTGACAGTAAATCATCTAATGATATATCCTATTATTCTATGAGTCTTTTAGAAAAAGATCCTGATAATAATATAGAATACGATGTGTTTAACGTAGTGTCTGATTATATAAACGAACTTAAAGCTATGTCTAGTACAGTTGTTTTATCAGAGAATGAGTATTATACATATAGGTTTAAACCAAAGCTATTAGCTGATTACCTATATGGCAATACAGAATTATACTTTATAATTTTATGGCTTAACGACATGTGGTCTGTAAAAGATTTTGACCTAAGAGAAATAAAACTCATAAAGAATACAGAGCTTTCTGATGCTTTAAGCAAGATTAACTCTGCTGAGAAAGCATTTATCAAATCATATAATGAAGCAGCTCTTGCTAGTTATTAAGCAAAAGCTTTCTTCAAATATGCCATATATGCTGTATGATCAATTTCTGGAACTCGTACAAACAATCCATTTGATGAACAATCTTGTTCAGGCACATAGGTTTTTGTAGGTTCCACAAATCTATCAGTATCTGGAATCTCACCATTCTTTAACATCATAAAGTGTGAGTACAACATTCCAAAATCCTTTTCGGTAAACTGATCACCATATTTAATATTATAATCGTGAACAAGTCTTTCCTCTTTACTTCCCGTTGGGTCGTAAATTCTTGTATACTCATCAGAGTATCTTGAAATGCAATTAAGTGAATTGATATTTGTACACATAATATTTCCCATCTCTTTTCCTTTTAATGCTCTTAAACGTTTTTCGGGTGACATAGCATTCATGTTCGTTAAACCGTTTATGAGTTTTGGATTTGTTCTCCAATATACATCATATATTGGCTTTGTTCCATCAGAATTTAATACTACGGGGTTCTGCACTTGCGGAACCTCTGTATTATCTTCCAAAATTGGTTTGCGGTCATCATTGTTTGGAAGATCAACAGAATTGTCTACTTCACATTCTTCTACATTCTTATTACTCAAATCTAACTTGTACAATGGCTCTTTAAGTCCTACATCACAAGTAAGATTGATACTATCAATATTATCATAAGGATGATAGATACCTAATGAATAATTTAATGGTTTTGTATATGGTTCGAATCTATGCTTTATAAGTTTGATAGATAGATACTTTTCTCCAAGTCTATTAATATATGAAGGAGCTATAACAAATGCACCATCCAAATTATTAAGAATAAGCATTGATTCACCCAAATTACTTCTGTCAATACAAGGAAGAAGATTAAGTTTACCTTTATCTCTAGCTTCATCGACTTTCTTATTAGCTTCTCTATTCAACTGACCTGCTGTGATAATCGGAATATCCATATCAGATGCAATTGATTTCATCTCATTGATAATAGAACCTAATCTAAGTCTTTCATCAGATGCTCTAAAACTATCAATAGATCTAATTACATTAATATAGTCTATAATATAACAGATAACTTCATATCCATTTTCTTCAAGAGTATCTGACAAATCATATAGATAACCTGTATCAATAGAGTTACTTGGTTCGTATTTTATAATAAGGTCTATAGGGTTCTCATCATTAACAATAAGTCCTTTATCTCTCATCATTTGAATTCCTTCATCAATACCAACTTCATTCATTCTATGACCAGTCACCATTGAGAATAATCTTGTGAATGATTCTCTCTTAGTATTCTCAAGTGTAAGATAAACTACAGCAGGTTGTTTTGTAGGGTCTTTTGTCTTAAACTTCTTATTATAAAGCTTAATCTGATATGCAAGATTAAGAAGAGTTAATGACTTACCCTCACCCTGAAGTCCAAAGAAACCATATACACGACCATTTTCAAATCCATTACCAAGAAGATAGTTCATACCTACCATACCAGTTGATAACTTACTAGATGGATTAGATACATATGAATGTGTATCTCTTGCATAATCTTCAAATATACCATCTCTGAGACATACGAACTCCTGTTCAGAATCATTAACAGTATTATTTCTTATATGATTATTACAATCATGAATATATTCTTTCCAACTATCAACGATAGCAGACTTCTCATATGCAGAAGCATTATCAAATGCTGTCTTAATTTCTGCAAATTTATCTATATAAGATGAAAATGTAGCAGTATCCAACAAACTGGATACCATTGTGTTTACATACTCTACATCTTTATTAGACATCTCTTGAAAATTTATATTATATTCTCCAGTATGCGTCGTATCCTTTTGAATAATATAATCCCATACCTTCTTAGAATCTGTAATTCCATATATAATTCTGGCATCCAATGCGAATCTTATAAAATCCAATCTTTCGATGTCAGCATCACTTTTATAGTCATTGATATTTATAATATCAAAAAGTTCCTTTATGTTTTTATAACCTTTGATCTTTATATTTCTATTAGTAGAAACTAAGTACGAACAAATCATATCAAGAATAATATATGATAATTTCTGATTCAATTCTCGTTTACTATTGTATTTTTTAGAATTCTTTTCATTCTTCTCATATCTCTGAGCAATACGTACTGCCATTTCATATAACCTCCAATGCTAGGTTTTTCTCTTTACATGATTGTTTGGTATGTGGTAGATTAATAATAAATAACGTTCATCAGCTTACATAATACGTACGAATATAATAAAAAATAATGGGGCTGAACAAACAGCCCCAAAATATATTGAAAGGATTAACGAATTGGTGTATTTTATACATTATTTCTGTAGTAATAGTTTCTATTGAGAAATTTGTATGTGTTAATATCAGTATTAACCATACAGAAATTATTCTCAAAATCAACTAAATGGTCTGCTGTCATAAATCCTTTGCTGGCAGCATCTCCGATTACATCATCGATATCTGGATTATCCCTATCTATTACGAGAAAAACTGGGATTTTATCAAATCCACTCAATCCATCAAACAGTTCAATTATTTCATTGACGTATTGATACATCGTTGAATAAGGAATTCCAGGTTCATTCCATCCTCGTATGACTGCAAACTTTTTAACTGCTTTGTAGCATAAGTAATAAATATCTCCTTCGATGATTCCGAGATAGTTTCTCATCTCGTCAGTTAATTCAGCTTCCATGTCAATGACATCAAAGCTCAACCATGAGTCTGTAACTTGATTAGTTATCTTGTATCTCGTTATTCCATCAAGCACATGTTCTTTCTTAATTTTGTTATCTTTAAATATAAACATAATATACCTCCGATAGGACGTTGAATCTTTATAAGAGTTTTACTCTATCCTATCACTGATATTATATACAAATAATTACTATATTGCTTCTGACAATATCCTCATCAATTCATCTGTAGTTATAAACTCTTCTCCTTTACTTTGATTAACAAAACGAGTGAAGATTTCATATTCAGACAGGTTATTATCAAGAAGATAATCATATTGAGCAAATTGGTCATTGTTCTTTTGATTCTCTCTTACAGTTTCCATAAATCCAGAATCTTGTACATCTATTTTTATATCTTGAATTGTGCTAAAGTATTGTTTAACTGCATCTGTAGACGTTGTAGCATTCTTGAATCTTACTTTTAAGAAATCTATTCCATTCATCTTAAGATTACATATATGAGTTATAATTGTCTTAGGATCCATATCAATCATATTGTCAAGGTTTATTGTATCGTATCTGAATGATTTGATAGGTTGGAAATCTACAGTATACTGATGAGTATACTTATCATAAAGACAAACAAGAAATCCCTTTTCTTGTTCTTCTCCAAACTTCCATCTTAATGGACTTCCAGAATAATATATATGATTCTGATAACATCCTTGAACGTGAACATGACCACATAATATAGGACCATTACATCTAGCGAAGCTATTTATATCAAATACTGGATTCTTAACTGTATCTAAATCAGCTTTATCAAGTCCATATATAGCTCCTTTAATATTACCATGAAGCACAGCCATATCATATTCTTGAGTATAATAAAGAGCTTGTTCATAGTATTCTCTTCCTTTACCATACTCTTCTGGAATACAAAGAACCGTGGTTCCTTTAATATCTTGAAATTGCATATTTTCTACGATACGGATATCGACACCAGAATTTATATATCTATAGAATAGCTTTAATTGATCAGCATCGTGTGAGAATGTTCCATGTAATAATACAAGAGTAGCATTATTTTGAATACATAGCTTAACAATCTCATCCACAAATAATAAAGCATACATAATTACATCAGAATTAGACATAAACTTATGATGAAACAAATCACCATTAATAAAGAATGCATCGAAATGAATCATACGAAGTTTATTAATCATTTGCTCCATAAGTATATCATATTGTATTTTAGGATCCATGGCTCCAAAATGTATATCTGCTGTATGAATTTCAACAAGTGTTCTATCTGAGTACATATAATCTCCTCCAAACTTAAATTATATGAAAGTTTTTATATATGTCAAACTTAAGTTACATTATATATTATCTATGTAATAAGTAGAGATAGAATTAGACTATCCTTTGAACAGCTACTTAAAGTCCAGTTCATGACAATAAACCGAGCGTCATACGAAATAAGCCATGTTTCAAAATTTAAGGAGGAAACAAAAATGAAAGTACGTAAAAATAATATGTCAGACAACAGCAGCACGGAGATTATGAAAAGGATATTTAATAACTTCCTTACATCCGATAGAAGTTTAATGACCTTTGTTGTTAAACAGGGAAGGAACGATTTCTATGTAGTCATGATAGTAAAGGATGTTGTTGGAGCTAAATACTCTGTTCATCCTGAAGACACAGTCTTTACCTTCGTAGCTCCATTACGTGTATATGGAACACGAAAAATGAAGACTAAATCAAATCATGTTATCAAAGTCCATGTTAATGGTAAAATCGGAACCATTAACAGTGATGATATATATGAAATCAGCACTCAGAATCTGTTTAAAGATTACTGTTACATATGTAATCTTTCCAAGTCCGATACAAAGAGTGCCGTAACAGCATTCATAAATTCATCTGCATGGTCAGAGAATGGAATATCTAATGCTGACTTCAATGAAAATGACTTCGAGTCTATCGATGCAGTTAAGATGATGCTGTCTGACGAAGAAGAAGTCACAACCGAGGTCGATCAGGAAGTATCTGAAGTAATAGAGGCTGAATATGAAGAAATCTCAACTGAGGTTGCTGAGCCTGATACAATGTCTGATGAAGACAGAATCCTTGAAGCGTTTATGAATGAGAAATTTGTGTCAGAGCAGATTATCAATATTCATAATGAAATGCTTGACAATCTGATAATTCCACCGGATGAAGTTCTTGACTTTATGAAAAGAGCTGATTCCAACTGCAATTATCTGCAGTCATTGCAGGAAAATGAGAAACAGCTTATTGATTCTCATAAAGTGACAATCGATTCTATCAGTGATCTTAGAGATAAGATAGAGTCTCTTAAAACTAAGCTTACTGAGCTTGAGGCGATATCTGAGAAAGAAGAATCTCTTGATATTGGACTTAAGAAATCAATCGTTGATATTAAATCCAACGTTGAAACAGATATCCGTAAACTCAACTCATTTATGGAATCTGCAAAGAGAGAAAAGGCTGCTTCAGAAATGCGTAATCGTATAGACAGTATGCTTAGTGGACTTTCTAACGATGAGGCAGAGTATCTCAGAAGCAAACTTGGAATTAGTAGTACTCCTGCTATTGAAATGAAGACTTCTGAAATCGTTATCACTGACGGTGCTTGTGTTAGTGACAACGCAAACGGATATTCATGGGCAGAATACAAATCACATATCGTGGATGTTTGCCAGGGACATTCTCTCCCTAGCAAGCTTGTATTCAAGGCATTGGCTGATGTAATTAAAAATGGCATGACTCATGCTACATTGGCTGATAAACTCAATAGTGTACATTATGCTAACAAAGCTATTGAGTTCTGCAGAAAGTATGGCTATCTTCCTGAGAAGAAGAAATATGCAAAGCGTAGAGTTTCTTCAGATCAGATAAAAAATAGAGGCAAAGCCATCACTACAAATTCCAAGAAGAGAAAGGAAGCTATCGAAATGGCTTTCAACTCTAACAAGTAATCAAATACAAAGCGGACTCTACATCCGCTTTGTTTTTTCATATATACAATCTCTTCAACCATTATATAAATATAAAATAGGAGGTGTTTTTAGTGGATATTTCTTATCTATCATTTGATACAGGAATAGATGATGACAGGATTTATGCTCATAGAGGAGATATATTTATATGTGATGATTTATTTAAACCTCTCGAAGAACTTGATAAAGATGATCATATTTTAGGAAAGCCTACTAGACCTGTAATCATAATTTCTAATGATAACTATAATAGAAATATAGTTAAAGTTTTACCATTTTCAACTAAAGCCGGTTCAGATGATTCAAACGCTATTTCATCTGGCAGAGTTATTAGGGTCCCTGGAATTAATAAAAGTCCAAACCCAAGTTATATTGATGTGTCTCAGGTATTCACAATCAATACGTATCAGCTTAAAATTAAATTAGGACATGCTTCTCAAGAGATTGTAGATGCTGCGGTTGCTATGCATGCATTACAAAATGTTGCTGATACAACTTCTATTGATACACTTGTTAAAGTATTTAAAGACAGATACCCTAAAGCACAAGTGTTCAATCAAGTTGTTCAAGTTCCTAAGAGTACAAATCCAGATACTCAACACAAGATAATAAATAATATGTTTAATCCGTGTGAGGATTTATTTGCAGATGTAAGACAAGTTTCATACACAGAACTTGCTAGTGAGATTAAGCATACTATAAAATTTCCTGATACTAAAGAAGAAGCTTATGAACTTTATCAGGAATGGTTAACTTTAGGAACTGATTTATTTAGAAGTAAATATGGTCTTACAAGACAGCAATATATTACGTTACGAGACAAATGTGTATATAAGATGCTTGGTAAAATGCCAAACTTTAAAAAGCATGATTGGTCTACATAATATTAATACAGACTGGGTAATTCCAGTCTGTAATTTTATTTTGTTTTATTTATATATTATTATTGTGATTAGGCGAGCTGTTATATGATGCTTATCCATACTGGTGGTATTCCAGAAATTATTTATAAAGGAGTCTTTAATATGAAGATTTATGTGCACTGTCCAATTAACACTGATGGAGAATACGATTATAAGTCGTTCAGCTCCAATGAGATTATCGGGGAGTATAAAGCTCCTGCAGGGAGATCATTTTCAATCTCCTGCAAGAGTTGTAAAAGTGGTACTTATCAGAAGTACCACTATTTTAATAAAGGATTGTCTCATGATATGTTTGAATATATCATGAGACATAAATTCGTAATTCTTGAATTCGAGGATTATGAATTCGATGTAATCCTCGAAGAAGAAGAAAGTGATGACTATTATGGTGTCACCACTTTCAAAAAGGCTCTGGGATTGTCCATGATGGACGATGCCAGATGGTCTAAGTAAAAGAGAGAACACCCTGTGGTTGATAGGGGTGTTCTTTTTTGTCTTATAACTTGAACTTTAATATAAATGACTAATGTAAAGGAGGATATAATAATGTCAAAAACGTATAATAACACATTTATCTATACTAAGTTTCCGTATGAGGAAAACATTTTTAGATTTCTAATTAATTCAACACGTATTGATAAGAAGTCGCCTAAGTTTGATGATATCAGATATGAGTTTAAAAAGAGACAGCTTGATAACTGTCTGCTAAAGGTTCTTAATTCTGATAATGTAATTCTTTGTACTTCCGATTCTTTACCTCTCAATACTCAATTTAGAGTAATGTGTGCTAGGGATCCTAAATTTAAATCTGATACAAATTACAAAATCTTTATTGACTGTACTGGTCTTATTGTATTAGATAAGGACGGTAATTATAGATGTCATAGTATTGATATTTTAGTTTCTCATATTGTTAATGCTATGGTATCCATGATTTATCATAAGGCTGAAAATCAGATTCTTTCTACTCAGCTTATTAATGATTCTATGGAATGCTTTGCTAATCTATTTACACATGTAATTGATTATCTTACAAAGATTTCAGTTATTCCTTCTACAAAGTCTAAGTGTCAATTCTTAGCTTGTATGTATTTCACAGAGAATATTATTCAGAAGGAATTTAATACAAACTATCAGCATATAGCTGGTAAGATTACTAACCTTTCTGAGAGAGAACAGGATATGATTATGAACCAGTGTGATGAAGGAGACTTCTCTGATATTAAATCTTTTGTCGCTAAAATTGCTGAAATGATCAAAGCTCCAAATCTTAAAGTTGATAATGTAATTGATAAGTGGATGTATCTATATGGTGCTAATACTGTATTTGCACTTGAATATTATCCAGCATTGTCAGCTATGTTAACTGATGCTTATTGTGGTGCTTATTTGAATAATCAGAAGACTATTGAAAAAGTGGTCGGAAATACTCTTGTAAGCTACACAAAGAACGTTATTGCTAAAGGTGGTACATTAGTATGAGTAAATACATTGAGGACGTACAAGGTAAAATTGTGTCTAATCCTATTAATGAGACTAATACTAAATATGGCTTCAATGAAAAAAGCGAAGATGGAATATACTATAATGATAATTATCCTATAGATACTCAGTATATGTATAATTATGATGAGCCTGTAAGTGATATAGATACCGCTTATTATGATGATTACAGAAACAAGATTGAGGAACTTAGAAAAAGAACAGAGAGTACTTATGAAGCTCTAGAATCTTGCTTGGTTCCTGTAGAGATTCCTGGAATGTCGTTTCAACCATATGAGTTCCAAACCACTGAAACTGATGATGGAGAAGTAATTAAAGAGAAACAAAAATCTTTCACTTATTTTTTCCAAGATCATCTATCTCCTATAGGAGAAGATTCAAAAGAATTTGTGTTTAGAACTAATAAGGTTAAATTTATAGATGATAGACATCGTAGATTAATATATGATAGAACTATTCATCTTATGACATTGAAGGAAGACGAGGATAATAAAGTATCATTTAGAAATGTTCTTCTTCGTACTTTCTTTGAATACTATAATAAAAACTATTATCCACTTACTAGGACAGTCGATGCAATTAATATTAACATAGACAGTATTATTAATGATATTTATAGTAATATCATTAGTAGTGGTGAGACATATACTGTATTAGATTCTGATGGTGAAGAAAAGACTTTAAGTTCTAAGTCTGATTTTGATCTCGTATTTCAATCTGGTCAAGATATAGATACACTGATTCCTAGTACAGTATACAATCTTTATAATATTGGATGGCTTGAAGCTTCTGTAATGTTCTTAAATGGTATTATTATACCATGGACTAAGATAATAATTTCTGTAGATAATATAGATACATTTATTATCATATCTAAACTACTAGAAGCTACATCAAATCTATTAGATGATGATAAAGATATTTACTTGGATTATGTACATATTCCATTTAAAGTAGCATATGCATCTGGTAGAATAAGCTCATCTGATAATAGCTTGATATATTACAAGTATACAGCTGGAGAAGAAATCAATAAAGATAACGATATAATATTTATTATTGATAAATATGGCGGTGTTAGATTTAGTTCATTAACAACAAATGTTAATTTTCGTAAAGTGTCTATATCTGATACATTTGATAGAATCATATGCTTAGATCCTAATATTAAATATGCTGAGTTTTCTCTTGATTCTGATTTAAAAGATATTGGTATTGAGTATACTAAGACATTTAAAGATTTCTGTGGAAATGATTATAGATGTAAACTTAAACAGTTTAACTTCTTAGGATTTGAACTTGATAGATATTATGAAAATGATGTAAACTATAAAGGAACATTTAAGAATGATGACTTTACAGTAACTTGGCATCCATTTAATATAATGGATATCAGATTCAAACGTCTATTCAATAGAAAAAGAGTATTTAAAGTATTCTATAATACTAAGGTATTATATGATCAAGATAATATTCTAAGAATAAAGAATCACGATTATCTATTTGAAGAATATGAAAGATATAGACAGGATGTTACTGCTAATATAGAAACATATCTAAACGAAATCTATATTCTAGCAAAGAAAGATATTGGTACATATATCACTACTGATGGTAAGATGTATGGTTATAAATATCATTATGTAACTCCTTATGAGTGTTTCTTACTATATAATGCTATCAATACTTCTGTTTATCATAATGCATATACTTCATTTGATGATTTCAGAAATATTAATGTAGCTGGATTAAGAACAGATTCAAGTAGATTTAAGACAATAATAAACACAGAGCTTACTGCAAATAGTGAAGGTAAATGTGTATGGGTTATTCCTATCGGTGGTAATAATCAACGTCCAGCTGTTAAGATTACCAGATTATCTGATGGTGATACTGTATTAGCTGATATCAACTTTAAAGATGATAATAGTCAAATCATTATTACTATGAGTAAAGATGGAAATAATATAGCTGCTGGTTCATATAGAGCTACATTATACTATGCTGATGTTATTAGATATAACCCTGATTTAAAATCTTCTAATGGTAAATGTGTATGGACTATGACTGGTGTTGATTTAGATACTACTGTTACAGCAGTTTATAATGCTAATACCAATCAGATTGTATTAACTGATATTGAAAAGGTTGATGATACTACATTTAATATCACCATCTATAGCGATGAAGACATAATAACAAGACAGTTCATTGCTGTATTAAATACAACTACTAATACTGTCGATAAGGGTAGTATATTAAATTATATGAATGGTGGATTTATTGCTATTCCTAGTGATGAAGATAGTATGTTCTTAAAGATGGTAAAAGAGAAAGATATCTATGAAGACGATAAAGTAACTGTAAGAGATGATATTAAAGAATACTTTGAAAATATTGCAGAATCTACAAGTGCTTCGTTAGTAGATATTCTGGTTCCTATTGATAATGAATCTAGAACAGACAGCAAAACTCCTAGTGATTCTTTCTATATGTATGAGGGAGATTCTAAGGGAAAGATTATTCCATATTTATCTATCTATAGTGAATTTGGAATGGAACAAGAATACACAGATGTTAAGTATGATATATTGAAACTGAGATTTGAACTGTCATATCTTAATAATATGGAAGAAGGTGCAACTCCTGTTGATGAATTTATCTATTATTTTGATAATAGCGGCGTTATTAATATGGATAAGTATCCAGTCGTAGAAGACAATAATATTACATTTAGAACTACAGCTATTGATTTAAATGCATTAGCTAAGAATATATTTAAGTTAGACCCACAGAATGTATATAGTTCTATTGAAAAAATGAACTGGTCTGCTGATTATATTATTCCTCAAACAATAAATGGTAAGAGAGAAAATTGTCTTGTTACATTAGAATCTGAACCACCAACTTCATCATATGATTATAGATTAGATCCTAGATTCTATTACAATTATGGATATCGTGATGGAGATGATAATACATCAGTTCATAAAGTTGTATCTGAATGGGGATTAAGACGTAATCTTCCTGAAATGTTCTACTGGAGTCTGGATAAAGATGAATATACTTTGGATAGTATGCATTTACTTGATGAGGTATTTGACTTTACTTATGACTTTAATAAGACATATGAACAAAACCTTGAAGAAGGAACTAATTACGTTATAGGATATGATGCTGATAAACTAGAACAGTCTATAAAGCGTAGTGTTGTTTCTTTTTCCAAAAAAGGATCAGAATTAAAGGATCATATGAGCAGGACTCAATGTGTAAAGAGTTCTAGTCTTGGTGGATATAAGATAATTACATTTATTAAAAATAAGAATCAGAAGATAGTATTTGATAATATCTCGATTACTGTAGCTACGCCTCAATTGGCTAAATATATAAATCCAGTTCCTGTAACTAGTGTTACTTATACAACAAAAGGAGATAGTAAAGAAAATTCATTTATCAATGTTGATATGAAACACAACAGCCAAGAGAATTATACTATAAAGAAAACAAATACTTCTTTTACTGATGTAGATAAAAACTTTACTCAGGAATTTGATTCTTATAAGTTTAATAGAGAAACAGAGCTTCTTGAATATTATAAAGGTAATGAACTTGTTGTAACAGTACAGGTTGATAAAATCATAGACAATTCTAGATTACAGATGTCTCGTTGGAATATAAGTCAACAAGATAATTATGTAATGATATTTAAGAATAGAAAGTTATATGATAAATATAATACTATTGAATATGATGATATCTCGTTCTCTGTTGATTTCTATAACGTAGAAATAAAAGATGATGATGAGTTTGAATTTGTATTTTTCTTAAATGCAAATAATACTATCATGAAAAAGATATGTGAAACCGATGATGATATCAAATTAAAATTACCAGACGGATACTATTCTAATTCTGCCAATAGTATTAGATTAGACATGAATGGTGATTTAATGGACAAAGGTTTGTATACTTTAGTTACTGGTACAACTGAATTTGATTGTGCTATTCCATGTAATACAAGTATTATAGATGCTGAGAATGTACAGTTACTAGTAAATGAAATGCCTAAAGATGAGGATGATAAATATACTGTAACAGATACAACTAATACTACATATGAACTTGATTTTAGTATGAAATCATATAGAACGAAAGTAGAAACTAAAAATAATAATGGTATTGAGAGACGCTTTATTCATCAACTTACTGACGATAATAAGTTAAACGGACTACACCGTGTTACAAAACAAGGTGGGGGAGAATATATTCTCTTATTTGACGGTAAAGTTCCTGAGAATACTGGTTCTGAAGATAATGAAACAACTATCGTTACACCTGGTACTGGTGGTAATTCTAATTTAGGTATCGGATTATTAGCATTAGCTACAAAGAATGTTAACCGTATAACCTTTAATGGAACTGTAGAACAATGGGAAGCTATATCTAAGACAAAACCATGGGTAAGAAGTGTTATTAACTTACAACCTAAGGGAATAAAGTGTACTGATGGAATAGCTACAGTTGGTGAAGGTGAAGCTCAAGACGGCACAACAGCAGGTGTTTAAGGAGGGATGATAAATGCAGAATATTTATTGTGGTCTAACTACATTTAATAGCACTACAATTAAAAGAGAAGATTCACAAATTACTATATATGGTGATGCACAAAACTCTAGCATTGATCAGACATTTATCAAAAACCTTGCTAGTTGTGTAAATAGTATTTCTATTATTGAATTGAAAGAAATAACAAGAGTAGAAGATTATGCATTATCAAATCTTCAAGTAAGTAAGTTCGAACTTATCTTACCTGATACATTACAGTACATCGGAAAGTATGCTTTTGAAAACTGCACTGCAATGAATAGTATTGTTATTCCTTCATCTGTCACATATATTGGTGTAGGTGCATTCTATAATTGTGGTTCATTAAACCATATATATTTCAGAGAAGGTACTACAATAGATTATATTCCTGAACAATTCTGTTCTGGTGGTGGTTTAAATAGTGTCGGAATAGCATATAATGATGGCACGTTTACTCCAGATGATACAACAGAATTCCCAGCTTCTATTAAGACAATCAATAATAATGCTTTTAAGGATTGTATGTCTATGGGTAATAATCTAATTATTGGAGACAGCGTAGAAAGACTCGGTGATTATGCTTTTTATGGAACAATATTTGATAATATTACTATAGGCACTGGTATTAATACTGGTGATGACGAAAACTCTTCTGAATTTGATGATGGTGGTTATACTACAGATAGAGAAATCACTACACCATATACATTATATCTATCATCTAAGCGTCAGTTTAGATATAAACGTATTGATATTACAGAAGATACTCCAGCAGGTACTATATTCTTACTTAATGTGGATAATTATGTTGAAGATGAAAGTGTTGGCAAATCATATACTTATAAGACTTCTGATGATGATTTTAAGTTCTGCTTGAATAGTAATCATGTATTAGTATTTAAGAATGGATTATTATTACCTGATACATATTATTATCTACATTCTATAATAAACAATCCTATTAACGATGTAGGTATAGTAATTAATGTATCTCTCACTAAAGATGATTATATTGATATTTTCTATGTTACTAACGACTTAAAACACATAGAAGTAGATTATTATGATATGGCTAATAAAGAGAGATACTTAAAGAATGGTGATATAAGAGTAGCATCTAATAATGCTACAGAATATCGTAATATGGGTGATACAATGGAGAATAAGTATAATAATAAAGTAGTAAATGCAAACTATATTAAACTACGTTCTCCATTATATGCAATATCTAGTAAGCATTCTTTATTTGTATTCTTAAATGGTAAGAAAGTAAGACTTGAAGAACTAGAAGATATTTCTGACACTATATTGAGTATAAGTTCAGATTATGCTAGATCTTCAGACGTTGAAGATAATACTATGAATGCTGTAAGACTAGAAGTATTAAATCATCTTGATACACAGGATATTATTGAACAACTTTATATTAATGATGGTTTAAGTCATAATGATAAAACCATTTATGAAAATCAATTTATTTTAAAGAATCAAAAAAATGTATATAAGAATACATTATTAGTTAATTCCATAGACTTAACTAAATTGGAATCTTATGCTAAACGTACATTATTAGATGATATTTTAAATGATTTATCTGATGAGAATCTTAATAAGTTATTCTATGAGTATAATACTGGTCAAGGTCCTATAACAGAATTAGATGAATCAAAGATGAATGAACCTGATTTTGTTAAGAAAGATGTTGTAATTAATTCTATTATAAATAAATATTATGAAGTTACAAATACTAGTAAGAATCCTACTAATACATCTACATCCGATTCTGAAGTTTCTGATGATGATACATTGATTTATGCTAGTGACGATTTAACAACAATTCCTGACGGTCATGACGGAAATACTGAAACTTAATTTATAGCAAACAATATATTATAATCATACCTTTTCTGAGGTACCATGATATAATTATGATTACTAATTTTGCTAAGATATACATTATAAAGAGAGATGGGCTATTATAAATCCCATCTCTCTATTCATTAATTGTGAACAATCTAGTAAATGATATAATATTACATTTAGTATAGTGAATAGATAATATTCAGAAAGGAGCTTAGAAAAAAGATGGACGAAGTTACTACAACAATTGCAGAGAATGCTCAAAATGCTGATGTAGCTCAGTATTCAGAACTTATTAGCACTTATGGGGCATCTACAGTAATTCTGGCTGTATTCTTGGTTGTATTGTTAGCCATGTTTGGATATATTCTTAAAAATAACCAAAAGACGAATAATCAGTTAATTAAACAGCAACAAGAGCTTGTTAAGAAGCTAATGGAAAAGGAAAATGAAACAGCTAAGAAAGCTGAAGAACCTATAATTCAGCGACCAGTTGTTACTAAAGAACCTGACATTGTACAGATATTCCTTGATATAAACTCTGGTATAAAGAGTATATTGAAGGATATTTCAGAAGAACTTGATACTGCCAGAGCTGCAGTATATGTGTTTCACAATGGTGTTTATAGTTCCCATGGTCTACCATTCTTTAAGATTTCATGTGTCTGTGAAGTTATTAAAAAGAATTGTGGTGTGGTAAAAGGAATTAATTCACAGACAGGACTTCCATTACAAATGTTTGATAACAGTATCTCTTATATGTATAAGAATGGCAAGATAAGTATAGGTGATACTGATGATGAATCTAATGAATTTGTTCATGATTCTCCAGTACTTATAGGAATGCTAAAAAGCAATAATATCAAATCAGCTGTAAGTATATCAATATATGATAATGATGATAACATAGTTGGTATAGTTCTAACTGAATTTACAGAAACACATGATAAAGAATTTATGGATAATATTCAACAGAAACTAATCAAAAAAGCTCCATTGTTATCACCAATTCTTGAGTATTCGGGAATTTTTAATAACAATGTAACTAATAAATAAGGTATACCTCCATGCTAAATGCAGACGGGGTTCATCCTCGTCTGCATAACTTTTTTTGAAATGTATACTATAGAAGTGTTATAGAGACACGCAAGTAATTGCTATCCCCTAGGCAGTCAAGGTAAATCATAAAAAGAAAGTAGAGGTTAATTTAAAATGAAAAACAAAAACAATATGAGGACCATGATTCGTAATATTATTAAGGATAATTTTATTCCAATCATGGGAATAATTGCATGTGTAATTGTTATCTTTTATGCATGTGTAACCTACATCGCAAGTGGAGTGGAAGAAGATAAAACTTCTGCTCGTGAAACATCTACTGTAGAGGTTGTTACCACTACAGTTGTAACAGAGACTATTGTAGCTACAAGCACCACCAGTCTTCCAATATCTACAACAACCACATCGACTACTACAACAGAAACAACAACGACAGAAGTTAGTACAACAGAGGACATAAATGAAACGACGGAAGAAACAACAGTTTATATAGAAGAAAACACCGAACCAGCATACGAATATTTATTCTATGCAGAATCAATGAGAGTCCATAAAAGGAATTGTGTATACGCAGATACATCCTGTATGGAAATCATTTATGGGGATTATATCGAGGAAGCACGTCCTTGTGAAACATGTAATCCCGATATTACTATAGGAAATCTCTATGTTCCTGAGACAACAAGTTATTCTGAAACATCATCATCTTCAGGACTTACAAGGAACTGGACTGTTACAGAAATGACATATTATAGTGGCTCATACGGGTGCATTGGTGCATCTGGAAGAACACTTGTAAATAATTATAGTGTCGGGTGTAATTCAATACCGTTAGGCACTATCATATACATAGAATCATCTGATGGTTCTGTGGATGGGTATTATCGAGTAGATGATACAGGAGGAATGGGTAGTAATGTTATTGATATATTCTACTCAGATTACTCTAACACACCCTATTCGTTTAGACAAGCAGGAAGGGTATCCTGTACAGTATATATTGTGGATTAAATGAGTAGGGTTCTCTATAACAAAAAATAAATAGGGGTAGTTTAACACTACCTTTATTTTTTAGTATTGAAAGTATACCAATGCCACCATACCTTAATTGGTATGGTGGCTAATATTAATCGCTAGTTACTTCACTAGAACTATCGGAAGAAGAAGATGTACCAGCATCATAAACTACAAGTAGACGATCCATATCTACTACACATGTAGGTTCAACACTAATTACATCAAGTCCATCAAGGGCAGCATCAATTGTCTTCTGTGCTTCTACAGCATCATTAATAGAGAACTGTACAATCTTTACAGCAGGAGTTGTAATCTCAGATTCACCATCATAGAGAACAACAGCCATATCACTCTGACCGTTAGATGTAACCTTTAGAGATACAAAACCCTCAAGATCTTTAATCTGTTCATTAATCTTCTTTTCAGCTTCAACAATATCAGCACGACCGATATGAATTAATAGACTCTTCATAATATTACCTCCTTATTATATTACTCTTCAGAGAAAAGAATAATCATATTATTATCATCAAGCATAAAGCTGTCATATGGTTGTAAACCCCATTTATCATCCTCATCAAGAAGTTGCAGTATCATAGAAAGACTACGTGATCCACTAACTGGATTTGCAGGATTCTTTACAATCTTAACTCTTGGATTTTTAGCAGCTTTATATTCGAAAAGAATAATATACATATATTCAGATGGATGACAAATAGAAATAAATGACTTAGGCTCATCTTCAGCAATCTCCATCTCTAAAAGAGTATCATTAATGATATCTTCTGTTTTTCTCATATCCTGAGAACCACGAATAACCTTTACACCAATCTCAGGTGTATCAGTACCTTTAGAATCTTCTTTCTCAGCAACAAGCATATACTTATTAGCATCTAAAGTTTTAATAAGGCCAGCAAGCCAAGTAACAGCATTATCCTTACCAATCTTTAGAATGGCTTCATTAATTTTTTCCTCATTATCCTTTTCATTTAAAGACATAGGAACTAAATAAACTTGTTTCATAAACAGGATTTACCTCCTTATATAACAACTTAACATCATCATCTTTATTATAAAGTTTCGTTAAAAAATAAAAAATATAAACCACTAAGTAATGAAAAAATAAGCCACCCGATACGGGCAGCTTATATTTTTATTAGACCCAGGAATACACCTCCTTTCCTGTACGAAGATTGATGAGTATCTGCAGATACTCACCCTCTTCGTTTTCAATATCCGTTATTATCTCCAGGATTCGTATCCTGGAGATATCATTGTTTTCTATTCCATCATAACCTCCGAAGAGGTGATCGATGGAAATTCCATCATATTTCCCGGGTCTTTTATAATACCCAGGATTCGTCCCGAGCATCACGTTGAGATACCCGGGATAATAAATGAACTGCACCGGCTTCCTTCCATAGTAATCTATGAATGCTTTGTAGATGTTGTGGATGATTATTTTGTTCATTTTCTTATTCATTCTTTTATTCATAACTGTATTCCTTTTCCCTTAATCGTTGGGAACGTAGACTTTCATCTACGCCTGATGCTTTGCGTAACATGTATGCATCGACCATGCTAGAAGTAATAATTTCTTATTCTTCTACCTATATTATATATAAGTAAAAAATCAGAGGTTGACAAATAGCCAACCTCCAATAATTAATCTAATATTACACCATACCAATCTTCAGCTAGAATATCTTCACAAGAAGGAGACCATATAGAGAATGACCCATCTTCACATCTAATCTGGAAATATGGATTTACTTTAATTATGCTACCTTCTTCAATATGTAATGCTACAGCAGTGTTTTCGTTACAGGGAATTCCCTCAGGATATCCCTTCTGATAAATCACATATACATCTTTATCTTTCCAGCCTTTTCTTGCTACTTTAATTCCATTCTTAAGATACTTTATAGCATCTCCAAAATCAAAAAATACTTTATCTACTTTCATATTATCCTCCAAAATTAATAATACAATTCTTTTATAAATCTTGGATCATTATCAAAGTTATATACAAACAATGGATTAAGTTCATAGAATCTCCATCCACCACCAGTAGTAGCTTGTTTACCAAGTAGACAATCTGAAATATGTCTAGACTCCAATCCATGATTCAATCCGAACTGTAACTGATTATTAGTTAAATACAACTGTCCATTAGGAGCCTGAGCAATAAACTTTCTAACTGTTATTGAATTTCTTGTTTGATGAATAGGTGTAGACCATGTTATATTACCTCTAACATATCCTAAGTTATTATCTATTCTCTCTATAGAAATTCTCTGATTAGGATACATTGTCTTAGTCTGTATATATGATGCATACATATCATCAAAGAAATCAACAAATACATCATAATCTGTAGTTAATCCTCTACCACCATATCTATGATATTCACTATTATTAGGATTATAGATACGGTCTTTCATATGAGCCCATACATCATAGAATTTATGATCTACAGATTTCTTTAATCCAAATCCACATACAATATTATGTAATGATGAATTAGGATTGTTCTTTAAGTTCTGCTCACTTACTTCTCTTGTACGATTACATTTAGTACAGCGTACATAAAACATTCTTCTGTCGTTCTTTGTGTCTCTATAGGCTCTTAATAAAACCATATCTCCTATAGTTTCACCTGGTTGTAACGGAATATAATTAGCGTGTCTTGACATATAATGTCCTCCTTTAAATTTATTTTATAAATATGTTATTTAATTTATAAAATAAATATCCACCGCTAATATACATTACGAATGCTACACTTTTAAAATTATTCTCCGAATGCCTCCATAGCGTCCATTACAGTAAATTTCTCTGTACTGTCATGAAATGCTTTCATCATAACATTCTTAACTGAACTAGCTAATTGAGGGGTAGCAGTACCGATGTTTGGTGTATTGAGCAAATAGTATATATCACCAGCACACTTGTTACAGATACATTCATTTTTACATAGAGAAGAGAAACGCATCTTTACTGTCTTATTCTTATATTTATCCATATTAGTACTATCTAGACGGATTAATTTATTACCTTCTACTATATAAGAATACATTAGAAGATTCATATGGTTTTTATCTAAGGTTACTGTAATAGTACGTTTAGTACCACAATCACTACCTTTAGGACCTAGTTTAACATGTTGGAATGCTAATAAGAATTTCTTTTCTTCATATCCCCATGTTGCAGTTTTTCTTGCACGAGAATATGGTCCTGCTGCCAATGAGTTAGACATAGCAGCATAATCATCTTTAGAGATACCTTCTGAATAACATGATTTAATAATATTATATCCCTTTGTTGGGTCTGGGTCTTTTGTAGCACCTTTAACTACATACATGTTTTTAAAGTTGTTTGATAAGTCCGCACCAGCACCAGCTTTGATATTGTCCCAAGCAGGATCATCTTTTAGTTTCTCTTCACAATAGGCTAATAACTCATCTTCTATTTTCTTCATTATAAATGCATCGCCTGCTGCTAATTCTTTCTCATACTTTTTGAACAATTCTTTTTTCTTTGGTTCTATTGTTTTTGAGATTAATAACATGTCTTCTGAAGAAGTTGTGCAAATTACTGTTGAGTAGTTCATAAACTTCTGACAACATAAAATCCATTGTTTAAACTGTTCTACTGTAACTCTATCTTCCATAATAGCAAGAGATAGTTTATCATTTATATCACCATATACACCTTTATTTACCGGTTTATTGATATATCCAATCTCATCAAAGATTCCTGAATAATCGATACATCCTTTATTAAAGAACCATGCTCCGACAGTAGTAACAAATTCATTCTTATTGTTATGATATGTCTTTGGAGGTACCTTCATTACATCATATGTATTGAACTTCTTTTTACCATTGAACTCACCAAAGCATTCCATAAATACACTTGTCTTTAAACAATCTTCATTAGAAAGTGATAAGATATAATCACGTTCTGTATCTGTAATCATTCTAGATTTTCTTTTCTTAACAGCCATACTTAATTCCTCCTTAATTGGGTATTTTATACTATTGTTGAATTCCATGATAATTAACAAGATAACCATATATTATAAAAATGGAGAAATGGCAACTCTCTAATAATAGAAAAGGAGGTTATCATATGGCAGTTATAATAACACCTATGGATAATAAACAACAACAGCCGACACCTAGATATGTGTCTATAACAGAGGCTATGCCTTTAAAGAAAGCAAGCGTAAACATAATACCATCAAAGACTCTTATAATCAATGAACTCAATGTTACTATTGTACAAGACTTTGATGAAGAAATCGATTTTAAAATCGATACAAAACCTGGAGTGTTATCTGATAATAAAACTATCCCTAAGCTTGATATAACAGCAAAAGAGGATATTGAATTTGATGAGGACTTAACACTCGCAAGATTAGAAAGTATTATACGTCGTTGTGGTATATTAGATGATTATAAAGGGTATTTTACTAATGATCCTGAGATAATAATCAATCAATATACTCTTACAATTAAGAAGACATATAGATATTTTAATGAATTCAGAGAAGGTATTATGATAGCTGGTGACATTGTAAGTTAAAACAGTGTCATCAACTTATGAATAATAACTTAACTAGGAGGAAATAACATGTACTCAACAGAAAACTATGATTACCTTTATGAGAAATTACAAGAGTTTTATCAAGTAAAGATAAATGGTAATTATCCGTTCAATATACCGTTGAACGAAAATGGACAGCCGACATACAAAATCGAAACACGTATAATTCCTATCAACTTTGATGAGGAATGTGAGAAGGATATCATTTCTGGTAATGGTTTCTATATAACAAAGAAACAAGATATCAAGAAAGATATTCGTTCAGAGGACAGTATATTCTCTTCAAGATACGGTCTTCAGATTGACGATATGACTCCGTTTGGTGACATATATAAATGTAAATGTGGAAGAACCATGATGAAGGTAAATAATGGATTGCTTTGTCCAATATGTCATACTAAGGTTCGTTATGTTGGTAATGACTTTAGTATTACTGGATGGATTAAGATAAATGACTATACTGTCATTCATCCAAATATGTTCAAGAAACTTATTGCCTTTATAGGCAAAAAGAATCTTGATGCTATAATCAATTTCGATAATAAGATTGATGAAGATGGATTTGTTATTGAGAAAGAACAGACAAAGTCTAATCCATTCATTGGAATTGGTTTTGAAGAAATGAAAGAAAGATTCGATGAGATTCTTGAGTTCTTCAGAAACAAGTATAAGTCTAATGTAAATAAGATGGCTTACTATGAGGATATTATAACGTATAAAGACTTAGTGTTTACACATTGTCTTCCTGTATATACTTCTCAGTTAAGACCATTCTCTATTAAACAGAATAGATTTAACTTCGAGGGTAATAATGCGTTATATAACGTTATTGCTGGTCTTGCTGCTAAATTAAACAGTGACAAGATATTCTCAAGAGGAAGAAAGAAACCTACTAATCAGATTCTGTATGATATTCAAATGAAGTATATGGAAATATATGCTGATCTTGAAAAGATTATTGCACAGAAGAAAGGATATATTCGTTCTCTTAATGGTGGACGTTGTAACTTCACTGCAAGAAACGTTATTATTCCTGACCCTAATCTGAGAATTGATGAAGTAATTCTTCCATATCCTACACTTGTAGAACTTATGAGTTTGACTATCATTAATATCCTGTCAAAAACCTATAGTCCTTCAGAAGCATATCGTATTTGGGATGAATCACGTATTGAGTATAATCCTGTTATTGCTGATCTTATTCAGAATATAATTGATAATCAGTATGTAGCAGTAATCCTCAATCGTAATCCAAGTATTTCACCAGCATCTATTATTCAGCTTCATGTAATCGGAGTTACAAAAGATGACACATACAGTTGTCATGTACCTCACGAGATTCTTAAATCAATGGGTGCAGATTTCGATGGCGATACTCTCAATATAATGCTTATCATTAATGACGAATTTCTGATTAATTCAGCAAAGTTATTTAATCCTCGTCTTAGTATGCAGGTATCTTATAACGATGGAATGTTTAATGGAAAGATGTCATTACAGACTGATACAATGATTTGTATCAATTCATTTACTCAGCTTGGCATTGATGAAATTACCGATGAAGAATATTCAATGATTGAAGCTTGTCAGAATTACAAAGAATAAAAATGGGCAGGTGGTATTTGTTACCACCTGCTTTATTTTTTGTTATAATATTAGTAATACAGATAATATGTGATATCAATTCCCTTAGAATAATCAATAAGAGCTTCGTTAGGGAAGTTGAATCTAGTGAATGGTCTAATATCAGCATACATAAGTTCATCATTCTTAAGATAAGGAATTGCTGTACACAATGAAATAGTATTAATCTTAGAATCATTGTTTCCTACAGAACGATTGAAATATTCTCTACAATCAGATGCAGAAACACTCATCTTAAGTTTTACAACAACTTCACCCTCAGATGAACGCTTATCTTTCCATACATCATCTACAGCTTCAAGACCTGTACTATCATCAGCATACTGACGAATAAGGATAGGATCCTCATCAAATGTCTTAAAGAAGTATCCAATTGCATTGTTTGTCTGCATACGTCCAAAGTACTGTTTTCTATATGTAGTAGACAAATCAGCATCTGTTGTTCTATACTTAAATGGAATCAAACATGTTAAATCACCACTATTAGATGTAGGATATGTATTGTTACCACCAGTACCATCATTGTAATCCCAATAACCATATGGTGCAATCCATTTAGTATTATGAACCTTGAATACACGAGATGCTTCGATACCACAACCATCGATACCTACACACCATAGACAAACACGACGTGCTACATGTCTATATAATGTATGTGCTGAATGATCATCAATACTAAGACTCTTAAATGGTGTTAGCATACTATTCTGACCACTTTCACCAGTATAGAATGTATAGCCAACACTACTAGAGAAATCATCCATAGAGATTGGAACTTCTACACTATCAGGTGTCTTAAATGATTTAGAAGCAGCTTTAAATGCAGCATCATAGCTAGGAATAGATTCAAGATAATCAACATCACCAACAAAGTTATCATAATCGAAATCTTTAATTGCATTGAACTCAGAACCAGAAATAATTACTTTGTTACTTCCACGAAACAAAACCTTTCCGCTGTCAAGTGACTTAAGAATAATATCAGTACCTTTGATGTTAGCTCCATCACTTTTAAGGATATTACCTTTTCCAGCATTATCATCAAAGATTTTAAGTTGTTTATTCATACAAGTATACCTCCTTATGGTAATAAAATATTACCGTTACTATCTTGCTGAACTTCTCCAGTATAATAAACGGTATTCATTTCAAGTTTTTCACTAGGACCAATTTTATCTTTAAAGATTAGTTTTGACGTTAAATTTGGATAATCAAATCTATGACCATAAATCTTCTCAGCAAATCCAAAGTCTATAGTGTAAGGTTCGTAATGTACATCATTCATTTGTAAATCTTCCCCAACTTTTATAGGGTCTTTATATACTGTATGATTTTCAAAATACTTATATTCTTTAGGACGAACCTTTTCAAGTAAATTATCAAACGTTGTATTATAATACATATCATCAAGTATATGTACATGGTTATTATATGGGTCATCAATTATATAACTTACAGTAGTATCAAGAATCTGTGTTTTCCAAGACTTGAAGAATACTACCATCTTCATTATATAATTCTGAATATTCTCTATATTAGCAGTAGGAATAAGATTGAATAAATAACGCCATTCAGACTTATCAAAGTACTTCTCAAGTGCTTCTACAATAAGTTCACATAATGTTTCTATTCTTTTCTTTTTCTCATCAGATGGCATATATCTTACAACAGAATCATTGTCATCAACCTTTACTGGTACGTTATCGTAATTATATTTCAAATCAATCAATAGAGCATATAATGATGGATTACGATACTCTAAGAAGTCATAATAACTTTCTGCAATCTTCTTTGTAATAATTACTTCCTTACCATTAGTAACTTTCTCAGACTTATCTACTATTTCAACAGTATAATTACCATCCTCATCTTCTATAATAACATACTTCTTATTCTCATCTATAATAACATTACCATCGCTATCAAGATCAACAGGAATCTTAATAGATGGATTATCATTATAAACAAGATAATTCTGTTCATTTACATTAAATGTAAAGAAATGATTCTCAGAACTTGGGAAGAAATATGTTTCTCTTCCTAACTGATTTTGTTCATCATAATGAACAATATATTCTTTTACTTCTTCACCGTTAATAGTTCTCATATTATAGAAACAATCATAAACTTCGCTAGGATTTGCTATATTATAATATTCACAAACTTTGAAGTTGGTTTCTACAGCCTTTTTATAATCGAACTGATAATAAGCTACTTTGTTTGTCTCTAAATCAGTACCTTCGAATATAGGAAATCCATTAGGATCACATTCTACTTCATCTGATAATGTAAGATAATATAACTCACTAGTATCATTCTCATTAGTATATACAGGATTTCCATTTCTATCAATCTGACCATAGTAATCATGATTCATCTTTGTTTCCATAAATGAGTCAAATAGAACTTTGTATATATCATACATACGTTTAGATTCAGCATGTCTTAGCATATATGTCAGATGATCATATAGATTTGTATTACTATAATAAATCTTCTTTAGATAATTAATTTTATCTAAATCAGTAATACTCTCATCTGTAAGTGTAGTAAGTATCTCAGTATCTAACCAAAGACCATGAGAGTTATTATCACTATCAGGATATTGAGTAGGCTCCCATGCTATATTCAATACAGTTAATTCACCAGTAGTACTTACTAAAGGATGATGTTTAAGATTATAATTCCATATCTCAGAAGAACCAAAATCTAATTCCATATCAATAGTAGTAGCACAATCTTCACTACACTGTTCATAACGACCACTAAGAAAAGCACCTACAGCTGGGTCTGGAACTTTACTATGATCCACAGAGTCAGGAGGCATAGGAATACGATTATTTATTGGAGAACCAGTAGGTTGATTTTCCTCATCTGAATAAGAGAATATAGGTTCATTATTCTCATTATATCCATATATAGGATATCCGAAATATGCTTTAACTTCTACATAGTCTTCTTCGTCACTACAATAAGCTGTACCATAAGATACAGTATCATCGTATATTTCAGTTAACCAACCTTTTCCCATAGGATCCATTCCATATCCTACATTAGTATGAGATACACCAAACTCATCTATATAAGTATATTCATGAATCTCATTATCATAGTTATTATTGATATAACACTTATTCTCAAGATAGTTATATATTGTAGACCAGTCCGTATCAAAGTTAAATCCATTGATATACATATTCTTTTCCATATCGCTAGCAATATTATCTGGTTCTGTACCATTATATATAAAATTAAGAGCAATAGCAAAAGTAAGCAAATCATTTAATCTAACTTTATCATCAGATATTTCTGAGTCAACTTCAACCATCAAATCTTCTTCATCCATATGCTTATCATATAGCATATTCATAAAGTAACTTACTTGATATGACATCTTTACTAAATCTATATTAGCTTCTACAGCTATATATTTAGTACGTTCAATAGTAAAGTCTTTATTTAGAATCTCTTGTTTCTTAGATTGATGTAACTTATCACGTTCTTCATCAGTAAGAAGATCAAATGTAGATACACCATCCCAGAAAGGATCTGCTAAAGTAATTGAGTCGTAACTTCTTCTCAAATCTCTACGTTCTATAACAGCATATGCATTAGGATCTAGAATAGGTACTTTTAAGAAACACAAATCATAGTTCTTTCTATAGTATTCCAATCCAAGCATATCTTTAGTGATTACTTCATAAACATATGCAGACTTATATATAGGAACATTATCTCCAGTATGAATAGTAATTTCATCACCTAATTCAAGCTCATCTAATGATTTACCTGTCTTAGATACAACTTGACTAATATCCATCCATCCTGTATATCTAGGGGTTGGATTATTAATAGAATCATAAGCCATATCATCAAACACAGCTTCAATAAATACTCTAGTAGATATTATATAGCTTTCTCTAAATGCTTTCGTATACTTTGTATACAAGTCACCCAATTTATTATAATTAGCAGAGAACGAGCCATCAGAATTAAATATATAATTCTTATTATCAGACGTATAATATTCCGTAGTTTCAGGATCATCTGAAGCATCTTTATATTTATATTCATTCCATACCATAAATGGAATAGTATGATTTAAGATATATCTATCATCAGATTCAAGAAAATCAGTAAAAAGACTTTCTATACCATGTGTGTTACAATACTTTTCTGTTATCAATGTGTCTGCTGTATAGAATAACGACTCTAGCTCAGCATCAGTTATATCATCAAGTGTTCTATTATTAAATTTTTCAGCAATTCCATCATAATCAAATATACCTAGAATGCTATATAATCTATACTTGATTCTTCTGAAGTTATATTGGTTTAGAGCAAATGAATCATCAGCAGTTTCTTCATTAAATACAATTCTAATAAGATTAGTAAGAGCATTCTTATACCTATTTAGAAACACGTTTCTATTTGCTAAATATTCTTTTGAACTTGGTTTAGATTCATCTATATTATAATTGTCTGTTCCAAACCATGGTAAACCTTTATTATTAAGAGCAACAGTGTTTAAGAAGTCTAATACAAAACTACCATTATTTATTGTATCTGTAGCTATATCTATAGTTTCAGCATACTTACTAACGATAGGTTGTGAATCACTCATACTTATAGCTCTATTACTAGCAGTATCAGGTTCTCCTTCATCTATAAGATAGTAATTATATAAGTACGTTCTAATAAAGTTTTCTTTTGTAACTTTGCCATCATCATTCTTAGTAACAGTTATATCATCTTGATTAGTATGTACATTCATTAATGGTACTTTGTTATTAGATATATCTTCAGGTCTTCCTACATACATTACTACATCAGTATTAACGTATCTAGGATTTATATCACTCTCTTCATAATAATAGAAGTTATCTCTATTGATAGCCTTGATTTTCATTAGATAATACGTAAATACAGTAATAGTATCATCATCAAACAATTCAAGAATATCAGTAATGTTTCTATGAGATGATTTATATTTAAGAAGAGTGTTTACGTTCTTAATAATACGAATCTGATATTTAGTTGGAATCTCTTTATAATAAGCAATACCATAAGATTCAAATAGATAACGTATAGTTCTAGAGTCAAATACATCTTTATTAATGATATACTCTTGTACTTCAGAAATCATATCTACCATTGTTTGTATAATGATAAGAATCTGTATAAATGCATCATAATGATATGACATAAATCTATAAGCTTCAGAGTATACAGTAGACATAGTATATCTTCTGTTTCTATCATACATTCTCTTGAACTTATTTTCTATAATATCAAATGTATTAAGACTAGGACAATATAACATTGCAAAGTTTACAGCCTTACGAGCAGTATAGAAATCAACCCTTTTATCTCCTAAATGATAGATATATTGATAGTGAGGGTCTTCAGCATAATCAGCCTTAATCTGGTCTAATATACCACCCTCTACAGATATTACTGATAAATCTTCAGTATTCAGTTCATGAAGATACTTACCTTCATATTTCTCATCATATTGTCCGACATCTATAAAGTATTTTTCATAGAGTTCTGGTATTACATATGCATTTCCGATATCCACATATATAGAATCATCATAACCAGTTGCTGAGAAATAAGCGTTTTCATCATTTAATGTATATGCTGGTGGTAATCCATTAAGCATTCTATAATAGCTATTCCATTCCATATATGATGCATCAGAGTACTCACCGTCTTTAATATAGTTCCAGTTGCCTTCTTTATATTTAATATATTGACCAGCCAAAGTAGCAGACCTAGCATCTTCATAATGAAGAGCCTGATTCTCATTTTTAACAACACAGTTCATTCCAAGAATCTTTACACAATTGACTATAAGGTCTATATATGGGTTATCTGTATATTTCATATCAAACTCATAATTATATCTAGCCAATGATATCTACCTCCTTTCATTAAAGATATTATAAGGCAGTTCTATTGTGTTCTATAACAAATGTAGTTACCTTAAAGTAAACTCTCTTAGCAATAATGTCGAATATTGCATCTTCATTATAATATAATGCTAACTGCTTAAGCATTACAGGAGATATTCTATCACTTACAAGTGCACAAATATCTTTACTGATTTTAATTTCGTCTTCTTCTTTAATATACCAATCTGTTTTATATACAAGATTCATTAAAGAATACTCTTGGAAACAGCTCTCTATTACTTTATCAAGTCTGGTTTCAATATCTTCAGTTACATTCAAATGTGTGTCTATGTCATATTTTCTAAGCTCTAGTTCATCATACTTGAATGCAAGCCATTTACTAAATAGCTTAGATATTACAATCTCACTGCACAGTATTACTATCAGAATTATTCCAAAAATAATAAGGGTTTGGAGATTCAATTGTGTGTAAAGCACTTCCATAATTCTTCTCACTCCAGTTCTGAATTTCGTTTGCCAATGTTAAAAGTTCATTATCATTAGATTCTGGTTCTCTCTGAGCTAGTCTTATATAATATAATAACTTAGCACAAATCTCTGGTGTAATACCATTATAATATGTCTTGATTAATTCAGTCCATTTACCAAAAATCTGATTAGGATGTACATAGAACAGATCATCGTTATGATATAACTGATGTACAGTTTTACTCATCATAATAATGGGTACTCTATTTTGTTTATGCTCTTCTCTCAATCCACCAACAATGTGAAATGTTGATACATAACCATATGTATTTAGATAATGCTCGGCGATTAATAATGCAATATCAAATATTGTCAAGATGACATGGTTCATTTCTAACTCAGCCATATCAGAGTTTATATTATGTAAATACGAACAATGATCAAGTCCTAGACTCATAAGATTAGCTTTGTATTCTTTATAAAACCTGCTATGTCTAAATTGTGCAATAGCGTTATTAATAAATCTACTATAGCTATCAATATCTGCTAATGTTTCTTTGGTTTGCATAAGACTAATTTCATATACAGAACTAGGGCTTCTGAGCGTAGGATTTCCGTTGTTTAAGTATCCTATAATATCAGGAAATTCATTTCCATTAAGAATCATATCCAATTTACTTACCTCCTTAACAAGTTGATATTACTAAATAGTTGAGGCTTGAAGAATTGATATATAATTTGTAAAAGTCATAATAATTGAATATATATAATACAAGTGAGTAAGAGATAATTATAAGATTATCCTAGAATGGCTTACTTGGTCTTAGCTCTAAAAGACCTTTAAAAATTAGGGCAGTTGTTAATACATAAAATGGCATTGCTGATATCGGAACAGTCGCAATGCCTAAAACCTATGTTCCATCGTATGTACTAGGAGGTACTATTATGACAGACGTAAATAAAATAAACAACACAACAACTACAGCATCTGAAACAGAAACGAGAAAAAAAGCGGAGGAGTCCATCGACAAGTGGGCTAGTGCTGTTGTCGATCATAAAGTAAAGACAACAGTTGATGAAAAAATTAAAGAAGTTGTAGGCGATATTGAGGCTACTGTTAAGGCAGCCATTGGCGATATTAAAACAAAAGTAGGTGATGCGAAAATAGAGGTAAATCCGACTATAAATATCACAGTAAATCCGTCAATAACAGTTGGTGGAAACATATCGATTGATGAAAGGAGGATTGATAACGATTTAGACTCCTTTGCAAAACTTCTTGAAATCATCGCAAAAAAATAAAGATAAGAAACGCCGTATTACCAACGGCGTTTCTTTTTAGTCATAAACTTTATTTTTTAACCAATATCAGATGTGTTTACCCAACCAGATACATAAGTTCCAGCAGGTGTCTTTCCTACATTGCTTGAGGAATTAGTTATACGAATTCTTCCATTAGAAACATCACTACTGTAAATATAGTATGTTCCTGACTTCTTAGAAGAGTACTTGGTTGCAGTAGCAGTTGAATATAATGCAGTGCTCTTTAATACAACTTTAGTACCAGCCTTTAATGAAGAAGAAGTAGATGTAGTTCCAGAAACAACAGATACATCAACCCAACCAGATACATAAGTTCCAACAGGAGTCTTACCTACATTGCTAGCAGAGTTAGTTACACGTATTCTATTATTTACAACTTCTGTACTATATACATAGTAAGTACCAGATTTCTTATTACCAACCTTAACAGTTGATGTACTATATAATGTATCACCAGATAGTGTTACTTTAGTACCAGCTTTAATTGCTATGGATGATGTACTACTTGTAGTAGTGGTTGAAGTTGTTGTGTTAGAAGATGATGTAGTAGTTGTAGATGAAGAAGATGTTCCATATACATCAGACTTAGAAAGACCATAATACTTATAGAAGTCAGATGTTACAGTATTGTTATTTACACATTCATCACCCTTCCAGATATTAGATGTTCTAGCATCTAGATGTGTAGAAGTATATGATGATGTAATATTAGCAATACCACCAAGTCCTAAATCTTGTGCAACACAAGAAATAATCTTTGAGGAAATAACCTTTTTATTTTTATCATAGAATACAATATCTACAGCATTACCAACACCATGCTGACCAACAAATCCACCAATAGTCTTATCATATGTAGGACAACGATAACCACTATTAATGATAGCCATAGAGCAGTTTAATGTATCCATAATCTTTTCAAGTTGATATACAAGATAATGATTAACAAGAATACTATGATCTGAACCACACTTGCACTTAAACTCTTGTACATTAAAATGCTTAGAAATCTGTGTCTTATCTGTACTAGCATATGTAGTAACCTTATTCTCAGGAGCAGACTTAGATGTAGAAACCACATAACTAGTAGTAGAAGTAGTAGACTCTGTTACTGTAGAAGAAGTAGTAGATGAACCAAGGTTATTTAAACCAAGCTTCTTAATCTTTGCAGGATAATCATCTACATAGCAATAATCAAGGTCAACACTACCACTAATACCACTAACAGTACCAGTGCTAGAATACTGCCAAATGGTTTTCTGTGTCCAAGGTGTAGAGCTAGCATAATGAGCAATAGCAAGATCATACTTAGAATATACAGATTCAGAAATATAACTCTTGATAAAGCTATAGTATGTGTATACACCAGGATAATAACCAGCATCTCTTAATGTATCACAAAACGCTGGAATAATTACATCAGCAACCGACTTACTAGTCTGAGTCTTATGTTCAATATCAAACAAAATAGGATACTCAAACTTCTTACCTTTTAGACATTCAATGCATGCTTTTGCTTCTTGAATAGCTTCTGCCTTAGTAGTAGCATAAGAGAACCAATAAGCACCCTTTGGAATACCATACTTCTCACAGGCAGCATAATACTCTTCAAATCTATCATCTTTCTGAGATACTAGCTTACCATATCCTGCTCTCAAAATAGCAAAATCAATTTCACTCTTAGTCTTAGACCAATCAATCGATCTTTGCCAAACAGAAACATCAATTCCTTTTAACATAAACTTTTACCTCCTTAATTATAATTTTTCTTTAGATTAGAAAATTTTTCTTTAGATTAGAAAATTTAGTAATAGCTTTTGGTACATTATCATCACTATCAAAACTCTCGTTTGCACTTTTGATATAATTTAAAAATTCATTCAAATATATCACTGAATTTTCTATAAATTTATATATACATTTTTTATAATTAGATTCTGCTGTACAATTATTATATATATTATTATTATCAGAATTTAATGTATTATATACTTCTTCTTTAGAATCAGTTAACTTACCTTTCCAAGAATTATAATTAAAATACAGACTAGAATAAGTATATCTATTTATTATTAAAACATCACTTACAAAATCTATTATATTAGAATCATAATATGTTTTATTTTTTAATGAGTTATAATATTTTATATACATACCAAATGACGGATCAAAATCATATATTTCACTAGAATTTAAATATGCGAATAAATACTGACAACAATTCACATACTCGTCTATAACCTCATCTAGGGATATAGGCATAGTTATATTATTAATTGGTAAGGTATCATCAGGAATATATGTACCATTTAATAAATCATTATCAAAATATTCTTTTGTACAAATTAAACCATCTTTAGATATATACATACGTTTAGGATATACACTACCATTATGAAAATCATATGTAAAACTTTCAACCTTACTATTTCCATTATCGTTACATTTAGTATATGCTCCTTCTGTTACAAATACTATTACACCTCTATTATTTAAGGTTTTTGTTTTATTATCATCTGAATATCCATATCCATAATTAAAATTATAAAGATTATGCTTTTCATCAAATTCAGCATTCTTATCTTTATAATGCTCATATTGAAAACTACCAGTTGAGGTAGATTTACTTATCAGATTTCCATTTTTGTCATATATATTTCCGTCTTCATCTTTTTTAGATCCATATATATCATCATGACTATTAGCATTGTCTTCTAAATTATTATTATCAACAATACTTATAGTATCACTTATATTTTGACCAGCAAGATATATATAATTATTCAATTCAGTTTTCATATCAATAAATGAATCAGATAAAATATTTATTGTTTTATCATTATTTAATGCTAATAACAATGTTTCCCAAGTTAGTTTATCAACTTCAATTTCACCCATACTACCATTTATTGATACTATAGTTGAATTTTTTGTTTCTCCATCACTTATAGCTAATCCATAAGTGGTTTTACTACCAGCTTGTTCTTTATTAATATATATAACATCTTCTGATGAATAAGTTTTAGATACATCGTTTCCATTATTATCTACTAATTCTGAATTATTAAGTCCATAAATTGAACTGATTTCTACATTATTTTTTAATGTTATAGAAGATTTTAGTGTAACTTTATTGTTAGAAGTGGTAGAATAGAAATTATCATTATAACCAGTTCCTTTATCATTTAAGGTTTTTCTAATAGTTATACCTTGTACGTCTTGTCTTGTGAAAAATGCAGTATTTGATTTATTGAATTGTGAATCTAGTAATGAATCAGGATTATCTATTGGTATAGACAAGTCTCTAGTTAATATATAATTATAAAATTCATATAAAGATTTAAATGATCCATCATTATTTTTATAATAACATTCTCTTATTCCTTTGCCATTTATATAAGGGAAATCATCAATATGAATAACCTTATTAATTTTTGTAGATTTAATATAATCTATATATGTTTTTACATTATAGATATAAGAATTGCTAGAATTTAGAGTATTGGATACATATGGTGCTAAATGATTTTCATAAAGAACTAAAGAATTATCATTTAATAATTCTTTAATTTTAAATCCGTCATTTATGCTATCATTGTTTGTATACGCTGCTGCAAAGTATCTAATGTCAACACCATCATTTCTACTATTACGTGTAGGTATAGCTAAATCACATGTACTAGAAGCATCCAATTCTGAATTTTTATAATATTTATTAACTATATCAGTATTAATTGGATAAAAATTATAAGCTTTAACTATAGTTTTAATAAATAAATTAGGATTTGTACTTATGATTTGATTAGCATCTGAAAATGCTTTTTCAACTGCATCTTCAGAAGAAAGATCACTATCTAATTCCATTAAATAATGAACTTTATAGTTTACATATGCTCTTACACATACAGGATGATTAGATTTTGAATATTCATTTTTAGTAGCAACCTTAATATCAGCTATAAAAGTACTAGTATAATAATCATATGAACTAATGTAATCATTTTCTTCATTAGAATTAGTATCATCTGGATTAAAGTAGTATTTAATTCTATATATATAATTTTGAGTAGCTGCAGTATCTATATAATACATATACATAAATCCAGTATCATTGCTATCTATCTTTTCATTATTTTTAAACAAGTCTTTGGTAACGTATTTCATTGATAATCCAGTTATTTCTTCTCCATCATTCTCATCAATCGAACTTGTACCTTCATCATCTATATTATAATTACTATTTATTAATATTTTGAGATCAAAACCACCATAACTATTATCAAATCCATATGGATATATTTTATATTTACCGTCTGAATATTTTATATGTTCATTAGCAAATTTTATCTTTCTTGTAACTAAAATATCTTGTATTCCAAATTGTGCATTATTATAATTTGGTTTTTGATCATCACTATAATAAGGAGTACCCATACTAGATATACCTACACGAGATATAATATTTAGCATTAAATAATTCCCGCTTTTATCAGTTGTAATGAATTGATCTGATCCATCATTTCCTAATATAGGTACATTTCGTTTAATTTTTAATTTACTTGAGATACCGTTTATTTTTATTGTATTTTTATCATTACTGAACGCTTCTCCTGTATATACATTCTTTTCATTATTCTTATTAAATAACAAGTATAAAAAATATCTTGTTTCATCTATATTATTAAAACTATTATTAAAAAATTCATACGATGTTCTATCAAATTTAGAAGGCGTGTTATCGTTATAAAAAGATTCAAAATTTGATAGATTTTCTTCTGAATGAGAAAAATCATTTCCATCTTTATCAAATAAGACATTTTCGAATAATTCTGGATATACAATAACAATATTTTTTATTAGTTTATGATATGGATCTGATACTTTAAATGTAGCAATATCTTCAATAGTATCATTTTCTATACAGCATATTCTTTTTCTTATATATGTTTTATAACTATTATTTCCTCCGGTAAAAAAATCTATAAATCTACTAACATCATTCATTATTTCATTTTTAAAAATAGTATCGTTTACATATTGTGATGAATAAGTTACTCTATAGATCATTCCACTTGAACTCAAATTTCTAGTCTTTAAAAATGCGTCATATGGACAAAAATTATCACCTGTAATAAAATCTTTTACATGTATTCTTTTAACTCCACCTTCAATATTATAAGCAACAAATCCATTATGATTATCAAAATCCCACCACGATCCTACTAAAATATCACCTTTAGTATATCTAAAAGATAAACCAGTATTATTACCGTTAACATAAATACCGTTATTAGATATATTAGAATAAGAACTAAATTTCATTGTATCAATATTTATTGGTTTAAACATCATAGAACTATCTAGTTGATTAGAACTCCAATTATCACCGCTAGTTGTATCTGTCAATACATAATAATATTTATTTCTGTCTTCTTCAGGTATATATTCACATTCATCCTTAAAATAAATATACGCAGTATGATCTTCACTTTTCCACATTCCGAGATTTGTTAATTCATTATATGTAAAACAGAATTTTTCTATAAATGTATCATTTAAAGTTCCATTAATTTTTTTAAAAGAATGCATTCCTGTAACATTTTCCATTCCAACATCAGAATTTATCATATTTATAAATGGAAATACCAGATTTTGAATTGATACATTTATTCCATTTATATTAATACAATCTAGATTTGCCACAGGTGTCATAGTTCTTTGTGTAATATTTCCTTCATCATCAGTTATATTTACAGGAATTTCATACACAACATCATCTTCACTGTTTCTTAATAATGCATGCTTATCTTCTTCATTATCAAATTCAACAGCAGCATCAAATACTGAAGTATCTATTTTATATGTATAACCAGTCATATCTTCGTCGCCAGTTATATCAAAAAGTTTTAAATCACAATCACCAGCACCTGTACCAGTGATAAAGTCCTCGAAATTAGTTTGACTACAAAAATGCATTGTAAAGTTGTCAAAATCTATGATTACCATTACGTAATCATCGTTTTTCCACACATCTTGTACAGTAGCATAAGCTTTTCCTTCTCCGATACTGTCTTTTAAAATTCTACCAGCGAAGTCATATACTTTATCTTCTGATACACTTAGTATAGTTTCACCTTCTGAATTATTAAGTGTCCAACTAGAAGATTTGAAATCGCTTGTTGCTGTAAAGAGTTTTAATACTTTACCAGCAAGCTTTACTGGATAACTTGTATCCATAGTAAGTATCGATCCACTATGATGTAAATCCATACGTCTATTTAAAAAGTTTGTAGACATATATAATTTCCTCCTTTTCTTTAAGTATTTATAATAAAGTTCTTCTATTACAACAAAAAAGAAGAGTTGTGAATGAACACAACTCTTATCTTTTATATTGAATACTCATAAGAATAGAGAATAATTCTCTATTAAACATTTGATTGTTTGATATGTTTAATACATTCTTATAACTATCGTCTATAAACATAACACCATAATGTCCAAGTCTATACATAGAATCCGAATTGAATTCACGATAGTATTCAATATCAAGTTGTCTATTATCATAACGTTGTATAAATGTCATTAACTCTTGTATAGCACCTACAATGTTACCCTTGACAACTTGCTTTAATATATAAGATAGAAACGATAGATAAGCTGAGTGTAGTTCTAGCTTACTATCATTAATACCTTTGATGTCTAGTATATCACCAGAATCATCAAGTTCATTCATACCATAATATATCTCTATTCCTCTACAATAGATATACATATGATATGAATTTCTATGTGTAAATTCTATGTTACCAAAAGTTGTATATTGTAATCTTCTCATAACATAGAATGCGTCTTTCTTTATAGATACTATATCATCTTCTGTTAGGTTATTAGATTCAATTAAGCACTTACGAGCCCACTCAAATCCTTCACTTATAACCCTCGACATTTCTGGATTCTTCTGAAGATTACCTATAGCTATCTCTCTCTGCATCTTCGACATTTGAAGATACATGTTATATTCTTGAGCAGTGATATATCCACCCTGTAAAAGGATGGATATATTTGCCTTTGCTATATCATACTCATGGATTTCATTAATGATAAACTTTACTTTCTTTGTATAGAGTGTTCTTTTATAGAGTTCATTATTCATGCTAAATCACCATGATCTGAGTAAAGTTTATCAGTTCCAAACATTTGGATATATGTCTCCATATTCCTATCAAACATCTGAATTCCATCTGTAGAGAAATCACCATCACTAATGATGTCATTCATTATGTCCGTACAAATATTACATTTGAATCCATAAGAGTCAGTTATAAACTTCATTAATGCTTCAATCATATTAATAGATATATCGTTATTCCAATCACAAATAATGAAAACACTATACCCATTATATAACGTTCGCATCAAATCAACAAGCTGTCTAAATGCAGCTGGAGAAGTTGTGATATAAGAGATATACATATTATCAAACTCAAACTCATTGAAGAATACTTGCTCTGTTGAACTCCAATAAGGATTCAAAGCATCAAGCTTTTCTACTCCTTCTACTAATGAGTTAAAGTTAATGTATATATAGTCTATCTTATTTGGATTCATCCTTAGTATACTATATACCTGAGGAGTTCCAAATATAAGTGCACTCATTACACATACCTCCTTTTAATACTGTATGAATAATTGATCATTAGGTCTATTAGAAAGTTTATATCTATTAACGATATCCTGAACCTTAACTACACATTCAGGAATAATACCTTGACTTAATAAGAGTTGCGGATTACTTCTAATATCTCCAATTCCATAACATAAAACTCCGAATCTAGAATAGAGATAATCAACCAATGCTTTACAAATCGGCATCCACATTTTAGCATCATCATTGTCAAAGTAAAGAATATAATCAAAGTTTCTTTCAAGCATTCCAGCAAGAAGAACTGCAATATACTCTTGAATATCTGGGTCGTTATCAAGCTTGTTATAATACTCATAAACAAAGTTATTATAATCCTCATCAATAAGGAAAAACATTGCTCTTGAGTTTGGTAATAGAATACTAGCAACGATATAATCATCACCGCTACCTTCTATATCATTGACAACAACAATCTTTGTATGGTGTATTTCTTGATTAACACCACTGTTTTTACAAGCCTCTGCATATGCCTGTAAATAAGTTCCCTTATAATTAATAAGGAACTGTAATTCTGTAGCATTTCCAGCCACCATTATATTTCCAATCATTGAACTTCCTCCTGTTATTTATATTATGAGTAAGTTGGAGTTGATGTAATTACCAACTCCTAACCTACATAACACGATTATCTACGACGATTCTTCTTTTTCTTCTTACCATATTTCTGTTGCTGTTTACGAGTACCCTGTTTTTCATTGCCAATCACTGCCATATTATACTGGTCAACAATTGATATCTTCTCAGGGACTGTTTTAGGTTCTGGATCTGAAGTTTCTTCTTCATCAACATCATATCCTTCTTCTACAGTACAAGTATTATCATCTTCACTAGAAGCATTGATATCATTGATGATATCTTCTACAGAAGTTTCGTCAGGTTGTACAGTTTCACAATATACCTGCTCTGCATAATTCTCAGCAAGACTAATTGTGTAGTACTTATTTGTATCTACTTCAAAGTCATACTCTCCACTTTCAGATGCAAACTTCATATTAGATACAGCAGAAGAAATGAACTTCAGAATGTTAGAAGAATTGTATGTGAAGTTTCCTGAGAGAACGATGTTATATCTGTAATCTTCAAGAGACATACCAATAGCAGATCTATATACATCATATACATCCTTATAGATACAGAATCTAAATACATCTGAATTCTCATCAGTATCAAATGAATTGAGTTCGAGCAATAACTTCCAGAAGTTAATAATGCTCATAAAGAATGTCTTTGTATTCTTTACATTAAGGATGAGCTTATAGAATACTAAGAACATATCCTCATTCATCTCTGCACCGCTTATCTTTCTAAGCATTGCATTGAGCATTGTATCTGCTGTGCCAACATTATCCTCTGTAATTGTTACACATTCGCCATAAGAATTTATAGTAGCAGCACTAACTTCCCTATACATTCTAAAAGCTTCTTCTTCAGATACAAACGGATTATCTGTAATGATCATGCTATTAATAGCTTTGATCAGATTTGTAACAGGAACATTACTAGAATCTACTGCCTGTTCAAATGTCAGACCTGCATTGAGTTTATTGAAAGCATTCATGAAGTTAGCTTTCTTATCTCCAACAACTACGACAGGTTTTGCAGGTTCAACCTTTACTTCTTCAACAATATTATTTACTGTTGTTTCTTCGTTGTTGTTGATAGGAGTTATAATAACTCTTCTCTTTTTCTTAGGTGCAGAGTTAATGTGAGTATCAAATACATGATTCACATTATTATTGAGATTCGATATACTAGAATCTACATGATTACTCTTTCCACCTGTTTCTTTTACTGATATAACTTCACCAGTTTCAACGCTTGAAATTATTATTTTCATTTTCTTTACTCCTTCATTCTTTTTATATCCAACTGCACTTAACAAGGATTTTATATCGTCACCTTCTGGTTTTGATAATGTAGAAGCTAAGTATGTCCTTCCACATTCGGAACATACAATATTGTTAAATCCTTCATCATAATCAAGTGTACCAGAACAAAGTTTTCCATTCAATATATCTTTACATAATCTCTTTTTAGGATCTGCTACATACATTGATGGATAGTCCAATAACACTGGTCCGAAACCAGATCTATAACCCCAGTTCTTCATACTTCTAGTTCCAATATCATCCATAGCGATATTGTTATTACGAATCTTGAAATATAAGATATCAAAGATTTCTTGAGAATACTTTGTAAACTCAGATACATCTTTAATCGGGATTACATTTTCTATGATAGCTAAACTACCACATGGTGATACTTCGAATATCTTATTGCAGAATGGCTTTAAAACATTCTGATTCACATATTCTTTGAGATTACTTGTAAATCCGACATTATCAGTTGCTACTTTAGCAACAACTCTTTTATCGTAATTACATACATAAGCTCTTCTATTAGTACCCCCACCAATAAGGCTGAAACCTCTTCTATTCATCAATTCACCAAGTAATCTATACTTCTCTTTTACATTACAATGCATTGCAGGAGAAGTAGCAAGCTTATGAATAAAAGCGATATCATTTTGGGTAAAGTATGATAACAACGGATTGACTTTAAAACTATCAAACCATGCTATCCACTGCTTCATGAGTTTAGACTCTTTAATTACATCTTTTCTATAGATGTCAGAAAGATTATTTTTTATTTTCATTTCAAACACCCCTTAAAAATAAGCTTCCATTTCTTCATCTGTTAATTGTACAGGTGAAGAAAATCCAGACTCAGATGTAACGTCTTCTTCATGTTGAGATATAATCTCACCAGTATCATCATCTACTGTCATAATACCAAATGTTCTTTGCTCTGGAACAATTCCACCAGTCATATTCTTAGGAATGAATAAATTTTCTGTGGCTAATTCTGGAGTTACAGTTTTGGTATACATGAACTGATTCTCTGGTTTATTATAATCTTCAAGAGTTAACTGTTCTACAGGTGTCTTAGCAAATGTAGGATGATAATGTGCATCTGGTGCTGTAGCACTTCCTAAATTACCAGACATTACTTTATCCATAAACAGCTTTCTCTTAATGTCATACTCTTGTTGTAACTTCTGATGAACTAACGGATCATTGTTCATTTCTTGTGGTGTTGAGATAAGAGACTTATAATGTAAATCCCTCTCAAAATCATAAGATAAACTAAAGAAGTTTGATCTATTAGCATAGTCAAGTTCAGTATGACAACAGCTAGAAAGAATATCTCTGAAGTTTTCTCTAGAGAACGATGCTGTCTGTAAAGCTCTCTGAATCAATCTTTCATGTTTTTTCCAATCGATTCGTTCGTCTTCCCATCTAGCAAATTGTTCATCTATTGATAATCCAGCTGCTTTCCAACTGTTCCATCTATTGATATTATCTACATATGACTTATTAAACAAGTTTCTAAAGGTATTAACATACTTATTATAATAAGCAATCTGAGCATACATCTGCTGTATCTCATACTGTTCCTTTCTATCATCAATCTGAGTATGTGTAGTATATGCCTGACCTAAAGCATCCCTTTCATGATTGACTTCTCTAACAATGTCACCAGTAGCTATATCAATAATCTTGAAATTGCAAGCTCTTTGGAATCTAATACCACGACAGTCATAAACATCATAAACTACATTATTTCCATCATCTGTCATAGACTGCATCTTTTCCTGTTGAGCTTTAGCTTGTGCTTCCTGCTGTTCTTTATAGATTTGATCAGCAGGTTTGAATTTAAAAGACTCAGCCCACTTAAGTGCTTCATCTGTTCCTACCATTCTGGCTGATAAGAGAGCCCATCCATACTTCTGATTATCTGCAAACTCTCTCTGTTGTTCACAATAGTCAAAGTAATTAACCATTTGAGTTGCATTAGGAAAACTATATGGATTGATTCCATATAGTTTCATACCAGGAGTATATTGTTTTAGTCTTTCATCATTTGGGTTCATACCATAACCATAATAATTGTTATAGAATCCATTATTATTGAAAGACATACCAGTACTTGGGTTAGACCCAACTTGAAACAAATTAACTCTTCCCTGAGGTTGTCCTCCTGCAGCGAAGTTTGCTTCCCAAGGTGGAGAAATAGAAATAGCTTCATGCTGATTGTTTGGTTGATTAGCATAGTTTATAACAATACCGCTATTGTCACTATCTGCACTAACTGATAACATCTCAGCATATTCTGGATTGTTAGAAATGAAGTTCTCCACCTCTTCATTTGACATTCCATTTAGTGTGTTTTGTATTTGGTTATCCTGAACTCTCGTCATTGCAGACGCTCGTTTCAGATTAGCCATTCTTTCTTCTTTTGATAACAAAATTATATTCTCCTCTCAATAGTTATTCATTAAGTAGTAAAATAAGAAGTTGTATCTTATCATTACATAAATAATATATGTTTCAACTTATTATTAAATAATTGTACAGTAAGGAGTGATTCTTAACAATGATTAAACCAGAGTCATTATTAAATGACGTTACCTTATTTGACAAAGGTAAGAATGCTAGATACCATATAGATGGTAGGGGTATTCCTAGTGTAACTGAGTTATTATCTTTTATAGATAATGAAGGCTTAATCTCTTGGGCTAATAGAGTTGGTAGACAAGGACAAGATAATAGAGAGATAGCTTCTAAAGCTGCAGAGTTTGGAACAATGGTTCATGAATCGATTGAGATGTATATAAAAAAGAAACCTAATGAAGAAGATAATGTTTGTTTAGATGCTTTTAAAGAATGGTGGCAAGGTATAAATCAATGTCATAGAGTTAAGGTATTAGGACAAGAGCAAAAACTAATGTGTGAATATTTCGCAGGAACATACGATTTACTCATAACAATAGATGATAAACCATATCTTATAGATTTCAAAACATCTAATCATGTAGGGTATAAATACTTTATGCAGTTAGCTGCGTATAGATATTTACTATATACACAGAAGAATATAAACATACAAGGATGTATAATTCTTCAGTTTTCTAAAGAAGAAGCTAAATATCGTGAGTTTAATCTTGACTTTACTAATCCATATGATTATGAGTTTATAGAAAACTGTCATAGAGCTTTCTTTGGACTTGTATACACATATTATAATACTAAATTATGTCAACGCCAATTTGGTTCAATATTCTAAAAATATATCTGGGTGAGCCGAAACTCACCCAGACTTTATTTTCGTTTATATAATTATTCTTCTTCAGAACCAGACTGCTGTTCTGTTTCTTCTTTAACTTCAGGGTCAGTAGTCTCGCTTTCTTCAGTACCAGTAGTTGTTTCTGGAGTAGTAGAAGTTTCTTCTTTAGTTGAAGATTCAGATGTATCAACATCTTTCTTAGGTTCAGAATCAGTATCAACTTCCTCAGACTTATCTGTAGAAGGATCTGTTTCTTCTGTAGTTTCAGAAGAAGATGTATCATCCTTAGTATCATCTGTATCTGAAGAATCTGTTGTAGTATCTTCGTCATCATCAGTGTCTTCAGGCTTTTCGAAGAATAACTTTTCTTCAGTAAATTCATCAAATTCAGCATCATACTTTTCTTCATGGATATTCTTAGAAATGATATCACCATTATCGTCAAAGATAGTAAGGTATCTCTTCTTAGTTGTTTCTCCAGTATCTTCATCAGTAGTATACTCATACTTTACTTCATTGATTACAACGAATTCATCATCAACGAGTTTCTTTGTAATAACAGAAGTACGTCTTCCCTCTTCGTCATACTCATATGTAGATACCATAGAGTTATCTTCGGAATATACAATAAGATTACCATCTTTATCATATACTGTTTTAATAGTCTTATCTTTTTCTAATTTACCTGTTGCACAATCTGTAACTCTAGTTGAAGTAATAGAAGTTACATCACCAGTGTCTTCATCAGTAGACTTTTCTGTACGAGAAAACAGTTCTTTTCCATCTTCAAACTTATACAATGAAATTTCATCTCCCTTTAAGTTATATACATGCTCTTCTGTAAGTATACCATTCTTAACAACTTTACCAATCTTATAGTCAGCTGCTGGTACATATGAAGTAACAACGTAAGATATGAGTTTCTTTGTAGTTGTTCTAATATCAAAGAATCTTTCAGTCTCAGAAAGAATCTTACCTTCACTATTGAAGTCTCTTTCATAATCAATTTCAATATGCTTATCACCATCGATTACTTTATAGATTCTTCCAGCTTCATCAAAGAAAGCTCTATAAGGTGTATGAGTCATCTTAGACTTGATAGTCATTTCTGTAATACGACTTACTTCACCTCTAAAATATTCTCTGGTTCTAACAGTCTGCATACCCTTTGACTTTGAACGGATAACATTATTATCTATATCATACTCATAACTATCAGTACGATATACTAATCCATCTCTCATCAATGATTCTTCTTTAATAAGTCTACCAAGTTTATCATAATACTTCTTAGAACCAATCTTTTCAATATCAAGAAGTTTACCATTTTTCTTTACAGACTTTGTAACAGAACAACTTAGAGTATTACCTTCACTATCTTTTTTATAATCATAATTATACATTGTAACAAACTCATCACTCGTTACTATCTTACCATCAGGATATACTCCATCTTTATCTTTGAAAACAATAACTGTGTCTAATTTTGTTTCACTAGTTACATCTTTTTTAGTGTCATCAGAATACTTTTTTGTAGTCTTATGGTTAATATATTTAACAACACCGTCTTCAATTACAATATCACTCATAAAAAATAATCCTCCTTTTATAAATGCATTTATTATAAAGTTGTGGGGTGATGATGCTCACCCCACTCTTTTATAATTCGATTTCAACTACTTTGCCTTCTCTGATTGATTTACGTACATCTATTATACGTTGATTAGTACTTCCTCTCCAAGCACAATCTAGAGAAACCTTATCCTTTTCAAATCTACCATCTATAAGATAATCAATATTATGAAGTAGGTTCAAATATGACTTACAACCATCCTTAATTATCTTTAAGATTTCTTCATAAGTGAAACCTGTATAACAGATTATATCAAGAGTATGCATACCAGCATTATTAATCTTCAATGCTAATTCTGCAAGTGCATCTGATTGTAGAAAAGGTTCTCCACCTGAGAAAGTGACACCAGCTATAACAGGATCTTTTATAATCTCATTATAGATTTCATCAGTGTCAATAAATTTTCCATCTGTAGGATTATGAGTTTGGGGGTTCTGACAACCTTCACAATTGTGATAACACCCCTGAGTGAAAATTGTGTATCTTAACCCAGGACCATCGACAATGCTGTTTTTAACTATTCCAGCTATCTTAAGTTTAGCCATATTAAACTCCTCCCAAATTCTTATAAAGTTTATTACGGTTGATTTCATCTTCTAAATCTATTCGAGAATATCTATATTCATCTACACAAACATTCATTTTCTTATCAATTTTATTTAATTCAGTTTCCAAATCATAGATATCGTTTATATCTGGTTTTTCTTCTCCAAAGATATAATCTTCACATTCTGTAATTATATCATCTTCTTCGCCATCCATTTCTAATTGAATACCATATGAATAACTGTTTGTCCAATCAGTATATTCCGGTGATGGAATCATTACATATGGATTATCTCTATCTAAGAAATGGAACAAATTATCTGAATATCTAGTATCCCATGCTCCTGGAACCTTCATTAGAGGACGTATTCCACATTCAAGGAATAATCTATATCTTGGAAGGAATCCTCGATCATTAGTGTAGAACAGACCCATCCCAGGTTCGTTTGCTATATAGGAGAAAGTAATAAGATCTCCATATAATATGGTTATAAGACTATACCAAAAAGCATTATTAGCTGACCATGCATCATAAGAGCATACATGAAAACTATCATAATTTAAATCAGATATATTTGTTACATAACCACGAGTTCTGAAACCAGTGGTAGAACTCTTGTTGTACTCAAACAATTTGATATTTTGAGAACAAAGCAAATAAGCTTCTATCTCATCTTCCCATATACAACCATCAATACATTCTATTTCAAATATTTCATTAAGTCTTTTGTGGAAAGTTTTGATAGCAGCGGATCCTTCAGGAGTTCCATTGCTCATAAAGGTAATAAAATTTTCACACCAATTTGGCATATTAATCCTTCTTTCTTTTTACTTCTTGCTGGTATATGAAAGCATACTACCAGCAATCATGATTGTTGATGAGCAAGCATATAATCCTATTAAATGCGTTGCTGACCATGTTACTTCCGGTATTAACCATTCAAATATCTTGAAAATAAGAAATGATGGTATTATAGGTATTAACAAAAGTATAGCGATAAATATCCATGCTATTAGAGCATTTCTACGCTTTTCCTCTTGTTCTTGCTTTTTATCTGACATATTTCATCATCTCCTTTCTTTAAAATTTGATATGATCATTCATATCGTATATATTATATACAATCATCTGTAGAAATGAAAAGATCACGAGTTACATATTTATTGGTAATGACTTTCTTCTTAATCTTATTACCAAAAGAGTTGGTACATATAACTAGATTATTCTTATAATATCTATAACTTTCTTGATATCCAGAATAATCCCAATAGTCACATATATTACCCTTAGAATTGTATTTACATTTCCAAGAACATCCACGAGTATCTATATATGATAATGGTCTTCTATCTTCATCATATTCTATCCAATATTCAAACTTCTCATATCCGATATATTGCATACTATAAATAACATCTCCGAATGAATTACGTTTAACAACAGGAGATTTATCTTGAGTTATCTCTTGAGAAAGACTATAACTTAATGTAGGTTTTGGTGTGAATTGGTTGGCTCTTTTCTTAAGATCACTATGTTTATATGAAGAGTATTTAGGATGAGACCTCTTTTTTCTGGTTCTGCTCATAACATCATCCTCCTTTATTATAAAAAAGTTATCGACCCAGTAGGAAACAAATCCTACTGGGTCTTTATATTATGAACGCTTAACTACCTTAATACCTGCATTAATGCAGTTTCTAATCTGATTATCACATCTACGTAGAAGACCGCATGATAGATAATGCTTAGTATGATCAATTAATCCCTTATTAACTTCATCACACTCTACTACTACATATACATCATCAATATCAATACCATAATGCTCACAGATATTACCTACTGCTACAGCATCATTAGAAATATCGTTATCAGACATATAAATGTCAAGAAGTCTGCCATCAATGAAGTATGCTTCAGAACAAGAGCACTCATTCTTTCCACAAGTGCATTCTGATTTACCACACTTAGGACACTTCTTTACTTCACCTTTACAAATAGGCATTGCGTCTTCATCCATCTTAATACCATTAGGTACTACAACATCAGAAAAGTTATGACCATTACCAATTGTATCTTGGAAGCTATCACATGCTTCAGTACATTCATCCTTAGTTACAGCATTTTTACAAGACTTACCAGATTCTGTAAGAATGCTAAAAATTCTTTCATTGAAACTCATAGTATATTCCTCCTTTAATATGGTGCTGAAGCTATAGACTTCAACATACTATCGTTAATTTCATATATACTGCTAACACCTTTAGTACGTTTGCAGCTGACTTTATTAAAAGCAAAGTACTTACCATTCATACTTTGAAGAATAGTTAAGTCCTCATACTCACGAAGTAATTTCTTTTTATACTCATATTTAACAGGGTCTAATACATTAAACACTATAGGCTTAGCCTCGTTAAATACTATTTGAGTTTGGAACTGTAATGTAGCTAAAGAACTATTAAAGTTTTCTTGAATCAATTCTTTATCTACATACTCTAATAGATTACTAAATTCTAATTGGTCATATGATAATACCTCATCAAATTCTGTTACTAATGTAGGAAGAAATTGACAGTCTACATACGATTCATTAGTATATCTAGTATATATTTCTTTTAATATATTAACAATATCATCACCAATATATTTAAATGTTTTCACTTCAGCATCTTCAAGAAGTTCTGAGCTTTTCTTACGCTTTAGTTTACCAGTTTCTTTATCTCTTATAATCATAAACTCAGATGTTATATCATTAGATAAAGCAAATTCTGTTTCAAATGTATTCTTATTCATTATATTTGAAATAAACATACTAGGCTGAATGTCAGATGTAATTCCAGGAGCCATTCCACCGATAGCACAAGGACCAGTATGCTCATGAACTCTAGAAATTGTTTTAGGTTCATCCTCATTAGAATAAGATTCTTTCAATTCAGCAAATATAGTAAGCAATTGTACAAACTCGTTATTAGTAAGTCTAATATAGTTATACTCACCTTGATCTGTAATGAACTTTTCTTTCATTAATTGCTTAGCTCTATATTCTGGCATATCACGATTATTCTTATTATCTCCGCCATCTTTAATATCAAATACTAAATTATATGGTAGATAAATAGCATCTGTAATCCAAGTATGTTCTTTTCCATCATATTCATAATAAATTGTAGGTCCTGGAGTTAGTAAATCTCCAGAATCAATATTCAATACATTATCACAAAATTCAAGAAACTTCTTTTCATAACTTCCCACGTAAGTTTTGTATGTTCCATCAGACCATCTATACTTACCAGAAATACCACGATTAGCAAGCATTTTAGTTTCTTGCCATTCCATATCATCTAGTAATGTGGTCTTACCATATACTTTAAGCATATTCTTTTCATAATTCTTTCTGGCTTGTGCTTTACAGTTTTCTGAACAATATGCTTTATATCTTACAGATTTCTCGTCCCATTCAGTAGGCTTCTTGCATATACGACAAGTACCAGTAGAAGCTCCTACTGGTTCTTTCTTATTACAAACATCAAATACAATTCTATTTGCAGTAAACCCTTTTTCATCACATAGCATATCATCATGATGCTTATCTATATGACTAGCAAGACTAGTTCTTTCAAAAGATTTATTACAAAATATACATTTATATTTTCGAGCAGAAGACATATTTCATTTATCCTCCTTTCATTAGTGTATTTAATATTATGTTTTTGTAAAACTAAATTATTTTAGATATATATAATATAAGTGAATAAGAGATAGATATAAGTCTATCCTTGAACAGCTTATTCTCTAGACTACAATAGTCTAGATTTGGTCTAGCTCTAAGACCGTAATAAAATTGAGCGATTTAAATAAGTTAAAATGCATTGCTGATAACGGAACAGTCAACAATGCTTAAATTCTATGTTCCATTAAAGTACAGGAGCTTATTATGAAAACAACAACTATGACAACAATAACAGCGGGCAATGTAATATTAACAAAGGATATCTTACAGTATCACTGGGATAAGAATCTTGGTGGTTATATGTTAATATTAACAAATGAAGGTATAACAATAACAGATAGAGAAGACGGAGAAATTCAGTTTGATCCGTCATTTGATAGAGACGAACTTACTAGAAAGATTCGTCAGTCTGTTAGATGTAATTGGGAAGACGCAAAATTTTATGCGTCTTACTATACAAGAAATATTTAAAAGAAGGCGTGCATAAAGCACGCTTTCTTTTTAATAGATTAAATTATTTTTTCATTATATATCATTGTAGTGATAGGATGAATACTATCAAATAAATTAATTTTGGAGGTTTACTATGAACACGAAAAGGGAATTTGACGAGAAGAAGAATCTGAAAATAGCGTTAGGCAAGAGTTATCGTCTTCATAATTTTGACGATATCGTAAATTACCTTATCGCCATGGAATCTCAAAGGTTCCTCAGAGAAGTAATGTTCTCTAAAGACCATAACAACAAGTTCTCAGATCCATTACTGAGAAATGTTGTAAACGCTGATGATTTCTATTATAGTGCTATAATAAAAATCACAGAAGGTCACAGCACACAGTTTCGGTATAACTTTATGAATAAGATATTCGATGAGAGTATCCCACTTACCCTTAGAGCGGAGATGCTTGATTTTGTAAAGTTATAAGAAGCTGTACTTACACAAAGGGAAACAAAGAAACGTGCTAATTAAAGCACGTTTCTTTTTTATATTAATACTTGTTTACATTAAGAGTTGGAAGAATGAACTGGTTAGCAGTAGCCATGATAGTAATAATCTTAGAGATAGTATTGAGTGTGCATGTATCTGTATCAATACTTGTAAGAACTTTACCATCATATTGTCTTGACACAATATTGAGAGGCATTCCCTTTTCAATAGACTCTGCTACAATATCATCAACAGACTCCATATTGTTCATAGTATCATATAACATACTTGAAATTTCTACATATGCTGAATAAATGATAGTAGCAATAGCAAGCTTTGTCGAGTTAGCACTATCAGAATAGTTATCAAATATAGTCTTAGAAGCACGAAGACCCTCAAAGTTAGCAGCATAACCAACACCATTTAATGCTGCAGAACGACAGTTAAGAACAGCATCTTCGAGAAGGTCACGTTCAGCATCTCTATCTGCTACAGTAATACCGCCAACAAAGATTTCTACCATCTTACCCTTTAGAGAGTGAAGTCTCTTCTTAAGTGTATAAATATCTGTAGTATTGTTTCCTTCTACCTCAAGCTTTTCAATCTGCTTTTCGAGATAATCAGTTCTCTGCTTAAATAGAGCTGTTGGATTACCATCTTCATCATACATATTTAATGGATAAACAAAAGTTGTCTTATTAGCATCAGAATTAACCTGAACAGCAGTACCAGCAAAATCATCAATTGTATCAGGTGTAGGAGCAAGACCCTTCTTAATATCTTCAGCCTGAATTTCTACATCAAGATACTTCTTAATATACTTACAACCACAAAGGTCACAGATATCTTCAAACTGTTCCATATCACAACCCTGAATATCTGTAATAATATTCAACCAACCACGATTAGCAGCAGGTGCAGCAGCCATAGACTGCATAAGCATATCAATGTAAGAAGAATAGTCACGAGAAATCTTTGGTGCCATAATAACTGTAGGAACCATATCTTCTGGTTTCTGATTCTTAATAGGACCAACAATATTCTTATAAAGAATAGCATCAAGGAATGTACCCATTTCGATAGTATCAATTGGATCTTTAAATGCATAAATCTTAGGATTCTTGATTACACAAGCATTCTTGTCTACATCGTTAATAAGTGTAGGATCAAGGAAACCACAATCAATTGTCATACCATTAATCTCTTTAAGATATGTAGTACCATTCATAGATGCCTTTACATCAATATATACATCAAGTCCATATGTAGTATAAACATCCTTAACAATAGATGCTAGCTTTTCATTATCATTTGTAGAGATAAGTGCAATATCATACATACTGACAATATCAGCTTCTCTAGAGTTGTTCTTAATCTCTTCACAGATTTCTTCAGTTACTTCCTTGAACTGAGTTACAATACTAGCAGGAGTAATCAAAGAAGAGTTTTCTTCTTCATATTCGGCAAGTTTCTTAAAAATAAGAGACGAAAGAATTGTGATAGATGTAGTAGAATCACCAATCTTAATAGCTTGTGTTCTTGTTTCCTCTTCAATATCAGAAAGAACAGACTTTTCGATTTCACCAGCAAACTGGATACTTCCAAGAATAGTATGACCATCCTTTGTATATCTAGGAAGTGCACCTTCCTTATAAATAATTGTATTAGAACCAAAAGGACCGAAGGACTTACTTAGTGCATCCTTAAGAATATCCATAGTTTCAAGCTGAACTCTTCTAAGAGATTCTTTGTTAACAATGTTTGTGAAAGACATATATTATTTCCTCCTTAATAATTATATTACTTAATTGTTTTTCTTTTTCTTTTTTACCACAAATCGCAATGTTGCATAATCAGGGTCATCTTTTCTATAAGTATCGATGATTCCTGTCTTAGAATAACCATTTTCCCAAAGATAATGAGAAACTTTTATATCTGGATATGGTTTATCATCAAATGTAATATTGAATTTGTAGTTCATGAAAAGGATTCTTTTTTCATTGAATTTATTCTTAAATTTAAAAACATCGTTCTTATTCTTAAAAATAAACTCTGTATACTCATCTAATGACAAATCAGATGGGTCTTCTTTAACAATGATATTTACCTTAGAATGGTACTTTCTAATTACAGCTTCTTCCTCTTTAGAAGTACACAGCACTGTAACATGTACATTATCTATATTTGTATATACAGAAATTAAAAAGAATAAACCAGTAATAGCCATATACTTATCTTCTTTAAGTAAGTCTGAATATCTTGTAGTCATGATTTCTTTATAAATATTATTGGCTATTTCTTTATCTCTAATACATATAGTTACAGGATTAGGATCATTCCTATTTAAAAGAATTGTCTTAACTTGCTTGGTTGTCATATTCATAATCTTCTGATTAACATACTTTGGATTATTGAATTCTTCTTGAATCATTCTTAGAATAGCAAAATCTAAATCAACAAGTGTATTAAACATAACGAGAAAATTATGATATCCAGTAGCTGGGTCGTTCTTTATTTCTTTTCTTGTTCCATCAGAATGAACTTCTTCGACTTTAATATCTTGAATCATTCTTGTAACACCACCTTTATATCTTCTTTCTTCTTACCAACAGGTAATACATATAGTGTTTCATCTTTCTTCATTAGATGCTTTACACAATCTGAATTATAATAGATGAACTGAAGTGCTTCTTCTTCAGTATTAAAAGTCATATTAGAATAACCAGAGAATAAATATCTACCAGTGTGATCTTTGTAAAGAAATGAAACTTTATCGTTATTACGTTTTGCGATAGTAAACAAAATTTATATCCTCCTAATAATTTATCTATTACGTCTAATAAGAATAGATACTATAAAATATATAATAGCATAAAATGATATACTTGCCATTATACAATATAACAAAGCATTGTATTTGTTTTCTAAATACATAAAACTTCTATTTCTACTAAGTAGTCTATATATTATAGCACCAATTTTTGTTCTTGGTTTTTCTCCATCACCAAAAAATAACTGATATAGAACAAGAGTTATTGATACTATAAACACAACCATCCATATTATTAATCCTATCATACAACTTCTCCTTTTCAAAAGAGAGGGATAACAAATTATCCCTCTCAATTATATTTTACTTATCTTAGTCCAACAAAGAAGCAATCTCATTCATAGCATCTTCATAATCTGTAGAGTTAATCTTAGGACTCTCTGAATTAACTGATGTTGAATTGTTATTGTACCAACTTGACTTGCTATTGAATTTACTGCTGCTATTCTCACTCTTAATACCAAGCTTTTCTCTAGCATCTTTAATAAAGTTAAATGTACGATTATCGTTAGCCTTGTTTGCTTCAAGAACGGATGATGCCATAGCACTTGTATATGCTTCTACAAAACTCTTAAGAAGAGTTTCAATCATATCGAGTTCAATAGAACTTGAATAGTCTGTATACTTTTCAAAGTCATTACTATTTACATAGTTTACGATTCCATATACATCTGTAGTATTAATCTCGTATGCCGCTTCTCCTTCTTTAGAACCGTCAGCTCCAATAAGATTAATAACAATGAAAGTTCCCTTTACATTGTACATCTTCTCACCATTTGCAATATAGATAACTCCTTTATTTGTAGGAACACCAATATTTGTATAGGCATCAGGATTTGCTCTAAACTGCTGAATACAATGCAAGAACATCTGAGCCTTTGACGGAGAAAGATAGATATCGATATGATTATTTGTATCAACCTTATTAGCAGAACCTTCCTGAACAATGATAGGATTCATTGTAATCTTGAGAAGAGAACTCCAATATGTGAAATTAAGACAAGTGTTATCCACCTTAGATGTTGAGTTGAAGAATCTGAAAGATGAACGTGTAGACGGTGAAAAAGTATTGTTACCACCATTCTGATTGTTGCTATTGTTGTTAGTCATCATTTTAATTTACCTCCTGGCTTTAAGCCATATTTATTTTATTAAATTGTTATAGCTATACTAATTTGTAACTATCCTATTGCCTTCAATTACGTCAACTTATTAATAAAAGTCCTTAAGAAAGGAGAGAAATAAATTGGCTGTTAAAATAGTAAATACTGGTGTTACTATATATGATGATGACTCAGATAATACAGATGTCACTTATAGTAATCCACAATATCTAGGTAATATGAATCCTATACCAGACAATAAAACTAGTCCAAAACGTTATGTTCCTTTGGCTGGATTATTCGGTGCTAAGAAAGCTTCTTCCGATGTACAAGAAGATACAAGATGTGATTCTAGTGGTAATTATGTTACAGTATATTATCAAATGAATACAGAGAATAAATCATTCTTAGAGATGCATTATTATTTAAGAGCTATTGGTATAAAGAATAATAAGTTTCATCTTTTATTATATGATAAGGATTTAGCTGGAGTAGATCCATATGATCAATCTCTTCCTACATACATGAAACAAAAGATATTCTTAGAATGTCAAAGAAACTTTTGGTATTATGTAAGAGAAGTAGTTAGAGTACAGAGTCAGGGTGGTCCTTATGTAAGATATAGATTAGACAGAGGAAACCTTGCATTGAACTTCTGTTTTACATTAAATCTAAATATATATGAAGAACAACCTCGTCAGACAGGTAAAACTGTTGGTACTAACGTATGGTTCTCGTGGGTTTATAACTTTGGTTCTCGTAACGCTAATATGATATTCTTAAACAAGAAACATGATGACGCTAAGCGTAACCTTAATGATTTAAAAAATATTATAAAAGCGTTACCATCTTATTTAAGATTCGACCAAGCTTTTGGTATTGACGGTAAGAAACTTAAAGCAACCAACACTGTACAATATCTACAGCATAAGATTAACTTTAATAAAATAGAAGCATTACCAATGGCTAGAAACCGTACATCTGCTATATCATTACTCCGTGGTCGTACAGTAACAAATTGCTGGATCGATGAGTCTGCGTTCTTCCAATATCTTGAAGAATCATTACAGAATGGTATGCCTGCTCTTACAACTGCATTTAGAAACTGTAAGATAAATGGTGCTCCTCATGGTTTATGTCTTACATCTACACCAGGCTTCTTAACCACAGAAGAAGGACAGTATATGTATGATCTAAAAAATAAGATGACACCATTCTCTGAGTTATGGTATGACTTCTCACTTAAGCAATTAACTGATACACTAAATGCTAATGAGAAATCTATTTTTGTATATATCAGAACTACATATCAACAGTTAGGTTATAGTGAAGAATGGTTAAAAGAAAGAATCAAAGAACAGAACCAGAAATGGACTGATATACGTCGTGAATTCTTACTTGAATGGGCAACAAGTTCTGAGAACTGTCCTTTTACTCAAGATGAATTAAGAAACGTACAACGTTTCGTACAAAATCCAATTAAGCAAATCTATATTTCAAATTATCTATTTAATATCTATAGTGAAATCAATCCTAGAATAAAGACATTGATTGGTGTCGACGTAGCCGCTGGTTATTCTAAAGACTCATCTGCTATATCTGTAGTAGATTCTTCTACAACAAAATTAGTAGCTGACTTTAACTGTAACTATATTAACCCAGTGGATTTAGGTAATGTAATATACAATCTTGTATTAAACTACTTACCTAACTCGCTTGTTACTATCGAGCGTAACGGTGTAGGCACAGGTACTCTAGCACAATTAATGAAATCTAAGATTAGAAATAATCTATACTTTGAGATAAAAGAACGTACAATAGAAGAACGTTTAGACGGATTCAAAGCAAATAAACGTAAACAAATGACAAAAGTATATGGTGTAGATAATACTCAAATAGTAAGAGAAAGACTTATGGATTTACTTACAGATAGAGTAAGAGACCATTATGATAAATTTGTTTCACCTGTTCTATTTGAAGAATTAAAGAATCTTGAATTAAAGAAAACTGGTAAGATAGACCACTCTGCTAATAGTCACGATGATGGTTTGTTCTCATTTTTATATGCTATATATCCATTATATTATGGAAAGAATGTAAGAGAGAACTGGCATATTTCTATTCCTACATTAAAAACTGCTGATGATGAAGCAGAAGAAATATTCCAAGATTATAGTGCTACTGAAGCAATACCTATAGTTAGAGATATAGAAAATCTTGAAAACGATGATATGATTCAAGAGCAGTTGTCTAAGCTAGATAGAACAAAGTTATATCAACAATTCCTTTCTGAACAACAGTATGAAAATGATATGGCTATGGCAAGAATCCTAGCAACTAAAACAGGTAGAGATGCTTATGCTGATAAGTTCAATATTCCAAGAAATCAACTTGACGATAATGATAATGGATTTGATATGCTAACTGCTATTGACAATTTCTATAGTGAAGATAATTAACAAAAATACAGAGGTGGGATTTTTATATCCCACCTCCATTTTATTACTTAATATAGTCACTCAAATCAGATAAGAAGTTATAGAAATCCTTGATTCCTCTATCTAGTTCTTTCTTATATTCATCACAATCTTTCGAGAGTGTCTTCATTTCTTCCCCAACATTGATTCCTGTATCTAGTTTTTTCTTATATTCATCGCAACCTTTAGCGATTGCTTTCATCCCTTCCCCAAACTGAACTGACATCTTTTTGATGTCCTTAATAACTTCCGCCTCAGTATTTTTATCCTTAAAAGTAGGAGTTTTTTCAGTTGCTTTATTGTTTTCTGGTTTAATCTTGTCTTTTATCTTATTATCATTAATCTCTTTAGAGTCACACTCATGTAGACATTTCTTTTTACAATCTGGACTGCAAGATTCTTTATTTAGATATCTAAGACTTTCAGTTATAGAATCAACCTTATCATTTACTTTGTTAATCTTATCAACCTTTTCGATAGGAGTCTTCTTAGTACTATTAATTATAGAACCAAAGAAAGAAGGACCAATTTTGATATTATCTGTACAAAGAAAACAATTTACACAGTCACCATCGCACTTAGCAGTGGTTACCTTAGCTTCTTCTCTTACTTTTACTATGATCCATTCTTCGGAAAACAGTTCAATCATTGTTTCTTTCCATGGAACGTTACCATATCTAGATTGTACATAAAGATATGGAGCTGTCATCTTAGAATTATCTGTAGGAGTCTGAACTCTAATTACAACTTCTTCAGACCATTCAGGAAGTCTAATTCCATAATCTTCTGGATATTCCTTAATAAAGTCAAATGCATATCCGAATGTCACATTTTTCTTAATAACTTTATACATATAATCATTCTCCTTCTCTAATAAAATTAGTAATCTTTACATTATCAAATTTTTTATAAGCATCAATATAAAGCTCATTTAAATCACCATTGTATGTACACTCATAATACATTCCATCAGGAAGCGTAGTACTGATTAAGGCTTTCCAATTCTGAAGTGTCTTACAAGTCCATACTGTATATACATCAGAAATTGAAAATTTTACTTCATCTGTTACATCAAGATGTTTTAATACATACTCATAAACAGCTTGTCTCATTTTTTCAAACATAATTGTTTTCCTCTTCTCTTAATTAAATGTAGCAATATCGTTATGCCCAATTTCTTCAAAACCAGAAGTACTGAGCTCTTCAATTGTTCTAATATCACATACGTTTATTGTACGAATCTTAGATTCTCCATCCTCAGAACAATCAACAGAAATAGTATCAACAACAAATGGTTTAGTTTCTTTTGTCACATAAGATAATACTTCTTTTGTTTGACTCATTGTAAAAGATACAATACGACCATTTAGTGTATGAATACCACATTCATTATCGGCAACGGTAATCTTATACACATCATCGGTATCAACTTCAATTACTTTATGAGCAATTCTATTCTTTTCTTGATAACTCAATTCAAGAACTAATCTAATCACAGCCTTAGCTTCACATTTCAAAAAATTAATCATAGGAATTATAACCTCCTTTATTATATTTATTGAAATGTTATACAAGGAGATATTTAATCCCCTTGTATACATTCATAACATCATCTATCATCATTTAATCTTGCTAAGGTTAATTCAATAAGATTATTAGTTGGAGTAACGATATTATCTAATACGTCTTGCTCCATATCTAACCAAACTTTCTTACGTTTTAAAAATGGAGTATCATTTATCTTGCCAATTATCTGACCACAGATTATTGCTTCTCTCAATCCCCAGTAGCCATCACAAGCTCTTTCATTACACCACTTTTTAAATTCTCTATATGTCATTATCTCGCCTTCTTATTTCTCTTTCTAAGTTTCTTACTATTTCTAGCTTCAAGAGGAATCATATACTCAGAAATTTTATCAAGAATATATACAATCTTATCAGAAACAATATCATTTACTTCACTATTGTTATTAGTGAAAGCAACTGTATATACAGCATTAGAAGCATAATATGCATAAATGTGCTCTGTAAGAGTATCAGCTTCAATAGCACTTAATACTGTATTAGCTACAAGAACAATAAGTGTATTAATATAAGCTTCAGAATACAATCTATACTCATTGAATTTATTAAGTCCAATAGAATAGAACTTTAACTTTCTAGGAGAAGGCTCAACAGTAGCAACCTTTTTATCATACTCATCTTCAAACTTCTTAAAACTATCACGAGCAGTCTTATAAGCTTTATTGATATTAGAAGGGGTTGCTTCAATACTATTAATTACTCTAGTAAGATTAATAGCTTCTTTAAATGAGCTAGAAACTTCTCTTAACTGAGTAGCTTTATCAGGGTCTTCTTCCTGAATCTCATCAGCCTTTTCTTCAAGCTTATCAGTAAACTTATGATAAACTTCATCAGAGTATTCATCCATCATTGTACCAGCAATATTATTCATAGGAGCAAGGGTTTCCTTTAATTCTTCATTAAAGTCCTTAATCTCTTTATCAAGATAAGTATTGTTTACAAGGTCATTAATGAATGACTTAGCAAAAAAGTTAATTGTAGCTTTATCAGCACCACAAGATGCTGCCTCGGTAGAGATTACAGTCTTGATTGAATTTGGAAGTGCTTCAAATACATTAAACTTTTCACCAGACTTATATCTGTTCATAACTTCAATAAGCTGTGCTGCTTCTTCGTATGTTACGCTGTCATACTTATCCATAAGTGTAGATGTAAGAATGTTTTCATCTACAGTTAATGATGTTGCAGGAACATCGTTGAATTCCTCAAGAGTCATCTCATGTTCTTCTTCTACAGCTTCTTCCTGAGTATCTTCTGTTTCTTTATCAAGAGATTCCTTTAAACCATCAGCAGAAGTTACATAGTTTACAGTATCAATTAATTCTTGAGTAACATCGCTTAGTGTTTCACTAGTTGTATATGTGTTTCCTTCAAGAACAGTATTAGATACAAAACTTGGGAAAGACAACATTGAACTCATTTCTTCTTTAGATAATTCAACAGTGTCTTCACCCTCTCCAATAGTGATATTTTCAATAACAACATCATCTGTTGCAGCAGTGTCATATGTCTGAAAAGAACTTGTGTCCTCAGACACTACCTCCTTTTCACTATCAGAAACTACTTCTGTTGCATTGTTTTCTGGTTCACTTGTTTCAAGACCTCTCATGATTTCTTCTTCGATCGATTTCATTACATCGTCCTCCTGATTATCATTTAGTTTATTAATATATTTATCATATATTCCTTTGGCTTTTAAAGCATTAACCTCTTCTTGAGAAAGTGGTATATCGCTATTGATGATACTATTCATAATATCTTCTTCAATAATATCGGCGTCTTTCTCAAAATAGATTTTTTCTTGTGCATTTGGATTGTTGATTATATTATCCATAATCATTACATCTGGGTTATTTTCTCTGGCTGAACATAATTTCCCTATAAGGGCATCTATATCATCATCAGACAACCCTTTTACGAATTCCTCATCACTCATCTTCTAATTCATTCTCCTTTTCTTCATCATATTCTTCTGATGATGCAACTTCTGGAGTAGAATTCTCAGAATCTGATATAATAAGATTTTGAATAGCTACTCGTATTTCAGTAAGAATAGATGGAATATTTATAACTTTACAAATCTCATCTTTAAACAGATTACCCATAGGAGCAATATTAGAATAAATAAAATCACATGTCTCTCTAGGATAATTGAATGTCAAGAATGTATAGAAGTCAATATCAAAACCAGAGATATAATAAATTACTTCTCTGATTCTAGCAATAATGACATCTACATTTTTAGAATTGTCAAACACTTTTCTTATATAATTAGTAGTACTATCTTTACTCTTCTTATACTTGTCAAGACCCATGTTATTATATATCTCGTTCTTATACATATAGATATAACGAGCAAAGAAATTAATTATGTTTCTGGAAAAACCAGAAACAAAGATGTCATACATATTATATGCTAAGACATAACAGTCTGGGTTATCACCAATATACTGAAGATTAAATGAGTTACATATTTTATTAATTATAGTAAGATAAGTCTCTTGTCTAATAGACATTATGTTTTCTCCATCATTTGGAAAATTATTTAACATACCCTTGAAGTTAAGTTCATATGAGTTAATAATATTTGGATTTGAAATGGTCGAGTTAAATGCAAAACGATTTCTTATATTAGAATCAATAACGTCCATAACGTATTGGGTATTAAACTTAGATAAGATTTCAGCAATCTCACCTTCTGCCACCATATTATATACGTTACTATTTCTATACAAATCAATAGGCATAAAACGTACCTCCTTTTCTTATGCTTATATTTTAATAAATTGTTGTAGGTATTGTTGAAACGAAAAAATAAAGGGCACGATAAAGTGCCCAGTATTCTCTTGATTAATCAATTACATCGGATACAAAATCTAAGTATCCATCTGAAGTAACTGATATATCAAATCCATAAAATTCTGGAATTTTGCTTGGAAAATATGATAAGAGTATATTTACAAAGTTCATCAAATCCTTACCATATTTTGATCTTCTATAAATATCAGAAAGATTCTTATACTTATCAAAATCAAGTAATGAATTTATCGTAAGTACATGATCTTTTATATATCTATGTATTTCTTTTTTAACAAGGTCTTTTTCCTCATCATCATAGATACTTCTTACAAGGAAAATACTATTTGCTTCTGCGACTTTATGGAATCCTAACATTGACGATATATCAATCCAGTCATTAGGTACATTTGTTTTAATACATCTAGCAACTGGAATGTTATACAGTTTTAAGCATTCATTAGGATATTGATATTCAAATCCCTTGATTAATGATATTTGGAATGGATTGATTGTTGTAGTAGACATTACTTTTGTCTTAAACTTTTCCATCATATTATTCCATACATTATTCTTACTTTCATAATTGATATAATCAAATATTAAGAATACATCCAAAATTTCACTAACAGTAATGCAGTTATCTTCTTCTGTTATCTTTTTGAATGATTTGACTATATTATATACATCCCAGCTTAATTTGTTTTCCCTTACAAATTTTTCTAAGATGCTAATACTGTTATTGTAATCATCGATTTCATTCTGTTCAATCAGAATCATATGATTACCTTTATCAATTCTCTTTGATTTGTTTTCCCTATTTTCAATCTTACCGTTTTTGATATTCATTTACATACACTCCTTAAAATTATGTAAAACAGGGTGGATTTCATTCCACCCTGCCATCGAGTTTTACTTACGTCTTGAAACCTTGTGCTTATTATATCTATCGATATTATCAATAAGTACAAACTGGAACGCAATCTTGTTTGCTATATCATCAAGATTGAAAGTTTTCTTAATAGCAGCATACTCTACATCAGGAATAGTGATATTGAAAATGATATCTTTCTTATTGTCATTCTCGTCAGTCATATTGACATTGTAATTCGAATAACAATTGTTAATACCCTTATTGATTCCAATAATTGTCTTTAACATGCAATCTTTAAAGGTAACGATATTCTCTTCGATAAACGAAGCCCAATCTTCAGGTACAGTTACTTTTACCTGATGAATGGTAAATCCCTTATCAGTGAAGAAGTATGCAAGCTTATACTTGATTTCTTCATCATAACGGAAATTCTCAAAGTACTCTCTTTTCTTAAGAGATATCTTAAGACCTATCTTATCTCTTGATGAGAAAAGAGACTGATTGATTCTTGCAGGGTATTCACTAAAAGGAACCCTGTCAGTAAGAATATCAATAACATCAGTAACAAAGCTGACATTTCTATTCTTACGATGTTTTTCAATTACCTGCATTATTCTTGCAGATAACTTGACATCGACATTGTATGCTGTTTTGTATCTTGGACTGATATTCAATTCCGATTCATCAGGAATATCAAGAACAGTCAAAAGACTTGTAACAAGTCTTGACGATGTGACATCAAACTCTTGTGCTACAGTTTTGATGATTTCATCATCGTCATCATTCACAGTAAATGATGGGTGCGTAAACTCTGGAATTACAACACTGTTATTCATCATTATATTGAATTTTTCAATAGCCTGCTGAATATCATTTATGTTATATCCAGTTTCAGAAACTTCTATAGGACTTGAATGCAGCTGAAAATAGCTGTCATTCAGCATGTACATAACAATACGTCTGTACACCTCCGTCACAGAGGTTTTAAGATTTGTAGCATATGTTTTTACTTTGTTGTGACGAGTCGTAGGAACATAAGCCTTAACGATATTAGACAATGCTACGTTGTCTGGTACGTTTATCGTATCCTGGATTACTTCTTTGTTAGTCATATTATGACCACTCCTTTATTTTTAATAATATAAACAGGATGGAATTAACCATCCTGTTTATTCATATTTATAATATATAGATTACATATGTTTTACTCTATCTCTTTCTTCAGCACGTTTTGCCGAATTCCATCTGTCTAATGTACCTACAAGATACACTTGTTAAAGTGGACTATTCCTTACTCAGTAGAGTCAATGTGTCTAGTCTCTGCATTCAGAATAATAAATATTAAAATCAAATATACGAGAACGTCTCTTTTTCATCTTACTTCTGACATGGTCTTTTTCTTTAGAATAATATTCTGCTATATAATTAGATGCTTCACTAATAGATTTGAAACATAATTTTTCTTTAGTGATTGAGTTTACTATTGTTACTGGTTTAGATATACATATTTTATTATAGGTTATATATCTTAGATTAGAATAATGATTATTTCTAGAATTTCTATCTATATGATCTATTTCATATCCTTCTGGTATGTCTCCTAACCAACATTCAGCAACAACTTTATGTATCATTACTCTAGTAACAACACCTTTTAAATTTATAAAAGCGTCATAATATCCAGATTCATCTAAGAATATCTTTATATTCTTCTTAGACTTCACATTTCTTAAAATAGTGCCGTTCTCATTTATTTCATATAAAAAGTATAATGATTTTATTTTTCTGAACTCAAGGTTTGAATTGTTATTATTCATCTCTTGATACCTCCATAGTAATTATTTGATTTCTGACCCTTAATAGAGTCTAGCTATGGAAACCCTATTTTATATACAATAGGTTTACATTAGTTTTAGGGCTTACTTTATAGGTACTCTAGTTAACCCGTTATACGTCTGATACGTTCAAATGGCTTATCTTCAGTTTCCTTTCTATGACAGTAAGGACACTCATCATTAATTACACCAGTGTAACCACATACTGGATCTCTATCTACTGGGTGATTAATAGAACCATATCCAATATTATTATCATGCATACATTTAACAATAGCTTCAATAGACTGTACGTTTCTACTTGTATCACCATCAAGTTCTACATAGCAGATATGACCACCATTACATAAATCATGGAAAGGTGCTTCAAGACGAATCTTATCGGCAGCAGAGATATTAAAGTATACAGGAATATGATTAGAGTTTGTGAAATATTCTCTATCTGTTACACCTTTAATTTCACCATATTTAGCTTTACACTGTCTTAATGCTTTTCCCGCATATGATTCAGCAGGAGTAGCTAAAAGACCAAAATTAAGTCCAGTATCTTCAGAAGCTTTATCACAATATTCTCTCATAAGTTTGACAATACTATAACCTTTATTCCAATACTCTTCACCTTCACCATGATGATGACCATAAAGAGCAACAAGAGTTTCTGCAAGACCAACAAAACCAATAGAAAGAGAACCATGTTTAATTACTTCACGAATCTCATCTTCTGGACCAAGCTTATCAGAACCAATCCAAACACCTTCACCCATAAGAAATGGCATATTCTTTACTTTACGTCTAGCTTGAATTTCAAATCTTTCAAGAAGCTGTTTTTTAGAAATGTCCATATACTTATAAAGAAGCTCAAAGAATTTATCTTCATCACCATTTGCTTCAAGTGCAAGCATAGGAAGATTGATTGTAGTGAATGAAAGATTACCTCTACCATAAGCAATCTCATTCTCAGGATCATAGACATTTCCCATAACACGTGTTCTGCATCCCATTTGTGCTACCTCAGTCTCTGGATGACCTGGCTTATAATACTGAAGATTAAATGGAGAATCTAGGAATATATAGTTAGGGAATAAACGTTTAGCAGTTACTCTATATGATAACTGTAATAAATCATAATTCTTATCTTCTGGGTTATAGTTTACACCTTCCTTGACTTTGAAGATAACAATTGGGAAAATACATGTTTCTCCATGTCCTAGACCAGCTTCAAGTGCAAGAAGAAGATTCTTAATAACCATACGTCCTGCATTAGATGTATCTGTACCCAGGTTGATTGACGAAAAAGGTCAGTTGTATTATCTTATAGGCTTTTTATCCTATAATTCTGGAGCTTATGATTTCGCTCATACGTTTTAAAACGATACGTCTGTCATTTCAGACCAGCTTAGCATAGATTTCCACCCTCGTTTAACGTTAGGCATATATACGTGCGATATATAAGTGTATTACTATATAATACAGTGTCGGATACTCGTGGCGGTATTATATTCTCATATTTGAGTTTCAACCACTATGCGTTACGGTACTTATCTGTGTTAAAAGATAAGTTACCTCGGTATTAACATATCTTATATCATATTATTTAAAATAAAGTATTGTTCAAATTTATCTTTCTTTCTAGATAAATATATATTAGCATTGTTATATATGAAATTATAAAATTTCATTATTTCATCTTTTCTAGCTATATCAACCATTTCTAAATATATTTTACTATTACATCTTTCTGTTCTCCAATGGGTTATACCTATATATTCTAGTAGCTTTATTATATCATTTTTTAAAATTTCATATGTTATAAGAGCTACTCTTCCAGAATAAGAATTGCATACTTTTCTTTCAGGATGAGATAATCTATAAGTAAAACATCCATCACCATCAAAGAAACCTCTAATCATATGATTGACTAAATCGTATCTTATAATTGGAAGTGGTCTTAGCCATTTAGGATTGTCTAAACCATAAAAATTTAAATCTCTTGCTATTTTAAAACTAGAAACTACACATGATATACATTCTTTATCAGCTCTATTATCTAGTCTTAATGATGTTTGAGCATTTAAAAATTTATGAAAATTCTCTACCATATAAGAATCTGTAGTACTTAGTTGTAATATTATTTTTGGAGATGCATTTTGATTACGCTTATTGTAAAATACACATCCATCAGCTAATAACAATCCTAAGAAATATGCTTTTTCTTCAGTATCTATAATACTAAAGATATCTTCATTAAGACCTATTGAATATAGTTGTTGTTTAGTATAAATAGGTACATTGTATTCTTTAAGTATCTTTGAAATGGTAGGTTGTGATAAATTATATTTACTACATAAACAACTCAAAGGTTGAACATTAGATATATAATCGTTAACAATATTTATTTTTATTTCATCAGATATAATTATTGACAATTCATATCACCTTCCTCAAAAGTGATATGATATAAGATAAGCCTTCACCGATTTTACCCGATTACGGTATAATATTTCTATTATACTAGGCAAACTTTTACCTGTGCACCTGCTCTAGAATGTAATGTATTTAGGTTATGTACAAAACCTTCCATAGCTTGATAACAAGCTTTTTCTGTATCTTTATATGACATCTCTAGAATCTTTGTAATATAGTAATTATATACTGAAGAAGATATATTGAATTCACTATATAACTTATCATCAAGACCATCATTAGCTTCACAAATTTCAAGATAGTGTTCAAGTTCTTCTAATTCCATATTGTTTATACTATCAAAGAACTCAGTTAATTCATCACTATCATTAATAAACATCTTAAACTTTTCATAATTAGCATTGATTGACTTTCTGAATGTTTTATATATTCCAGGAGCCATCGAATAATCAAAATTAGGAATCGATTGTCCACCATGCTGATCATTTTGATTGCTTTGAATTGCAATTGCTGCATGTGTAGCATACGATCCAATGCTATTAGGTTCTCTTAGGTAACCATGTCCTGTATTAAAACCATCCTTAAATAACTTAAGACAGTCAATCTGGCAACATGTTAGAGTAAGTGAATAAAAGTCAAGGTCGTGGATATGGATATAACCATCTGTATATGCCTTGGCAATATCTTTACTCATCATATTATTTACATAATAATTCTTAGATACATTTGCACCTACTTGTAACATTGTACCCATAGGAGCATCGCCATCGATGTTACCATTATCACGCTTAAGGTCATTATCTTTAGATTCTGTATTAAGTAAAGAGGAGATTGTATTTGAAATACTATCTCTAGTATTTCTGATTTCTGTTCTCTTCTGACGATAAAGAATATATTCCTTTGCAGTGTCGGCAAAACCATTCTTAATAAGAACACGTTCTACATTATCCTGAATCTTTTCTACATCGATTTCGTTTGTATCGTTATCTGAACAATATTTATCACAAGCAGATTCAATATTGTCTGTTAGCTTTGTACAGGTACTTTTATCGAAATCATAATTGTCCATATAATGAGATGCTTCTACAGCCTTATATATGGCATTATAAATTCTTGTTTTATCAAAATCAACTTTGTTACCGTTACGCTTAATTACTATCATAATTAAGTCCTCCTTTATAATTATTTTTACTATAAAGTTATATATTGTGTAGATAAAAAATAAACGAAAAAATAGCACCAGCGTACATATAGCGTACGCTGGCGAATATTTTTGTTTTACCTTATCGACGTCAATTTAAATATCTCTTAGCGAATTCATCTTCACCAATATTTTTACGAATTGATGATGTATTGATATACACTGCACACAGACAACAATCGAACGGATCTGGTGCAATCAATGTGACTTTACAATCATAAAAGTCATTTACAAAACGAGTGAGATTAATATCACATCCGTCGATTTCATTTGCGACATCATCATAGAGTTCGAATCCATTAGGCATTGTTTCGAATACTCCGGCATTCTTATAATCTTCAAGAGTTATAAGCTTCTTTGCATCGTTTGTTTCATTCATTTTAAATTCTCCAGTCTATGTTTTATTGACTTTATCATCTGTCTATTACTAAAATAATATATAAATAAAAATAAATATTACCAGGAGTATGGTAGCTCCTGGTAATATAATAATTAAACACAAAACATAATTGGTTGATTAGCATTTGCAGGATTAACATATCCTTCTCTAAGAGTATTAATAAAGTCTTCTCTTCTTCCAGCCCAGTTTTCAATATAACTTAACTTCAGATCAACTCCAGCGAATATAGTCTCAAGGCCATCATAATGCTGAAGATATGCTACTAAAAAGTTAGCTACATCTGCAGTGGCAAGATTTTCAAAAATCTCCATTTGAGTAGGACTTATAGTAGATAGATTAGCAGGATGTGTTACAAATATATCTAATGGTATATGTCCAAGACCACCAGAAATATCACCATGTGTAGCACTCTGTAATCTAACCATATTAGGATATTTAAAGTCTACGAATATACTATTATTAAATACAGAAGTTAAATCTGCTCTCATTTGCAATAAAGCTACATCATCCATAGAATAGTTATTATATGCTGACAAATAGTCATAATATCCTATACCAGATTGCTGAGCCATACCACCATCTTCTTGACCGTATACATCCCAAGCAATATCTCTAACACCTAAGATTTCAGCACCTCCTAAGAGATCAGTATCAATTATATAATAACCATCTCTTTTTCTACCTTTATCATTAGTGTCAATAGAAATTCTAACCATATGAGGAAAATAACGAGAGAATGTAAGTAATGTATCTGGAATAATGACTTCTTCTACCCAAGTATCTTTAGAAATATCATCAGGTAACATAAGTGGCTTAGTACCTAATCTACGTTCAATCTTATTCAATAAGATATTCATTTTATTAAAAGCCATAACTATTACATCTCCTTTATATAATATTACTTAGATGTTAAAAATACGCAAAAAAGAAACGTGCTAATTAAAGCACGTCTCCCTTTCTTTTGTTTCTTTGTTCAGTCTTCACATGTACGGAGATTATCCATGCCTTCACTTAAAACTAGCAGAGTATATGGAATCTCCCACCCATACTTTTCTGAAATCTTCACCACAGAATCATGGAAATTTGATTGAGAACTATATAGGCATGCAACAACATCTTTTTGCGTTTTGATAGATTCATCCATGGTATCCACCTCCTTACTTTTTTGTTGTCAGAGCATATTTATTAATTGCTCTGTTGTTTTCGTCTGTGACCATTCTGATAATAGACTGGTCTCTAAGTAGCACATTGAGTGTTACCTCAATTGCTATCTTAGATAACTGGCGATTAGTGAACCAATACTGTTCCCATTGGTCACCAAAGTATCGATCCAAGATCCTTTTGATCTTGGTATCAATTGAATCACATGATCGAATGTGGTCAACTTCAGACTTCATAAGTCTGAGCTTAGCGTTTTGATCATTCTGAAACGCCATACTTCTACCAGCGAGAAAATAGTCAATCTCTTGCTGGTCTACTACTGGTTTTGATCGTCTATACTCATATGAGCATAACCTTTTAATGATGCAAGACGATCCTTCCTCTGTAGTGATATGTACGTACATATCCACAGAGGAGAGATTTCCTACTTCACATAAAGTTATCCTTTCTTGATAATCAACCTCCTTAAATCTGTGAATCGCATAAATAATGGCTTCTGTACTGTTTTCAAACAGATACATCAAACCATCATTGAAAGAGCACATTACCCTTTCGAATTTCCCGAACTGGCTTTCTATTTCTCTTATAGCCTCGGAACGTCCTATTACATCCTCTAAGTCAAAATTTAAGTTACCCTGATTATTGTTGTTCATTTTGTTACCTCCTGCCTTTTATTGGCAATAAAATTTTAATTAACAGTTGAACGCTCTGTTAATCACTATTATAATATATAATCTATTATAATTATACAGAAGGTAAAATAACAGGGTAGTTAATCTACCCTGTTATCATATACTTTATCTTATATTATCTTTATTATTAGTTTATTATCATTATCTGGTATATAGGTTAAGACTCTATATGCCTTACCATAAATAACGACATTTTGTTCCGATGGTAGTGTATTAATTATATCAATGTCTTTAGAACTGAATCCTGTAATATCATACATTACACAAGTACCATCTGTACATGCATTTACTGTGTATGAAGAATCCTTTAATAGTGAGTATATAATCATATTTTGATTGATATATTTAATAACATAATCGACGAGGTTAATACCAGATATATTTTTTGTAAAACTTAGTATATCATCCATTACGGTATTAATCCTCCTTCTTCTAATGCGTCTTCCATTGCATCAGCCTGAACCTGTTCCTTACCTTCTTCAGATTGCATCTTTTCATATGCTATTGTGTACAAGATTTGAAACATAGCACAAGGCATTTCATATAACTCCATAAGAGATATTCTACCTTTATAATAGGTTGAAACTTGCTCTATACGTCTTATATCTTTTTCATAAGACCCAGCTGATGACGTGTAAAAAGCATATTGTCAGGATTAATTTCTTGCTCGTCAATTTTTCTACCACATTTTGGACATCTGCGTTCAGGGTAGATATAAGAAATATCTCTGATAAGATTACCATTATCATCAAGCTTACCACCATCATACTTATCTGTTTCAACAGAAAGAGCCATAAGCTGGTCAGATGTCAGTGACTTAAGAATGGTATCAAATGTCTTAATACGACGCTTATATGTCAAAGACTTATCATTAACAACAGGCTTTGTATCAATAGGAATAAGCTGATTATTAGCATAGTCAATCTTATAGATTGCATCGATGTAAGATAGTAGAAGAAGTCTATCTTCATACTTAGAGTTAAAATCCTGATTTACAAGAGTAGGTTCAATATAAGTGTTATAAAGTGATGGAACCTTAAGAGCAAATACATACTCATCAGAAGCCTGATATAGAGTTACATTATAATCAGAGTTAGAAGAATCTGTATTGCCTTCATGAAGAATAGTCATATATTCTTCCTTAATAGCATCAGATTCAAACTTAATCATAGAATGAATTGGAACTGATTCCATGAATACATTATTACACTTATCATCACCACAAGAGAATGTGATAATATTAGACAAACCAAATGTAGCCTTATATGCAGTAAACATATAATCATCTACAACAGTATTAGGTGTAATCATTGCCCAAGCTTCGAATGTCTTTGGCTTATTAGCATCAATAATATGATCATAAATAAGCTTTAGTTTGTTTTCGATATACTTGTTATAATTACTACCTCTTAAACGCTGTGGGTCGATAGACTGAATTTCCATTGGCTTCCATGCAGACATTCTAACAGCTTTCTTCTGATTCCATAGAACGCCATCTGCACATTCAATAGCCTTAGTCTTGATATCATTGATAACCTTAGCAGCATTGATTGGCTTCTTAGCAATTGTAAAACCATTAAGATTAATAGCCTTAGAAATAGGATTGAAAGATTTCTTTACTTCCTTTCTAATTGTCTCTTTAATCTCTTCAGTCTTAGCCTTCTCATCTTCTTCCTCTTCAGAATCCTTATCATCTTCATCGTCATCTTCATCAAGATATTTCATGTCTTCATCTTCAATACCATCAAAAAGATGCTCATCTTCGTCATATACAGATTCATCAGCAGCCATAACGATAGTTTCTTTCTTAGTACCAGCAACAGGAGCTGAATTTTCAACAGTCTTTTCAATTACAACTGGAGTCTCTTCTTTTACAACAACAGGTGCTACAGGTGTAGGTTCTGGAGTAGGGGTTGTTGTTACTACAGACTGAGCAGGTTCAACCTCATCTTCAAACTTGTGTACTACAACAGTATTAGATGAAGATGCAGTTAGTTCGTCATCAGAATCAATATCACTATCATTTACGATAGCAGCCTCGATTCTTTCTTCCTGACCTTTTCTAAAAGTTTCATTTGTTTCACTCTGTGTTCTGGCAATTGCACCATCAATTCCTTCAAATGCCTTATCAAGCATTGGATTACCTGTACCGACAATAGGCTCAGGCTTAGACTGTACTACAGCCTCAGCGATATTTGCTTCTTTTACATTAGATGTATCTAGCTTCTTTCTTGGCATATTAGATGGAGTAGCAGTTGGAATAGCACCATTAGCAAGCTCAGATAAAGTTACATTTTCAGACATATGATTTCCTCCTTGTTATTTAAAATCAGCTAAACTAGCTGTATTTTGTAATACTTCACCAGTTTCTGTATTAATCGGTAGATAAGCATTTAACTCTTCCGAAGTAATATAGATCTTGATTACTTTTTGATCATTAGTATCATCATCCCCAAGAATACATCTAACATCGGTTAGAGTAAACTGTGGAAGATATGTCATAATTTGGTTTTTTATAGAATTGGCTAATTTAACCATATCTACTTCAGTTGAATATCTAAATCTAGAAACTAGTCCAACACCCATACCAGGATGAGTCTGAAATGTTCCAGGTTCTAACAAGATAAGTCTAATCAGCATCAAAGTAGCATAGTCTTCACCTTTTGCTACAAGAGGCTTATAATATTTATCAACGGAAAGTAATGGTTCAGTTGTATCTACAGAAGTACTATCTGCCATATTATTACCTCCTTCATTAATATATTGTTTTTGTTATAAAAAAATAAAGCTCTGATTTAACAGAGCCTTATTTTTATTTGATTAGTTTTCAGATGTGATTCTAGTTACAACTTCAATAGCCTTTTCTTTTGATTCAGCAGAACCAAGGAAACAGCTAGGGTGAAGGAAAGTAACTCCATCCCAAGTTCTTACCTCATCAGGAATATTGATAATATGGTTATTCATAGAACCTTCTTCTTTAGGAATAGCTCTAAAGCAATAACCTCCTCTAGAATTCGGATAGATATAGAACGGGATATTTTCTTTAGTGAGTTCATTAACCATAGAACTGATGTATGTCTCTGTTGCTACATAAACACCATTACTAGTTTTGATAGCTTTTAAACAGTCTTCATGTTCTTCTACTTCTGCATCGATAGTATAGAACAGATTTCTGAATAAAGTTTTCATAATGGTTACAGCATGTATGAATTCATGTTCATTAGTATTAGAAAATCCGTTTGTTCTATTAGGTGGGCAATTTAACTGTCTAATCATAAATGTAAGAGGGTTAGATTCTACACCATTATCAGCATCATCAATATACTTGATTAATGATTCATATACATAAGTCTTGTGCTTTTCATCAGATACAAACTCTGTGCCAACCTCTCTCCAAATTAATCCAACTGATGCATATTTTCCACCATCAGGTCTAAACACATGATTAGCTTCTTCACCAACTTGATGATGGTCATACTGTCCTAATCCAATGTCATATACTACACAGTCTACTGTGTCATCTGTGTATCCTTCTTCAGCAGGCTTAAATGTTTTAACAAGTTCAGTTTTGATTCCATATTTATCTACAAACAACAATTCAAGAAGTGCTGTTGCTGATACGTCATCTGTATGGAATCTAGGGTTTGAGCTATGTGTTACAAGTGTAACCTCAGTACATTCTCCTTTCTTGATTCTTTCAATGATTTCTTTAATTTTCATATAATTAATTCCTCCTTAAGAATTATGATGTATTATATCATACATCAAAATGATATATGATTATATTTTAGTTTTTACAAGTATAAAAACTTAACTATAAATAACTCTCACTGAAAGGAACATATATTATGGCTAAATTGAAATACACCTTTGATGACTATATTAATAATCCATCTGGAAAAGGCAGTGCAGTTATTGCTTCCATTAATAAAGACCAATTTGATAAGGAGCTTATTGGTCTGGAAAGTAATAATGGAAAATCCAGTTATACTGTTTATAAGCAAATTAAAAGTGGCGGCATAGTATCTTATGTCATACACTTTCTAATTCCTTCTAATACTAAAAATTTCTTTCATGATGTAGTTGTAGAATTTACACCAAAAAAGGATGATTCTACTACTAATAGAACGATAAAGAATCATACAGTAAGATTCTTTTCTAATGACAGCAATTTTGTATTTACATATGCTTATACTTTTAAATCACATGGAGTTCTAATAACAGAACTCGAAAAACTTCTTCCGTTTAGAAGTACTGTACAAAAACCTACTATGCGTAATCCTGACAATGCAATGGGTTATAATAAGAGTATAGTGTTTGCTTATCTTATTATGCAAAGAAATGGATTATTTGCTAAGGATACACTTAATAGACTTGCTAAGAATGCTGGTATTAATGTAATACGAGCAAATATTTTACCTTTTGATAAAAAGGAGCAGGAACGTAAGAAAATAACACAAGAAGCTAAAGAGGCTGGAGAAAAAGAAAAAAGAACCCCAGCTAATAAAGTAATCAAATCTAAGAATCTTCTTGGGGATAAGTTACCATCACCGCCAAAGATTTCTAAGATTGTCGGTAATAGTAAGATGATTAAGAAAGTTTCAAGTGTCAAAAAATCTAAAAAGCGATAAGGTTGTATATTATAATGGAGTACAAAGTACAAATTTATTTATAAAACGGGAGGTTAAATAAAATGGATAACAATTTTGAATCACCAGAAATACTAAATTCACTTCAGCCGATGGATGTATTTGAGTATTCTCATAGTGCATATTATTGGACTGAAGTAGACAATTGGTTTCCACAACAAGGGGAAGAAATTTTTAAGCAAACCAGAAACGCAATTATTCTTCCAGTGTCCAAGTTTTATGAAAGACCTGAGTCTTCTATGATGCTGGACTATTTTATGCTTATCTCAAAGAGATGCTACAATTCTGATGAGATCAGAAATCATATTTGTAGATATCTCAATTATTTTGAAAGATTCTATGATAAAGAACAAGAGTTATTGTTCCATATGTATAGAATCAAGTTCATGATTGATATTGGAGTACCTACCAGTGACGGTAAGTATAGACAATATACTATGGATGAATTCAAGAATGACATAAAAACTTATGTCCTTTCTCAGAGCATCTATAGCAAGACATGGAAAATGGTTGAGGACAATTATCAGCTTGAACTCAACTACAAAAACAAAAGCAATGAAGCTTTGCAGTACTCAGACCGTCATGGTAAATATCTGATGGAAATTAGTATCTTTATGAATATGCTTATTCCTTTGATGATGCATTTTGTATATAAGAACAAAATCACATCTACAGATGTAATTCATACACTGATTTTCACAATTTACAACTGGCTGTTTGATATTTACACCAACAAAGATATTATGGCTAAGCGTGGTCTTCAGCCTGCAGATATGTATTCTAAATTCTATGAGACATCTAGTACAACTATGGCATCTCATTATAAAACAAATGGAACACTTTGGGACATGTCTGCAATTAGAGGTCACTCACCTATAATCAATGCAAATGATGCAGTTAACACTGTTATTATGCAGGTTATGCCAAAATATACTTTTAAAGGAAACGTTATTACATACAATATAACTTCCGTCAGAAATAATATAAAGTATAATATTTCTGATATTAGTTATGAGTATGATTACGTTTCGTTAAGCTCTTCAAAACGTGATGGAGAAGATAATACTTCACAGTTGGATAAGTATGAAGCCCATCTTCAGAAAACTGATGAAGGACTAGCACTTCAGAACGATTACAGAGCTAAGAGAGTTATGGAAATAATTATTTCATTCGGAGGGTATGTCAGTGATGATGAAATCAAATTTTATAGAAAACGACTTACCGAGAATGGGCAGTTTCTTATAAATCGTTTCCAACAGAATCTTGTCAATAATATGTATTATAGATTCTTTGGAGACACAGTATCAATCAATAGTATCAATGGTGATCAGTATATCACTCTTATGATAATTGCTAAAAGATTGTTACTGAAAAATGGTATGAAGCTATTACCGTATATAATCTCAAGTAAAGTAGTTAGAATATCTACAAGAACTTCTCTTTGTAAGAAAGAACTTATGAAGATAGAACAGTCTGAATATTATAATGACTTGCTTAGAAAGTATAATGGTAATGAAAAGATTATCAAGCAGTTTTTATCATTAATAGCAACAACCTTATCTAGTGGTTTTAAGATTATTGATTATGATAATTCTCAGTATAATAACTATGAGGTTGTTATGGAAAGCGATATTCTCATCGATGAACTGATGAGATTTATTCTTGCAATATAATTATGAAATTATTGTGACGGAGGGGACAAAGTTCTCCTCTGTCATTTATATAAACTAGGAGGAAATGTAAATGTTTACTGAAAGAAAGAAAATAGTTATTGGAGAAACATACTTGTTCGATGTTCTTAATGAAACTAATATGGCTGTAACTTCATCATTAGTAACAGTTATAAAGAAATCAAAACATAACAAGTATATTGTCTTGTCTGTTAATAATGGAGATATTTTTGAGACAGACGCTGAATACTTAACTCCATATGTAGATCCTGAAAAAGCTTCTGTTATACGTTGTCAGTACGGAACAACAGAATTCACTAATCACGATCTTATTTATTTTGAGACTGTGGATATGATGTTAGACATGCTTAATACTTTAAACCAAGAAGTAAAGGATGATTTTAAAGCAAGTGAAGAGTTTTCTGATATTATAAAGATGTCAAAAGAACTCACTGCTGATATGAGAGAAAAGGTTACTAAGTATGTAAACATCAGCAATTATAAATCAGCATTCAAAGTATTAGGAAATGCTTATTCTAAGATAAAGAATAACTTTAAATGCAATGAAGAAAAGGCTGTTGATTTATTGTCTTATATAAATAAAGACTATTCTAAGTTTGACGATATGTTTAACAGTAATGTAGATGATTATATCAGTGGAGATATAAACATTGAAGACTTTATTGATAAGGCTGAAGATATAATCGAAGAAGCATATCCTAAGGAACTTCTTGAAAATGTTAAAGATATCATAGATCCACGACGTTCAAAAATAAGCAAAGAAGAGATTAGAGAAACTTTATGTAAGGTAGTTAGACATGCTTATGTAAATGATTGTATAGCTATCATTATAGGATTAGATGATTCAGAAAATTGGCATATCAAATCTGTATATTTCGATGATGAAGACTATGGTAAAGCTGATGCAATAAATGAAGTTATGGATGATTTTAAAGAATATGTTTATGATATGTATCCTGAATTAGAACAGCATGATTACTGTGATCCTAAATACAGATTCAATGTTATCACTATAAGCAAAAAAGATAATATTGAAAATGACGATGATATGGAGTGATTTAAAATGAATAACACAGAAGTATATCTTCAGGATAAATTTATAAGAACAAGACTTGCGAACATACGCAAGTCTAAGGGTCTTACACAAAAAGAATTATCAGATATATCTGGTCTTTCTATTGCTACAATAAGCAATATAGAATTTGGGGAGAATTCATATACACTTAGAAGTTTAATTAAGTGTGCAGAAGCTCTCGGATATGAAATTAATATAGATAAAAAGGTCGGTGATATAAATGTCAATACCGAAGAAACAGATAAAGGAATTCCTTCTTCAAGCACTTGATGGAATGAAACCAGTGTCCGGAGGAACAGAACTTGCTGGTCCTTGTCCTATATGTGGAGAAAGAAGAGCAAAGTTTTATATAGGTCCATTTGATGATTCAGATAGACCTATTAGATATAATTGTTTTGTATGTCCTGCTCAAGGATATGTAGACCAATATTTTCTTGATACTTGTAAGATATCAGCTAATCTAGACCCAGCTATTCTAAAAACTAATAAAGGTCCAGGTTATATGACTCAAGGACTGTCAAATGATATAAAGTATAATCTTAATTATCATATTGTAACAGAAAGTCCATTAACAGAGATGAAGTTACAATATATCAATCAACGTTTAGGAACACAGTTAACTTACCAAGACTGTGCTGATAATAAGATTATTTTAAACATCTCGGACTTACTTGAAACTAATGGTATTTCATATTATTCTAGACCACAAGAAGCAATGAAACAATTAGACACTTACTTTATAGGATTTCTATCACGTAGTTGTTCAGCTTTAAATATGAGAAATCTTGTATTTGGTAAGAAAGATGTATTAAATACTTTTCACGAATCTATGAGATCAAAGTATGTAAACTATAAGATATTTAAGAACGTTGTAGAAGATGATTTTTATGTATTACCTTGTAGTGTTGATTTAAGTAAAAAAGTGAGAGTGTTTATAGCAGAAGGTCCTATGGATATTCTAGGAATAAAGTACAATCTAATCAAGAGTACAGATAATTGTGTATATATTGCTGGTAGAGGTAAAGCATACGAAAATGCAATGTTATGGATAATAACAACTCTAGCTACTATAGATTTGGAGATTCATACATTCCCAGATAAGGATGTATCTAACTCGTATATAAGAAATATAATACTAGGTTTTAAATCAACATTTCCTATGTATAGATTCTTTATACACAATAATCAATATGCTAATGAAAAAGATTACGGTGTTCCAGAATGGCGTATCTCAGATTTCTACTGGGAAGAAAAAAATAATAGCAATTTGATATAAAAATAAAGCTGGATGTAGAGTCCAGCTTTATTTTTAATTAGTCTTCTCCGTACAAATCTTGACGGAGAAGACTTGCTTCTCTAAGGAGAGTTTCAAATCCCTCCAGTTCTAACTCTGGAGTGATTACTGTCTTTTCTCCTTTGTAGGTGACGACTGGTCTGTCACCATCAAATTCAGTAATTACTGGTTCTCCTTGCATGACAAAGCGAAAGAATCCGTCTTCATCAATAAACTGGTTTTGGTTTTGTTTTTTCTTCCTTCTTCTTTTTTGTGACATATGCACCTCAGATAGGACGTGGTCTTTATAGCAGTTTCTGCATCCTATCACTATTATAATATATAATTATCATAGTTCAACATTTCAATAAAGTATTACAAAAAGGAGGGTTAAATAATGGGTGGTAAATTTATTAATAAGTCATATTCTGGTACTATTAATGCTCTTACATCTGGTACAATTCAGAAAGTAAAAACAGCCAATTATGTGTTTAATAATAAATCTCCTGTTTTATGTAACTGGTATAATATTGATAAAGATGCTACCACAATTGATGAGGGTAGTGGACTTCATTACTCCGATGTAGGTAAAACAAGTCCAATTAGATATAAAGTGATTAAGGATGCTGTTTTCTATGCTCAAGGTATTCAGATTGAAATCAACCTTGAATATGATGAAGAAGGTTTATCAACAGCACCTCCTTCAATTAGCGGTATTATATTACCTAATACTTGGATTCCTTATCAGGGAGATCATTTCTTCTTAAAACAATCTGGTAAGGAATATCTATATAGAGTAAATACTGTAGATTATGACACTATAGAGAATGGTAATAACTTATATAAGTTTGATGCAGCTATTGATCAGACTGGTGAAACTTATATAGATAAACAAGTTACTGATAGTTATAGAATGATTATCAATAATGTAGGAACTAGCTTTAATTCTATTGTAAAAGAATCTATATACGATTGTATTGATATACTTGATGGAATTCTTATACAATTAAAGAATAACTTTATATCACTATTCTATAATGATGCTGTACAGACATTTACTTATAATGGTACTTATGGAAAACTTTATGATCCTTACATGATAGAGTTTATTTCTAGAAATGATATTCTTAAAGGGTCAGATGAGTATATCTTTGTACATCATGAAGTTCCAGTTCCTAGAACATTCTCAATTGATTATAATAATACTATATATAGAGCATTAGAAACAAAGACATTAGATCATTTCTCTGTTAATGCTTGTATAGCAAATCCAATTGATAATCAATACTCTCTATTCTCTACAGTAATAGATCAATATTTCAGTATTGATTATAATAGTAATAATGGTATATATAGATTCAATCCTATAAGTGGCGAACTTATTGGAAGAACAAAAATGAATAATGAGTTTGATGCTTATTCAGAAGATGCTTATATGAATATCATTATTAAATATATGAATGACTCTAACATAGATTCTAATATCATTCCTTTACTAGAAGATATGGAATTTAAACCTACTGTAGACATGTTTTATTGTATTCCTATGATAATATATGTTCTAGAAGCTAGTGTAAAAAAGTTGATGAGTTAACATACCTATAAAGCTCAATAAATATAATTTTGTATTATTTGAAAGGAGGATTACTATGGATGATTCATTAAAGAATATTGTCACTCCAGATGATTTAATGGAAGAATTTGTTACAGATTCTATTGTATCAGATGACGAATTATCTGATTCTATTTTTACTTGTGTAGATAATTATATTGATGATTTATGTATAAGTGTAATGGATGATGAGAATAGTATTCTAGATTCTGATAATGATGTAGATACTCCATTTACATATATCCTTGATAAAGTAATGGAAAAGGTAGATACAATCGAAAAAATTGAAACAGATGAGTATGCTAAAGTTATTGCTAAACAATTAGATTTGGATGACAATAAAGATGACGACAATTCTAGTGACCCTGACTATTGTGAAGGTGTTGATTTTGATGAGATAACTCCTGAAGATTTCCAATTATTTATTAATGGAAATGAAGTTGATAATGATACATATGAAGATGGATATACTTATAGAGCAAATGAACCTGGTTTATTTGACGATTCCAACTTCAATGCTTAATTAAAGGAGGTATATACTATGACACGTGATGTTTCAGTTGATGAAATTATTGAAGACGTTATGAATGCTAATAGAGATTTAATCGTTGAAGAAGCTGTTGATGAGTATTTGTTAGCAGAAAAAGATATTCTAATGGAAGCTACAACAGCCGCTGATAAAATGGTAGACCTTTCCATTGATGCTGACTATGATGATGAATCTCAGTATCTTGAAGATGATGAAGAAGTTAATGCATTCATTGATGATTACATTACAGACGATATTGAAGACGAAGAAGATATCTTCCAAGACACTATTGATGAGTGTGATGAGGGAGAAGACTTTGTTGATGATATCGAAGATGTAACAGATTTTGAAGATTTAGAATCTTTTTTTGATGAAGATGATCTTGATTCTTTGATGGATGAAGAAAGAGCTTAATGTATTATAAAGGAGGATAAAATAATGATAACACAAGTTACTAAGTATATGTGTACTGTAGAGACAAAGAACTATCCTGTCACTACTATTAGACCAACAATCAATAGATACTCTTCTATTAGAAAGAAGTTTAGTGCTTCTGAAATTGCAAACTGTCTTGCATGCTATGCTATAGTTACACTTCATAAGACAAGTGGTGCTAAGATAAGATTAACTGCTGACAATTTCAAGAGTGTTCTTCTTGCATATAAGAATGAACAGCTCGAACAGCAGGAAAGAAACGAAATGCTTGCTCAGGTTAGAAAGAATTCTGAAGCTCTTAAACAGATTAAGGAAGAAGAATCTACAACTGAGACAACTACAGAAACTACTACAACAAAGAAAGCTCCAGCCAAGAAGGTTGAAGAAACTGTTGTTGAGACTGAAGAAGTTGTAGAAGAAAAGGAAGATGAAGTAATCGTTCCTTCTGAGACTGAGTCACTAGAGGAAGTTCAGTCTGATCCTGAGAATCCTGAAACTGCTGACTGGTCTTATATCGACGGTGAAGAAGACGAAGCTGAATAAAAAATAAACTAATTATACAAAAAAGAACAGCCAGAGTATCACAAGATACTCTGGTCATTCTTTTTAATTCACCTCTTTTCTTATTATATAGATTAGATTATTGCCACAATAATCAATCGTATAGACCGCCTCCAAATCCATCTCCGAACATACTTAACACCTCCTTTCATTTTAGTATGTTCGATAATAGGCGGAAAGTAATATCTCCTCATATTACCACTATTATTATATATAACTCTAGAACTCTGGATTTACAAATTTAATAGAATCATCAGGTTGAATAGTTAATTCATATAGACATAGTATATTTTCTTTTGTTACTGTTCTACTAGAGTATCCATTCATACCCAATACTTGAATCTTTGCATCTGCTTGTTTTTCACATTCTTTATTAGCTTCTATCGTATACACTGGTTTAACTATAGCAGTATCGCCATCATAGTCCATTCCCATAGCATCAATAAGTCCATTACAAATAGAAAGGGTATCTTCAAATACAGGAGATGTATTAGAGTTTATGTCTTCATTATTTATAACAGGATACCATTTATAAAATTTATTATTATCTTCAAAATAAGACTGAATTACCATAGGTTGGGTTTTTACAGTAGATTTTATTCTTACTTTAGATGGATACTGGTTTAAATAAGAGTCAATAGGAAAACGTGTAATAAGAACCATCTTGTCTTCTGTAACATCACAAGCTGCCATATAGAATAAATCACACCAAGTTAACACTCTCGTTATTTTATGTTCCTGGGAAAATTCTTTCTTTGTTTCATCAAACTCTTTAGAATTGTTTAATTTATAACCAGAAAAAAACATACCAAAATTTAATTTCTTTAAATCTACAGGCTTTCCAGTCGATGTCTTTAATTCTTTATTTTTAACTTGTCTAGCAAATTCTTCTTTATCTACAGGAAGATCAATAGGAATAAATCTATTAGAATAACCGTGTATAAAACGTTCAATTTGTTTATCAAGTTCTACGTCAGAGAAAGCAATCTGATAATCTACAAGAGGAACCATTACTGTTTCTTTATCATTGATTTTTATAGGATATTCTAATCTACCGGCAAATCTATTTTCAAAGAAACGTCTTAACCAAAACATTATAAATGGTTTAAAACAACATAATGCAGCAGCTAATGGTAATGCAGCGTGATTCATATCAATCATTAAGTCATCAATATTCTCACCAGATACATCTGGAGCAGACATTACAAGACGTGCAGAATAGTCTATAGTTTTATACATAAGACCGCGTTTAATAAGCCCCATTTTACCAGGCAAGTTTGCTGGAGTTTCTTGACCATTGATAGTGGTTCCATTACCAAACCAGTCAAATATCTGTACAAGAATATTCTGTACTCTAGCTTTTGTAACATCAGATAATGTAAGACCAAATCCAGCAGTTTCTTTAAGTGATTTTGTAGCCATTAATAAACTACTATAAAGTTTATTAATCTCACCAACACCGATACCAGCATCTCTAGTATCAACGTCTCTATAATATGCTGGGATAACTATATACTTAGTAATCCACATTTCATTTCTATACTTTTCAATAAATTCAACTCTTTTATTTCTAGAAGATGAGTCGTTCTTCTTAAACTTGATTTTATTGAAATTCTTTTTGAGCCAGTCTATTCCAGTATTACCATCATCAGAAACAATTAATTCACCGTTATCATTAATAATAAAGTATTCAGTACCATTTACAATACTTTCAATCTTCTTATTTAATTTACATAATGTCTTATACACAAGAGGATGAATAAAAGTTCCTCCTAAATCTATATAAGCATAAATACCAGAACGTTCAGCTTTAGTAATACCAAAGATTTCATTTGATAATAATCCATCTTCTGTAGGAGTAGGACCATTGAAGAAAACAGGATTAGATACTTCTTTAAGCATATTTACTCTAATAAACTTATCTATATCTAATAGAGAAGTCTTTAAATGTTGAGTAGCTGCTTCAGAGAAAAAGTCAGTATCATTCTTAGCTATGTTAACAGCCTCATTAATAAGCATATAATAAATACCTCCTTATTAAAATTTATTATTAAATTGTTGAAGATACAAAAAAGAACAGCCTATCTCACGACAGTCTGTTCCTTTTCGATTATAGATTAGCTGCAATAGTTGCAGTCATAATCCTCCTCTTCATCATAGTTATCAGTAAGTAGTTCAAGGCTACTGTAATACTCGTCATCAGCATTGCCTGTAACCTTGTCTATTTCCCTTTGAACTCTGTATTCATATTCGTCCCGTGCTGCTTCAGCCTCTTCACGGGTAGAATAAGAGCCGACGAAGATTGTATAATCTTCACCTTCAGTGAATTCGGTTGCTTCCGGTAGTACGATAGCATAGCCATCGCCCGTTACGTCATAAACGTTGAACATCATCTTTTTGTTCCTCCTGCCTTTTTGGCAAACTAAATTTTTAATTAACAGTCTCTGTTAATCACTAATATAATATATAACCCATAAATATTTTAAAATTCAACATATCAATAAAGCTCATATAAGGAAAGTACTTACGATGAAATTTAATAAATGATTTATATTAAAATCTCAAAAGGAGGTAATCATATCTATGAAAAAGCCTATTTTTTATTATACTGAAGGTCATCCTCATTGTGATGATTATCGTATAGGACCACCGCCATGTTCTTCAGCTAGTACATGTCATCCTTGTACTCCTCCTGCTAAACCACAGCCATATTATCATGGTAAAGTAAGTGTAACAGGACGTACAGTACTTACGGTTAAATATCTAGATAGACATAATTACTATCAGACATTTGATATCAGAGACGGTGAGACATATGAAATTACAGCAGTATCCTCTACAAGAGGTATCTGTAAATTTGCTGGTAGAATTGTTGATTTTGAGTGTAATAAAGGTATTGAAAAGCTTTTAGATAAGCCACATGAAATTACAATTTCTGCTCTTATTGTAGATTATTCTGATGCTTATGAAAGTAAGTTAATTAGAATGTATACAAACAATATTGTATCGATCAAACCTATTAAATGCTTTGACGGTGAGATGAACTATCCTACTGAATGTGACTGCGATTATAGCAGTCCTGATTATGGTCATGAATGTCATCATGATGAAGAACCTATTTATGACCCATTCGAATAATGTTTAATTATGCGTGGTGAAAGATAACTCTTTCACCATGCACTTATTGAAAGGAGTTGCGTATATGAAAATTTTTGATAATCTTGATATGCGTAGTAATCAGATTACTAACGGTAAATTTGAGTCTGTAAGCATATTACCAACTTCTAATTTATTTAACGGAAGAATAGTATATAATGAAACCGACAATAAGTGCTATTATTATGATGGTACTAAAGGTAAGTGGGTTTATTGTGCTACTTCTGAGGATTTAGGAGATATATCTTCTGTTCTTGCATCTGTTGTGGAGGTGAGCTGATATGCCTACTATTGAAGAACAACTCAAGGAATTAGTAAAACAGAAAAATGCTTTGGTTGATAATTTAAATAATAAAGGTGTATCTGCTACTACAGACGAAAAGTTAAATACACTTGTTCCTAAAGTATTAGATATTACTACTGGTGGCGGAACAGATACTTCTGATGCTACTATAACATCAAGTGATGTATTATATAATAAGATAGCATATGGTGCTGATGGTAAAGTAATTGGTACTATCCCTATTCAAACGTCCAAAAACTATACACCTTCTAAGAGTGAACAAACGATTCCTGCTGGTTATTATTCAGAAGACCAGAAGATATACGGTGATGCTGATTTAATTTCAAGCAATATTAAATCAGGAATTGTTATATATGGAGTTAGTGGTTCATTCACATCTGATGGTACGGCTCAAAGTAGTGATATTTTATCTGGTAAGAAAGCATATGTAAATGGTCAAGCTGTTACTGGTAATATTCCTTCTAAAGATGCTGAATCATATAGACCTACTACTAAAGACCAAACTATTTCTGCTGGTCAATATCTATCTGGTGACCAAACTATCAAAGGCGATGCTAATTTACTTTCAGAGAATATCAAAGCAGGCGTTTCTATATTTAATGTACCTGGTAAATATAGCGGTGCTAATATGTCTGATACAACTGCAACAACATATGATATCGTAAAAGGTAAAACAGCATATACAGCAGATGGTCTTATTACTGGTGTAATAGAACCTGTTGATGATAGTGATTTAAATATAAGTCCTAGTATAGAAAAGAAGATTATATCAGGACCTAAAATAATTGAAGCTGATAAGCAATTGGTAGTTGATTCTGTGTCTGTAGATTCAGGTGATATTGCTTATGGAAAAACTGTATTTGGAGTATCTGGTGATTTCTCTTATACAAATACACCTGCTACTCCAGAAGAAGTTAAATTAAATAAAACGTTCTTTGTAAATGGTGAAGAAAAAGTTGGTACTATGAAGACAATATCTGGTACTAAGATAATTCCAACTACTACAGCATTTACATCTGAATATAATGCTTATATAGATAATCCTTATACTATACCTGCAGAGCCTAATCTAATACCAAGTAATATTAGAACTGGTGTTACTATTTATAATGTATCTGGTACTTATTCAGAACCATCTGTTTCAGGTACTGGTGCAGAAGCTAATGAAATTGCTAAAGGTAAAACTGCATTTGTAAATGGTGAAGAGGTTGTTGGTACTGCTGAATATGTAAATACAATTACATATGAAGCAAAAGAATATGATCAATCTATATCTGGTCCAAAATATATTCCAGATGGTGCTACTGTAACATTCCAAAAAGTTAATATAAATCCAGATACAATAGTATATGGTTATACAGTATATGGAGAAGCTGGTACATTCTCTTATACAGAAAATGTACCTTCTGCTGATCATGTTACTAGTGGTAAAGAATACTTTGCTAATGGTAAAAAGTATACTGGTACTATGAAGGAAACTGATGGTTATGAAATTACTCCTACTACAACAGATCAAACAACCGATTCAAAAGTTTATCTAAATACACCATATACTATTAAAGGTGATAGAAACTTGGTTCCAGATTACATCTTAAAAGGAAAGACAATATTTGGAGTTGAAGGTGTATATGAAGCTTTAGATACATCTGATGCAACTGCTGATGCAAGTACTATTTTAAAAGGCTATACTGCGTATGTTAAGGGAGAGAAAGTTACAGGAACAAATGAAAATCCTGATACATCTGATGCAACTGCTAATGCTGGTAATATATTAAAAGGATATACAGCATATGTAAATGGTGAGAAAATTACAGGTACTTTTGAAACAACTACTGAAACATTTGATCCTAAAAATCCTTATATGCCTAGTGATAAAGAAGTAACAATTGCTTGTGCCAATAAACAAGTAACTGCAAATATTGTTATTGGAACTGATGCAAATCTTATTCCAGAAAATATTAAAAAAGATGTTACTATATTTGGTGTAACTGGAACTATGGAAGGTGAATCTGGATATGAAGAACAGATTGTTTTCGAATGTCCTTTAGCTGAAACTGTAGACAATATTCTAAGTGAATATTTAAATATAGTTGTAGCAAAGAATAATGGAACATACTCTAACTTAGCAGCTTATGAATATGGTTTTGTATCTGCAGTATCATCTAGTAACAATAGTTATTTGAGTGGTATTTCATTCCTTCCATATGGAAATAGTGATTTTGGTTTTTATTTTAATACTTCTATAAAAACACATGAAGAAATGTTATTATCTATATCATATTACGAATCTACTTGGGTGAATAATACAATTACACTTCATTTAATAGAATGTGATTCTATTAGTGAAATTCAAGATAAAATAAGTTCAAGTTCTTACGCATATTCCTTAGATTTAAAATTGGTTAACACTATGAACTCAACTGTAGCTAATGGTAGAACTAAAGTATTATTTTCACTTTCCAACTTGCCTGTGGGAACTTACTATTTATATATTGAAGGTACAAATGTTTCTGGTAACGATGCTGTACTAAATAGATTATCTATTATAGATGTAGAAGTATAAAGAAAGGAGGAAATAATAAATGACTCTTATTTATGATAGTAATATCCCCTCTATTTCATGGGAAAATATAAAAGGTTCTATATATAAAATATACTTCAGGGAAGATATAACTCCTGTAAATGATACTAAAATATCATGTAATGAATATACAGTTGTTATGGAAATTGAAGAAAATGATGTAGATGAATATATTGAGAATAACAAAGAAAGTCTTCTTGAATTTGCGAAAGAACAAGATAAGATTAAAATAAATGAAAACAAAATCAATACAATGAAATCTTCTTTAACTAACTCGGATTATAAGGTGCTTAAAAATTTAGAGAATTTTATAATTGGTATTCCTTTTGAAAGTGACTTATCTACAATATGTGCTAATAGACAATTAATGAGAGACTCAATCAATAATATCGAAAGTGATATTACTGCTGATGAAGATTTATTAGATCAAGCTAAAGAAAGAAAGATTAATGAGGTTAGTCTTATATCTCAATCTACAATTATAAATGGTGTAGACTTTAATGGAAAACATTATAAACTCAATACTACAGATCAGATTAATATATCTGCTTTGAACATGATGGCACAAATGGGAAATAAAGTTCCATACCATGCTGATAATGAAGTTTGTAGAGTATTTGAACCAGAGGAAATGATTCAACTTGCATCAGTAAGTACTCAATGGGTTGTGTATCATACTACATATTTCAACTTACTTAAACATCAAATTCTAGAATATACTACATTAGAAGAAGTAAATGCTGTATATTATGGAATAGAACTTAAAGAAGAATATCAGCAAGTAATCAATGCCATTACAAATATAGGTGGTGATACAAGTGAGGAAGAATAAAATTTTCCAATATCTTTGCCTACTATATTTTGGCGGTTCTTCATATGTAACAATGGAAGTATTTTGGAGACAATACAGTCATTGGTCTATGTTTATTCTAGGAGCATTATGCTTTGTTATACTCGGTCTTATCAATGAGGTAATTCCTTGGAGAATATCTATAGAAGTTCAAGCATTAATAGGTTCTGGTATTATAACAGCATTAGAATTTATCACTGGATGTATTGTAAACTTATATCTTGGATTGGATATATGGAATTATTCAGATATGCCGTTAAATCTATTAGGACAGATATGTTTACCATATAGTCTTATATGGATTTTTATAAGCGGTATAGCTATCATACTGGATGATTGTTTTAAGTATATCATATTTGATGAAGAAAAACCTTATTATTATTCTATCATATTTAGAAAGTATTTTTATTTATAAAGGTAGGTGGTATTAATGCAAATACTAACTAATATTAACTTAGAAAAGAATGAACTCTTAAATGCAATAATTCATAGAGTTACTTCTGACCCTACTGTAAATTCAAAGAATCAGGGTATGCTAATATATAATACTACTGATAAAAAATTAAAATATTATAATGGTACAGAATGGATTGTTATAGGAGCTAGTAGTGGTGGTGGTTCTATTAGTATAGATACAACTATCACTGATACATCTACTAACGATAATGCGGCTGGCTCAAAAGCTGTTGTAGATTATGTAAAGAGTTCTATCAGTACATATTCTGCTGTAATAAATCAAATTAATAGTGTTAGTAATAATAGCGTATTGAAAGTCAATTCATCCGGTGCTGTAAGTGGAATCAGTGTAGATACTACAGTTACTAAAAATTCTACAAAACTAATTACATCTGGTGCTGTATATAATGCTATTAATGATGTAATTGCATTAAATAGAGTAATAGAGACTAATCCAAAGTTGACTAGTAGTTCAGGAAAAGCAACTTGGACTATATCTCTAGATCATAATAATAAAGCATTAGTACAGATATATGAAGTCAGTACAAATGAAGTAATTTTTGCAAGTATAAAAGATACTGCATCGTCAATAGAAATTACTTTTAATGGTGTTGATGGAAATATATCCGCTGGTACATATAGTGCTGTTATTATTTATTAAAAGGAGGTATTAATATGAAACAGAATGATTTCGATTTTGAATCTGTATTTATTGATAATGATAAACCTGAGATGGTTTTTGATACAACTAAAAGACCTGTACCACCACCATCTAAACCGGCAAAGTCTCCTCGTCAATACGATAGAAGACAAACAGTCATAAATAAGCCTTATTCTGACAAACCTATCCCTGGTCCATATGTTCCAGACTATGATTTGTCTATAGATACAAGTGCTCCTAATCCAGTTCCAAATACTTACTTAGCACCAGGTCATCGTCATTGCTGTCCTGATAGAAATATCATTCCTATGAAAGAAGAAGATGATGAATGTGGTTGCTATGTAACTAGACATGAACTTAATAAAGTTCTTGCTAATATTGCTAGAGCAGATATCTTTAAAGATTTATCTGAGAATGGTACTACAACTTCTGTAGGTGGTATTAAGAAGGGTACTAAGTTTGATAAGCTTACATTCTCTAAACTTGTTAAACTAATGCTATATCCAGAAGTTAATACAGAAGATGATGTATATGCTTGCAAATCTCCAGATGGTAAGAGAACTATTCTAAACTCTACTGTTAAATATCCTATTGGTGATTTAAAAGAGGGAGATTCTTTAGAAGGCATGACAGTTTCTCAGATTATTGAAGCCATGATTTGCGGAACAAATAAATGGGGAACTTATTTATGGAAAACTGATCTGATTACTGTAGCTGCTGGTACTACTACTATCGATGCCGAAGAAATTATTCCTAAGCTCGTTGAAGATTATGATGTAAAACATAAGTATGAAATGTTAGTAGTATGTAAAGCTGAAGATAAAGAAAACGAAGAGACATATAAATATGATGAGATTATTGCTAAGCGTCATGATTCACATCAGAAAACTAATGTATCTATCGAAGGTGTTCCTTCTGACATTAAATGGAGTTATAATCCAGAAAGTAAGAAGATTACATTACATACAGATACAGAAACAACTGTAGATATTGCTATCGTACTTGTAAGAAGATAATCTAAAGGGAGAAGTTATATAACTTCTCCCGATATTTTATACTTTTCATCCTATAAAATTACATCTTGAACTATTTAGTAAATTATAAATGTTAAGGAGATGATTGATGTGGATACACCTAGCTTTATTAAAGTAAAAGGTGATTCTTATGTATTTGCTAATGAAGGAACATTCAAATTCTATGTTCCTGAAAAGTATTTTTCTAATAAGCTCGCACAATTCGTAGGAGAATATATCTCACTATTTGGAATGTTATCTTATGCAATTTTTGATAAGAATGACAAAGCTATTGGAAAACTAAGAACATTTAAGTTTCCAATCTCATTTCTGACTAAACCAGATGAGATTGAAGTTGTAAAAGGAATTACTTTAACGAGTAATAACAACCCTAGTGATTATAGAATTCTTAAATATCATAAAGATGGAGTAATCGTAGTAAATTATAATATTGCCGAAGACGCTGAGAATATTCAGCGTTGGTATTCTGCACTTGATACTGGTGCTTTACCTAATAATTTACCATATGATGAACTTCAAGATTACTTTCTAAGAAATATTCAATTGACTGGTAATAAATACTCTGTTTCATTACAATTGATAGGAGTAGTTATTGGTGAATTATGTCGTTCTAGAAAGGATATTGATACTGCGTTCCGTCTAACTGACTCAAATGATATGAATAATTATCAGTGGATATCCATTAGAGATATCCCTAAAGGAGTATCTCCATTTACTGCATTACAGTCCGAAGAATGGGACAAAGCTGTCATTTCTTCTATTATTGCAGACACTAATCGTGATTCTCCTCTTGAGAAAATTATGATGGATTAATGCAGATAACTTTTTAACATATTGATAAAAGGTCATGTAACAACCAGTTTATATGCCTTATATAAAAACACACATAAGATTAAACACACATTTTTAAAAATTTAAAAAGGAGGATAAAACACATGAGTAGATATCCTGGCACACAGTTTAAAGTGTACGATAATTCTCAGGCTACAGCTATTGTTCCTGTAACCAATGTGAATGCAGATGACACTGTCAAGTATCTTACTTCCTTTGCATCAGTAAAGGGTCCTGAGAGAATTACTCTTACTTCTGGTGACGATTTCTATACCAGATATGGCACTCAGGATAATATAGACTTTAAAAAATATGGTCAGCCGTTATTTCAGGCTTCCATGAATATTAATAATGGTGCTGCCCTTCTTGCAAAGAGAGCTGTATTAGATGACGCAACTCTTGGTAATGCTACATTAGGTGTGGTTCTTACAAAATATAAAAATGCTAAAATCGAAAACTATAAAGATAGTAACGATGTTACTCATTCTGATAAGATTGGTAGCATTTCTTTTTCTGAAAAAGTTTATTCTAAGTATTCTTTAGCTCCTATAGTTTTTAGTATAGATAATGTAAATGATTATTCAAATGCTATTCAAATTGTAGATGAATACAAGGAAAGATATGATGCATATAAAGATTACATTACTGATGTAATTTCTAATGAAAATACACCTGATAAAACATTCCTTAATAAATTATTTAATAAGGGTGAGGATTCTGATAAGATCCTTAGTGGTTTTACTCAGTCTATATACTATGATTCAGAAGATAAAGTAGTTGATGTATTCAACGATGGTAAAACTTCTGTTCGTAAGGTAAGTAGTATTACAACTGGTATTTATAATTCTAATCAAAAAACATATTCATCTAATTTTACTATTGATGATATTACAGGTGATAATGCATCCAAAGAAACTTCTATTGATGCAACAAATACAATTAATAGTGTAAAAGATGCATTTAAAGATACATCTTTATGGAAAGCTAGTAAAGATGATGATAGTGGGAAAATAACTTGGGAAAAGATTAGTACTGAAGTAACATTTGCAAATGTTTTTGATAAAGAAATTTCTATTGATAGAATTTTCAATTATGATGTATCTAGTAAATCTGATAGTGAAATTTCAGCAAAATTAATTGATGATGTTAGTGCTAAACATCCTGAATGGTCAGAAGATGATTATAGCTTAGGTGATGAATATGCCCTAATAATTCCTGGTGTTAAAGTTTCTGGTTATAGCACTACTGCAAGACTTCTAAATGATATTATGGTTGAACATAGTGGTTATATTGAATGTGAATATGTATTCCCTCTGTTTACTATATTCGATAATGGTCGTGGCGAATCTGTCAAGTCTATTGGTATTGAATATGATTCTGCTACTTCTGTAACTCTTAAGAAGGCAGTTTATTCATTATCTATCTATAACTATGCTACGGCTAAGAGACTAGAGAAGTTCTCTTTCTCGTTAAATCCTTATGCTCGTAATAATAGTACAGGTTATTCATTTGATATTGAATCTGCAGTAAACTATGTTTCTGAACAAGTTAACGTTAAGACATATTATGAATCTTATGATGCACTTCTTGAAACACTTCAGGAAATCTTACAGTCTACGGATGATACATTAATTGAAAACAATGATATTTTGTTTGGTCATAATCTAAACGGTAAATATCCTGCATATAATTCATACTATACATCATCTATGCTTAAGAGAAGTACATATGTTTATGACTATGCACATCTAGATATTTTTGATGATGATACTCTTACTGTAAATGCTTACTGTGATAGTGATAATATGACAAGTACTATATCTAATTTAAAGGTTAAGTACTATTTCTATAACTATATCAGACAGCAGAAGAGTCTTTTAGAAAGACTTGAAATGGGTTCGAATGGTTACTATCTTGGAAGATCTACTGATAGATCAGAACAGGCTACTGATGTTGTACCATTTATTGTTATTGACGATACAGATACAACACTAGGTGATGATTCTTCGACTATTTCTATGTCTACCATAATGAGTTTGACTGGTCAGACCAATGGTGCTGTTATTTCAGATGTAACTGAAGATGTAGAATCTTCTGATATAACTTATAAACCTATAATTCAGAGCAACTTCATTGAATTTAAAGTTAAGTTAGCTAAAGCTTTAATATACAAAGATGGAAAACTTGATAGTTCTGGCGGTGATAATGGTATAGTATATATTACATCAAATGATAAGACATTATCCAGAAGTGATGTAATATCTGCTGAAAGTGATGATACTGGAAAAATAACTGGCACAGTTCCAGCTGCATTTTCAGGTTATGTATTAGCATATAATTCTAAGAAGAAGTCTTATGATTATACTGCTATTACAATCTGGATACCACTATCTACTGATTTCTTATATCAAGAACAGTATAGAAGATTCTTTGCCGGTGAATTCGATAGAGATATCTTTAACCTTGATATTTACTTCCCTAATGCATTATTTGATGCAAACTACTCTGATTCAACTAAACTTGCAATCCAGAGACTTGCTGCATATAGAGGCGACTTTATGTGCTATATGGATATGGGTGTTAATAAGATATCTAGCTATGCAGATTGCTACGAAAGAATCCCATCTACAACAGGTGGTCTTGAACTTACTGAAGATGATAATGAATATAAATATATCAGAGATATGCATATTGCTGTAACATGCTTGTCATACAAGATTAGAAATCCTTATGATAACAAAGTAATTTCTGTAACAGCAACTTACGGATTATCAAATCTATATATTTCTCACTTCTTAGATGATGTAGGTAAGGTATTTGCTGGTATTTCTAATAATATTACTATCAATAATATTCTTGAGGGATCGGTAAGTTACATTCCTAAGATTTATCCTACAAGTGAAATGACATCATTAAATAACATTGGTGGTGTATATCCTTCTGATGATGAAACTATTATCAATGAAAAGCAGCTTATGTGTGATCTAAGAGTTAACTACGGTTGCTATTATGATGATAGATTCTCTATCGAAACAGAATATACTATGAATGCTGCTGAAAGTGAATTCTCTTATTGGAACAATGTGGCACTTGTTTGTCTCATGATGCAGTCCATTAGAAAGGCTTGCCCATCTGCAAGATATCAGTTCATTACTTCTGATGATCTTACTGTATATCAGAATGCAGTTGAAACAGCAATGAAGCCTTGGAAGAATAAGTTCGCTAGCATCTCGTTCAAGTATGTTCAGGACGATACTGCTATTGAAAACAAGATTTTCTATGCTGCTATTGAAGTTGTATTTAAGCCATTTGCTCAGGCAGAAATCTTCGAGCTTACAGCACTTAACTACTCAACTCTATCTAGCAGTGTAACAAGTATTTAAGAAAGGAGGAATGACTCATGGCAAACTATTCTACACCTACGACAGTAGCAACCTCTGGTGCATTTAAGGGATTAAAAACACCTAGAGATTTGCTCAATTATAATCTTATGAGAGGTGTTACTGACTTTAGTAATCTCGAACAATGGGATTTATATGAAAAGGGTTATCCATTTCTTTGTGTAATTTCTATTCCTGATTTCTTAAGAGACTTAGCTTCTAAAGATACTAAGATTAAAAATATCGTAAATAACTACGTTCATATTCTAGAAAATGATTTCCGTGGTATTGATAACATTGAAAATATCACAGGTGATTCAGGTGGTGAAATCACAAATGGTATTAGAAGTATCCAGCTTATCAATAAGGTAACTAAGGCTTCTAACTCTAACTTCACTATAAACTACTATGAACGTTCTGGTTCTATCCTTACTAAGGCTCATGAACTTTATCTTACAGGTATTAAGGATCCAGATACTCAGGTTAAGCATTATCATGGTCTTATCGATGACTGGATTTATTATGGTCTTGATACTGATTCTGGTAAGGATCCTGGTCCACATCGTGAATGCTTTACTTTCTTATACTTTGTAACTGATAATACAATGACTAAGATTGAACGTGCATTCTTGATTGCAGCTGCTCAGCCTACAACTGCTAACTTCTCTGATCTTTATTCTGGATCAAAGGGTGATATTCAGTTCGTTGAACTTGCATTATCATTTAATGGATTCTTCATTAATAATGACTATGTATATCAGAAGGCTGAAGACATGCTTCTAGCTATGCGTAATCCTACTAACTACACAGATACTAGAATTATTGTTGATAGCAACAACTTCAGATATGATGCTATCTCTAATGCAGGTATTCATTCTAGCGATAGTGACAATTTTGCTACACCTACTTACTTCTCTGAAGATAGTGGTAACGCTGCTACTAGTCAGGCTCTTATGTCTGATACTATTACATCAACACCATATGTTGATTATGCACCTGGTAGCAGTAGTAATAAGGGCAGTGCAAGTGGTGATGTTAGTGAATACAAGAATGTAGTTGCATCCATGGCTGGATCAGAGCATATAGTTAATAAAGTTTCAAAAATAGATGCTGTTGAAACAGGTTTAAAAGAAACAGCTAAAAGTGCACTAAAAACACTTGGTACAATACTTGGATAATTTTATTTATAAAAATAAAAATAACCCCGATGGATTTTCTCCATCGGGGATTTATTATTCTTCTTCATTTTCATTTTGAGATGCAGCAACATGTTGCTTAGCTTTATGAGCAATATCTTCAAGTTCAGTAATATTAAGATATGAACCAAGATTATATTTATTAATTTCACGGATTACTTCATTCTTAATCTTTTCATCTTCATCTGGATCAAGAATTAATTGTGCAACACTCTGAGAGTATTCATTAACGTTAGTCATCATCTGGTTAGTATTTGTAATATTCAAGAACATTGGAGGAGGTAATACTACAGACAATGTTATATTATCATCAAACTCATTATTATATATTTTATTTACTATACGAGTAAGATTAGCTTGATATCTACTTTGACGATTATATACTTTTCTTAAGAACTTACTTGATGACATTGTTAACTGTGATGAATAATCTACTGAATTACGCATCTGAATCATTTCCATAGGAACATCAGTACTATTTACCGCCATTTCTTCAAGAGTAGTCATAAACTCAGTTTGATATTCTACTTGCTGACCTTGCATAACCTCAAAGTCTATAGGAGAACCACCAGGACCTCTAGGAATAATATAATCATTAAACATACCAGTTATATTAAGAATATGATTAATATTCTCAATCTGTCTAATACCAAAGTTACTTTTCTTAATCTGGTTTATTGTATTAAGAAGAGTCTTTGATATATTTGTATCGACTGTTTGATTTACATAATATACACGTTTATCCTGTGCTCTTGTCATATTCCAAATAGCGTGAGTTATATACATTGCAGAATATATTGTTGCTGGGAACATTGCTTTGTTTAAATCAGAGATACCTCTATGAGTATCTTTATTCATATTAAAGTATACATGTTCCATATCATCTGGTGGAATATATGTAACTCTAATCTTATTCATACGAGAACTATTGTTATCATAATTATATTTAAGAACTGTATAAATTTCATTTCTTAAATCCTGATTAGAATTTATAAACTTAGCATCAATAAAATTAGAAATTTGATTAGCTATATATCTAACAATATTGTTTTGTTTCTGTGACTGATCCATCATACTATTTGTAGAAAGAATAGAGTTAGAGCCTTTAAGAGACATTGTAGGGTCTTGCATCTTATCATAATCTCCTACAGGATTATAAGGACCATCAACTTCGATATAGTAATATCCAAAACAATATTCCTCAATATAAATAGGAATAACATGCTTACGTTCAAGAATTCTTACAATTGTACCTGGGACATTAATATACTTATCATCTTTTGATTTCTTTTTTATTGATTCTTTATCAATAAGACCATCTTGTCCTCTATCGTCAAATGATTTAAACTCTAGATCATCTTTAATAGTCTTATCAAATCTTCCTTTTACTATATCACGTATATTCTCAGCTGATTCAATAATCGTTTCTTCTGAGAAATTTGCACCTTCATAATTCAATGACATCTCGTTTAATGAATGCTTGGCTTTTTCAAACTTTAATGTTGTTTCAGCAATAGAGTTTATAACTCCAGTAGAACATTCAATTTCGATATTATCAAGACCACATTCTGTAAACATTTCTGGTTTAATATTATCTGGGAGTTTATCCATAGTAATTTTACCATCTTCTGTAATAATAGAACCTTCTTTAATATTAATATCAGCACGAATATTGTTCTTCTGTTTCAATAATCTTGCTACAGCTTTCTTATAAGGAACTATATATACAAATGCTTCACCGTACTTAGATGCTGAGTCATAAACTTGCTCAGCTAGTTCTTGAATCTTATATTGTTCTTTGATAAACTTAATATGCTCATTATAAGTTTCTGAATCATTATTAATATTTGAAGATGTGATATTAATAAAGTCTTTAGAAAAGTGATCTGCAGATAATACATTATCCTTTCTTGTATCTAGTGCCTCTTGTAATCTAGGCATATATTTAAGAATAGTATCAATCTTATTATCATAATCAAATACTGTTGTGGTATTGTTAATAAATCCCATTAAACCAGATTCAACTACTTGACTATCATTGATGAGTTCTTCTAACTGTTTACCAGCTTCTTTATTTTCTCCACTTACAGAACTTCCTTGCTGTTGCATTCTGGAATAAAGAGTACTCATAGTACCCTTACCAGTATTATTCATATTAACAGTCACTATATTATCTATAGATGTATCTAACTTAGATTTGATATTCTCTAAGTCTTGTTTATTAGATGGCTGAGAATAATATGTTTTACTATAAAGATTATCCAAATTATCTTGAACAGAATTAGATAACTTAGTAATGATACTGTTAGTACGCTTTTTAGTACTATCATCTTTTTTAGCCATTTAAATATACCTCCTTCGATATTGATATTAATAGATTGTTGGATTGGTCGATAATGACGGGATTGTAAAAGCAATAAGAGAACCATGCTCTTTTACAAGCATGGTTCTTTTTGTTATATATTCAGAAATCTCATAAATGTGCTTACATCATGTGCTTTTTTATGTGTTATAAATTTTACAGTAAAATAATCACTACCAGTTCTATAATATAACTCTGCATCTAATTCTGTGCTTTTAGTACCAGGCAACATAGTGGGAGCTATATACATTGGTCTATTATCAATAAAGAACTTTCCTGCTCCATCTGCTGATTTTTTTATTAATACATTATTATAGAAAGTCTCATCTGTATTTAAAGAGTTTACATAAGATACATTATCAGATGTATAAATATCATTTGATATAGCTTTAAGAATACTCATAGCTTTATTATATTGCTGAATTGCATTATAAACTCCTATATTATCAAATGTATCTAATACACCAATATCTAATTCATATCCAATAGTCTTTTCTTTAATTACATCAACAGAATACATCTTATTGAAATATCTATCACTAATATCTTTACACTTAATCATTTTAATTCCACTTGAATTAGGTGAGAATACTATATCTCCAAATACTGGATCTCTAGCTATATATACATAACTATCAGAAGCATTTAATTTAAATTCAGATATATATCCTCCAAGAATAGCACTTATATTAGTCATTGTTAGTCTCCTCCATCTGCTTCGGTTTGCTATATAAATATCCTTCCTTAAGTGTATTAAAAATCTCTGTAAAGTTATTAAAATCAGAACGTTTAAAATCATACTTAGGTTGATTGATAATACTCTTATCTCCGCAAGCCATTGCATGAACAATAGCAGCGTCTCTATCTGAATCACAGAATACAAATAAAGGCTTAACCATACTATCAGGTTTATTAGATACATCATCAAAATCATGATAAGTCAATATGCCATCTGGATATCTGATATTAGTAAAGTATTCTATTACATCATCATACATTTCTTCATAACTTGCAAAATGGAACCAACGATTAAAGAATTCAATCCAGTTATGTGACTGTAGATCATCCATAAACTGTGCTTCTCTTTTCCATTTTATTTCGTCTCTATGAAATCTATTTTCAAATTCATATACCTTATTCGGAATATTGACATGAGCAATCAAGGTTGTTCTTGACATGTTTGCTTCAGATGTGATTGATGGATAAAGGGCTTTATAATCATAATCATCCAAGTTATCATATATAGATACTGGACGTCCATTGATTTTACGTTTAGAATAATCACTGTTTAATTTAGGGTCAGCAACAAATGCACCTGGGAATGAAACTTTAGGTGTATTCTGATTTACATTGTTTCCTATAATCATTCCATAATTATAGTATGATTTCGCTGCTCTATTCTTAAGATATACTGTTTGTCTATAAATCTTAGACCAACGTGTATTATTAAGAAGAACGTTATTATATGCTGAGTTAATATCATTAACCTTATATTCAATACAATACTGAACAATAGTATCCATGATATTATAAAATACAAATGTCTCATAATCTTTATAAGGTAATTCTGCTAAGTTCTTTGTAATATGACTATAATTAAGTTTCTTTACGCCACAAGTAATCTGTCCAATATAATCCAATTTATAACTTCCTATAGCTGCTTGTCCTTTACGTCTTGAAGCGAAATGAATCATCTGGTCTAACCATACTGAATACGAACTAATCTTTGCAAAGTCATTACGTTCTTCATACTTAAACTGATTTCTTTCATCAATCATATAATTGACTTCTTTATATCTAAAATCAGGATGACACATAATATCTTTTGGATTAAATCCAAGATTGATAATACGCTGAATAATATACGGAACGTCGAATGCCATATTCCAAGCTAATACAAAATCAGGTTTAAGATTGTTAATATAATTAAACAATTGTCTAAGCATTTCTATTTCATCCTTTTCATCATAGAAATGAAATACAACTTGCATTTTATCAACTCTATATTTTTTAGCTTGTTCTGGACCACCAACTGCATCAACAAGAAACTGTTTAAGTCTCATATTTAACATTGGTTCTTTTGATTCTCTTTCAAACTTCTCAATCAAAGGATTAGTATCATTTCTTAATAAGAATGAATGGATTATCAATGACTGGTCATCAATAAAAGAAACTGCATTTATAGGACACTCGCCTAACTCTACAAAATCTCCTTTACAATTAATTGTATCTGCTTCGATATCAAGATATGCTTTTGAAGGAACTGTATAAGAATTTTCATATGTGTGAGAAAACTGAAATCTAATATTATCTTCAATATCCATATCAGACATTAATATACTTGGGTCATAATTACACATTGTTTTATTAGCAGCTCTATTACCATTTCTACAATTGTCATAGAACTTATCTAACTTTCCAAGTCTTTCAGCAATATCCATCTGTAATTTGGAATATGGAACAATAACACATTTACAATCTTCTATCATAGCATACTCTAATGTATACTCAGGAATTTTCATATCACTTCTGAGTATATAATATTCGTACATCGGGTCTACAATAGTTTCGAGAAATTTCTCACCAGTTTTATTATCCTTAATAATAAGGTCTATAGCACCACTTTCCCATTTACCTTCATTATTCTTTCTAGGATAATGATATATCGTATTTAATAAAGATAATGGATATCCCTTAGGATATTGTCCTATGATAAAATCATTGTCGTAGTATTTCATTTTTATTTCCTCCATTTACCAACGTACGCAATACGTACGTTTATATTTTATATAGTAGTTTGAGCATCTATAAAAAACGACAGACATACTCCACAGCCGCCGAAACTGTGGAGATGCTGTTCTTTTGTTCTTTTAACAGAGGAAAACAATTCTTCGCAGAGGAAATCATGTCTCAACCAGAAGGCTGATTGCTCAACCTTATCTAAATGTTGATAAATATTAGCGATTTATGTGAAAAACATTTCTATAATACAATCAAAAGGAGGAAATAAAATATGGCTTATTTAAACTTTGACATTTTAAAAGGCAATACTACTTCAGATAATAAACCAGAACAAGATTTAACTCCTACAGTTATTCCAGTGTCTGAAGGTGAAGAACCTGCAAAAAGAAAAAGAGGAAGACCTAGAAAGAGTGAGCAACAACCTCAACAAGCTACAGCAGAGATTATTCCTTCTGCTGGTACAAATCCTGTTAATACTGTTTCTATGTGTCAAACATCAGAACCGTATATTGATACTTTTAATGAAACAAATGACATGTTAAAGTATTCTATTATGCAGTTAGATGTATTAACTTCTGATGTAAAGAATGAGTTAGATTCTATTAGAAGTTCTAAAACTCTTAAGGGTAAGTATAAGTATATTTCTGACTTATGTGCAACAGCAAGTTCTCTAGTAAGCTCTAAGATTTCTGCTATTAAAGAAATCAATGCTGTAACTCATAACTGTCATAAACTTGAACTTCAAAGGGTTAAAGATATCAAGAACTCTGCAGCTAATCAACAGGATGATGATAAGTATATTACTGACCTTTATAATGCTTACATTAATACACCTGTAGGAGCTGGTCCTAATCCAGCATTACAATATACATCTTCTAATGTAGCTGGTAATATGCAAGCATTAATGGGCGGTGTTAATACTATTCCTGTAAACGAAGACCAGAACTTCCAGAATTATATGAGTAATCTAACTCCTGAACAAAATAGAATGATTCTCGGAGATAAGTCCAATATTGAAACTGTAGTTGTTTATGATCCTACAACTGGTGAAAAGTCATTTGAAGTTATTGATTCTAGTACAGGTATTTCTGTACCTAATTATCCAAGGCCAAATGCAGGACTTCTAGATGATACTAGTATAGATATGGCTACTGGTATTGCATCTAATACAAATATTGGACAGAGTTGGAAAGTTGTCGTACTCGGAGATATGATAAACAAATTCTAATTGTATACTATTATTATGATTATAAAGAAATTTTATAATCTAATATTAATTACAAAGGAGTTTTATTTATGAAAGGTATCGACAAACTCTGTGAATGGTTCACTGAGAATCCAAATGTATGTGCAAAAGAGGTTGAACTGGCACTTAATGAAGAGTGTTATGTTATCGATCCAAATATTATTGACAATGAGAATGGAATGTATGCTTATATACCTTGTGTTGTTGTGAGAATTGATATGTCTCAGAATATCCCTGGACGTAAATATTATATGCTTCAGGCTAAAGAAAGCATTAACGACGAACAGCTTAATAGTTTAGAAGAAGCAGGTATAAAATTCTATAAGTATTTAGAGAATACAAGTCCATATTTGTTCAAAATCAATAATACTATTGGATAACTTAAAGTTTAATCGAAATACTGTGAATGAGCCTTCGGGCTCATTCTTTTTTGTTAAGGAGGTTCTAAAATGGCATATAGAGAAATTAAAGTTAAAGACATAGCGGTACAGAAACAACTTAATAGAAATATTGTCGTAGCTCCTTTACATCAAAGCTATGCATTATGTATAGAATATATGAAGCATTGGTTTCTAAAGAAGTTTTCAGATGACTTCTTTTCTTGGACTCATGTAGATGGTAGTCATGTATTTGGTGATATTACTAAATATACTAGACAAGAAATAATGTCTCATAATTCAGATGATAAAGCAGCATTGACAATTATTCCTACTATAGATGATGATTATAATAGAGATAGATTGGATCAGAATCTATTTGGAATTGATCAATTTATTAATACAACAAAAATAGACAAAGCGTTCTTTCAAGACCCAGTCAATAAAAGATATATTATGATGAAGATGGATATGATGCTTCTTAATTTTACATATAGAGTTAAATTACCTTCAAGAGCAATGCAACTAGATGTACAGAAGTATATGAAACTTGCATTTAGAACTAATCTATCAGAATCTCAAGATGTAGATTTAGATTATGTAATGCCATATCCGATGATGTTATTCATTGCAAAAGATTTGGGATTTGAAATTAAAGACGATAGAATATGTGAGCCTATAAAGTTTCTTACATATCTAAATAGTCGTTCTTATATTCCTATTACATATAAGCGTTCTAATGTAAATGCAAGAGAAGAATACTTTGTAAGAGTAGACCATCTCCCAGTACGTCTTCTAATAAAAGATGTAAGTAAAGATGATGGTAATAAATATGGTCATGTATCAGATGACTTTAATATAGAAATGCAAGTTGAAACAAGATTCCCATCAATGCAATTATATGTATACTTTACTAAAGAAGAAGCTACAGATGTTGTATTTGGTAAAGAGGCTACTAATATTGATAATACGCTTATGATGTCACTACATTATTATGACGATCCTCCAGCAATTAATGATAAAGGATGGAAGCTTACTATAAATGCTCAATGGGAAGAAGATAAGCCTGGGCTTATTAATATTGATTTGAACGAATTATTCGACGGTGAATTATCTCAGATTTCAAATTATCTGATTTCTAGATTTATTTCTCCTAGTGTATTTTTAGATATACAACTCTATAGCGGAGGAATTAAACTAGAAGATGTAGATATAGATTGGGGAAGTATGAAACTAACTGCAAAAAATCCTACAGAAAAATTAATTTCAACACTGGCAATTTATATTGATCTTGAATATTTGAATAGTATTAGAGTTGAAAGTTATGGAAATGAGGGCTCTAGTAAAGTAATGATGAGTGACCCTAATAGGTCTTATTAAGAACTTTAATATAAAACACCGAAGAAAAGGAGGTCATTTCAATGAGTCTTACATACAGAGATATTACCAATCGTCAAAGAAATTTAATGACAATTGATAATTGCAATATTAATGTCAATGTAAATCAGCTTCTTGATTCATTAAAAGAAAGCTACTCGTATCATAAGGCTAAACTTTTGTTAGAAAATTGGACAGCATTTGGTAATGAAGATATTGCTCTTGATAAGGTATTTGAAGTATTTACTATCATTACAGATAATGATGATATTCCTAATATAGAGAATGCATCGAATATCATAGAAGGTAATATTATTACTAAATTACGTAATGCAAAGCAAACAAATTTATTGAATCATTACAAACGTGGTTGGATTAAGCATAGACATACATCAATGCTTAATGATACTAAAGATAATGAGAATGCTGTTGCTAAGGCTAAAGCAAATGGTGGATATTTAGGAAATTCTCTTCACCCAAATAGAAAATATAAAAGAGATATTTATGGGCGTAAAATGGGAGAAGTAAAAAATACCAGCTCCCAACAGCAAGATGGAAATGATGAATCAGATAATACTGCCGAAGTTGCTAAAGAATGCTTTGACAGATTTATTAATGTGGCTTATGTTAATGAGCAATGTGATAGAGTTCTAAATAATCATCAAAAGCTATCTAAAAGATTTAATTTTGATAATATCGTAAGACAGTGTCCATTATCAACAGCAGCATTGCAAGACTGTATATATCATATGTGTGGTTTATTAGAGACATATGATATGTATGAAGGAGTTAGATATCTTATATCATTAGAGAATATAATGTATCTAATGAATAAGAATTGTGTACCTGTGGACAATTCATTTATTGTAGAAACAGTAACTGATTATTTTTTAATGTCAGAAGATACTAATATCGATGTTACAATTAGAAATCTTAAGTATGTAATTGAGAATTCTAAATTCTTTAACGATGATGAACTTTCTGGAGTTAGATATGTATGTACTGATAATGAGGATGCTATCATTGAAGCTGTAGAGAATGAAGAAGACATTGATTTTGTAGAAGAGAATAAAATACATGATATGTTTCTTAAGTATAAACAAAAGAGAGCTATTACTCTTAAGAAAAAACAAAAGGTAGAATCTCTTAGAATTAAAAAAGAGATTCATGATTTTAAAAAGTCTAATAAGAAAACAATTGAAAATTTCAAAGCTACTATATCAAGAATATTTGTTAATAGTCCAGAAGGAATTATTAATGAATTACCTGATATATTTAAATTTGTAAGACTAGGAATAGTTATAGGAGCATTTGCTATTAATCCATATCTTGGAATTATTACTATGATAACAGGATTTTTCTTAAAGATGAAGATATCTAGAGAAAGAATGGCGATTGTAATAATACAATATACTAAAGAATGTGATAATTATAAAAAGAAAATGGATAAAGCTAAATCAAATGGCGACGAAAAGAAAAGAGAAAAATATGAGAAGCTATATAAGCAGTATAAAGAAGATATATCTAAGCTAGAATCTTATCAAGAAGAACTCTATACAGAAGCTGAGAATGAAAAGCGTATGGAAGAAAAATATGCTAAAGAAGCTGAAAAAGGTGGAGATGATTTTAGCTTTGATGATTTCGATATGGCTTTTGATTTTGATTTCGAAGAACAAACTGCTATTGAATATGCTGATATGATGGCTACATTGTGTGAACAATTATCTTTTTCTAAGGCTAATTTAGATGCTTGTATTCATAATAATATATCTAAATTATCTAGTGGTGATATATACAATATTACAGAAGCAGTTAAATTATGTAATGATATTGTAGATTGTCCTAGATTTGTTAATACTCTAGAAGATGAACTTGCTAGAGTTAGAGGTATCAAGAATGAATCTTATATTGTATCTCTTCAACGAATAGATTCTATAAAGATGTGTATGTCTGATATAGAAAAGATTAAGTATGATAGTCTTCTTGAATCTGGATTTATACAATCTGATAACGAACTGTATGATATAGAAACTATATATGAGACATTGAAATATAAGAATGAGATAATTAATGATACTATAGATTATATTAGATCAGTTAATGAAGCAAAAGAAAAAGATGATAAGAAAGGAATATCATTCTTAAGCAAATTAAAGATAGCTTCTCAGAATCTAAAGAGAGTTGCTTTAAAAGGAAAAGATAAAGACAAAGAATTAAGTATGAAACTTGATAGTGAATTAAATAGAACTATGAAAGCTGTTAAACAAGCTATGATTAGTGATTCTAGAGAAAGTATTATCAAGGGTTCTTTCCTTCCTTCTGCTTCTAAGTGTTTACATATAGCTCTTGCTTCTGGTGCAGCATTTTTAATTGAACCAGCTCTTGCTATAGTTGGTTTGCTTGGTTTTATCGGTTGTTCTAAAGTATTAAATGAAAAAGAACGCAATCTTATTCTAGATGATATAGATATAGAAATTAAGATGTGTGATAAGTATATGAAGATTGCTGAAGAAAAAGATGATCTCACTGCAGTTAGAGAGATTATGAAGACAAAACGTGACTTAGAAAGACAGCGTTCCAGAATTCTTTATAATAAGAAATATGTATTTAAAGGTAAGAAACAATATGACATGAAACCTGCTTCTATGTCTAAGAATGCTAAAGACGATAATTATTAATGGAGGTGAAATACTTTGAGTTATCTTAATAGTTTGAGAGAGATTTTACACGAAATTAATATTGGTGGTGAAGATCCAAACGCTTCTCAAGAACCTGATGAAGATGATGGTGACCAGAACTTTATGGATGATAATGATGATTCTGACACATCAGATAATACTACCGATGATTCTTCTAATTCTGATGATGAAGGAGATCAGAACTTTATGGATGACGATTCTGATAATAGTGAAGAAGAACAACCTGATACAAACGACAAAGGTTCTGATGAAGATGATGGTGACCAGAACTTTATGGATGATGATTCTTCTGATAACAGCGAAGATGATACAACATCTGATGATAATAACGAAGAAACTGATTCAGGAGATGAAAACTCTGGTGACCAAAACTTCATGGATGATGACGGAGGTGAAGATGATTCTGGTGAAACTGAAGACAGTGGAAAAGAATCAAATGATAATAATGAATCTGAAGAAAATAGTGATGATAATTCTGAAGAAGATGAAAATGGATATGATATTAATAAAATAGAAGATGAGCTATTCTCTAGTCTTACTCCAGAACAAATTGCTATTAAGAATCATGAACTTAAAAATCAATTCATTGAGCTTTATTCTATTATAGGAAGTACATTAGTAAGAATAAACGATATTTCTAAATCTAATGAAAATATTAATGTATTAAAATTTATAACAGAAAAGTTATTAGAGCTTAGAGAGATGATTGATTTCAATATAACTACTGCATATCAAACAAGAACTTATATTGAAAATAATATTATATATCAGCAATGTATAGCTACATTAAATGCTATTGCTGAAATTATAGATAATATTCCTAAGTTAGATGGAAAGAAAGAAAACGAAGATGAAAACGAAATAGATAATAAGGGGATCCCAGTAGAACAAGATAAAGAATCTTCTGAAACATTAGATATTTCTGACTCTAGTGTATCTAATTATCAAGAGGAATCTACTGACTATTCTTCTGAATATAATGACCTATTTTAAAATTTACAATGGAATATCATAACAATATAATAAAATAGTGAAAGGGATTTTATTGCTTGCACTATTAAAAATACAAATAACATCAATATCATCATCTAAATATTTATATTTTAACATTTTATAAAAATTCAAAAGGAGGATACTAATATGCCAGTAATCGGTGAACAGATTAGCCGTAAGCCTGGTTCTGCGGGTTATACCCACGATCCTATGGCTGGTTTTGCAAAAGAATTTTTAAGTCTGTCTAACTCAATTCTTGAAGAAGCTAGACTAGATTTATATGAAGATACATCAAAGGTTCTTAGAAAAGGTATTTCTGACGAGACATTAAAGAGCTTCTTTATGGAGAACTCTGCTGATCCTCGTGGAATGACAACTGAAGAATATGAGGATCATATGCTCATGATGGAGCAGATGTATGAAAATGATAAGGAAGCAGTTCTTGAACACTGTGGTATGGGACAGTACAACCCTGTTGTAGGTATGACATTCCCTATCCATAAGAACATTATGCTTAACAACATCTTTGACAAGGGTGCTATTCCTAAGTTTGTTGCAACTTCTCCTAAGTTCACAGTAAGCATGGAAACAAGATGGCTTATTGACCCTGAAACAAATGAGAAGATTGATATGTGGAGAGAACAGTTTAAGATGACAGATGCTATTGATAAGGCAGCTCCTCTTAAGACTCTTTATCTACCTTTACCAGAAGCACAGAATACAAATGTAATCGAAACATTATTCGGTGTTCCTGCAGACCATAATACAAACCTTTCTATCGAATCTCACCTTTCTGGTCTTATCGGTAACAAGGTTGTATATCCTGGTCAGACTATCAGAATCGTTGTTGAGAATTCTGATTCTGCTACAACTCCTGCTACAGTTACATATGAAGTAGTTAAGTATACAAATACTACTGAAAAGGCATATGTAATTCCTACTGACACACCTACAGATCTTGCAGATCAGCTTCCTGAAGTTGAGGATACTGTAACTCAGACTGTTATCGGTGGTGTATTTGATTGGAGAGGTCCGTTCACTCCTGCATATGGCGGTTATGATCGTCAGATTTGTGAGCAGTACGCACTTCCTCTAGTAACATCTGTAGCTGAAGGTACTCTTCCAAGCACTTGGAAGTTAACTGTAACTCTCGCAGATGGTTCTACAGTTGACATTGATAATACAACTGATGAGAATGCTATTCCTGGTCAGTACAGAACAGTTGGTTTTGTATCTGGTTTCACAAAGGATAACAGATTTGGTCTTACAACTTCTAATGCAAGTGTTCTTGGTGTTCTATTAACATCTAGACTTGACACTTCTTCTGCTATGCTTAAGACAGCTTCTGTATCTTGGGATGTTCGTACAGACATTATCGAAATTCCTAATGCAGTTCCGATTAATGTTACAATCAGCCCTGAAGAAGTTAAGGATATCGCTGCACTCTATCAGATTAATCAGCTTACTAAGATTATGTCTCTCATGAAGATTTCTCTTGGTAACTACAAGGATGATAAGATTCGTCGTCAGCTCGATACAAGCTTCCTTACAATGCCTGATGATTCTAAGATTGCACGTCAGTTTGACTTTGCTCCTTCACAGAGCTATGCACTTGATCCTATTGAATGGCGTCATAAGACATTCATGGATGCTCTTGATACTCATGCAACACAACTTCTCCATGTATTAAATGATCCTAACGTTACATTCAATATCATTGGTCGTGATGATCTTATCAGAAAGATTACTCCTACAGATTATACATATCAGTCTCCTTCTGCAATTGGTCCTGTTCAGCTTGACTTTGTTAAGACTGTTGTTACATCTGATAAGAGAACATATCAGTTCATTAGCTCTGATAAGCTTCGTGATAGCAACAACCTCATGATTATCGTTTGCCCAAGAAACTCTGAGAGATTCATTTACAGAATTTATGATTATCAGATGTATCTAAGCAATGAAATCAGAAACATCACTAACCCAGCTCTTCCTGCAGTTCATGCATTCGAGAGATGGATTATGAGAGATTACCAGCCGGTACAGGGACGTATCAGAATCCTGAATCCTACTGGTCTACGTAACTACAGCACTGATTATGCATTCAACAACGATCCAACAGGTCGTGGTGACGGCATGAGAAGCATTGGTAAGAACGATTTCAATATCGATGCTATCTAATCAGTATTGAATAATAATTCATATTAATTAGTCTTTATATCCGCCTAGTGTCTGGTTAGGCACTAGGTGGTTTTTATAAAATTTGAAAGGAGGATTATTCATGATTAGACAAATCAGATATGATTTTTCTGACTTAGAAATGGCTTGTGCTGAAATCATTGATACTGATGGACGAAAAGGTTTAGATAAACTCAAAAAAGAATTAAATTTATTCTTTAAAGATTCTACTTGTAAGAATATTGTATTTACACGTTCTGATACACTATTCTTTGGTATGTGTGTATATCCACAAGTTACTAAAGAATTAGTTATGGAGATTCTTCAAGATGAAAAAAAAGTAAGATTCAAGGAATATTCTATAGAGATTGATTCTAAAGTTCTTCATCCTTCATTAATGATTACTCCTCAAGAACTTCTTGCTATGCTTCTTCATGAAATTGGACATATTGTAAATGATTCCGCACCTGTAGATGAAGTAAGAAAAGTTATTGCACTTGACCTTACTAAGAAGGGTGATGCTTTAAATATACCTAAGACTGCTCAGTATTATACTATAATTAGTTATGGTATTAAAGATACTGTAAGAAGATTAACATCTATGTTCTTTGTATATAGAAATGGAGAGGTTCTTGCTGATGAGTTTGTTCATATGTGTGGATACGGTGAACAACTTAATTCTATATTTGAAAAGATTTGTAAGTCTGGTATGAAAATTAATGATAAGTCTGTAAATAAACTTACATCTTTAGCATGGACTTTATCTGTATATAAAGAAATAAAAATTAAGAGAATTCCTGCTATTAGACTTCTTGAAAAGATGCATAGTATTTCTGGTTCTCAATTTGAAAAACGTGAAATGGAAATCATGAAAAATGCTATTAGTACTATAGATGACAGTAATGTTCAAGAATGCTGTGATTATACTAATAGAGATCTATACTATATATTCAATGAAAATAAGACAGAAGTTAAGCAAAGTAAATATGCTGAACTAAGAAAAGCTTCTGCTATAAAAAATATTCGTAAGTTTGAACAAGACTTATATGAATATAAAATGCGTATACGTCATGTAGCAGATGAGGACGATGCATATTATCTAATGCGTATGGTTAATATGAGAATATCTGTTATAGAAGATTTTCTTGACCATGAACGTCTATCCGAGCAGGAACATAAACGTTGGTGGGGTCTACTTGAAAAGTATTACTCTTTAAGAGAAGAACTTGCTACTACAACTACATATAGATATGACTATAGTGACAGTCTCATTGTTGTAAAGTATCCTGAGGTTAAACCTGGTCGTATGTAAACAAAAAAAAACAACCACGCTTACACGCAGCTGTTTTTGTGATGACACTGGTGTAAGAGCCAGTGTCATCTTTGTTGTTGCTCAAGTTGAGCAACTCTTGCCTTGAGCATTGCGTTTTCATTTGCAAGGTGATTAAAGCTTATAAACAAATTATTATTGTTCATAGCATTAACATTGCTAACAAGATTGTTCACATAGGTTACTAGTTCATTTACATTATTAATCTGAACGCCATTAACGTTCCCATTAATAATATCTGTTAGAATTTTCAAAGTATCAAGAGCATTAATTCCCTCAATGATTTTGTCACCAAGTTGAGTTTCATTCAGAAGTCCATACTTCTGAACAATCGCTGTCATAATCCCATTCATTCTAACATCTGAATCCATAACGATTGATTCGAAGTCTTTTTTGACTTTCTCTATGTCAGCCTTGACAATATTAGAATTTCCTGGATACTGACAGATATTCGGTACATTATTTAGTAAGTTCTTACACTCTTTATAGAGTTCAGAAACACTAAGACCGGAATCGATCAAATTACCCAATGTGTTAATAACACTTGCAAATTTTGCATATTTTTCATCTAACATAAAAATATCTCCTTTTCATATGTGTGAAAATAAATTTTGAGAGGACAATGGACTTGTCCTCTCTCTTACACCTATATTATATACAACTAATATATTTTTTAATCTAATAAAGAACCCTTGTTATTAGAACCATTAAAACTTCTACCTGAAGAACCAGATGCTGTGCTTGTATCTGTTGCAGTCTGAATCTTATTATTGGTATTAACAGCATAATCTATTCTATTAGATGGCTCATATCTAAGCATCATAAATGATAATGCTGTATTCGCATATCCAATCATATCTAATTTAGATAGAGTATAATATAATCCATCAAAAGTATCTAATGATATCTGTACAGGTTCTGGATTATTTAAATATAAATCTAAACATGGCTTATCTCCAAGTTCATTTTTAAATACGCCTGGAGCTATTCTTAATATCTTATCCATAGGTAATTTAATATAACTACTATCTTCAGATATAACCTGCAAGCTATTATCTAAATATCCGTATATATTGTTATTGCCTATACCAAACCATGTCTTTTTTGCATATTCAAACATACTTAACAATGTAAACATATGCTCTGGATATATGCATATTTTTTCTGATTTACCACCTCTTCTATCATCTATAAAAAGATAATAACTTAATGTTCTTTTTATCATTGTATTACATGTTTGATTATTATTGAGCTTGAATTCTGAACAATTAGAATAGGTTCTTCCATTAGTATTGATAGAAGCTACAGTTTTAAACATGAGTTTAATATCTTCATTTATTGTATATATAACATCATGCATATACATATAATCACTTTGCATATTCTCACCTCTTTAGTATGTAGTTTAGTCTGGTGTAATTACCACCAGACTTTATTTCCGTTTTTATCTATTCTTTCAAATGGCATTTTACCATGCTCTTTGAATCTCTTTTCCATAACATTGAAAGCTGTATTCTTCAATTGAGTTTTGTTAAATACAATTTCTTTTGTATCTAATGCATATTTATCATACATAGATAGTGATTGTTTATAATAATTTGTTATGGTTTTAACAGATGTGTCTACTACATCTATATAGAATGAGTTATATGCTCTAGTTCTACCAAACCTCTGTTGATTTTGAGGTGGTGATTTTGTTGGTTCAGCCATATTAATGCAAACCATTAAATCTTTTATATCAAGACAAGCTCCAGCAGATTTAGATGTTGTTAATATGATTGTATTGTCTTTAGCACTATCTTTATCTGGATTGATAGAAGTATATACTCCTATATCATTAGAATACTCTGAGTAGTTATATCTAATCCAATTATAGAAAAATACTACAGCATTGTTAGTAGCAAAGAAGAATAACTTCTTACCTGGAATAGCACTAATCATATCCATAACTATTCTAGATATATAATCAAAGTTCTCTCTTAATATAACACTATCACAATACATAGTCTTACTAAATCCGTGCAAGTTATGACATCTAGTAACATCATCGACTGTCATACCACTCTTATATAGTAATGCTATATAATGAGTATGAGGATCATTCTCTGTATCAAACAAATCCAACATAGGAACACATTTGAAGTATTCTTGATATGCTCGGTTTTGTTCATCATCTCCTCTACACGGAGTAGCTGTTAAATAAAGTGTCTTATATACAGGACTAGCATAATCAAGATTCCATATATTCTCAAAATTCAAATGAGCTTCATCTATAATCTTTAGTCCTATACCTAACTTTCTAAACATAATATCAATACTTTCCCAGCCATTCTTTTTAGCATAAGTTGCGATTGTATCATGTGTTATCATAAATATCTTACAGTTATCATATTTATTATCAGAAGTTAGGATACTTATTATACCACTAGAACCTGATATAAATTTTATCTCAGACGATACTATATTAGTATGCTCCAATATGCTGTCCTTCCATTGATTCAACCAACCAACATTAGATGTTATAATGATAGTCTTTACATTTAATAGTGCAGTATATACAAGTCCTAAATAAGTTTTTCCTGCACCTGTATTCAATGCCAAGAATAACTGATTATATTTCTTTGTATATTTATATTCTCCATTACCAGATAAGAACTTCAATGCTAATGCTTGTTTCTCATCCTTTGGTGGATATTTGATTAGAATTTGGTTAGAATTATGCTTTGGTTTTATATAACAACCATTCTCATAGAATACATTATAACCTGCAATGTTTTCTATTTTGCTTATACTCATTCCTCTAGGAATAGTATAAGTCTTGTTTATTCTATCATACATAGCACCTACTGTTTTAAACATGAACATATTCTTATCATAGATATCGAATATTGATTCTAATGCTGGGATATCTCCAGGTGTATAGTTATTAATAACTATTTTGTTATGATAGACAACAATCTTTCTGTTATCCATTTCTATCACCTCCGAAATTAATGAGAACCACCTTTATATGGTGGTTCTCGATTTTTATATTAACCCATGAACTTAAATAACTTATCTGTATTAGATTCAGATTCAGTAAGAGGCTCTTCTGATAAGAACTTCTGAGGCTGTACCATATACAATAAATCATATGCGGAAGGCTCATGTTTCTTGAATGATAAAGGAGAATAAAGCATTCTTGCAATATCCTCTGACTGAAGTGATATACTAATATTTGGATGAGTACTGATAGCCTTTTTAAGAGTAAGAATCTGATAATTAGTTTGTTCAGGAACAGACCAATCAGGCATACTAATAATATCATCTCCAGAACGAATCTGATTCATAATAATGATTTCAAGATGAACACTCATTATATTATCAAGTCCAATGTTATTAAGTTTATTACTAAGAGTTTCAAGGAATGTCTCAGCAGTATAACTATCTGTATTAGCCTTAAGGTTAATAACTTTAATTACAGATTCAAGTCTTTCACTCATATCATCATTATGAATAGAACCAATTGTAAATAAAGGATTATTATCACCAATAAGAGCAGATACTGGAAGAATAATATCTTCATCAATATCATTAAGATTCTTTAACTTGATATATTCTGTAAGCCAATCACTAAGATAGAAATTATCAACATTAGAAGTTTTGATTGGATATTCTTCTCCAGTTGAGTCATTTCTCAGATAGAATATATTGATATACTTCATTGTATCTTCGAAGCTTGTATCAATATCATCATCATTCTCGTCATTCTCAAGAGATGCAAGAATCTCTTCTTGAATATCTCCATCTCTAATAACAAGTTTCCATTTCTTTACATCTTCAAATTCTGGATTAATAAATATTGTTCCTTCATCAACCATGATAAACTCAGAAATCTTTTCTTCAGATAAACATGAAGTATCAAAAGTAACACTATTAATTTTAGCTTCAAGAAGATGTTTAGCAGACAACATCATCTGTGTCAATGGTTCTGTAAGGTTAGTTACACTATATACTCCAATCTTTACAGCTGGAACAATACTATATAATTCTCCCATACATTTACGACAAATACCAAGTCCCATTGCTGCTGACTTACACTTAATAGGACTTCTAAGATAAATCTCTTTTCCAATAAGGTCAGAGTTATCTCTCATAGCTTGATATACATTGCTGATTCTTTTTTCCATTCCAAAAGGATTAAGACGATAATATCTATCAGCAATTTTCTTAAGTGCAGTTTCATCACTTACCTTATATTTAAGAAAGTTTCTTGTACCACAATCATAAGAAGGATCAAGTTTATTTGTATACGGAATAGTATACTTATTCGTCTGAGAACAGTTCAATGTCATTATTCGAGAGAACTGTCCTGAACGAGCAGTATTTTTCTTTGAAAGAATCTGTGCAATACGTGCAATCAGAGACTCAAGAATATGAAATGCAACATTATTTGCACCTCCATTAATATAATTGGTATTAACTACATATGGGAAGATACCTCCTTCACCATTTGGTTTAACACCAATATTAGTATACATTTCACGAGCCTGTTTAGGTTTGATACCTTCTTTAGCACGGAATGCATCTGACAAACAATGGTCACGACCAATATACTGTTTAGCATTAACGATATAATCTACAAGTCTATTCATATCATTAAGTGCTTCAGCATTCATTTGTTCTACTGGGAACTGAGAATAATAGTTAGTTTTGTGTCTATCCATTATCTCTTTGAATCCAGGACAATTGTTATACATAAGAATAAAGTCCTCATTATTGATACTATTATTGAAGAACCATGCAAATTGGTCAACAAACTTAAGGTTTCTCAAAGTATCATAGATAACTCTATTAAGGTTATGAATGATCATAACATCATTGTTCTTACCACATTCCTCTCTTACAGGAATAATAGCAAACTTATCAATGTACTCCTTAATATAACCATTAGTAATACCGTCCTTATTAAAGAAGACATGATAAGGTTTAATTTTCTGCTTGGTTTTTATTATAAAACCCCAAACGATAATGTTTGTTAAGGCATATGCAAGAGGAAGCCTTACACTCATTCCGTTGTCAAAAACGAATTCGATTTTTGTATTCTGAACTGATGTTATCTCAATATAGTCCAGAAATACATCTTTAAGATTGTTTGTATAGTCATCAATGGTTTCTTCAGTGATGTCTGATACATTGATACTAATAGGTTTACCGTATACCACTGGTGTAAAGATACCATAATCGTATACAGTTGTTTCAGGTGAGTTATTATTCATTTTATATACCTCCTAGATATACATAGATTATTTGATAGTTTTTGAATATGTCATTTCCTATCATATCTATAATATATCAATAAGAAAAAAGTTGAGCAGTAGCCGAAGCCACTGCTCTGCTCAAGAAAGGAATGTACTCTATAGTAGAAGAAATCTACTTTACATATATGTTATAATTAGTGTCTTGTTTTACCCATTTCTTTAGGCTGGAGCTTAGGTGTAGAAACAGCCTTAGCACCCTGACCAGAAACATACATACGCTGACCCTTACGAGCAGCAACCTGTGCCTTACTAGCATACTTCTTCTTGATAGCAGCTAAAAGCTTACGTTCCTGAATACGATTCTTAACCAACTTCTTCCAAAGAGTGTCGTTGTTGTCCTTAGCAAGCTGTAAAGCAGCCATACCTGTACGACGTGTAAGATCATCATTCTTATTAAGTCTTACAATTGTCTTTCTGCTAATCTTCTTAGCTTCCATAAGAACATCTGCCTGCTCAAGAAGTTCACGCTTGTCGGCATCAGAATCAGAATAATGATCATCATAGAAGAAAGCTTCCTGAAGCTCATCCATATTTAGATTCATTGTAATTTCCTGAGAATCAGCTATTGCTTGTGCGTTTGTATAAAGTCCCATTTCGGATATCCTCCTTTATAAAATATGTATTTATTAATTGCAATTAAAAGAAATGTATGATATATCATACTAATCAGTCTTTTTTATATTATTGTTCTGTTTTTAAAGAGTGAATAACAATTTGATAATAGATTACTGATTTAACGTAATAAGTAATCTGAGAATAGGAGGAAATATAAAATGGATATTACGCAGATAGTCAACAGCAAGACAACGGACATTTATAAAAAAGAAATGATTGATGCTCTTAAGCTTTCATTTCCAGGACTCACAGAGAAGGATATCAAAGAAGCTATAGATTATTCTATTATTAAACGTGGTTCTGATAGTAAGGCAGTACTCGATAATAACTATACGAAGACAAAAGAGAATAGAACTTTGTTTGAGGTTACAGATTATATAATTCAGAGAGAACCAATTATAACTGTATCTGGAGTTATGTTTAGAAGACATGGTTATTGTCCTAATCCGTTTGTTATGCTTATTCAGGAGTTTCTTAAACAAAGAGGTATTTATAAAGATACTATGTTTAAGTATCCTAAGGGTTCTGAAGAATTTGAAAAGTATAACATTCTTCAGCTTTCCGAGAAAGTATCAGGCAATGCAATGTATGGTGCTTCTGGTAATCATACAAGTATATTCTATAATCTTTATGTTGCACAAAGTATTACTATGCAGGGAAGAAGTTGTATTGCATCAGCAATTATGTTATTTGAAGCTACAATGGCAAATAATGTAAAGTTCTGTGGTCTTAATGAGGTAATTACATTCATCAATAATGTAAGAAGAGAATCAATCATTAATTATCCTGATGAAGTGATTATTGATAAAGATAAGTATGTAAGTGTAGAAGAATGTTTCTTTAAGATTATTTATAGTAGTGGATTTTATTGGATTCCTACTGAAAAAGAAATGACTCTTATTTGGGATATTCTTAATCAGTGCAATCAGCATGAACTAAATAAATTATTCTATAAGAATAATTTATTCTGGTTTGTAGATAATAGTGTAGTTATGAATAAGATTATATCTATTCTTTCTACATTAGATGTGCCATTTATTGACCCTAATCATCCACCAAAGTGTATAGAAGACTCGGTAAATGAATTATATGATATGATATATGAATGGGTGTATTATGATAAACAATATATGGATAGAATAGATAGAACAGAGAATATGTATCGTTGTGTTTCTATGCTTACTGATACAGATAGTTGTTTTATATCATTTGATGGATGGTATCGTTATATTCTTGATAAGACATTTAATATTCCTATGAAGATTAAAGAGATTGAGATTGATGAGAAAACTGGTAATGTAGATAAAGCATTCGATGTAGCATATGATTATGATTTCTATACAGATGAAATTATCGAATCTCAGAATATTATTCGTCCAGACGTTGTATCTCCTCAGGTAGGATTCAGATGTAGTATTATTAATATTCTCGCAAGTATTATGGGTAGACTTGCTATAGATTATATGGGTAAATATTCTGATAATTCAAATACAACTAAATGTGAAGATGGTTCTAGACGTAAGAGTTTCTTTATATTAAAGAATGAATTCCAACTTAAACGTGCTCTCATCACAGATGGAAAAAAGAATTACTGTGCATATCAAGAACGTCAAGAGTCTAATATCATTCCTAGAGAAAAAGCATTAGCTATTACAGGTATGCCGATTAAAAAGGTTGGTGTTCCAGAATCTACTAAAGTAAGACTTCAGAAGATTCTTCTTGAACAAATACTTGATAATCCTGGAGAAATATCTCAGGTAGAAATAGTTAAACAACTTGCAATTCTTGAGAAACAGATTATAGAAGCTATTCATAATGGTAGTAAAGAATACTTTAAACCAGAAAGAATAAAAGCATTAGATGCATATGATAATCCTATGAGAGAATCTGGTGTAAAAGCTGCTGTAGCATTTAACTTTCTTAAAGACGATGATATGGAACCTATAGACCTTAATACAAGAAATAGTATTCTTAATATAAAGATAGATATTAATAATAAGAATATTGATGATCTTAGAGAAAGTCGTCCAGATGTATATGCTAAGGTTGTTGAACTTATGAAAAGAAAAGAATATGCTAAAGGAATCACTGGAATTGCAATTCTTGATGATATGCAAGTTCCTGAATGGATAAAAGATTATATTGACTATACTACAATAGTAAATGATAATCTTCATACATTCCCATGTGAAGCTATTGGTATAGATAGAAGAGAGAATGATAATATAAACTTTACAAATATTTTGAGATTTTAACAAAAAAAGAAGTGGATGTAAAGTCCACTTCTTTTTCTTTATTATTTGAGGGTTTAAGGAGTGCCCTCAACTCCTTTATTTTCCCGAATTCTAACTCACTTATATTATATATATATCTAATTATTATGACTTTTACAAATACACAGTATAATCTTTCTACTTCAACATACTTATAAACTAAGGTTTGAAAGGAGGAGTCTGTATATGTCTGTTCAAGTACAGAAGTATATAAAGAATTTAGGCAAGTCTATTACTTATTCTGCAGCCGATGTATTGAATAGCAAATTTGAATATATAAATGAAACTAAACAAGAGAATCAAGAAGTATTCAAAGAAGTATATCATTCTATAAAGGATTATAAAAATACATTTGCTAGAGTAAAGAAAACTATTACTGATAATAAAGTAATGGATGCAGCCAGAGTAGGTTATAATTCTGTTTTATACAGTATTACAACTGGCGATTTCTATGCTAAACAGAGAGAAGCAGAAGTCATGGAAAAATATGGAGGATCCTTCATGCAAGGATTTGACATGGATGACGATGACTTTGATTGGGACAATGATGATTTATCTACAGGTGATAAGGTTGTTGCTACTGCTATTAAAAAGAATAGTAAGATAGGAACAGCTTTAACTGTAGAAGCTATATCTCAGACTGGTAAAGCACAGATGGATGTTTCTAGAGAAAACACTATGCTGTTATATACTCAGAATGAGCGTATGTTAAATAAATTAGATAATGGGTTTGGAAATATATTAGGTTTTCTAAAACAAAATGGAGAACAAACTGCAAAAGTTCAAAACCAGATGAATGAAAATCTTAATAAGTTTATGACAAATGTAGATAATAACATTACTAAACTTACTAAACAAATGGATGAACTTCTCGAAATGCAGAGAAATATGTATAATCCTAAAAAAGAAGAAGAAAAACGTAAAGTCGGCTATGATGATATGATTAGTCGTAATGGTGTTTTAAATATTAAAGAGTATTCTAAGCATGTAAAAAAGAATGCTTTTAATACAATTAATGATATGTCTGGTGGAATGCTAAGTTATATATTTGGTGATTCTTTAGGACAAGGTTCTAACTTATTAGCACAATTTTCTGCTAATCCATTTAGAACAATATCAGAAACATTTATAAATAAAGCACTTGGTAAAAACTTTGATAGAGCTGCTAAAGAATTAAATACTACATTAGAAGGTATTGTACCATCTTTAATAGGCAAACTTAATGCTGCGTCTAAAAAAGATGATAGTGGTATTATGGGATTCTTAGGAAAAATCTTTGGTATTAAAGATGGCTCTAGAGAAAATATAGATACTAGTAGATACAATAAAGGTGCTATTCCTTTTGATGGAATTACTAAGAGGGCTATAACAGATGTAATACCTTACTATTTAAGAAAGATGACTTCTGTCTTAACTGGTGAACAGGAAATGATATATGATTTCCAAACTGGCAAATGGAGTAGTATGAAAGCTGTAAAAGCTGCTCATGATAATGCTGTAAATTCTGCTAAATATAGCACTGCTAATGCATTAACAGGAATTATAGAAAGTGGTTTAGGTGGTAGAAGATTAAGTGATTCGTATAAGAATAAATATGATTATGACAAAATAGTAAAAGCTATTGAATCTTTAGCAGGAAAATTACAAAATGCAGGAGACTTCGGAAGCGTTGATGAATCTCTCGATATATACGAAAGAGATGTAATGAAAATGCTAAGAGAAGCTATGCGTCTTGATGATGGAAGTGGAAATGATAGAAGATTTACTAGAAATTCAAAAGGTAAAAGAATTTCTTCTGGAATACAGAGAAGTGCTATCGGTGGATTCAATAATATGCTAAGACAAAATAGATTATCTCAAAATAATACTATAAAAAGTATAAATAATGGAGATTCTATATTACGAATCATAGAATCAGAAGGTCTTGCATCTCAAAGTACTGAAAATTATCAAGCAAAAAGTTTTGTTAATAGTCATGGTGATTTTGATCAAAATAAAATTCAACAAATGCCTGTTACACAAGCTTTAATTCGTGGTAGAGATGAATATGGAGTTACTCTATATCAATATCTTAGAGACATGGATCTTAGTTTACGTTATATTAAAGCTAATTCTACTTATCTTGGAAGTCTTAATAGTAATGAAAATGGTGAATCTAATAAGAATAATGAAGAGATAGTTAAGCATATTCTTAAAGATGGAGACATTGATTTTACTAAAGATAAAGAATCTCAATACATTGAAAAATATTTTGAGAATATGCAAAATAAAAATAGACGTAAAGAAGAAGATGATTGGGATAAAAGAATTTCAGAAGCTAGAAAAAGAGCTGCAGCTAAGGGAGAAATATATACATTAGCTACATCAACTGATTTTGAAAGTTCAAATGGTGATACAGGAATAGCTAATATAATGCGTAATAGTAGTTCTAAAACTGCTGCTAAAGCTAAAATAGCATATACTAGAGAACAACAGAAACAAGAAGAAGAAAGATGGAAGGCTATTGCTGGTATAATCGGCCAAGAGGAAGCGAATAAAGCTAGAGCTAACTTAGATCAATATGACTCTGATAAGAGTATAAAAGATAATATGGAAAAAGTTAAAGATAAAGGCTTTACTGCTAGTCTTATGATGTTTGCTAAATCTCTTGGCAATAAAATACGTAATCCTGGCGATGCAGCTGCCGATACTATTGTTAAAGTAGATTATTGGTTACAGAAACTCATATATGGTGAAGATTTAAAAGATTCCGAAAATGGTAGAAAATCTTTATTTGAAAATATGAAAGATCAATTCCAAAAGGGTATACAAGGAATTAGAGAATCTATAGATAAAGGTTTTGAAAAATTAAAAGAAAAAGTTAGTCCATTATTTAAACCACTCAAAGAATTAGGTAAAAAAATATTTGGTACAAAAGATGAAAATGGTTTTTATCAAGGTGGTATGATAGGATCATTTATCGGAGGTGTTCAAAAAGGTTTTCGTAGAAATTCTTCGGATTTTTCAGGCTATATTAAAAATCAATATTCAGACTTTAAAAATAGATTTACTCAAGATAGACCTGAACCTGAATTATCGTCTAAACAAAAATATGATGCTAGACGTTCAGAGATAATGAATAAATTAAATCGAGAAGCAGAAAGTGAAAACCAAATTATTAGTGGTAATGCATTAGAAAAGATTGCTAATATATCAGCATATAGAGTTAAACAGTCTTCTGTAAATAATGAAAAAATAGATGGAGATGTTAAAAGAGCTGCTAGAAAGCAAGCTATGATAGATGAATTAACTAGAAAGATAGAGAATCAAGAAGCTTCAGTTATTTCTAGTGAAAAGTCAATTGCTTCGTTAAAACAACAATTACAAACTAAATTATATAATAATGAAGATCCTGGGGATTTAGAAAAAAAATTAGAAAGTCAAGAAAAGGTTTTAGAAAAGACAAAGGCTAATTTGAAAAATAATAAACAAAAGTTAGCCAAAATAGTAAATAGCACTACAAAAAATAAATACATGGCTGTTGGCGGTGTTAATAAAACAGGAAAGCCATTTAGATCTGTATTATCTGCAGGTGAGTTACATAACGGAAATATAGTTCCTAAAATGGGTATATATCAAATTAATCCTGGTGATACTGTTATAAATCCTGCTGGTGCTGCTACAAGAGCTAAACAAGCTAATGCCGAAAGAAAGTATCTTGCTAATATAAGAAGAAATGCAGAAGCTAATGACAAATTAACTCCAACCGATGATACTAAAACTAAGGACAAAGATTCTGATGAACAGAATAAAAAGAAGATTCAGCAACTTCTTACTGATACAGACTGGAATAGTTTATCTACTAAAGAACAAAAGAAAGAATATATCGGTAATGTTGTTTCTAAAGGTTTAATTGGTGGCGGATTAGGTTTACTTGTAGGTGGACCTTTAATAGGTGCATCTATCGGTGCTGCTTCTGCTTTAACTAAATCTACTGGTTCATTTGCTAGTTTCTTATTTGGTGAAGCTGTTACCGATAAAGATGGTAATATACAAGTTGATGATAAAGGTAATGTTAAAAGAGCTGATAATGGTCTTATTAGTCAGGAAATAATGAAGGCTGTGCCAGATATTAAGAAGTATGGTCTTGGTGGTGCAATTGCTGGTCTATTAACTCCTATCGGTCCTTTAGGCGGTGTTCTTGTTGGCTCTGCATTAGGATTTGCAAAGAATTCTGAAATATTCCAAGGCTCTTTATTTGGTGAAGGTGGAATATTCTCTGAAGAGAATAAAGCTAAATTTAAAAAAGGTGCTAAAAGCATGGGAATCGGTGCTGCTATTGGTGCGTTTACTGGTGGTCCATTTGGTTTAGTAGGTAATGCATTATTAGGTGCTACTGCAGGCTATGTTACATCAACTGACAAATTCAAAGACTTTGTTCTTGGTGAAAAAGATGATCCAAATAATCCTGAAAGTAAGAGACATGGTGGTGTCATGGGTGTTCTTAAGAGTGCTGTTGAACCACTAAAAGATTTTGGTAAAACACTTACTAACGGTATATTAGATGCTGTGTTTGGTAAGAAAAATGGTGAAAATGGCAAACGTGAAGGTGGATTATTTGGACTTGTAAGAAAAACTATAATAGATCCTTTAGCAGACGGCACAAAGACCATGGTAAATGCATTAAATGAAAAAGTAAGAGACATCGGATTTATGGCTAAAAAGACTTGGAAGAAAATTCAAAGAAAAATGGCTGGTAATGATGGAGCAGGAGTATTTGGTGAATTTGGTCAAAAAATTGCTAAGGGTGCCACTAAAATAGCCAAAGGTGCAATTATGGCTCCACTACTTCCTTTAATGGGAGGAGTAAAATTAGCACAAAAAGGTATTTTTAATCCAATTAAGAGAAAATCAATTAGAACTGGTAAAGCAAGTCATATGACTGCTAGAGAAAGATTAAAAGCAAGAGGCGAGCTTGGTATGGCTGAATATGATGACTATACTCTTTTTGATAACTCTCTTACTGAAATGGACAATGATTCTATTCAGTCATTAAAAGATAGACTTTCGGTTTATGTAGATGGCGATGATGCAGCGTTTAAAGAACAGAATAATCTTTTTGACAGTACAGGAAGAGAACTGAGAGATTATATATCATCAAAAAATGCAAATAAAATTATGAAAAGTCTTAAAAAAAATGACTATAGAGAAGCTGAAAGATTAATTAGAACTGGTAATTTTAAAATAGAGGGTGGTGAAGCTAATAGAGGTAAACTTGAAGCAATAATTAAAAAGCATAAAAGAAAATATTCTACAATCGATGAAAGAATGGCTAAAGCTAACAGTGCAAGCAAATTATCAAGTAAAGTTCTTAAAGATGAATATGGCCTTGATGTTGATTTAAACGATCCAAGAGATGTTGATAAGGTTAAGAGAATGCTTGATAGAGAACTGATTCATAACGAAGCTGGATTAACTGAAGAGGATATGGAATTTGATAGAATGAGAGAATTCTGGTCAGATGATAAATCTCCTCTTAAGACAGTTAATAGTGGTGTAGAAGCTGTAGTTAAAACTTTAGATAATATTTATAATGAAGTAAAACTAGGTAATGAATATGACAAGTTATCTGATGAAGAAAAATCTAAATATGAATCTAGAGAAGATTATATTCAAAAGAATAAAGCTACTGCTGAACCAGATGCTACTCAAGATAAACTCAATGGTAAAAAATCTGATTCTACTAATAAACATAGAAAATTTTCTAGGGTTAAAATGGTACAAGAAAATCCAGATAAATTCTCAAAAACTATAAAGAGAATTATTGAAGAAGCATTGAAATTATTTGACGGAAAAGTAATGGAAGAAATTAGTGACCCAAATAAAATTAAAATAGATATCGATAAATGGAAATTAGAGAATCCAGATAAAGACTATAATAATGAAAAGCTTATTAGAACTAATATTATTATTGATAGTCTTGACCAAAAGTATGAGTTTGACTGTGCTTATGTATGTAAGCAAAGTGGTAATAATTTCTCAGTTGAAATTGCTAAAAATCAATCAGAGAGTTTCGAAACATGTAGAGAAGATTTTGCTAATGCATATCTAGATGCACGTATGCCTAAAAGTGCTAAAGGTAAAGGCAGTTATATGAGTTTTAAAGACATGGTTAAAAAGACTATAAAGATATCAGGATTCTTTGTAGCTGCTAGTATTGTTCCTGGTGGAGCTCTTGTTTTAGGAGCAAAACTTGCTTTTATGAAAATAGCTAAAAAACGTGGATGGGATAAAAAACTCAAAAATGGTATTAGACGTGTTAAAAACGATGTAAAACATGTTCTTGGTTCTCATGCGATTGATTCAAGTTCAAAAAGACAACAAAGAAAAGAAAAAAACTATAATGCAAAAGCTGAAAAAGTACTTCAGAAAATGATAGAAAAAGGTGATGCTCAGCTAGATACTATAGCACAAGAAAAATATAAAAAGAACTATTCTGAGTTAACTGATGATGAAAAATCAGCGGTAAATGCTACATTCAAAGAAAGATATGTAAATAATAAAATTGCTAATCAAGTTACCGGTCATGGTTTATTAGGAAATATTAAAGCTGCTCCTAAAGCTCTCATGGGAACTTTAAAATCTGGTATAAAAAATCTAACTGCTGGTAAAATTGATAAAGTCAAAGAGAAAATACAAAAACAAAAAGAAGAAGATAGATTTATAGGAAAATTATTTAATAAACTAGATAAATGGAAACTAGGAAGAGATGAGAAAAACTTTAAAGGTAAAAAGGATAGTAGACTTGCTAAAATACTGAAATGGCTATTTATAGGCGGTATTGCTGTTCCTATACTAGTAGGATTTGTTAAAGATAAAATCATGCCTGCTGTTCATGATAAGATTCAACCATGGCTAAAGAAAGCTGCACAAAAGCTTATTGGTACTAAGAATGAACAAACTGGTGAATATGAAGGTGGAATAATAGCTGGTATCGTAAATCCTGTTAGAAACTTCTTTAAAGACAAATTCCAAACTATTAGTGATTGGTTCCATAATAAAGGAAAGTTTACTAGTCCCGATACTGGTTTCAAAGGATTAATAGGAAACTTTAAATCTGCAATCAATTACGGTATAACACTATGGAAAGATGGTACATCTACAATTCTAAATGATTGCTTGCCTAAAGTAGTTGAAGGAATAGTAGCTAATTTACCAACTATACTTGGTGCTATAGGAACTGGTTTAATAAATGGTATAAAGGATATCTTTTTTGGTAAAAAAGATGGTACTGGAGAACAATCATTAGAAACTGTAAATGCTTCTCAGATGGTTGATTCTACTTCTTCTAGTAGCGATAATGATTCATCTTCTTCAAGTACTGGAATTAAATTTAATAATACAGTTGGTGGAACATGGGTTGAAACAGTAGGTGGATCGTCAACTAAAGTAGGAAGTTATGTAGATGTAGTTTCATTAAATAGTGACATATATCAACCTACTTCAAGAAAAACTAATGATGATGGATCGACAACTTTAACAAATGAAAATACTGGAGAATCTGTTACATCTGAATTTATTGATGATGATTCGATGGTATCTGCTGGTACAAACAAAGCTGGAGATAAAATATATTATAAGAGAACAGATGTTAACAGAACTCAACCGTATACAAAGGCTAATGACGGTGAATATGTTAGAATGGATAAGCAATCCAGTGTTATGCTTAGCAGTCTTCAAGACAATCAAAGCTATGCTGATATGGTTGCTGATAACGATGCTGGAGACGCTGGTGTAACTGATTCTTATACAGGAACAAACCCAGCTTTAGAAAAGACAGCATATGCTGGAAAAGTATTAACTAAAGCAGCAACTAGTAAATCAGGTGCTAAAGGTCTTTCTATGGCAATTAAAGCTGGAGGAAAAGGTGTTAAAATAGCTGGTAAAATGATTAATCTTATTCCAGGCACAAATGTTGCTGGATGGGCTACAAAGAAATCATTAGGAAAAGTTGGAGATAAAATAGTTGATTCTGCAGATGATGTATCATATAAATACTATAATTTCATGCAATCTAAAATATCCAAAGCAGTAGAAAATAGTAAAGTTCTAAGCAAGGTTAATAATGCAGGAATTAAGATTAAAAATGCTCCTAAAAATATAGCTGAGAAAGCTAAAAATGCTATAAAAAATAAAATGGGAAAAACTGCAGAGAATGCTACTAAAAATGCAGCCGAGAATGCCGCAGAAAAAGCCGCTAAAGAAACTGCTGAAAAAACAGCTAAAGAAGCTGCAGAGAATGTTACTAAAAATGCAGCTGAAAGTGTTATGGAAAGTTCTACTAAAAATGCAGCTAAAACAGGAGGAACCTCATTTTTAGCTAAATCCGTTAAAGAATTATTTGAAAAAGCCAAAAGTAAAATAATTGAATGGTTTGCAAAGCTATTTAAAGGTAGTGCTGTAAAAGAAGCTGCAAAAAATGCTGGACGTGAAATAACAGAAGAAACTGCAGAAAAATTAGCTAAAGAAACTGGTGAAAAATTAGTTAAAGAATGTGCTGAACAGGGTGCTGAAAAAATAGCTACAGTAGCTGGTAAAAACCTCGTATCATCAGCATGTGATTGTTCTGGTATAGGAGTAGTAATTAATATAGCATTTGCTATAGCAGACTTCTTACTAGGTATGGATGATGCTAGAAATATATTACAAATTACTGGAGATGATATTCCATTATCTTATAGATTCTTCGCAGGTCTTGCTAATACAATGCAAGATATTCCAATTGTCGGAATATTATTAGGTTGTATTGGAGCTAAGAACATTGTTTATTATCTAGTAGAATGGTTTGGAGATATTCTCTTCCCTGAAGCTACTGAAGAATTAAAGAAGAGACAAGAAGAAGCACAACAAACTCTTGAACAATATAATGCACAAAATAATACTAATTTAACACTAGAGCAGTATAATAATAAAAAGTACGCTACTGTATCAAGTACAGTAAGTGGATGGTTCTCAGATGCTGGTTCATTCTTATCAGGAAAAGATGCTACAGTATCAGAAGCTATGGAAACAAGACGAAATGTAGCAGATTCTAATGATACTGTAACTGACATAAGAGAAAAACTTGAAAGTATAGCTTCTCATATGTGGGAAAAACAAGGTGATAAATTTAAAGATTTTAACCTTAGTAAAGATACATATGGAAAGTTATGTGCTGAAGTTATTGATAAGATAGTATTATTACTAAATGGATTAGATGATGATTCATTAAGTAAAGTTTTAACTAGTGCTGGAAAAATAGAAACAGGATTTTGGGCAAATGCTGGTTACACTACTCTAAAATATCTTACTTTTGGTGCTTATGATGGTGACCCATTTGTTGATGCATGGGATGACGGTTATAAAGGTCTTTCATATCTTGGTCTTGATAAAAAAGATGGATGGGAAAATACAAGTGTTGTAAAATGTATCGGTGGTATAGCTTCAGTATTTGTTAAGGCATGTGGTGGAGCTAACTTAAAATGGAAAATTATTGACATCGTAATTTCTGTATTTGGTAATGGTATGGCTGGAGATTCTATAGATGAAAATTCTAAGAAACTTGTAGAAAATAGCAATTCCAAAATATCAAATATTAATGATGCGTATGATTCAAATTTACACGGAAATTCTGGTACAACATCTGTAAGTCTGTCATCGTCCGATTCGTCATCAACATCTACAGCAGAAGATGTAGTTGCAAATGCAAATGCTAATAGTAAATTATCAGCTATATCTGGATTGTACAACACAGCTAAATCAAACATGATTAACACTGCAGGTTTTATAGATGATAAGATAAGCAGTAGTCTATTTGGCGAAGTATATAATAATGCTAAATCAACTGCATCTGGATTGTATAACACAGCTAAATCAAACTTAAAATCTACAGCATCAGGTTTATATAATACTGCTAAATCAAACATGATTAACACTGCAGGTTTTATAGATGATAAATTAAGTAATAGTCCATTTGGTGGAATATACAATTATGATAAATCTGCTGCATCAGGATTATGGAACTTCTTTAAAGGAATATTTACTAATGCAGAAGCTAATAGTAACTTATCTCCTATAAATATGACATCAAACAATAAAGATAAAAATAGTGGTTCGTCAATAGGTAGATTTCTAATGCTTATTCCTAATACTATTAATAATGCTATAACAAATATGACTGGTGATTTAAGTAAAATAGAAGATATGTTCTCTGGTCTAGTTAAAAAGAATAAGAGTATAAATGATTCTATTGATTCTTTATCATTACTTCCTACAGATAAAAAATATTGGGATATCGAAGTAGATAATGATAACCCATTTGTAAGTGGACTGTTTAAATTTGTTGAATCTATGAACAGAGTTGTTAAGGCACCATTCTCTTTGGCAGTTTCGTCATTAGGAAAGGGATTGTCTGCTGTTTCGTCTTCATCATCAAACAGTAGTAGTTCTTCTTCATCTTCGTCATCAAGTGGATCAACAAATAGTAGTGATAGTTCTTCTAGTAGCAGTTCTAGTAGTAGTGGTGGTATTTTATCTAAAATTGCTACTGGTGCTAAATCAATATTTAAAAAGGTTTCATCTGGTATAAAGAGCTTTTTTGGTTTTGGTAAAGGTAAAGATGATTATGATGATACTGGTTATGGTGATGATCCTTTCCATATTTATCAAAGAGATTATAAAGGCTCATATAGAACTACTGGAGATTCAGAAAGTCAAACTATAGCAGATTCAGGTTGTGGACCAGCTGCAGCAGCATCATTGTTAAGAATGTATGGCAAGAAGGGTGATATGCATAATGCTGTTAATTATGCTTTAAGTAATAAATATAAAGAAGTAGATGGTGGTACATATCCTCAATACTTTAATGATTACTTAAATAAGAACGGTATTAGTACAAACTCTAATGCAGATAATAATGATGTAGTAAATAGTCTTATTCACAATAAGCCTGTTATCTTAATGGGACGTGATTCAAGTAATAGTGGTACAACGCCTTATGGATCTAAGTATTCTCACTATGTAGTAGCTAGAGGACTGGATTCAAATGGTAATGTTATAGTAGAAGATTCTGAAGATAAGAACGGTAGTACTAGATATAGTCTAGCAGATACTCTAAGAAATTCATCAGTAAGAATAACAACCGGTAATGGTAAATATGGTAGAGGTGCTACATCATCTATGGCTGAAAACTTTACCACAGGCGTTAGCTATACTGTAACATCAGCAGTTTCTAATATAGTATCTAATGCAGCAAATTCTGTGGCTGGACTATTAGGAAGTAGCTCTACATCATCTAGTACATCTAATGATGCATCTGCAAGCACTAATGGCGTAGAAGGAAGTATTACTGCTGATACTGATGTTAAGACAAAATGTGGTTATACTGCTGATCAATTAAAAGCTGCTATTACATCAATTCATTCAGGATGCAGTGCAGAACAATTCCCTGAACTTGCTATACAAGTTGAAAATTCTAAGGGTGTCAATGCATTATTTACAATAGCTGTAGCTATTAGTGAACATGGATGGGATGGTACAATTGGTGTTAATACTACCGGTGCAAACTGGGGTAACTATAACCCATTCAATATATCCGGTTCTCCTAACTCATCAAATGGAAGATGGAAAGATTATAATAGCTTAAGTGATGCATTTAATGGATTTGGTGACTTAATTATGGGCAGTGGTTATTATCAAGCTGGATTAACTACACCTGGTACAATTGGTCCTAGATACTGTGATAGTGGATGGGCTAGTGGTGTATGTACAGTCGCTGATATGATTGTTAAAAAGATATCCGGTAGTGGTAAGGGCAAAGAAATTATGTCTACATTTAATAATAAATTCTTAAGTAATGTAAACAATGCTGTTAATTACTTTGCTACTAAATCTCTAGCAAGTCTTTCATCAGGTTCTACATCATCATCTGACTCACAATCTAATAACGCTAATAATAGTAGTGGCGGTACAGCAAATGTTGATATAGATGCTGAAACAACTATCATCTGTGGTGACTCTGTTACACATGGATTAAGTAGTACTAGTCTTGGAGATCGTGCAATGGGTCTAAGCTCAGGTACAACTGATAAGAATAATACTACAACTTATGGTAGTTACGAATCTATATTCAAAGCAAAGAGTGATATAATTGCTAATGCTACTGATGCTATATTCTTCTGGGGTATGAATGAAGTAAACACATCCATGTCTACTGATGATTACTTTGCAAGATATCAAGATTCTATCGATACTATCTTAGGATATGGTGGAAGATCTACATCTAATACTAATATATACATTCTTCCTGTAATTTGGGTACCGGATAACTCTGGATACGGTGGAAGCTTTAATGCATCTAAAGTAGAGAAGTTCAATAGTACATATATTAAACCATTTGCTCAAAAGAAGGGTTATACATTTGTAGATATTTATGAAGATTCTAAGAATGTTCCTCATGAAGCTGGAAACGTACATCCATCTAACTATCAAAAACTATATGAAATTATTAAAGGTCATATGGCTGGTAATAGTAATGTAGATGTTTCTGATAGCGGTTCTGGACGTGGTTCTGGTAGAAAAGGTTCTTTAGAAGCTGAACAAATAATATCTGCTAACGGAAGAGGAAGATCACGTAAAATAGGAACTGGAAGAGGACAAACTAAGAATCATGATTTTGTTGGCGGTTCTTCTTCTGGTGAAGATTTAATTACACTAATCTCAAAGAAGAGAAGAAGAAAGAAATATGGCAGAGGTATATGGGGTCGTGATGGTGAAGAAACCACAGACACTACAACAACTACCGATACAGAAGCAACGGATGACACTGAATCTACTGATGAAACAACTGATGACACATCTTCTTCTAGTAGTTCATCAAGTTCTGGTGCTACAGGATTAATATCCTTACTAAGTCAATATTCATCTGCAGTTACTAGAGGTATATTTGGTAACTTCTATGATGCAATATATGGTGATACATCTGAACAATCTGTTAGTAGCAATACTGGTAACAGCAGTGGAGGAAGTCTAACAGAAGGCGATGCAGAAGCTAATATGAAGAGTATGTTTAACTATTTTAAAGGCGAAGGATTTAGTGATAATCTAGCTGCTGGTATTCTAGGAAATGTCAAGGGTGAATCTGGATTTGATCCACATGTTGTAGAAGGTGGTTCAAGCGGTACGATAACTACTGATATGAGTCATGGTTATGGATTAATTCAGTGGACTGGTGCATCAGGAAGAGCTTGTCTTTATAACTGGTGTACAGCAAACAATTGTGATCCTGAAACATTAGATGGTCAGACAAAATGGATTGTTGCTCAAATCAAGGGTACAAACATTTCAGATGAAGCTAACTCTGCAAATGCATCTATGTTTAATGGTCAAACTGGTCAAGGAACAATGTCATATAACTGGTCTCTATTCCAAAAGAAAGGTTCATTCAGTACATTTAATGGATATACATTACATGATGCTGTTAAACTTTGGTTAGAGTGTGCAGAAAGACCTGCTGATATGGATGGAGCATTAACTACTAGAGTTAAATATGCAGAAGAAATATTGGCTGCTTGTACTAGTGGATCAGGTAGAGGAAAGGCTAAAGACCTAATTACTAAAAAGGCTAGACCTAAACGTAGTAAATATGGTAAAGGCATATGGGGTCGTGATGGAGAAGAAACAACTGCTTCTGATACATCCACAGCAACAGATACATCTACTACTGATACATCAACAGACACAACAACAGATGAAACAACTACTGACGATACATCATCAAGCTCGTCTTCATCATCTTCAAATTCTGGTGCAAAATCTCTCATTAGTAAACTTAGCAGTTATGCTAAAGCTACTATCAAGGGTGTATATGGTAACTTCTATGATGCATTATATGGTAGTGAAGCTGTTGAAGATACTTCAAGTGGTACAACTGGTGATAGAAGTGATATAATATATGCTGCTGCTATGGTATTCGAAGCATTGTATAATGCCGATCCATCATTGTATTATGATTCATCTGGTAGTACACATCATGATTTAGTATGTCGTGATGGTACGAAACTTGAACATGAAAGACCAGACTGTTCTGGTATGATGTCTGCTGTTATTCATTACATGGGTTATTATACAGCTAGATATAGTACAGAAACAGCGTATACTGACACATATCATGGTGAAGGATTTGGTACACAAAACTGGGATTCCGCTAGTGGAAATACCTGTATATATGATGCTGATGGCAATTTATCTAATGACTGGGAAGTTTTATCTAGCGATGTAACTCCTCAACCTGGTGATATTAGATTCGCTGCTGATCATGGTCATACAGACATGTTCGTATTCTATGACGGAACTAACTATCCTCGTGGATTTAATGCGGGATCTGGTGACTCTGGTTCTTCAACAGGTAATGGTATGTATAACTCATATTGTTTAGCTACTTATTATTTCAATAATAATAATCAATTACCTGATCCAAGCACTGTTTCTTCAGGAAGAGGACAAAATGGTGCAGGAACTATCCAAGATAATAATACAAAATTAGTTCTTAGATATAAAGGTTCTGGTAACGGAAGATTTGGACGTGGTTCAAGTCGTTCTAAAAAACCAGATTTCAATAAACTAAATAACATTCCTATTGATAATAAGAGATATACTGACGATGGTAGCATATCTAGCTATGTTTCTAAACAAATTGTACAAAATCAAATTTCTGGTACTTATAGAAATGGAAAAGGTGGATATGGTCGTGGTATATTAAAATCATTAGATGATGTACAACAGAAAACAGCAAATTCAACTTTATTTAGTGGCACTAAAAATAATTCTACTTTATCAAGTACTTCTTCTACTTCTACTGGTTCATCATACAGTAGTAATAGTAGTTCTAATTCAAGCTATTTAGGTACGAATGGTAATGCTACAGTTGATTTAAATCAATTGATAGGATTAATAAGTGTAATCGCTAATAATGCTGACAAGATGGATGCTGTATTACAACTTCTTGGCTCTATTGCTGTTAATACTGAAAACACAACAAACGCAATTTCAACAAATAAGAATAGTAATAATTCTACATCTAAGAATGGATTATCTGCATTAAGAACAGCACTTGATTCAAATAGTTCAGGAGTAGATATTGCTAATGCAGTTTATCAAATTGCTAAAAGTTAATTAATTATGAGGGTTGGAATGTTCCAACCCTCGTATTTTTATATCTAGAACATTAGTATAAAATATTTGAAAGGAGAGAATTGTAAAATGGCAAAACAAACATTTTATAAATTATCTAATACCGATAATGTTGCTAGTTATGCAAAGGGACAAGGTGATTGGGCAAATAAGGGTGTTAATAGCGTTCTTTATGTAATTACAAAGTCAAATTATAATATATATAGCAGTGCAGAAGCAGCAAAAGGAAAAAGTCAAAACAGTAAAGATGAAAATGCTATGTATACTATATCAATTGGAACAGCTTTAAGAGTTACAGGAAGAGCTAATATTGGTAATTCTATAATATTACAAGTAAATTGTAATGGTAAAAATGGTTATATATATGTAGGTAATGTAAAAGAAACTAATTCTGGTAGTAGTGGTAATACTCGTACATGGAAATGGGATGGTAATCCAAATGTTTTTTTAGCTTTAAAAAGTAATAATACTTATTCATTATCCGGTTATGGATTAGGAACTAATGATGTTGGTTCTTCAGGTGAATATTCAGTATTTGATAGTAGCAGGATATTATATACTGGTGGTAATTCAAGCTCTGCAGAGGATTCAACAGATACTACAACATCAGCTTCTATAGCATCTACAACAGCTAGTGCAGATAGTGCTAGTACAGGAGAAATAAATGTTACGTATGAATTTGCTGTAACAGGAACTAAATATTCATATAAAATGGAGGAATATTTAGCATATCTAGAAGATCAAAATAACAGTAATCAGGACTTAACTGGATCTGAGAATGGAATTAATTATTCTGGATTAAAGTATGTATTCGGAATGCCGTATCAATTTTTACCAACAACAGACTGTAGAGTTGGTGCTGGATATGATGATGAAATTGAAAAAGCTGGATATGAATTTTCTGAGAAGATTATAGCTAGATTACATCTGTTATATATTACCCCAGGTAATACTGCATTTATGGGTTCTAGTAGTAGTTCTGTTGCAAAAGAAAATGCTAGAACAACTTTATTAGGATCACTTGAATCTACATTGTTTGGAGATGATACAACGGAATCATCGTTAGAAACTATGCTTGGTGAATATAACGGTAAACTATATACGATAACACCAGCATATACAGAATATTTCAAATATGTAAATCCATTATGTCGTTCTGGTGCTATATTCTTAGATATAGGTGGTACGTCTTTTAATAGCACTTCAATAGTAGAAAATTCTGCACTAGAAACTAGCTCTGCGTGTTTTGCTAATATGAACTGGGGTGTTAATGAAGGTGTAGCATATGATATATGGTTGGAAGAAGAGGATACATTAGAGGGTGCAGAGGATGATGAAGAGGCAGAAGATGTTTCAGAAAATAGCGATACTACTACAGATCAAGAAGAAACAGAATCAACAAGAGCTAAATTTGAAAGGGATTATTCCGACTTCTTTGTACAATATGAAGATGCATCTACCTCTGAATTTTCTAAGTTCTTTAAGAATTTATATTATGGAAACTCTATAGCTTTTTATATAAATTCAGATTCATCATTCCAAGATTCTTTCTCAAATGAAACTACAGAATCCTCTCTATCTACTACGATTAATGCGTTATCAGATAAAGCTAGAGAACTTCAGTTCTTATTAGGTACAGCTAGTACAGCTGTCGGTGAAGCATTTGATAAAGTAGATGGTACCCTTAGTCAAATTAAATCACAGATAAGTAGTATTGTAGATACTGTTGCTGGTGGTAATTCTATTTTTACTACAATAGCTAATAGTGTTAAAACAATTGTATCTGGTGGTCGTATGTTATTCCCACAGATTTGGTCTAATAGTGGATTTTCAAAATCGTATAATATAGCTATTAAACTAGTCAGTCCTAATACAGATAAAGTATCTTGGTATTTGAATATATATGTGCCTTTATGCCATTTAATGGCATTGGTGCTTCCTAGATCAGAATATGTAAATTCTTATACAACTCCATTTCTTATTAAAGCATTTTATAAAGGTATGTTTAATATAGATATGGGTATTATTACAGAAATGTCATTTACTAAAGGTAAGGAAGGCTCATGGACTAAAGATGGTCTCCCTACAGTAGTAGATGTATCTTTCTCTATTCAGGATTTATATAGTGCTATGGGTATGACATCAACAGCGAATATGTTTAAAGGTACTACTTTACAGAATGTATCTGAGATGGATTATATCGCAAACTTATGTGGTATTAATATAAATGAACCTGACCCATTTAGAATGGTTAACTTATGGTGTGCATTTAATATATCTAATAAAGTATATGACTTTATTCCTAATTTATCACTTGGATTACAGCAGTATGTATCTAATGGTATTATAAATGCATATAACAATTTCTGGTCATAAATATAATATTAAAATATATCAAACTATATAGTAAAGATATAGAAATGGTGACCTGTATCTTTTATTCATTTTTATTTTTCTCCTGGAAAATTACTTACATAAAGAAAATTCCTCACTGGACTTTAATCCAGTGGGATTTTCTTTGTCTATTTAACAAAATACCTAATCTTGAACAATTACATAAAAGGAGGTGCTTACAATGGCTAGTCTGAAGAAAAAACAAGAAGAATATCGAACTAAATACGGAGATATTCCGCTTGATTACAAAGAACGTTTAAATTGGATGTGTAATAAATATAAACTATCTACAAATGACATGGATTATATCTTATATGAACGAGACAGAAGAATGAATTCATTATATTATACTTCAATAAGAGTAGTATTATATCAAGTACCTCAAGGTGCTAAACGACCGAGATATAGATTTGTTAATAGAAGTAACCTTATATCATCAGCTATTTCTAATCCTGGATATATACATGTATATTCTCCAGATGCTTCTACTAATCATGAGTATATGAAAAGACTTGTAACGGAACAAGAATTCATTCAATTAGATCATCTTATATGTACACCATGTGATGTACATTATAAAGCTTACTTTCCTACACCTAAATCATATAATAAATACGAAACATTTATGGCTGAGATTGGTTTAAACAGACCGTTAGTAAAGCCTGATTTCGACAATATAGAAAAGTTATATGCTGATATGTATAATAGTAATGTTTGGATTGATGATGCTTTGACAATTGATGCTACTATAAACAAATTTTATTCTATCCTTCCAAGGGTAGAAATAGATCTTAATTATCTTAATGCTGTATATTGTAAACAGCAGTATGATAATATAACTAATAGAAAAGATTATGATGAGTTGATGAACTTATCATTCATTTAAGGAGGATAAATTATTATGAATAGTCATATTAGAAATTCTGGAGTTTCTCAGATAAACGGTTTAAGAAAGCTATTGTGGGAAGGTATATATTCTAATATATACAATATGCAGTCTTTTGTTAATCATATAAGACAGAGCTTTATTCCTGGCACTATAGGAGATGTTGATTTTGACTTCAATAAATCTATAGTAAATATAAGATGTAATGGAAGACCATTTGAGTATAATGATGCTAATGATAGAATATCTAGTGCATATAAAGGTTTTATTCAGGATATGTTTATTACAGGAAAGATTAATCAAGATGATTATAATGCCTGTATCAATAATACAAATATGTTATATTTTGTAACATTCAAAGATTCTCATAATTTAAGAATAGGACTATAAAACAGGAGGAGCTAATTAAAGCTCCTCCCGAATTTTTTTACTTCTTCATATCTTCAAGCATCTTTTCAATATATGATTCATTAATATCAATAATCTTAAGTGAATCTAAAGTTGTTAAAAATGTACATAGTGTTTCACAATGCTCTACAACTTTATCCATATTGATTTTGGAATTCTCTACAAATACATTACTTGCAGATTCATTTACCATTGCAGATTTTGAAAGATTATATACCATACATTCAAAGATATTCTTTGTACGAGAGCTACGAATATCAGCCATCTTACGTTTACCTTCGAATATATAGCTTTCTTCAAGTTTCTCAGCCTTTTCTTTTTCTTTATCACTATTTGCTTTTTCAGCAAGCTTAGCTTTATTGTTTTCGACCTTAGACTGAGTCTTTGATAATGCAGCAGATAATGCAGCTTTTTCTTCCATATTGTTGTTAACAAATTCCTGCTGTTGAGTTCTTACTCTATCAGAAATTTTAGTAACAGCATCATCTACATCAACTTTCTCAAGCTTAGCATAGAACTTTTCTTTGTCTTCCTTGTTTAATTTAAGAGAATCAGTTTTATCTTCTTTTGCTGCTTCAATAACAGACTGAACTGTTGTATCAATAGCATATGCTACTTCAGATAAAAGATATGATGTACCCTTAAACTTTCTAAGAAGTTTTGAAGAGCCTTCTTCATTAACAAAGTTTGTAACTAACTGTCTAACAAGTTTCTGATGATATTCTTCTCTTATAAGAACAGGACTTAAACAGTTATCTACAATAATAGTAAGTGCTTCTACTACATATGCGTCAGTAACCTTCTTTTTAAAATCAAGAAAATCTACTGCATCATCATTACGACTATATAACTTATCCCAAATAGCAGCTTTATCAGCAGCCTCAGAAACTGCTTCTAATTTTTCTCTATTATATCTATAATCAGATTTAGCCTGTCTAGCTTTTGCTGCTTCAAGAATTAATTTAGTATCTTCATACATGAGCTTATGTCCTCCTTTAATATAATATTATTAAGATGTTTTAAGTTGTTACTATACGGATATTAATATATGGTAATCCAGTAAGGTCATTTGTATCTACATGTAAGAATTCTGGAACCATAGATAACATTTCCATATCTTCTACAGAAACAATATGCTGATTAACTGCATCATATATATTAAATGATACATATTCGAAATAGATAAGATATTCTGCATATTCTGTTTCTATCATTGTAGTAATATTCGGGAAATGGATATCATCAAGTTGATCAAGATCTTCAAGGTAATCTTTAATAGTATCCTTAATATTATCCTTAAGTGACCAAGCATCACTATCTTCATTATAGAACTTAGCTCTAAATGTCATAGTAAGTGCTACGTTATCAATATATTCAGAAGTTACATCTCCGTCATCATCAGTTAAATGATACATCTGTGAAGGACCATATGTATTAAAGAACTTATAGTCTAATCCAAATGTACATTCAAGAGGTGCTATAGCATCAAGAACATAGTTAATCTTTTTCTTCATTTCTTTAATAAATGTAAGAACACGATCTTCACTCCACCAATAGAAATAACGTAGACATGGAACTCTATTTACAATATAAGATTCAATCTTATCATTATCTAGATTAAAGATATCATTTGTCTTTATTGAAGTTACGTATGAATTCATTATATTAGAATAATCATGTAATAGATTTATTCCTTCATATGTACTATATACATTAGTAAGAACCATCTGTTTTAATGTATAATCTGGCACATATGCGTCATCATCATCAGTTACTACAATAGGTTGTGTAAATACAGTACTCTGAGGAACAGAGTTATATAATGCATCTACATTACGACTATTGATTGTAAGATAATTTGCAGTAAGACTATCTGTATATGTCTTAGTAGACATGATATCATACTTATAAAGTATATAAATCTTTAACTCTGTATTAAGATTTAGATATATTGTATCAGCATAGAATCCTTGTGCTGGAGTTTTAGAATTATTACTGCAATTACTAATATTATTTAGATCAATCTTATTTGGATTGAAATCAACCGGTCTATCTTCAGATGTATTAGCAGTTACATTAAAGCATCTATAATTTTCCCAGAATATTCTCTTTGCTTCTTCTGTTTCTAATGGATTCTCTCCACCTATAGCTTCAGCAATTTCTTCTATAAATCTCTTTGGACCAATATATACATCATTATTATCATCAATAATATCAGCACAACCCTTATCAGCATCTTCTTTACTTGAAGTTGTAAATGGTCTAGTATATAGATTAAACTCATACGGAATTCCATCTTCATCATTTACATTCTCTAAGTCATCTCCACCTGTATACTTAGCAATTGTATACATAATAGGTCTCGATACTGTAGAATCATCCGCATCTTTCTTATATAAAACACCTATTATCTGAGTTCTATTTATCATATTAGCATCAACTGTACCAGTATTAGGCTTTATATTAAGCTTAATATCATATCTATATCTATTATCAGATAGATAGGAACTTCTTACTGTTTTAATACTAGGCATAATGAACTGAATTGGCGATTTACTATTAATACAATCAAACTGTTGATATCTTGTTTCATCAATAATATCAAGATAATATGATGCTGTTATTCTATGGGTATTTATTGTAGGGTCATCCTTTAATACAATACTTAAAGGATTAGTATATAAGAATTTAGTTATCTTAGCTATCAATACAATATATGTAGAATCAAGGGTTTGCTTATCATACTCGTTATAAATTCTTAAAGGTAAATTATAACGATAGTTTTCAAACTGTCCTAATTCATTATTTTGTACAAGAACTTCGATACTTACTATTCTACCATCAAGTTTCTCTATAGATAGTACTTCTCCTAGAGTCCAAGTTGATGGGTCTTTATAGATAAAATCTGCAGTACTTTCACCCTCAAGATATGTACTAAATCTTATTAAATCTCCTTCAGCTAATGTAAGAGAATCAAATCCATAATCACCTTGACCATCATAAGAATATACATCAATAGTATTGATACTATCTAATATAAGAAATTCTCCCATTCCATCAATATATGGAGTCATTATAGTATTATAATAAGTTTCAGCATATAACTTTTTATTTTCAGTATCCAGACTACTTAAATCTACTAAATAATCAGGAACAAAAAATGTTCTAGAAACGGCACTCGGATCTATTGTTATAGGTGCTATCGAAAATTTTGTACTTTCATCATAGAAAGATAATCTCAGTAACCATGCATAAAAAGTTAATGTTAAATTACCATTATCATCGTGCTTAAGAGGAATTTCTACTACGCAAGAATTAGTTTTACCTACAACAGTTCCAGAAGAGTCAAACATACGAGGTCTATAAAATTTAACAGAGGTTATGTACTTTTGTTTGTCTGTATTAAGACTTATACTTTTAATTTTTTTATCAGCATCTCTAGTTATATTTACATAATAATTATTACCAGTTTCAAACTCTTTCTTTTCTGGGTTTATGTCTCCTGGGTTTTCCATAGGAAAATGGACTGTAGTTGTAATGCCATTGCTACTTTCTGTCCATGTTATTTCAATGTCAAATATATCTTCGTCTAATTTTTTACCTACAAACATTTTGTAAATGATAGAATTAAGAAAACCTATGTTAACAGATAATTTTTTGAGTTCACATGATCTACATGTTCCATAATACCATTTATCATATAACTCTTCAATGTCAGGTTGTCTATGAGCTATATTAGTAGAATAGTATGGTTTAAAGTATATAGAACCGTTCTCATGGAAATCATATGAATTTGATGGTTTAGCAACTTTATAAGAGAAACCTTCTATTTCTTTATCTGGATCAAACGATGTGTTATAATTAATATACCATTCATCTAATGATTCATCTGTTGGAATTCCTTGGAAAGTCGTATATCCATTTCCATCATAGAATGAGTAGTTTGTATCTACATTTGCTACTTTTTGTTGTAGATATCCCACATAGTTATCTCTTAATATAGGAAGATCTGCACCTTCACCAAACTTATAATAGAAAACTGGCGTACCACTCTCTATATAAATCTTTCCATTATTATTATCTCTACGAGTACTTTCTATATAGATAGGAATAGTATTAGTAGGAACAATATTATTCTCAGCATCCTTCATAAGATTATATACATAATATACTCTATCGAGTATATTATCTTCTTTTCTGAATACATGAAGAACAGAGTTTTCATTATTAAGACTATTAAAGAAGTTTCTTAAGTCAGTAAGTGTAGTGATACTTCCTCTAGATAATGCTTCTTTAGGGATTATATGCTGTAGCTCTTCAATAGTTTGTCTATCTAATCCACCACTAGAACCATCATCACCTCTTTGAGCAATAATACAATATAAATTTGTATATCTATCAGAAGTTAAACGGATAGTTTTTTCTTCAGAATACTCAAAGTTACCACTAGCACCGTCAGTTGTATAACATTCAATAGTCAAATCTGAGTTAGCAGGTGGCTGATAGTTTGATGGATCAAAACGAATACGAATAGTATTACTATTAATATATTGATAATAACAATACTTTTGACCTGCAATCTCTTGATTGTATAAGCCATCATAAACTGCATTAAGATATACAGTATTTCCTTCACCAGCAGTATCAGTTGAAGGTTCTTCTACAATGATATTAAAATGACTCATCTGTTTATCAAATGAAAAGCTAATTGTCTTATTAGCTATAACATCTGAATCAAGAATCTTTTCATAAATCTCCTTATAATATACTTGATGTATATTAGTACATAATGCTATCATATTGTCTTCTTCGTAATTAAAGACAACTACTGGTGGTAAGAACGGATTATCTATATCTGATATAGAATTTGTTCTATCCATATTATAAGTAGCTGTATATACATAATTACGCTGACTACCATTAGTACTATCAGTTAAATCAGTATATTTAATTGTAATATCATAATCTGTATGAAATTCAAACTCATCAAAAGTCAATGGTGTGTCTGCAGTAAATGTAAATTCTCCATCAATCATATTAGCTTGTAATGCTTTTTCAGGAAACATTAAAAGTATCTTCATATTTGCAGGGGTAGCTGCTACTTTTTCAACGCCGAGTGACAAAGCATGAGTTATAACATTTCTGTCAAATTTTGCTCTTGTTGGTATAGCTTCATTAGATAATTCAGATGCTGTTACTATAGCATTCTGTAATAATGAAGAAAACTGATATCCAAGATATCCATACATACCAACCATCAGAGTTTCACTATTTTCAACACCATCTATATTTTGTTTCTTTATATTATCTACAAATCTTGTTATATCATAGATATCAGAATTCAAAATCTTTTGAGATGTTGTCTCTACGGTTTTTTTAACAGACATTATATTACCTCCTTCTTTTATTATTTTATCCATACTAATCTATGGAATCCGTTTGTAGATGCATCTGATGTTGCATGACCTGTACGTACGGGATTTGTTTTATAATTAGATATGACCATTGGATATCCAACCCATGTTGATTGATTCATAGAAGTATGGGATTCTAAATTATGGTTTCCTGTATTATGAATTACATCAGGTAGTATATGTTGACCACTTGATAAAGTACTCATAATATCACTTCCAGATCCAGTATATCCTAATGACCTACTTGTTAAATAATTTAGTTCATTAAGATTTACAGGATCCATATCTCTTATAAATTGAGCTTTCCAGTTTACTGTAAACTTTATATTACCCTCAATATTAGACAAAGTTCCTCTAGGTACAGACATAGGGGTACATCCTGTAGCTTTAGCCCAATATATTATTCTTCCTGTATCATCAACGATCAACTTCCATATTGATAAAGCTTCTGGATAAATCTTATTAAAGATATAATCCATCTTTGTTGGCATCATGTCAACCATATACTTATATTTAAAATACTCGTCATATATCTTAAATAGCATATACACATCAAGATATTTAGTATCTTTAAACTCAAGACTAAAATCATATTGTAAATCAGATGCCATAGAGCCTTCTCTATAACTTGTATTTACTTGATATAAGTTTTGATTTCCTAATACTTCATTAGCAGCTACATCTGGAAGATCAAAAGAACTTGATACCATGTTTGTTAAAAGTGGTATATATTTAGTTCTTATATCTATACTCAATCCATCAGTAGTTAGAATGCCACTGTATGGATTTGTATTATATGTCTGCTGTAATGCATAATAACTAAGTTTATATCTTCTGAATGCTTCATCAAAAAATGGAGAATTTTTTAAAGGTGCATAAATACTCTTATCAGAAGTTGAATTTACAACATCAACCAAATGTAAGTCTGGTTTAGAAAAGAATAAGTATTCTCTAGTACCAGTAACTAGTTCACCAGATGGATCAAGATATCCATATCTGGAAAAGTTATTGAATCTGTTATTTAACATATCTTCAGCAGGTGTCAGTATATCTGTTCCTACCATATTATCAAATTCAGCTTGTTTAACTTTCATATCATTTCTATCGTAATATGCATTTTTCTTCTTTAGATCTTTTCTGGTTTGAGTTTTTACAATCCACTCATCATCTGCAGTAGTATCTTTTGTTTCATATCCAGCAATTTGATATGCATAAAGAAGTTTAGAATAATCTAGATGCTCTTCAAAACCTTTAATATTTTTAGAATAATCAGACTCGCTACCATCAGGTACCGTTAAACTTGAGTGATATGAACTCATAAAATCAAGACCACTGTTACTCATTTGTTTTCCTCCTCTCTTCTCAATCAAGATTTTATTAAGATGTTGAACTAGGGTAAAGTAATACATATTTATATACTATTAATGTGTATGAAATATAGTGTATCAACTTTATGACCCTATAGCCCCAACGACAAGTTGTGATTAAATCACTATTATTTTAATTTAACCGCTATAGGAGGAATAATTTATATGAATACAATAGACATCCATGACGCAATGGTAGAAAATTATGAGTTTGAGGCTAGAAACCAAGCTAAACTTGATGCTATCTATGAGAGAGAAAGAAGCAAATATTCTAGTTTGTTTAATAATAATCAGTCTGATAACAACTCAAATTATGACAATACAAGACTGTCTTATATTGAAAATAGACTTAATTGTATTGAGAATAGAATTAATGAGTTACATGGTATGATTATTAACATAAAAGAATCAAACGGTTTGTTTGTATTCGCTCCAAAAGGAAACATCAATTCAGCTGTTAGTTTTCAGCTTTCAGAATCACAGTTTAGAGAAATGATGAATAGTATTGTTAATAAATAATCGATAGTAATGTCATTTGTTGATACACTTTATTTTTTTGAACATACCAATAAAATTTGAATACAAGGAGGTATATATACTTATGAACGGAAGAGAATATTTTCATGAATCTGTCGTTCGTGATATTGTTGATGTATTGACTTCTCTTAAAGATTATGATGAAGTACAATTCATTAACAATGCTAAAGCTAATAGAAGTTTTAAATCTGTTACTTCTGCGACAAAAGATTTAATTCTGACATTTCCTGTTCTTGTTAGTTCTGACATTGAACCTGACAATGCAATTATGATTGCTAAGGCTCATGAAAAGAAAATGGCATCATTACTCCATATTCTTTTTACTGCTATCAGTGTAGGAAATAATGAAGACGTATTTGATTATGTAAAGAAATTCCATTCTAATATGGGAAGTATGAATGGTACTCTTGATTCCTATATGGATAGTTTTGATAGACTAGCTACTACATTTGGAGAATCATATGATGCTACTCTTAAAATTGATAAAGCTGTTCTTGAATCTGTATTGGAAGACCTAAAAGAATCTAATTATACTTTGCCTGATAATGTAAAAGAATCTAGCCTTGAATCTTATAAAATCATTCCAGGATATCGTACTGGAATGAATGATAGAGTTGTTCATGAAGCAGATGATATTGTAAATCTTGTTCAAAGACGTGGATTTCAAAATGACAAAAATTATGCTGACTATATGAAAAATATGGCAGAATTTAATAACAAAGCAATTCTTAATACAGAATATAAGAAAGCTAATGAACTTCAACCTACAATGATGATTATTAACTTTATGCGTCATTCTGAAACCTGCGGTAGTAGTATTAATACAGCAGTTATTGGTATTAAGGCTAAGATATATCCTGTTACATCAGCAGACATATGTAATAGAATCAGCGGTAAGCTTGATGATAAGAATATACTTACTAACTTTATAAGAGCAACCACGAACGAAATTGCTTTCTTCCGTGATTTCTTATTTGCTGTTGATAATGCTAAGTTAGATGCTAAATCTTACGGTAAGAATGCTTCTTCTAATAAATTATGGAAGGTTCTTGAAAGACGTTCTACAAAGAGTAAGTTTAGACGTTCTCTTAAGATGTATAATGATGCTACTGCTATATCTACATTAGTACTTTCTGAAAATGATGCAGAATATTTAAAGAAGGTTAATAATATAGATATTCTTAATGTACAACTTGCACGTAAGATTCTTGATTCTTATAACTTTATGTGTATTGCTGTTCTTAATCAATCTACAGAAGTAGCGTCTATTCTCTATGATACTGGAGACGATACTTTTGAGGTGTTGCCGTTCTCTGGACTTGAAAGAGAAGCAAGTGATAATAGCTATAAGAAGATGGTAAATCTATTAGCAAAAGTAAGTAGATAAGAAAGGAGGTAAACAACATGCCTATTTTTTCTGATTTAGAATTAGAAGGTATTATGAATGAAGCTGAGGATAGAAAGTTGTCTCAGCGTGTTAAAGATAATGCTGGTGAAATTAAAGATGTTGGTAATAAAGCTATCTCTAATCTCAAGGATAATCTTTGGATAACAAAGCAAAAACAGAAAAAAGAGAAATCTAATAAGATTACTTTTAAAGAAGATTCTGATGGTAATATTGTAGAATGCACACTTGATGGTGAGTCTATAGAAGAGGGTCTTGACAAATTTAAAAGTAATTATGATAATATGAAAACAGAATTTAAAAATAATAAAGATGTTGAAGATGAAAAAGAAAGGCAAGCTTGGGAAAATGAACCTGGTGCTAAAGCAGGTGAATTTATAGGTGACACTATTACAGGTGGAAATACTATTAATAAATTTGGTAGAGGTGTTGGTCGTAATATCGGTAGTATTGTAGATAATATTATTAAAGCTAAATCTAAAGAACGTAAAAAGATTAAGGAAGATGCATCTAATCAATTTATTTATAGAAGTCCTGAATATACTCAAGCTATGAATGAGTATTTTGATATTACTGACACAGAAACACGTAAGGTTCTTCTTGCTGTTAATGAAGCAGATCAAAATAAAGTTCTAGTTTCTCTTACATCTAAGCTATATGATAATGTAGTTGATAAAGTTGATGATATTGATTTTGGTGAGATTGAAATGACCAAGGGTGATATAAAGAAGTTACCTAATTTCGATACACTTAATGGATGCTTAGATAATATGGGTAAGCTATTGCTTGAATTTAAACAGGATACTAAGCCAGTAGATACAATTATAGAATGTATGACTAATATGATAGATAGTACACATATTTGGACTAAGGCATATGCTGTAAATGCTGAACTACCTATGGTTACATATAACACTATGGTGTTAGCTATTATAGAAGCTACTTCATATTTAGTATCTATGTGTGTTGAATTTATCAAATCACCATCTCAAGATACAATGCAGATAATGATTGATAAGTCTGCTCTTACTAAATCTAAGGGTCATATGTTATTTAAGAACATTGAATCTTTTAATAGTGCTTATAATAAAGGTCAAGTAGAAAAGGCTATGATGCATATTATTGACGAGAAAGCTAAGAAGAAAAACTTTGTAGGAATTTATGGTGGTATTGGTGTAGGTGCAGCTGTTGTTGGAATAGCTGGATTATTATTCTGTATTATTCCTATTATAAGAGAATTGATCTTCTTATTCTATTATACTAGAGTAAGAGTATCTGACTTCTTTGAAGTTCAAGCAAACTTACTTCAGGTAAATGCTTATAATGTAGAGAATAATCGTCTCGATCTTACTAAAGAAGAACGTAAGAATATCTCTGCTAAACAAATGAAGACTGCTGATAAATTCAGAAAGGTTTCTCGTACTATTGCTGTTGAAACTTCTTCTGCTGAAAATAAAGCTACTAAAGATATCAAGGCTGAAGATAACAAAAAGTATAAAGCTAGTGATATAATGGAAGAATTACCGGACTCTGCTTCCAGTGCATTATTCTAATTTAATTAAAAAGGAGGAATTTTTATAATGGGTATCTATACTAATTATTCTGGATTACAAGAAGCTTATGATTATGCTTCTGAAATCCCTGCTAACAAGGCATATGATGCAGCATTTGGCTGTGCTCATATTCTAGCTGATTGCCAAACAAATGATATGGCTCTTTTCGAAAGCACTATTTTCGAAGATATTAGAGAAGTTATGTCTATTCAAGAAGGCTATGGATATGTAAATGAGAATGCATTTACTAATGTAATTAAAAAGATTGTAGAAACTTTCCAGAAGATTCTTGCTAAGATTAAAGGTATATTTGCATCTTTTCTTACTAAAATGACAAGTGCATTTAAAGATAATAAAAAATTAGTAGAGCAATATGCAAAGCAAATTGATAAATGCCCTAGTTGGAAAGGTTTCAAAGTTAAAGGAATTCGTGTTCCTAAAAACGACGATATCGTTGATGTTATTGATAAAATTTTCGCAAATAATGAAGAAACTACAAAAAAAATTTATAAAATAACATCTAATGATAAATTATTTGGAGTTGGTTGGTTTAAAAATAAACCTGTTAATGAAATTATTGATGAAGATTCTGAAAATATTAAAAATGAACTTCTTAATATATATTGTAAAGGATACACTGATACAAAAGAATTTCATAATAATTTAACCGATAATATATATAATGAAGAAACTACAATTAGTGAAGAAAATGATAGAATCGATGCTTCATATTTTTCTAAACCTTGGATAAAGTCTGTTCTTATTAATGGAAAAGATACAGAAAAAAGAATCAAAAAATATAATGAAAAACTTGAAGGTAATATAAATCAAATTATTGCTAACCTCAATACTTATAATGATTTTCTAATCGACTCAATATCTAATGGAAATACAAGTACATATAAAAGTGGTACCAAGATTGTGACATATACAAATGATAAAACAGCTGAGAAAATTAATAAAAGTGATATTGATGCTACAAAGTTATTAGGAATCCCGAATGCTGATATAAATAAGAAACATCAAGTTGTTATTCGTGCACTTCAGAAAATTGCTACTAATGATCAGGAAATTATCACTACAATTACATCTGAGTATATGTCACAATTTAAGTTTGCTTTAGCACAGTCTCGTAAAATTTGGGTTTCTGCTGCAGCATGGTCTTCTAGTGTTCATAAGGAATCTGTTGAATATTCACAGGCTGTTGGTGAGTCTGCTGCAGAACAGTTCTATACAAATATGGAAGCTATATACTAACAGGACTTTAAATTTATAAATATAAACATATAAATAAAATGTGTGTGTGAAATCTTTTGATATTTAAAAGATATTTAATATTTATTTATAATAAAAGGAGGTAATATCAAATGGGAATCTATACATCGAATAGATATTTTTCCGAAGCTTATGATTATGCTTCTGAAATCCCTGCTAACAAGGCATATGATGCAGCATTTGGCTGTGCTCATATTCTAGCTGATTGCCAAACAAATGATATGGCTCTTTTCGAAAGCACTATTTATAGTGATTTTGCTGAGGTGAGAGCTGTACAAGAAGGCTATGGATATGTAAATGAGAATGCATTTACTAATGTAATTAAAAAGATTGTAGAAACTTTCCAGAAGATTCTTGCTAAGATTAAAGGTATATTTGCATCTTTTCTTACTAAAATGACAAGTGCATTTAAAAACGGAAAATCATTGGTAGAAAAATATGCAAAGCAAATTGAAAAATGCCCTAGTTGGAAAGGCTTCAAAGTTAAAGGAATTCGTGTTCCTAAAAACGAAAATATCGTTGGTGAGATTGATAAAATTTTCGTTACACAACATAATGCTGGAACAGATAAAGTAAATTATAATATTAATTTAGGTAAATCTCCTATGATTGACTTAGGAATCTCTGGTTGTAATGATGCAAATTCTACTAATAACATGGATAATGCAGATCTTAAACTCGCCATTGCTAAATTATATGTAACAAATTTGTCAGAATTAAAAAATATTGATACTGATGTTCTTGATTCGCTTTTTAAAGAAGAAACTACATTTAGTGAAGAAGATTATAAAATTGATGCTTTATATTTTTCTAAACCTTGGATAAAGTCTGTTCTTATTGATGGAAAAGATATAGAAAAATCAATCAAAAAATATAATGATCAAGTTGAAAAGAACATAAATCAAATTATTGCCAATCTTAAAAAAGATGAAGATGCTCTTAAAGATTTTGAAGCAAATACAAAAAATGGTGATAAGATGATGGCAAATAATTTTAAACCACATAATTACGATGGCGTTACAAATGGTAATGTTAATAAATTTACAGATAAAGATATTTTTGATAAAAATGACAAAAGCCTTATAGTAAGTGATGCAGAAGCTGCTAAAACAGGTAATGCTAGAAATTATGCTGACACAAAAGATGTTCAAGATGCTATTCATGCACTTCAGAAAGTTGCTACTTGTCATCAGGAAGTTTTAACAAGACTTACATCTTGCTATATGTCTACATTTAAGTTTGCTTTAGCACAGTCTCGTAAAATTTGGGTTTCTGCTGCAGCATGGTCTTCTAGTGTTCATAAGGAATCTGTTGAATATTCACAGGCTGTTGGTGAGTCTGCTGCAGAACAGTTCTATACAAATATGGAAGCTATATACTAA